ATGAGCTTTCAAATTATTCGATCCGACGGATCAATTTATATACAACAAATTCTGCGTTCTAAATTCAAACAATTAGAAGACAAAATAGATGAGTTGAAAGCCCGCTATGATTATGATGAATTGATGAAAGAATTTTTAGAAACCCTCAAACTTAAATCCGATGAAATAAGCGATCAATTAACGGAACAAACGGAAATAAAGATTGACAAAATCGCCGAAGACGTTCTAAACAACGTTACCGAAACGTTAAATTCTTCGGACGCGTTAGAATCCGTTCGACAAGAAATAAAAAATTTGTCGACCGACGCAAAACAAGTGGCTATATTAGCCGAAACTACTAAACAAGAAATTAAAAAATTTTCCGATCAAACCATCGTCGGCGTCAAAGACGATTTAATAAAAAAAATATTAGAATCCGAAGATTTTTTAAATAAACTTAAACGAGCGATAACCGAAGAACAAGGCGACGAAGGTTCTATCAATTTACAAAAAGAAGCGACTAAAATTTTAAAAGCCATCGTCGAACCTTTAAAGAAATCTGCTGAAGCTGTCAAAGAACGTATCAAAGATCTACAATTACAATTACCTGTTGTTACTGATTCAGAATTACAAAAAGAATTAAAAGATCTGATTAAAACGGCTGAAAATGTATCGATTAAATTATTAACGGAAATAGTCAACGCCGAAAATAAATTAAGTAACGTTTTGAATAAAACGGAAGAAATTTTACAAGAAGAACTAGAAAAAACATTGAAAAATCAGATTTTTCAAGTGGAGGAAAATTTAAAAGCGGATTTAGAAAATATTGTGAAAAATGTAAATTTGAACGATAAAATTAAACAAAGTTTAACGCCCGAAATTCTCAAAGATCTGATGAAAGACGTTGATATAGGAGATAAAGTTGTTGAGGCCTTGAAAGACGTTGATATGGGGGAACAAATTAAGAAAGAACTGACGCCCGAAGCGCTCAAAGATCTGATGAAAGACGTTGATTTGTCGGCTAAAGTTAAAGAAGGATTAAAAAACATAGATTTGTCGGCTAAAATTAAAGAAGCGATTGAGAATGATGAATCGCTGAAAAACTTCAGCGACGATTTAAATAAAAAATTAGAGGATAAATATGAAGAATTACTCAAAAATCTTCAGGAATTTGACGTTGATAAATTCAGAGAACATATGTGGTACGTACTTCCTAATATAAAATTTGTGCAAGGATTGAGCAATAAGTTGTTTAACATGGCAGCGGGTGTTTACATGGTGTTTTATATTTCTATATTGGACCAACCTAAAACATTATCTTTTGCTTTTGAGGCGGGGCAAGATAAATTATTTCAATTTGAAATAAGATTTTCAAAGAATCCGCATATTGCCATGAATGAATTTTATCAAGGCAGTTGGGGAATTCAACAAGATTATACGGAATCTTTTCCGTTTAAACAGAGAAGTTTCTCTAAAATAGAATTTATATTTGACGCTGATAAAGTAAATATAACAGTCGACGATAAAGCTTTAACGTCTTATTCTTACGTTAAGCTAAAAAATATTACAAGCGTCAATAACTTAGAAATTGAGGGTGACCTTGTAGTTGATTTTTGGAGGAAAGTAGATCCTAAATAGGAAATTTCACTCTTTAAACTTTGCAGTTTAAAGCGTAATAAAAATTATTTAACTTTTTGAGTATCGAACGCCCAAGTATATTTTAATGTCAAAGAGCAAACATTAAAATGCGTATGATTGAATCATTTGACTTACAAAGTATAAATTACTCTTGCGTTAATTATTGATTATACCTGGAAATAAATATCGTTGTAGTCCGTAAATTTTTAAAACGATCGAGCGTTTTAAAACTTTATCATAGAAAATACGTCATTATCGAGTTTGTATAAGACGCGTAAAAATATGTTTGATGCGATATTTCCTTTGTTGCGACAAGAATCAACAAGAAATCTGATTTTATCAGATTTTGTTTTCAATTCTTCATTGCAGTATTCGAGTTCCGATTCAGTAAAAACTTTTACCTCTAATAAACGATCTAATAAACCATTTATTACACTGAGACTTAAGTTACCGATAAACATGACGCGATTTTTAAATAGTATATCGACGTCATTCATAGTACGCATCACTCTTTTAATTTTTCATTTTGAATTTTCAATTTTTTTTGAACCGTCGATTTCATTCCTCAAAGATTGAATGTATGTAAAATAATGTATTTTGACGCAGCCGACGATCTTTTAAAAAAATTAACTCGTTATATATTTTTGAAGTATATTATATTAAAATTTTGTTCTTGTATAAAGTTATATAAGAGTTAATTCAGGCTTCAACCTTTTTAACATAACACTGCATTAGTGTAGGAAGAGTTAAAGGGTATTTATCCTTTAATACTTGTTAGCTATGCTCATGAATATACAGCTTTATGTATTAAAGGTTTAAATTCTATACGCTGGAATGAGTATATAGCTTAAGAATTAACTCTTTATCCCGCAACAACAATCTTTTCATTGTAAATCTACGGTGAATAATTGTCATTACGGAATTAAAACTAACGCATCAGAAATTATCAGTGATTCCCAAAATATATTACGTTAACTCTTTAACGTCTAAACATAAACCGACCAGTTTTTACCTATAAAGCTTGGGTATTCCAACGTTATATAAGCGATCGATCAAATAATTAAGAATTAAAAGGTATTTGCTCTTTAATTTCTCCATACGCTTTTGATACGTCTTCGGTGACGCGTTAACGTAGGAGGGTATTTGCTTGTTAACGCTTAAAATCGGTTACTACATTTACTCGTATATGACTTTGGATGTTAAAAGGTTACTTTATACTGGTTTTTTAAAAGAGTAAAACCATATATTATACAACAATATCAAGTGCATAAACGATTGTTTAAAAGCTATTTGCTTATACTTGATATTTCAATGTTAAAAGGTTAAAAATAATTGTTGCAAACAAATTAAAATATATAAAAACCGTTTGTGACTTGGATTATAGCAAATTAATCGATCGCTTCACAAATATTTTTCCATCGGTGAAAAAAACATGAGCGTTTGTCTAGGATCTAAAAAAGACGGATACGTCAAACTTTCGGAAATGAATAAAATAAAATTAACTCAATTAACGGCGCCTCAACTTTCTTGTATCCCTGAAACAGGGGAAGAATCTGATGATGAGGAAGACTATACTGCTACTTCAGAAGCTTCATGCGAATGTGATTCTGTATGGACTAGTTTAACTAAAAGTTTAAATATGAATTACGTAGAAATGTTGTTGATTGCATCGATCGTCGTCGTCGCCGCCATGGTTGCGTATAAATTGTTAAAATAATCGTCGTTTATATAAAATAAATATGTTTTAATTTTTCCAGTGCGCTTTTGATATTAAATTTAACACTAAAATACCTGTAAGATGAGTTATTTGACTTTTTTACCTGCGGAGTATAAATTATATTGGCGCAATCTTTAACTTCTCTAAGCTATAATAAGTAAAGACGTTGAACAAGTATACTTTTCCGAGACTCGGCGTCCGTTATAAAATAAAATCTTATAATTTAAAAAAATCAAGTCTCAGAGGATATAGCTATGAGTTAAAGATATTCACCCTTTAACTCCTCCGTTTTAACGATGATACGTCGTTGCGATTGATTGGAATTAAAGGATTAAACTACCCTGATATAAAGTATAGCGCTTTTTATTCTTTATTTTGGATTAAAAAGCAACTTATTATGTATATGAGGTACGCGACTTGTTGTTTTGTATCAAAGCAATCGGCAAGTTAAACGTATTCTAGGTAACCTGAAAATTAAATGTACTTCATATAACTTATTCACCGCCGATGACGTTTGCTTTTATATAAAATGAAGGTAAATGAGTAAGATACAAACAAGCTTTAATTTTTAAGTTATAGCCCTCAAGACCACGGCCTTTATAAAAGATAAAATCTTATAATATGTTTCAAAAGGTTAGACAAACGATTCGGAGTTAACATCATTTGTATGCTTGCAACGCGTTGTCGATGGTGCGGTTGGAGTTAATGCTTTTGAGGCATCGTAACAGATTTAAAAAGTGCCTTGTAAATTTAAAAAAAATTAGTACAAAGATTGCGTTAAACTCATCCACATTCTTGCATATCTGACGACGTCTTCTAACAACACCGGATAATCCAAGTGATCTAATTTAGAATTAATTCTCGATAATTTTTTTTTATCTAAAGCGACTCCTTCCGAAGAAACGTAATAACCCAAAACTACGGCCGTAGGATTTTTATACCGCGGCTCTTTAATTTTTAATACGTCTTTATTCAAATTACCGTTTTTAACGCCCGATATGATACCGGCGTCTTCGGCATTATTAGAAACGATACTGACGAACATATAAAATCGATGCGTTAAATCATAATCGTCCGTTTTAAAATTTGTTTCTATAACCCCTCCTAACCTTTGATACGCATTAAATTCAGCTTTGTATTCTTCCATTTTACAACTTTAAAAAAAAAATTTTGACTTTTTTATACGTTAAACCAACGTATTTAATATCTTTTAGTTTTTAATTCATCGATAGCGATAACGTTTATTTTTATATAAAAATAAACGTTATTAACGATCGATGATTAAAAGATAATAACGTCTTGTACCTGTAATTTTGCATAATAAAACGCTTCGGCGGCGAATAAATAGGTTATGAATTACAATATTGTTTTAGGTCCATATAATTACAACCTTTTGTAGTGCAACATACATCTACGATTTTTTTTCCGGATTGAGGTTTTTTATTTGCATTTTTAGGAGGTCTATAAATCCCGCCGTATTCTCCGCATACAAGTTCTAAGGCGTCGACTAATTCGGAGCCGCATAATGTTTGACATAAAATAGGCGATACCGACATAACGATTAAAATAAAAGTTTTTAAAAACCCCTTCATTTTATATGGACTGATTTATTACGAATAGTTTAACCTTAACTAAGTAAAGTAAAAGAATGTTTTAAACTTGGTTCTCTTTAACGCCTAAGCCGTATGCTATATTTGATCGTAATGCTGCTTAGAGATTAAAAGAGTAACCGTCGAAACCTGTACGATGATAAATCTTGTAATCAAGTTTCAGGAAGTTAATTCTCGAGGTTTATATACAGCGGAGAACAGCGTTTAAAATCTCAAGTATACGAACCAAATTGTTTTTGCTCACGGAGCTTAAATAAATAACTTGGTTATTCCGGCGTTAAAGAACAAATATCTTTTAACTACGTGCTTCCGACAACGCAATTGCGTCGACTCTTTAACGTCCGAGCGTAACGTACAACTTTAGTAGGCGGTACCTTTCGCCGAGGCAATATAATTGAGTAATATACCGAACGAAGTTTGTTTTTGTACGAGTTCCGGGAAGTTAACTCGACGTAAAATTACGTATAAACAAACGTCGTCGAAGGTCAACGAGTTAAAGATTAAATTTTACGATCGTGTAAAAAGTTTAAAATTGAAAGCTGCAAAAATTGTTTACATAATACGATAAATATTATGAATTGTTTATTCGATACGGTCGGTTGTATGTTAATGTGTAAAAATTGTGTTTATAAATACGACGATTCAACATTGATTAGGGTCGTTGAAAAATCAACGACGATCGTTCGACAAATTATTTTAAAACGATACACCGAATTTAAAGCCATAGAAATATGTCGATCTAAATTTGTCAGAATTTATTTGGCCTGTTTACTGGATAGAATAAGATTGTTTAAAATATACGCCAAAGAAATGAAAATAATTCCGACCAATTATTATTTACTTTCGACGGACGGCGATAATACGAAATTTAATTTGTTAAAAGCTTTGAAAGAATTAAGTTTGACGTTATTAACTATTTCGTATGTAAAACCTTATTTATTTAAATATTTAACCGGTTTACATAATTTAACCGTTGATTTAACCGAATTATTTTACAATTTAAATAAACCTATAAAAATAGCTTTTCAAACCGTTATTAATCCGCCCGATTCAAACTCTTTAATCGTTTTAACGGTGAGCAATAAAAATACGCACCATTATCCTTTATGGCTGAAAGATTTAATCGACGAAATTAGCTTTTCGCAAGATCAATATTCTTTTGTTTACTTAAGGCCGATTCCTAAAAACGCCGCTGAAACAAATTGGCCTTATAATTTGATAGAAAATGATTTAAAAGTTATAAAAAACTAATTTATTTTTTACGTTAAACTTATTTAAAATTACCGGTAATTTTAAAATACGTTATACAATCCTCAAAAGCTTAACTTTTGAGTTATTTAAAGTACGTTTACCGTGCCTTATATAAGTCGCTTTTTAATTTGAAATAAAGCGATATGTTTTATATCGGGTAGTTTAACTTTGCTGTATCGCGTCGAAAGATTTAAAAGATAAAATACCTTTTAAATCCTAATTTATGTATTTATTCATAACTCGCTCGTATATTAGCTTAAGAATTAAAGATAAGCTAATATACTTGTTTGCGTATAACTTAGGAATTAAAAGTTCTCTATTCTTCAATTCATCGGCGTCGGTATTACAGTTGAGTTAACATTCAGGCTACCTGAGTATGTTTAATGTATATAAATCGCTTTTATCCGAAATAAAAATACGAGCGTTAAAACTTATTTATCCGGTAATTTATTTAAAATTTTAAGTTTAGAACGTTTTACGCCTTCTCCGGTTTTTAAATTCAAGATACGCCGTACTAATTCGGGCGATACATTCTCTTCTTTGACAAATTTATCTAATTCGACGTTGAATTGTTTTTTAGATAAAGATTTATAACTTATTTTATCTTCTTTATAAATATAAAGATCATTTGCCACTTTAATAAGATCTTCCTCTGCAGCCGTCATGGCGGAAATGATGTTGTTTAATAATATTTTTTCCTCCTTCTTCAATATTTTTTTAGCTTCTTCGTGGTCTTTAATTTTTTGTCGAACGGTTAAAAAAGCCTCTACGGATCTGTTTAACATTTTTAATAATTTTAAATTTTAATATAAAACATGTATGCCCCTCGATTAGCTTCCGACGTCAGGTTTGATAAATACGTCGATTATTATCGTTCGAATAAACGTATGAAAAATGGTAAGTTTCTTTACGCCGTAGCAACGACGGAATCTAAGAATTTCCCCGATCAATTTTCTTGGGCTTTGAGATACAATCCTAAAACAGATCCTCCCGGCGCTTACGATAAAAAATATTACGTAGAAACTATGAGAAAACAATATATGTGCGGTTCGTGCTGGGCTACTTCGTTAGCGCAAGTTATCTCCGATTGTTTAATAGTAGGAGGAGCGGTAACAAATCGAAAACCGATGATATCAGCTACTTATATTATGGCAGAAAATCTAAATCAAAAGGGTTGTTTAGGAGGAAATCCGGCAGAAGCGGCTAAGGTCATTGAACAGCGTGGTACGTTTGATCAAACTTGCGTAGACTATTCTTGGTGTTCGGAAGATCCTCGATGCAGACATAATTCGTTGGGTCATTTCGGCGCTCGAGAAACGGCTAAAATATTAAATTCTAAAATTCCTCCTTTCGGTAAATGTTATTTCGGGTCCGTCCCAAAATATTTATACAAAATCGATCCGGGTAGTCGAGTATTAAGTATGAATCACGAAGGTATGAATCATATGATTCAAATGCAGCGAATCATTGTTTTTAGGTCAACGGTGCAAGCTCATATTTTAAAGTACGGACCTGTTTTAGGAGGTTTTGTTGTATTGACCAATTTTATGAACGCCGAACACACCAATCCCCTCAACGCTACCAAAGGTATATATTTTGAAAATATAGCTTACGGTCGCAATCACGTAGAACACGCTTATTTGAAAGAACATTCCTTCGCCGTCGTCGGCATGCATGCTGTAGCGGTGGTAGGATGGGGAATAGAACGTAACATTGTTTACGCCGGTCGTAAATTAGACGCCGTATATTATTGGCATTGTAGAAATACGTGGGGAGCTGAATGGGGTTATCAAAAAGGGTATTTTAAAATAGCGGCTTATCCCGTTAACAAGCTTAGTCAATTTGATACAGAAGTGTCTTTACCCGACGATCCTTTTACTAAAATAGGTTCGGTGTTGATGATAAAAGCGACGACTCCTCCTCGATTAATTGATTCCAAAGGTATGTCTCAAGACAAATTAAATAAAATTAAACTGAGCAAACCTCGAGCATTTTATACTCAAAATGAATCCAAAACAAGCTCTGAAATTATCTTATACGGCATCGTCGTTATAATTTTTTTAGTTGCGACGATCATTTTATATTTTTCAAAATCTTAGTCGTTTAACACCCAAGTTATATATACACGCGAGCGATTAGAAGTTAAAGAGTATTCGACCTTTAACTTCTTCGATGTTAAGGCGTCAAAGTTAAAAAGGTTAACTCGATCGCATCGAACCGTTAATATTTTTAGCCCGCCTCTACGATTAAGTATAGATTAAAACAATGTATTTTAGACTCGTCGCTTTCAGTTTTTAACTCGCCTTCGTTTTTGTACAGAACCGTCATCGGCGGTCAATGAATTAAGGTTAATTTACAGTCGATCGTATAAGAACTGAAATATTATTTTTAAAAATTAATAATTTTTAGTTTTAAGATAATGATAAAATGAATCAATGGATAGAATTTGATCGACTGAAAAAATTAAAATTTTCGATCTCGATGCAAAATTTTTTTAAATTAACCGTGGATCCTATAAATACCGATCCTTCTCTCAATTCAGACATCATTTTAAATTTACGCTACGTAGAATCCATCGTAAACGAAGATAATTTTGATGAATATTTATCACTGTTTAAAACAGCTTTTAAAGATGTTAAAGCAGATCATATCACTTATTTAAAATTAAAAAATATGTTTGAGAACATGTACGATTTATTGAGATGTAAAATACACGGTAAAGAACTAAGGAAGTTGATGGAAGAATACAACTTACTTCTGGTATTAAACACTCGTGAAAATTACTGCTTGACTCTCGTAAACGTTTTTATAATATTTTTGTTAGCTACCGACAAATATTTATAGTTTTAACCCGATATGCCCCTCTCATATATTACAAATCGCGTTACTCGTCAACAACGTTTACTTCCGTATAACAACGGAAGTTAGTTAACTTTTTAACTCCAACGACGTTACGTCGAGGGACAAATATTCTTTAACTTAACCGTTCGGCGTATATATTTAGGAATTACCGCCGAATGCTTAATCATTCGTGTTTCGTATAAAAAAGACGAATGATTCATCGTCGAATATTCCGACGGTAAAGAATTAAAAAAAATTTGAATCGAACGTTTATTTTTTTTAAAAATTTTAACTTCATGATGGAATTACAAATGATCGACGAAATTTTATATAAAATGTATCAAGAATATATTTTATCGATCGAACAATTACGCGAAATATGCGATTTAACATGTATTTGTCGGAAATGGCAAAGAATGAATGAGCTTTGTCAATATTCAAATCGATATATGCTTATTTTAAATGAATATTTTAAAAATATCGATTCAACATCCGAAACGTTATACTTCAACGACGTTGATTTTTGAAACTTAAAAATCGTTGATTTTAGAACTAACCGTTTATCCTTTATTTAGGATTAAAAACCAATTTAATGTTTATACGGAGTACGTTAATCTTTAGAGGGTTGCGTAAGTTAAAATATATATTCTGAATTATAAGCAATACCCTAGTTCTTTTAACACCCACTTAATAGCTAAGCTTACCGGTATGCAACTTTGAGTGTTAAAAGATAAATATCCTCCGACGGGTCAGAGTTAAAAATTTAAGTCCGTCGTACACTTTTGCCGATGTGACGCGTTCGGAGTTAACGCTCGATCTTAAACTACACCCCTCGATACAAAAAGACGCCTTATAACATTTTAAAAACTTGGTTTTCAGAAAATATGCAATTTTAAAAGGTTACCGCTGAAATAACAGAGTATATTTAGAGAATAAATAGGAAAACCCATTTAACGCTCGCTTTGAGTATTCAAACGTTAAATTATTCCGAGTATTTTAAAGATAAAAGTAGCGTTAAAGTTGTTTGAATATATTCAAGCTTTGTAAGAAACAAATAGTAAAAACCCGTTTAAATATTTTACCGCTAATTCGTCGATCGTATAATAAAATGTTTGTTTTTATATATTTTTAACCCTATTGTACCGACGACGTAGATGAACTAACCTTTAGGTTATTTAAATATGATAAGTCGCTTTTTATTTGAAATAAAAACGATCCGTTTTACATCGATATAATTACGGAGTTAGTCCGTACTCGATCTCGGCGGTGATATTTAATACGTTAAAAAATTTATTAGCCGCGTAATAAAAATTGATTGAGGACAGCTGACGGCGGTTATAATGTTCAAAGATGGATAAATTAACTCGATGTTTATGTCAGGATAACGAATTACCTAAAAAGAGCGATTGGAAAATCACGGCTAGTCCCAAATATGGATCTGAAATAATGAGAAAGTTTAATTTAACGGGAACACCCGTAAGAATATTTTCGGCGGCTAATCATATTTTTATACAATATAAAAACGTTTTAAATAAAAATTGTACGGTCGTGGTTTGTCAAACTTTTTTTCTTTTAATAGCCGTTACAATAGACGACGTTATACACGTTAGAGATCAAAGAATAATAGATTACATCAGATTGATACAAAACCATAACGTTGTAAAAAAAAAGTTGCTGATTTAACAAATAAAAATGGAACTGTATCATATAATTAGTACGGCGTTATTAACCGTAGCTGTGTTATTTATAGGTTATTATTATTGGAAAGCCGTTGAAAAATTAGATGATAGAATAACGACGATGGAAAGTAAATTAGCAGAATCCACTCCCGATGTAGAAAAAATATTTGAAACGTTGGAAGAAACAGAAAATATCAATTAATTTTAAATTATTCGATTCTTAATACGGCGCTTCCAACGTACCGCGAATAAGTTAATCTTTAAACTATATAACCAACGCTATATTTTTATAGCGAGGTAGTTATTCTAACCCCTAAGCAAGTTTGACAAACAGTACACACTTAGGAGTTAATCCTTTAACTTTAACTGTACCTCGTGAGACGAATTAAAACGTATTTACTTTTTAATTCTTAAGTTATATACAAGCAAATGAGTATATAACTTAAATTGATTCCAACGGCGTCGCAGGTGTTAACTTATCAATCGTCTGTATAAAGACGGTCGATGATTTAAGAACCGAAGGATCGTCGGTGATTTTAAAATATATTATTTTAACTCTCGCAGGGTTAACACTAAAATATCTGAGCCGCAGCAGAAAACCATTTGATTTATGCCTAGACACAATTACATATAAATTAAGATTTGAGGTACGTAAAGCCGGTTGACTCCTCTGGTATTAGAATAAAACAATGTGTTTTAGAATCTCGATTATTCCTTTGTCTCAAAGGCAAATATCTTTTAATGCTGGAATATTTAGGATTTGCGAAGAATAAATAGTAAAAAATCTATTTGGCTTTTTTACTATTTATTTATCGCGACGCTCCCGGGATTAAAACTTTTAAAGACCATTTATTTGCGTCTGAAATATATTTTTAATCGTCGACGGGTTAAATTAAAGTCGATAAAAATTTTTTAAGAAATTGTTTTATGTTCGACGTCACGAGAGAGCCGTCGCACGATTTTAAACAACTTATAGATACTATTCCAATACCTAACACATCTATTTTACATAAATTAAAAGGTAAAAAATCGTTAAAATCTACGTTTTTTACGATGAAATAAATAACATTGTTACATTTTACTATTTTATGATCTTCGGGTAAACAATGAGCGTCTATACCGGTTTCTTCCATTAATTCTCTGTCGGCACAATCTTTAATCGTTTCACCTTCTTCGACGCTTCCTTTTGGAAATCCCCATTTATTTGACGCTGATTTAACGACTAATGTTTTTTGATCCGAATCCATCAAAACATAACCGGCCTTTTGTTGTTTATAATCTAAAGATAACTGTTTATTCGAGTCTTTTTTAATAAAAAATTTACAACAATCACATATCATAGTAATTTTATAACGACGTTGAATTTACACTATTTAACCCTTTAATTCTAAATGCGCTGTTTTCGATTATAAAATTGAATCTTTAATTTGTTCGTCGGCGACGTTTATATAATATCGTTCAATTTTAACTTTTTGAGCTTCGGATAATCACGTTCAATTTTTAACTCGTTGACCGTCGCCGCGTACAATTTTACATAAAAGCGAACGCTCTTGATAGATACGAGTTAACTTTTTAACTTCTAAGCTATATACAAGTAAGTGATGTAAACAATTAGGTGTTAAAAGATATCTTTACCGCTAAAATACCGAGCGTAAGCCGAACGGCTTTTAATCGTTTGTTTTCAATGAGCGTAAATATGCTTATGCGTTCTAGCGTTAACCGATTATATCGAGTACGTTCGCCGTGTTTTACATCCGAAATAAAACGATGTTTTTAATATTTAAAAATATATTTGAGCAATCGACGTTACGATTGACATTTATTGCAAAAAACGTTTTCGGAACTTTTACTGGCAGCCGTTCGTAAATAATATAAACCTTTACAACCCAATTTCCAAGCGTTAAAATGAACTTTATGAAGCGTTTTACGTTGAGTATGAGGAGAGAAAAATAAATTGAGGGATTGACCCTGACAAATATATTTTTGTCTAAGAGCCGCTTGTTCCACCAAAACACTTTGATCAATCTCATAAGCGGTCTTAAAAACAAGTTTTTCACGATCGGTTAAAAAGGGTAAATGTTGAACGGATCCTTCGTTATTTACAATGGACTCCCAAGTTTCAGAGTCATTCTTACACCGATCGATTAAAACACATTTTAGATAAGGATTCATTATTAAATGCGTACCCGCTCTGGTTTTATGCACGTAAGCATTCCCCGAAACCGGTTCGATGGACGGCGATGTATTTAATATACAAGATGTGTTAGAATTAGGAGCGACGGCCAACAAATGAGCGTTACGTATTCCATATTCCTTTAAATCTTCCGGTTCACCGTGTATTTTAGCTAACATTTTACTGGTTTTTAAAGCTTTAGTTTTTATGCTACCGAATACAATTTTGGTGCATGTAAAGGCTTCGATCGATTCAAAAGGTATTTGTCGTTTCATCAAATAATAGGCCCATCCCATCGCTCCTAATCCGATCGATCTTTCTCTGCGAGCCGAATCAACGGCTTTATTTAATTGAAGAGGGGCTTTTTCAATGAAAACATCCAAAACGTTATTCAACATTTTAACGCAGCATTCAATCACATCCGTATCTTTCCATTCATCGTATTTTTCTAAATTTAAAGACGCTAAACAACACACTGCTGTTCTGTTTTCGTCGGTCGGTAAATGTATTTCGTTGCACAAATTACTGCTTTTGATCTTTAAATTTTTAGCTTGTAAAGCGGGGTGTAATTTTCTGTTAGCTTCGTCGATAAAATTTAAATAAGGTTCCCCCGTTCTAAATCTAGTTTCTAATAAAGAACGCCATAATTCTACGGCCGAAACAGTTTCTCTGATCGATCCGGTACAAGGATCTTTTAAATCCCAATCTAATTCTTCTTCCACCGCCTTCATAAAAGCGTCGGTGATGTTGACGCCGTGATGTAAGTTCAGATTTTTTCTATTCAAATCACCCACCGGAGTTCTCATAGTTATAAATTCAGCAATATCCGGATGAGAAACGTCTAAATAAGCTGCATAAGATCCTTTTCTGGTAGAACCTTGTTTATAAGCTAAAACATCGGCGTCTAAGGTATGCATAAAAGGTATAGGTCCGCATGATTTATCACAAGGCGCCCTGACACCTCCCCAATAACCAGCGCAGCCTCCGCCGTTGATGGATAACCAACGCGTTTCAACGCTGTGATCGATGATATGATGTAAATCATCTTTAACATCCATAACAAAACAGGAAATAGGCAATCCTTCTTTGGAATCGCTTAAAATAGGAGAAGAATAAATGAACCATCCTTTAATCGAATAACGATACAATTTAGTTTCTAACGTTTTATCTTCTCCGGAATATTTTTTAGCTAATTTTAATAATAATTCTGTATAAGTACATCCTCTTAAATAAAATGTATTTAACAACGCTCGCGCTTGTTCGCTTAATTCAATCATTTTAAATATATTCGTTAATCGTAGAACTGTTTTACCTCTTAAACTATATACACGACTGACCGTAACGAGCAAATATATATAGTTTGGAAGTTAAAAAATTAACTTCAAAGTCGTCGTCTAAAAACAAAATCTCGTTGCAATCTGAGCATTCGGGTCTTAGGATATTAAAATTAATTCTTCAATATTGAAACATCCTGAAATACATTATTTTAACTCGTAATCAGTTTCCAAAAACTTAGATGTAAGTTAAAACAATATATTTTATAGTTATTAACAATTTTTAATCAATCTTTGAAAGATCATCGACGACCCTAAAATATATTGTTTTAACGTATACTCAGACTTTACGCGCTGATATAGAAGAGTAACGCGTCGAAAATTTATTTTGGCGGTCGACGAATCAAAATTATTTATTCGAGGCTCAAAATAAAGTTTTTTACCGGGGAAAAAATAATTCATCGCTTCTTCATTCATTTTTAAGCGTATATATTAAAACGCAGCCTCGGTGTATAAATATAAAAAATTGACGACGACCGATATACAATAATTATTTTTAACTCTTTAGAATACGTTTAACGTAATCGTATAAATCGTTTTTATCCAAAATAATATATACGGATTAAATTTAAGCTCTCGACGAGCGAATATGTAACGATAAACGTTTTTAATTTCTCGACGTCGAGCGTTTCAACAATATTTTCCATCGGTTACCGAAGATACAAAATTTTTAACGTCGTCGATTTTTTTTGCTTCGATACGACGAATTAAAAATGATTTTTAAATTATCGTTCAAAAGTTTTATCGTCGTTTTATTTTTTTATTCAAAGTAAAAACGGTTTGTAGCATCCAAAATACCGGGTCCTTGTAAATATTCTGTTTTACCCGAACATTTAGATTTAATTCGGACGCTCAGTGACAATCAATTACAAACCGGTTGTTCAATAACGTATACGATGGTAGCTAAAGAAAACCTTACGGATCTTTGTTTTATTAAGACGGTGCTGCCGTCGGTGTTAAAAATTTTGATCGATGTTTTTAAATATAATCACAAATCGGTTAATCAAGGATATGTCAATCGCCTTAAAAATGTGATATTAAATTTGTATTTGGAAAAATGTGTACCGACCGTCGAATCCGATTTATCGTTGGTTACGTGCGTAGGATCGCCTATCGAGGTTTTAAATTATACGCAAGATGTTTTACATCGTAAAATAAGAGACGGCACCGAGTCTTTAGATTGGACGTGTTAATTTTATAAACTTTTTGATTTAAATTTAACCCTTCGGAGTCATCGATGGTTTTAAAAAGATATTATTATAACATCTTCTTGTTCGGTATAAAGATAAAATCTTAGCTTATAATATTTTAAATACGGTTCAGATTTTTTAAAAGATTAACTCTTAAGAATAAATACAACTTTTTGAGATCCGAGTTTCTAATATATAAGATTTTATTCTCTAACGAGCGTTGATTTTTGGAAAAGTAACGGTAAAATATTAACCCCAAAAGAATATTCCGTCGTAGACTAAACAACTTTATAACGTTCGGTTTCCACAAAGCTTAAATGTTTTACCGTTACTTTTTGAAAAATTTTAATTTCGATCGATTTATTTTAAATAAAATGGGTATTAAAGGATTAAAAGCATTTTTATTTTCTAAAGGAATAACGGAAAATGTTAAGCCCTTATCGGTTTTAAAAAATAAAAAAATTGCTTTAGACGCCGCATTTTTAATGCATAGATCAAAAAATGGAGGCGAAGATTGGATCAATATTTTATCGGCTTGTTTAAATTATTTAAAACGTAACGATGTGAAAGCCGTTTTCATCTTCGACGGTGTATCTCCTCCGGAAAAAACGGTTGAAAAATTAAAAAGACGATTCAACCGACAAAAAGCGGTCGATCGGTTAAACGAGTTAAAATCGGAATTAAAAACTTTTAAAGAGACCGCCGTCGAAGGTACTGTTTTACGTAAAGTTAAATCGAGATTCGCCGGTGATTTACAAGCTGTGGAACAATACGCTCGTAAATCGTTAAACGTAGAAGTTACCATCAAAGACGTTGAGACGTTTAAATGTTTAATAAGCGCGGTAGGATTTTCTTACGTCGTTGCACCGGGAGAAGCTGAATTATACGCCGTTAAATTAACGGCCGAAAAAATCGTTGACGCCGTAATTTCGTTCGATTCCGACATTATCGTTGCAGCCGCTTGTCAAGGCGTATCTAAAATATACACGGACGTTAATTCGCAAGGGGTAACGGAAATAGACGTCGATTTAATGTTAGACGTTTTAGGATTCACGCCTTCTCAGTTTTTAGATTTTTGTATTTTGTGCGGCACGGATTTTAACGTCGGAGTATCTAAAATAGGTCCCGTTAAAGCGTATAAAACTTTGAGCGATCATAAAAATTTAGAAAACGTACCTTACGACGTATCGCACATTGATTTGAACAGAATACGCGATATATTTAAAGAAAAAAATTCCGTTTTACAAAAACCATCGTTCGGATTTTTTGATAAAAATAAACTTTACGCCATATCCGATTTATCAGAAAATTCCTTTCTCAGATGCGTCGAAACGTTCGAAGATCGTACGCGCGATATATCTTTGAAATTAAAATCTTTCACAATTTAATATACCGACGGCATCTTCCTTGGAATTTTACATTTATATAAACGTTACTAACTCGCCGAACATTAACAAGATCCGCTTATATATAATTTTACTCAGATAAATGTCAAAGAGTTACTACTAACAGCTTTTATCGTTTGTATTCTACCAAGCTTGAATATTCTAGTATCAACCCTTTAAGTCCCTGAAGTACATTATTTTAACTTACATCCGGTTCTCAAATAATTAAAAATTGAATACTGTTTAATTCCTAATCGTTCACCGCACTTATTTGTGTATATCTTAGGAATTAAAGGGTCTTAAACATAAGCTAAAACACCTTTTATTATTTGCTTTTATAAAGCGTAAACGTTATTAAAAATAAATTTGCGTGTTTCCGATATAAAATACAAAGATTTTAAAAACGGAACCTTCATTTTCTCCTTTAGGTTCGGACGATCCGCAATATTGTTTATTATCTTTAGATCTTAAATCGCATTTTATTCCTTTAAATATTGACTTTGCATCACCTTATAGTCCTAAATCACCCGTTTGTCCGTGTATTACGGCTAATCCGTACAAACCTTTATACCGTAATCCTACTCTCAGATCCCAAAGATTTTCCGTCTTATCACGACCTTCGATACCTTTTTGCTCACGATTCATTCCTTTTACTGCAAATCACAGCATTTTATACGGTTCGACTCTTTCAAACCAAAACTCGTTGATAATTTTCAAAGCGTATTATTTTATCACCGAATACCCCATTACAGGCTAAACAGCTCCTCCTATTTATTTTCTACTAAGTTTAAACGTAATCAGATATTTTTACCGTTAACCTTTTCATCCGCCCGTTGTTTAAAATAACTTAAGATTTGAGGACGGCGGAAATAACGTATTTTGGATCGTCGGTGACCCTTTAGTTCTTAAAGGTTTACGCCTAAAGCTATATACGACTTTAGATGTTAAAGATTAATATCCTTCAATTCATCGACCTTAAATGAAGTTTATTTTCACGTATAAACGAACGTCGTTGCGGTCAACAAATTAATTTCTCTGCTGTATCAAACAATCGTACGACTTAAGGGTTAAAGCTCCTCAACACCTAAAACTGTAATAGATGTTAAAAGGTAAATATTCCTTTGTGAGCTGACAACGTCGTCGAAGTTAAAAAGCTACTTTTAAACGTATTGGCGTTGAAAGTAAACGAAAAAATCGACCGAAACGCTCGAGAGTATTTGAACGTATAGGTAAAAAGCTATTCGACTTATGTTTAGGTATTTTAGCGGTACAGCCTAAGCTATATGATCGTGCGTACCGATGTTATATAAAACAAACATTGTTAACGGTCGTATTAACTTTCGATTTTTTTATTGAAAAGTCTTTAAAAACCAATGATCATGAACGATAGATTTCCGTATTTTGATTCTCCCATATACACAGCAGGTTCGTACGACCAATTTTTAACCGTATGCTCTGATTTATCAGCGCGTAAAAAAGTGGGAGAAAAACATTCTTTTGAATATAAAATATGGAAAAAATACGAAAACCGAAAGGCTAAATCGGTAGAAAATACCTTTAAATATTTATTTTATAAATTTAAAAAAGGTATTTTTGTACAAATCAGAAATAACAAAGTGATTACTTTTTTACCTTTTTCCAACGAAAATTACGTTAACGAATGGAGTCAAAAGATAAAGGTAGATCCAAAAAAATATAAATCGATCAAACAATTGATCGATAAAGCGCACGCGTTAAAAAATTATAAACCCGTTTTAAAATTAAAACCGATAGAAAGATGGGTAATGAACGATCCGTTGGTTAGATATGATACGCCTAAAACGGTAAGTTTGGGACATCACGTTGACACTGTTAAACATATGTTGGAAAAATTATGCGAATTAAAAACCGATGTACCAGACATTGATTTTTTCCTTAATCAAAGAGATTTTCCTTTGATTAAAGAAGATGATACCGAACCTTATCAACATATTTTCAGTACTTCTAAACAACCTTTGCTATCTCATAATTATTCTTCTTACTGTCCCATATTGTCGATGGTAACGGCCGACCGCTACACCGATGTACCTATACCTACTTACGATTGCTGGATCAGGGCTTGGAGCGCTGATAATAATAAGACAGAAAATTTAGCTTATTTAGAGCCCATTAAACCCTCAAAAAATTGGGATTCTAAATTGGCTAAAGCTGTATTTAGAGGTTCTTCTACCGGAGCAGGCGTAACCGTTGAAACAAATCAGCGATTAAAAGTTTGTTTAAAATTGGCTAAAGAAAGATCCGATTTAATCGACGCCGGTATTACTAAATGGAATTTGAGGCCTAGAAAACATAAGAGTTCAAAATATTTAGAATTGATCGACGTCGACGAATATCCTCAAGCAGATTTTATATCTCCTCAAGAACAAGCCGACCGATATAAGTACGTGTTATGTTTAGAAGGTCACGTAGCGGCTTTCAGAATATCCAGAGAAATGACTTACGGTTGCACGTTATTGTTAACTGAAACTCCATATAAAATGTGGTTTGTTCCCCATTTAAAACCTTGGGTTCATTACGTACCCGTTGCGTATGATTGTTCTAATTTAATCGAGCGCATCGAATGGTGTAAAACTCACGATCTAGAATGTAAAAATATGGCTGAAGCGGCCGTTGAATTTGTAGCTCGAGAATTAACCGTTGACAAAACATTGGATTATTTAAAATACGTTTTAACCGAATTATCGGTCGATTACGATTATCCGAAGAACATCGTCAAAGAACAAAATCAGAAAATCGAAGAAAAATTTTCCGAATCCGTTTTTACCGAAGAAAAATTTCCTTACGACGTACCCGATATGTACAGAACCGCCGGTTACTTAGACGGTACCAGATTAATCTTCAACGGATGTCCCGTTATGAAAAAAATAAAATTTTTAAAACGCTCCGATACGTTGGAAGAAACGTTGTACTCGTTTAATAACGTAGAATGCGTAGAGCGTAAATATTACGATTCTACGCTGACGCGGTATGAAGCTTATTTGGGATTATACGCTTTTAACAAATGCTGCGGTAAAATACCCAATTTTACTTATGTTTACGGAATTTCGCCTGTTAATCCAGAGGTTGTTTATTTGGAATATGTGAACGCGCCTTCTTTAAAAGAATGGTTAAACGGGCCTGAATTTACCAGATCCGAACTCATTATTTTGTTATGTCAAATTTCATGCGCTTTAAAAGAAGCTGAAATAACGGCCGGTATACGACACTTTAATTTAAATCTGGAAACGATTAAAGTTAAAAAATTAGAATCTCCCGTCGACGTGCATTATCACGACGGTCGAGGGAAAATTATTTCGATTAAAGTTCAAAATTTAGCGTTGATTGATTATTATTACAGAGCTTCGGCCGTGATTTACTGCGAAGAAACGGACTCTCCTTTTATTTTCAGACGCTGTGATTTTGAAGAAAAATCTTATTCGGACAGCGATTTAATCGGTTTAATAGCTGAAATACCTTATTTAAAAGATATTGTGTCTTTTAAATATAAAACCTTCGGCTCTCATTGGTCATACAGGCACAAATCTGTTTTAGATCCTGTTAAATTGGCTTTTAAATATAAATTAAACGATAGAGTGAGTTATTCGTTAGAACCTTATAAAAGTTTGTCGGAATACGGGCCATTACCCAGATACGTTTATTATTTGGCTGAAAAAGGTAGACACGATTCAGCTATTAAAGCCGCTTTACAACGTATTATTAAAAACCCTCCTCCTAAATCGGACAACGCTTTTATTCAAGCTTTTATCAAACATCTTCTAAACGTCCGATTTGCTTGGACGGCCAGATTTGGTTTAAATCACAAAAAAGTATATGAATTCTTGTTAAAACAACCTCAAGCCGTTACCGGATTTCCTAAATTAACTTGGCCGGCCATATCCGATCTAGGAGAAGAAGTTATAGGATTTCCTAAATATTCTGTTTTAACCGAATTAAAACCTCCCGTTATTGATTATTTTGAGCCGGGTACTTCTTATGATGTTGTTGGACCGACGTGCGAATTCATTGATATATTGTATCGATGTTGCGTTAAAAACTTATTGATCGGAGATGTAAAAAAAGAATTAATTAATGCCGATCCTTATTCGTTACATTATTTGTTTGCGAATTACGCCGTAAACTATAAATTAAAAACTTAAATTTAGAAATCAACGGTCGATGACTTTAATTTTTGAGTGAATGCGGCAAACGCTAAAGAGTTAACTCGGCTACAAATTTTTAAACGTATTTAGAATTTTATAAATATGATTTAAATTTAATCGATCGTTCAATATCAATTTAAATGGCGATTCAAGAAAAAAAATATTACATCTTCAATATTTCAACGATGAATCCAAACCGCTTATTCATTGCCGATAAAGTACTTAAACAATTTGAAAAAATATGTGTTTACGCTAAAAAAAATATCACCGTCGAAAAAGCTATTGAAAACGACGGAAGATTTATCGATTTCAAAAATTTTAAATTGCGAGATTTAAATGCCGATAAAATTTTTAATAAAACCGTTTACGTACAAGAAGTTTCCGGTAAAACGTTGGAGGTATTATTTTCCAATTTTACGGCGCAAGATGTAGAATCTTTAAAAAGCGAAGTAACAAGTAGCCGATCGATTGAATTTTAAATTTTTAAATAAATAATTTAGTTTTAAACACGTTGAAATCGATTTAATATTTGTATTTTCATATACTGTTTAGGAGCTAAAATATTTATTTTTAAACCCGTATATGAAAATGTATAAAATAATTTTTATACCTCAGAAAAGATCGATGTTACGCCGTAAAAATTAATATTAGAACGTTCAAACGATCTTATAAATAGAAAGCTGTTTATTTTAAAAATAAACCGCTTGCTGCGTACGCTCAAATATACCGTTACAATCGATCGTTAAAGGGTTAAATATTTATTAAGCATTCGTTCGTGTATAGCTTAAAATAAATCGTCGACGTCGCTTATATACAATTTTACGTAGAAGCGTCGATAGTCAATGCCTAAACATGAGTTAGATGATTTTAACGGTCACGTTCTATAAATGTTTAACGTTAGAACGCTTAAAGATAAGCCGTTTGTTTTATAAAGCTTGAATAATTTGAGCGTTCTAACGTTAAAGGGTTTAAAAACCGGTCCGTAAAGAATTAATAATTTTACGGATTCCGATTTTCATTTAAAAACATGAGTTTGCGCCGAAGAACGCAGTTGATAGAATCTATGACCGTTGGTCCGAAAGAAAGAGGTAAAAAATTATCTTTTGATCCTAAAGTGAAAGTATTTGATGGAATGGATCACCCTCAGGAGGGTGATTATAGAGTAAATAAACCTTTGTCTCCGTTTGAAGAGGCTCGATTGGAACAGGCATTAAACAATATGACGGTTTCTGCCGCCGAAGAAACGATAGACGACGATTTAATCGGCGATCCCGTACCATTTCTATTAGAAGACCGATTAGATAGATTCGCCGACGTCAGAGGATTGTTTAAATCGGATAAATCTGATAAATGGAATTATTGCGTTTCGGTTAATTCTAAATTCAAGCAAAGCTTAGACGCTTATAAATTTATAGGCAGAGGATCTTACGGCAACGTTTACAGAGTATCTTATAATGATAATGTGTTGGTGGTAAAAGAAACGTTATTACAAAGAGACGTTAACGAAGAAATAACTTGCGCTCGTTTGGCGGCTGAAATATTAGAATTAAAATACGTTCCGAATTTAATTTATGTTTTTAAAACCGCTTTTTGTAAAGAATGTGTAATTTCTTTAAACAAAAGTACTAAAACAGGTCGGTGTTACGTTATTATTATGGAATCTCTGGATCGATCGATCGGAGGTTTAAATATTAATCAAGGACAATTAGAAAGCGGATTGTTACAATTATTATTAACTCTTTCAGTACTACACGGTCAATACGGTATAGTGCATAGAGACATTAAAGCGTCTAATATTTTAATTAAATCAGTACCTCCCGGAGGTTGTTGGAAATATGAAATTGCCGGTCGTACTTTTTACGTACCTAATTACGGTTTAGTATTTCTGCTAGCGGATTTTGGATTATCGACGATATATCATCCGGTTAATAACGAAACCGCATTTTACGGTACAAGAAACGCTCATTTAACTTCTTCGGGAAATCCTTTAGGTTGGGGTCCTGCGGCAGGTACGGAAATTGTAATCAATCCTTTCAACAGTTTAATTAATCCCGACGGAAATCCAAACAACAACGTCGTACAATGGAAATCGGGAGATTACGATTTAGGATATTATACCGTCAATAAATTAACGGCTCAAAATTATATGAGTATTCAAAACCCCGTAGATTTAAATGATATGAGGGCTTTTCCGGCTTGGGAATTTATGGGTGATATTTACGATCTTTTAAGAACCTTCACCGGTGGAAATAAATTTTTTCAGGCGGGTAATCATAAAGGTTTTACATCCGCTTATCCCAGACAAGCCGTTTATTTTGACGCTCAATTACATCCTGATTTTATATACAACTCGGACGGGAGAGCTTCCAGATTTTTATTAGCGGATGTTTCAGCCGCTTATTTATTTCCGGAAACATCCATCGAACGATCCGATGTATTAGAAACTTACGAATGGCCGAAATAAAATATGTTTATATATCGACGACGAAATAACCGTTTATACAATAATTTTTAAATTTCTATCGTAATCAAACGCTTAACCCTTTAAAAATTGGAAGATCGCGATTGTTTTAATTCCCGAAAGGTTAAAATTTAAATTACATCGCGATTACAAATTTTTTGATACGTTGACCGAAGAACCTTCGGATTTAAACGTTAAAAAATTGTGATCGAAAGATTTCAACGTTATAAAACATCGATTACTACAAGTATAAATTTTATTAAAAGGGGGTTTGAAGAATAAACAATTTAAAGGTATGTAAACTTGAAACGTCTTATTTCGCAATATCGTCGTAAAACGTCCAATTATTTAAACGATCGTCGTACGAGTAGATACTTAAAAATTCACAATCAAAACGCGCGTCGTATATAATAAATTTAAAACCGATTCGTTCTAATTTTAAACGCAAAAGCGTATTTACGGCGATGCTTTAACTTACATATACATTCGACGTAATATATTAGTTTAATCCTTTAAATCGTGAGTTATATACAAGCGCATCAAACAATTAATATCCTTTTACCTTTTTGTATACCTTCGACCGTCATTGGTAACGCGGTTGGAAATAACTCATTAACCGTTAACGACGTTGGTCTTTATAGAAACAGCCGCGATCGTGCTTAATGAGTTAAAACCCTTTACCGCTTAAATTTTATATATAAAAGCTATTTAACCTCCTAAAACTAATGTTCTTATATACAATGTAATCCGCGTACTTGGGTCTCAAAAAGTTAATTTACGCTCGAGTATTTTAATATTACGTCTGAGTAAACGATTAGATATAATTCTTAATATATTTTAGGTTTCATTTAAATGAATGGGGAAACCCATCTACGCTCGAGCATTTCGGTATTAATTCTTAAGCTATATACGAGTAAGTATAGTATAACTTGGGAATTAAAAGATAATTACGTTTGATTCTGACACAAATGCATCGTCGACGCGGTCGGAGTTAATTAAAATATCAATCATAAATCATTTAGTTTTATAGAAATTAAGGCCATTTGTAAGTATCTACAAACTCTGTTTTAAATCGTAATTCAGGAAACATATTAGCGACTAAAATGTCGGGGAATAACATTTCGTCGTATAAATCACTTAAATCTGTATAATGACCTTTGTAATCGATAATTTGATACGCCTTTTTATACCATAAAGGTTCATCCGATTCATCGTACCTGATATATTCAGCCGCCGTTTTTAAAATGCCTGCGACGTCTATTAAATTTTCCCATACAGGAAATTTACACATGTCAGTTAAATCTACTGATATGTCTGGTTTAACGTCTAGGTGACAAAATTTATTATCGGACGTTTTATTTAACGTCAATCCTACTATTTTAGCCCAATTATTAAATATAGGTGTATATTTAGTTTTAAATCGTATTCTAAGAGAATTATCGCCGGTATCGTCTCCCCATAACGCTTCTTGAGTTTGATCGATCACTATTTTTGCGTTGCGAGTGCCGTAAAAAGTTTGATCCGTGTACTTGGGATTGTAAACGTAGCAATCGTCGAAGTTGTCTAAGAAAAATATGTATCCTAAATTAGGCACATAAAATTCTCGATTACGTACGATGTATCTGAAAGAACCTTTAATTTCTACTTTTCTATAGGCAATAGAATTTTCGTCAATGTTAAAATGTACAATACCGTATTTGCCTTGTAATACGGCTAAACACAATAATAACTGTTGTATCATATTAGCCAACAATTCATCGGTCAAATCTTCTTGATCGATGTCCGGTAAAAAAAGACCGTCTGTTTTTTCTTTATAAAACGATTTACAGGTACCTTTAAATTCATATTGCTCGCATCGTTTAATGATTTTAACGTCTTTATGATAAAGAACGTTGTTGACGTAACCGCGATCTAACGCTTCTTTCAACAAAATTTCTACCGGCATAGATTGTTTAACGCCGTAAGCTAATTCTCGACGAGTGGATCGACGTTCCGTAAACGTTAAATTTTCGTCGATTTGAGACAACCGATCGTACAACGTATCGGTAAAATTGGGTATAAATCGTTTATGTAATCGTTGAATTTTATAAACGTATTCCATAGGACGTCTATCTTTAACCTCTTTACATTTTTTAACCAATCTTTTATAAACCAGGCCGGTTTTTTTTATTTTTTTACCGGTTTTTGGATTGTAATCAGGATTGGCTTCAAATTCGTCGCAAACGTTCATCTTTTTTTTTAATTCTAAACTTTTCACGTACGTCATCGACGTTTGAGTTAACTTTTTAGCTTTGAATATGTTAACGTCGGATGCATTATTAAGATTTAACACCGAAATACTTGTAACTGAATTATTTGATTTTTGACTTACGAAGCTTGAATATTTCGGCGTTAACACTGGAACGTCCAAAAATAAGCTTTTACGTACGAGCGTTTATATTCTATAAAAACGAACGGTTAATTTTTGAAACTGTATAAATTAAAATAGCGTATTTTAAAATTATCGACGATCTTAAAAAATTAATAGATCGATTATTTTAACGCTCGAATTATAATACGAGTAATTGTAAAACAGATATGCAGCTTAGAAGTTAATCCATTAACTTCTAAACTACAAGAAACCAAAAATATAGTTTAAAAGTGAACGTTTAAGCTCTATATATTTAGGTATTCTAGAGTTTAAAAGAGGTAAATAAATTATGATATCGTATTAACGTCGTAAATTAATTGCGGAAATCCTGTACCAATAAACGATCGTTTACCTGCAACAACGCAAGCGCTGACGCCGTCTAATTCATCCGTTTCACCGTTAACGGCCGAATTAATTAAAATATCTAAACTCTCCTCAAAAGCCGCTCTACTTAAAGGACCGACTTTATGTGTTCTCATGGTATATCGATCGATGGGCATAGGTTTACCTTTATAAGTCATTTGATCTACCAATAATTCGATATGTTCGGGGTAAATGTCTTCTCCCACACAATTTTTTATCATTTCTCTCAGTCGTTTTCGTACGGTCGCTAATCCCAACGTTTTATAAACGTCCCATACATCGTCGCAAACAGATCCAAAAGCATCTACGGCCGGATGAGCCAATAATTTTTGTAAATTACTGCCTTTAGTTACGGCTACGTAACGTACGGGATCGCTTTGAGGTACGGGACGTAAATCGTAATCGATTACGCCGGGTACTAAACCGATCTTTAATTTTAATACGTCTTTAACGATTTTGTTCAAACAACATTTATTTTTCCAACTCAATCTAACAAAATTAAAACCCGTTTCAATCTTAAAATAAGGTTCTTCAAATTTTTGAATCATAGATTGAGCCACGTCTTCGGGAGAAATTCGATGTTTAAAACAAACGTTTAAATTCAGTTTGATTTCTAAATGAGCACCCGTTTTTAAAACGATCGTTTTAAAAGCGCCCGGTTCCAAACAATCACCTAACGGTACGCAAATTAAAGAACATCCTAAAAAATCGCGTATGTCGGAGGGATCCGAAGGTACGTTCTTCAATTTTAAACAGCAACTTCTTTTTTTAGGTTTTTGAGTCAAACTTAAAATTTCTCCAAATTGTCTGTGACCGGCCTCCGACAGAGTACCTGCCCTGTGAAATGTATTTAAAGTTTGTTGCGTTTGTTTGGCGCCGATGGCTTGAGCGCAAACGATACCGACGGCTTCTCCCGGAGGCATCATTGCACCGATGTAAGCATTTTTTACTGTTTTATGCCATATTTCAACGGCTGCTTGAGGTATAAGTACGGCTCCTTTTTTAACATTGTTTAAATGAAAAGATATAGTTCTTTCTCTCAAAGGTTCGGGTAAGAATTGAAAAAAAGATAAATCTAATAAATCGGTTGTATTCGGAATAATTTTAGGTCCTTTATAAGTTTCGTTTAATTTAAAAGCTAATCTTTTAAAACACAAAGGTACGCCTTGAGTAAAACAATGCATCGGATTTAAACCGTGACCTCCGTAAATGAATTGAACCGTTTGACCGGCGGCGTCTCTGACGGAATAATCGTATTTAATGACGATGTTTTCGTTAAGTTTTACCATTCTACGTTCGGCATAACCGGTTACGCCGGTGGTTTGAGACGTGTTGATCATACCTTCTCTGCCGGACTTAGCATGAAAAAAGCATTCTTTAGGATTTAAGCCGTCGATAAAACACGAAGCAACAAAACCACGGCTTTCATATTTTTGTTTAGGATTGACGACGACTCTCGGATATCCGGCTAAGGTTAATCGGCTTTCATCGGTTTCGTAACCGGGTCTACGACCGTCAACGTATTGTTGACCTAATAAACCACCTATTTGAGTTAGGTTAAATCTGTCTCCTTTACTACCGGCTTGCGCCATGATAAGCAAAGCGTTATCTTTCGACGGTTTTAAATTTTTAACTACGTCGTCTCTGACGGAATTTAAAATCATTTCGGCGGCTGTTTCTTTATAGTATCCAGGAGCTTCGTCGTAAGCTTTATTTGCTTTGAGATAATAAGAGTTAATTTGATCGATCACGTCGCGTTTTAAATCAACGCAATCTTTTATTCCGACGGAAAACGGTCTGTGGCGTAACCATCGATTGGTTAAATCCTGGATACCCTCAATAAATTTAACCGCCTCTTGATTTGAATATTCGAGTGCCAAATATCGTATAATAATTTTTAATTTACTCCCCGTCAAACAACCTTTTTTTATAAAACCGTTTGTAATTTTTAAATCCGACGATTCAATCAAAAAATCTTTGGGTAAAATACGTTTAATCAAATCTAAGGAAGTTCCGACTTTTGAAGGATAAAAATTTAAAAGTTGAGCACAATCAAAATATTCTTCCTTGCTCATTTTTGGATAACGAGTCATGAGATAAGCGCCTAATACGGCGTCTTGCACCGGAAATATTTCGGCCTGCGGACTTTTGTTGGAAACGATCAATCGAGCCGGATTCATTAAATCTTGGACTTCCCAGCGAGCTTCCTCGCCTTGCGGTAAATATAAATTACCTTCGTCTCCATCAAAATCCATATTAAATCCGTGCGTTACGGCTAAATTGACTCTAATGGTTTTACCAGGCTTTTTAATAATCTTCATACCCAACATAGAATTTCGATGTAAAGTGGGTTGTCTGTTTAAAATGACTGGATCGCCGTCTTCTAAAAATCGTTCGATTATATCGCCGGGTTCTATATCAGGCAACGGTTTTATTAAACGTTCGTGATCGAACGATTCTTGAGTTTCCGTTTTACAATCGGTTACTTTCCCCCCGTGAGATAAAGAATCGCCGTGTAATAAAGCGTATCTTCTGCTATTTTCTGGTACGCAATATTTAGATCCGTCGGCTTTAATCACCGATGCTATTTTATATTTACGTATCGATTCTAAATTAAAAGAAGTTATTCTTACGGGAACGGTCAAATTATCGGCGATTTCGTAAGGTATTGCTACTTCATCCAATTTTAAGGTAGAATCGGGTCCCACAACCGATCGAGCCGTTTGGTTTCGACGTTTACCCATCATATTTTGTCTGAGAATACCGGTTTTTTTAGACAAACGTTCTTTAATACCCGTCATAGGTTTGTGATTGGTATTATGAGTCGCTTTACCTTTGGTGTTGTCGACGTAACATAAAATTTTTAACCTCAATTGATCGATGATTTTAGGACATTTTTCAACCTTTAATTTTTCGTTGAGTTTAACAATTTGAGATAAAAATACACTGAGATCATCGTCTGCTAAAGGCGTTTGAGGTCTGCAACAAGGAGGTAAAACCGGAAATTTGGTTAGAATTAAATGTTTAGGATGAACGTGCTCTGGGGCGTTTATTTTTTCAAACGTTCTTTTCAAATCTTCCGGTTCTAAAACGTATTTACTTCCGTTTTTTCTTTTAACCTGTATTTGAGGTAATCCTATTTCGTTCTCTACGATTTTAACGCATAAAACGTTTGAAGAACAATCGACGCATGATTTTATTGTTTTCCCGCACGTCCAACAATATTTTTTTAGAATCGCGGCGGCTTCTTTATAAAAAATTAAAACGGGCGCCTCTAAATTAATGTGCCCGAAATGTCCCGGACATTTATACTGATCTTGACCGCACGTTAAACATAAACCATTTGTTCCTCCCAGATAAGGATCGTAAACGGATCCTCGCTCTTGTTTCAAACAACACTTGGTCGTTTCACTTACTGAGTTTTCCAATACAATCGAATCCGACATTAATCCGAACTTGAATTTTTTTAAATCCATATTGTTTTAGAACCATTCTTTTAAAGATAAAAATCATTTTTAACCCGACTATTATCGTTAATTTTTAACTCTAATCGCGTTAGAGCAATCGGAAGAATCAAAGAACAAATATCCCCCGTGTGCCTCAGACGCTAACGCCTAAAGCGTATGATCGTTTTGTATAAAATTATGTAAAACAAACGTCGTCACACTTAACAAGTTAAACTCCGTAAAAATGAACGTTTATCCTTCAAGAACAGACAGAAGGTCTACAATCTTAATACATTATTTTAACGTATACTCAGCCCTCAAACGGTTTAAAAACCCATTTGACTCGAGCGTAAACATTCCGGCGTTAACCTCTCAAGATCCGACGGCCTTGTACGAGGACAAAAATTTTATTGTAATCTACGCGCTCAAATTTTGGGAAACTAATCGACGCCTCGTCGTCGGTTCGTGAAATTGAATAAAAATTATCGGCCGCGAATTAACGCCGTTAAAACCGATGGCTCAAAATTTAGTTCGAATTCACAAAATAAAAATAATTTACGGCGGAACAAAATGCCGCGAATTATTATTCGAAAAATTAAAAGATGAATCTTTAATATCGATTCAAGAATACATCGATTTAAAATCCGTTCCTCTCAGACAAACTAGAGAATCTTTGGTCAAATTAATAGAATCAATGCGCTCTAAAGGCGAAGATCATTGCAGAAAATTAATAAAGTGTTTAAATCAAGACGTTGGATTAAGGTCTTTTTTTCCATTTATAATATATAGATCAAAATGCGTTAAAAGCCTTGTTTTATAGTTTTAACAGTGTTGTATAAAAAATTTTTATACTACACATAATAAGGCTTCGAAGGTGTAAAAACGGAAAGATTAACTCATTGACGCTCGTATGTGATTTTACGTCGTCGCCGGTCAATGAATTAATCGTTTATCGAATGCAAAATTACATAGATATACACGTCCTTAATACTTATAACTAATTTATGTACAAGAGTATCGAACAAATATATAGCTTAGAAGTTAACGGTAAAATATATTTGAGTTTTATAGATTAAAAAACCATTTGGCCTGTATTCGGCGTTAACTTTTACAAGCGAAGGTATTTTTAGCACCCGGCCCCGGATAAGCGGAAGAAAATGGATGGTATTTTTAGCTTCTAAACTATATATTATAGCTTAGAAGGTGAATTTTGAGGCTTGAATATAATAAAATTTTTGTCCAAAAAGTTAATGCGGCTTATCGATCGTACCGACGTTTGCTTACGTGAAAGCCGAAGGTCGACGATTAAAATATTTGAACGTAAATTATTTTTATACATCAACGTCGTTGCTCTTTATATAGCTTAAAAAGTTAAGATATTCGAGGGTTAAAATTTGATTCTTCATATCGATTAATAGATTTTAATTTTATGTACATATCAGCACCAATGAGCGATAAATTAGAAATCGATACAAAAAAACTAATCGACTCAATTTTCAACAATTCTGTTGAAAATGAGGATGAGACTTTAAAGGTTATGAAAAGGGAGATAAATTTGTTATTCGATAAACATCGACGCGTTTACTCGAATATGATCGACGAAATATCATCTTCCAAATTGGGGATAAGTGCTGTTATGGAAGATACGATCAAAAAAGTATTTTCAGACGGTTCAATTAATTGGGGTAGAATAGTCAGTTTAATTACGTTCGGCGTTTTAGTCGCCGATTATTTAAAAACAAACGACGGAGAGCATGAAATAGTTGCTGTAAAAGATTCCATTTCTTCATATTTAATAAATCATCAAAAAGAATGGTTACTAAAAAATAACGCTTGGAAAGGATTCGTAGATTTTTTCCAAGTTACAAGTAATTTACCGTCGATTAAATCATCGCTTACCGTATTTATAGCTTTAATAAGTTTCGGAGCGGTTTTGTATTCTTTTTTTAATTTAACAACTTTTTAACCAATCATATATCGAAGAAGTTAAAATATATTTGTCCTTTAATTCTTAATAATTTAGGAATTAAAGGGTTAAACGACTAAAATATTCAACGTCGCTTCGATAAAAGCGACTTATATTTATACGGTTGAAAACTGAAAGATCGCTGCGATTTCAAACGCGTTATTTTAACTTACGTTTTCAAAGAAAATTAAAAAGCTATTCTAGGATTATAGGTACGCTGGAATGCCTGATTTATTTAGTTTTCTTATTACGGAGTGTCAAGAGCTTTTTAAAAGCTATATATCAAAATGTGCGGACAAAGTTAAAAGTTATTTACCATTTAATTTGTAAGTTATATATCCGTTTGCTGATAACTTATTATTACACGGTCGACGATGCGATGGCGTACGGAGAAGTTAAAAACCAAAAGATCGCAACGATCCTGAAATATATTTTTAATTTACGACCCGTTTTCAAAGAATTAACGCGTTCGTTAATTCGATATAACGTTAGAATACCCAAGAATAAACCGGGTTTTTATCCGCGACGTTTGAATATACGTTCGGATATTTCGGTGTTAAAAGTTGACAATTTTAATCTTTAGATTGCGTTGATATAAAACGTATTGCTTTTTATTCTTTACCCTGAAACTTGCGTATATATATTTTGATCTCGTACGAAGACGCAGATTTTGAGAAGTTATATAAGACATATTAACTTTGGGTACGTGAAGAGTTAACGCTCGAAGTTGTATATTCGTATTTGCTACGCTTACTCGTATACAACTTTACGTGTTAAAGGGTTAAAATGTACTTTGGGTAATCTAAAGGTTAAATTGATGATGCCTGTATGTAAAAGCGGACGTCGTCGGCGATACAAATTTATAATAAAAAGTTGACGTTGGGGTATTCAACGTAATCGTTTAGCTCTTAAGCTACGAGCGTAGCAAATGATATATAATTTGATAAAAGTTAAATCGGTCATTTACTACGGAGTTTTTAAATATTCTAATATACCGTCCGCGGTATTTTTCAACGCTAAAATGCTAACGTATTTAGTTTTTACAGCGCCGTAAATATAGAAACGATGAAAAATTTAAAAACAAATAAATTTAAACGAATTTAAAAATTCATTTTTACAATAAAAATTAACGCTTACGCATTTATTTTTAAAAGCGAACGTTTTAGTTTCTTGCGCCAGAAGCTCAAAAATAAACGCTCGCTCGTCGGCGTAAACTTTAACGTCGACGGTTTTATCGGTAAAATAATTGTAAAATATTAATTTAAACGGTAAATCATAAGCGTATACAAACCCGTCTAAAAAAAGCTCGTTTTTATAATTTAAACATTGAACGTTCGGTTCGGTAAAAATTAACTCTTGCTTAACGGATGTTAAATCGTATTTTTGTTTACAATTAAGTTTTTCAGGGGCTTTCATGTTTATAATTTTTATTCTTATCGAAACGACAAAATTTTAATTTTTACGTCTTCGCGATATTTTTAAAACAGCGCGAGTTAACATCGACGGCTATTTTATGTAAATCAAATAAAAATAGACTCTCTACCTACGGTCAATTGTCAGCGATCCGAAATATATTGTTTTAATATGTATACTCGTTAACCGTCGTTTATTTTTACGTAAAAACATCGACGACGATTAACGAGTTTAAATTATAAGATATACGAGTAAACGCATCCGAGATTTAAGTTTTAACGCGTCCTTTATAACAAACAACGACTCTCTGATGATATGTTTAAGAGTTTAAAAAGTTAAAACGGTGTATTTCAAGATCGTCGTGATTTTTTAAAAAATATACGTCCGACGTTAACGCATAAAAAAAGTAAAGGGTTAATATAAATTTTGATTTTTATCGTCGTATTCGACTTTTATTTAAAAACATGGAAAAATGGTTGATTAAATTGTTTAAAAATAAATTTAAGATCGAAGATCGATACGTATACGTTTTAATGTCTCGACTGGATAAAGAATTAACTCAAGCGTTTACACCTCCTTCGGTAGATCCGATAAATAATTATGAATCGTTGGAAATTTTGGGCGACGGAGTAGCCGCTTACTTTTTACCCATGTATTTCTACAAATCGTTCCCTCAATTGCAAAATCCTAAAGGCGTTAAGGCCATCGCTCGATTAAAAATTAATTACGCGTCTCGCAGAAGTTTTTCAAACATAGCTAAATTTTTAGGCTTTTGGCCTCATATTAAGAAACCTAAAAATTTAAAAATTAATCAAAAAAAATTGTTAGAAGATGTGTTCGAAGCATTTTTAGGAGCGGTTTGTTTAATATTAGACAACCACTTTAATGTAGAAGGCGTAGGCACGGCCGTGTGTTATAATTTTTTAAAATCCGTATTCGACGGTATGACCATCGAAATTAATTATAAAGCATTATTCGATCCTAAAACGCGGTTAAAAGAATTAACCGATAAACATAAAACCGAATTAGGTTTACCGGATTATACGCATTCAGGTAATAAAACGGATTGCTACGTAGGAGGGGAATTACTGGCTGTAGTATACGGTTCTAATCAAAAAGATCGTGAACAAGAAGGTTCGGAAAAAATATTAGAAATTTTAGAAAAACGAGGTTATACGTTGGACAGGGATTTAATTTCCATCAGCGAATTAGTCGTTTAAATTTTTAACGTCACCCGCAATTTTGACGTATATATTATTTTAATTTGTACTTAGTTTTCAACCCTTTAACACTAAAATGTTTGAATATATTTATGCTCTACAAGAAGAAAGCTAAATAGCTTTTGATTGGGCATTTTAGTGTTAACTCCGAGTGTATCGCAACAACGCGTCGGAGGATTACAAAGAAATTAGACGTCGAAATCGCAGTGATTCTCGATTAATAAAATAAGGCGTTTTATTCAAGCGTACGTGTATTTTTGAAAAAACGGTTTATAAATTTCAGTTTCGGGGAATAGATAAGCGACCGCTATATCGCCAAAAAAATATTTAGCGGCCGTAACATTATATAATTCCGAGGCGTTCGGTCGCGTCAGCGTTAAACCGTTTAAAAACGTTACAGATTTACGACGACCTTTATGAATATATGATTGAGCAAACGCTCTTCCGCCTTTAAACATTGCTAAAATGTCTTGAATATCGTGGGCGAAGGTAAATTCATAAAATTTTCTTGTATCGTTAAAGTCGACGACGACGTCCGATCCTACGTTTACGCCGACTGAAAATCGGTTGATAGTATATTTTCCAATTTCTTCCCCGTTTTCATCGAACCAGCTTCTTAAAAATCTATTTTCGACGGCTTCCATTTTATGATTTTTATGAAAACTTAAAAACTTCCGAGTAGAAAACGGTTTTAAAACAATTTCACGACCCGCTTCAAGCCCCCAACCAGGAGATAAACCGGTTGATACAGCTTCGGCGTATTTATTACCCCTGAATTTGGTTAAAGCATATTTTCCGTGATATATCTTGGATACGTTAAAGTCGGCGATTAAAAATAACAATCCTTTATTTTTAACGTAAAAATTACGACCGAACATTTCGTATTTGACGTATCCGCCGGGTTCTACTCGTTTAATTAATACGTTATCCGTTTTTAAATCGCCGTGAACTACCCCGTATTCACAATGTAAAACTGCTAAACCCAATAACAACTGTTGAACAGCTATTTTAACGTCCTCGTCACTCAAATTGTTTAAAACATCCGTCAAAGTAAAATCAGCTAATTCCATAGCCGCTACGTAACAAGATCCTTTTTTTTGAGTGTAATTTAAAGTAGATAAAACACAATTTGAACATAAACCGCCTCCGGCGCTATATACAAAATGAGGCGATTTATTGGTTTCTATTAATTTATCGGTGAGCTTAAAAACGTAAATTTCCAACGGATAAAATTTAGTCCATTGATCCCAAAACAGCAAATCTTTATCTTTCAACACCCGTCGATCTTTGTCTTCCAATAAAATTTCTTTAAGGACAAATTTTAATCCTTTGTAACTTATTTTGTAAACACGTCCAAAACCACCTATATCCAGTAATTGTACTTCGTCTAAAAATTCCCTTAAAACAGAATTTTCTTGCGTTATACAATAAGAACCGCGATCTAAATTTAAAGATCTTAAGACCGTTCTTACTTTTTGCATATAAGCTACGCGATCGCTTTCCGGTTCAACGATCGTTTGAGCGTTTGTGGTTCGAACGGTTTTGCAAAATTTGACTAAATGTTTATAAATTCTACCGGTAGGTAAAATTTTTCTGGAAGTGGTCGGATTAACGCCCGGATTTTGTTTAAATGATTCGCAGACGACGAGAGGATCTTTACATTTTTTTATAAAATCTTCGTATTTCATAGTTTTTAAATAAGTATATAAAATGACGTACTACAAAACCATGGATGTCACAACCAGAACTTACGTTTTAATCGGTATATTGGGAGCCGTGATTATATTGTGGATGTATTTATCTCGAAATACCTTAAAACCGTTATATAGTTTATTTTAATTTGACGCGTTAAATTTTTAAACCCTTTAACTCTTCCGATCGCTGACGATACGGTCGAATTAAAGGGTCAATGATAAAATCCTCGGTTGTAAGTTATTCAAATTTTTTACTCGCGGAAATTAAGTGTTACTTTCATCGTATACAGCGCTTTTAAAACCGAAAGATCACGCGATCTTAAAATACATTATTAACTTATACCTAGTTTTCAAAGAATTAACTCGTCGACTATAACGACGTCTGTTTTATGTAAAATTACATTAAAATAAACATCGTCGATAATTTAACTCTTTAACATATAAAGTTGTATATGAATAAGCGTAACAAATATTTAAGAGTAAACTCCTAAGCTATATAAGTAAACGTATATAGCTTATGAAATTAAAGAACAAATACTCTTTAACCCTTCCAATACCGCGCATCTTTGATACGTAACAGACGTTTTAATCTTTTAACTTTGATCGAGTCCTTTAATTCTTAAGTTATATTTAGGGGTCGGTTGTGTATAACTTAAGAATTAAGCGTAAACAAAATAATTAATTCTTTAAAACCTGTTTATAAGTTAATACAACATATTTTAAGATCGCACAATTTTTAAGCGTTTTAATACCTAAAACATATAGTTGTTTGATGCGCTTACTTATAATACAACTTAAGAATCGAAGGCGTATAAAAAGAATTAACATTCAAATGCTCGAATCTTGTAGAAAACAATCGATTAAAAAGCCGTCGACTCATATTTTAACGTTAAAAAATAAAATACTTTTCATATTATATTCGGTCGCTACATTCGTAAATATATAACTTAAAAGCGAGTTAAAAAATTCGAGGATTAAAATTTGAAGAAATCGATCGATCTTGTTTTATATTTTTAACGCAATGAAATCGTTGTTTAAATATATGTTATTAACGATCGTATTAATATGGATTCTTCTTTGGTTTAATCAAAAACTAGATGTTTATAAAATAAAATCTAATAATAAAATTCTTATATTAACCACTACAAGATCCGGTTCATCTTTTTTAGGTGAAATCTTTAATTCTCAAAACAATGTATTTTATTTATTCGAACCTCTTTGGCATTTAAACAATTTCGGTAAAGAATACGTACGAATTTTAAAAAATTTATTCGCTTGTAAAATTACCGTTTTAAGAAAATATTTGACTCAAAATTTCTTTTTTAAACGTAATTACAGCAAAGCTTTATGTAAACCGGATAGAACGTGCAGTTACAGTTTAAAAGGCGATCAAAAATATGCTTGCGAAGGATTAAAGTGTAAACCTTTGGATTTAGACGACGCGTCGGTTTATTGTCGAGAATTTGATACCGTCGTTATTAAAACCGTAAGAATTCGTAATAAAACTCAAGCTTTACAATTAATAAATTCGGACGTTAAAATAATTCATCTGGTAAGAGATCCTAGAGGATCTTTTAATTCGAAAATAAAAACTTTCGATCGAAATTATAATTTCAGAGAAATTTCTAAAATATGTCAAGACGACGTAGATATTTATAAAACTCTAGCCGATAAATTCGGCCGTTATTACGTTCTGAGATACGAAGATTTGGTTTTAAATCCGCATAAAGAATTGATAAATTTATTTTCTTTCTGTAAATTACCTTTCGACGAAGACGTTATAAAAACAGTCAATAAATTAATGACTAAAGATCAATCAGGACCTTATTCGATAGGTAAAGCTAGACCCAATGTGTGGAAAAAAGAATTATCCGAATTTAAGGTATTGACTATAGAAAAAGCGTGTTTGTCTTATATGGAAACGTTTAATTTTTTTCCGTAACGGATACGATTAACTCGTTTATCGATATTTCATATAAAATAACGATAACCAAATTAGTTTTACACAGGGCGTATATACAAATAGCTGATAAGTATATAATTCGGATGTTTACTCTTTAACGCCAGAAAATACCGATCGTACGTAAAAAGTCACTTTGTTTATATTCAAACATTCTAGCGTTAACTCTGTATATACAATCGGCTTAGAAGTTAAAGGGTTAACTCGTTGACATAGGTAACGATATTTACATAAAATAGACGTCGTCGATGCAATGAGTTAAGAATTGAGAAATCGATACGATCTCAAAATGCACTATTTCAACGTATATTAGTTTTAAAACGATAGAGCATTTTGAATATATCTTATTAGAGACTCGGCGTCTCGTAATAAACGCCGTATTTCAAGAATTTATAGCGTAGGAAGATGATCGTCAAACCGTGTATAAAGTGAAGGTCGACTGTACGACGTTAAGATTTACACGGGCATCGACACGGTCTATGTTTTACACCGTTGCGTAACGTTAACGGTTGTTCGGTCGTTTGATAAAACTGACCAACTTTGTGACATCCGGTTAAAGGTTGAGGATGAATTTTATAACGTCCCATATTGTCCGTTTCAACGTTGATGTGGCATACGGGTTCTTCAAAATGTATTTCGCGTTTTGCGAACGATTTAATAGTTTCACGATCCTTCATAGCCGAACTGATCATTTTATTTATGTTCAAGTATTATTCAAGCGTTTGATATTAAGCAAATGAAATAAAGAATATCGGTCTTTAATACTCAAAATCGTATGTGAATGAAAAATTAGGTGTTAAAGGGTAAATATCATCCGCATGCCTTTGTCGCTAACGCATCATCGATGATGCGTTTGAAGTTAAAAGGTTAACCTCTTAAATCTAAATGTGTAAATTACAACAAGATTTTGTTTGCGTACGACGAGTATCGTTAAGTTAACGATCAAACTATATCGTTCGACGTTTGTTATAAATATTTCAAAAACGTAAGTCCGAGAAAGATATGCGATCGAATATGTAAAGATCCTAGTATTAACCTTTATATTATCTCGATATAAATTGTTTTTTATTCCGAATAAAACAGCTTATTTATACAAGATACATTAAACGTACTCTAGGTAACTTAAAGGTTAACGATATCGATTCTTTAATTTATACGCAAACGCAGTTAATTTCCAAGCCGCGTACCGAAAGATTAACGACGTCGATGTTACGTAATGTCACGCGTCATCGACGTCGATGAGTTTACGAGTTAAAGAATAAATACTTTTTAACCCTTTAAAAACAGATATATTTTAAAATCTCGGACGGTTCTTAGAGAATTAACTTTTCATCTCCGACTAATGCGTTTTAATGACTCGATCGAAGCTAAACGGTTAAAAATTACAGCGGTGTAAAATCCCAATTTAAAGTTTTAAATAATTTAGAACATAAATTATTGTGACTTTTAAGTTTATAACCCGATTTATTTAAATGAAAAGAATCCTTTTCAAATCGATAACATCTGCGATTTAATAAATGAACCAAAACGTAATTAGCGTCTAAATTTTCTTTTTCGTCTTTAGATTCGTAAGCGGTTAAAAGTTTAATAAAATCTTCTATCAAAACACTTTCTAAATGAGAAACATCTTCTTTTTTATTGGTTAATACGTAATAAATAAGATTAACGTTTTCGTATTGTTTAGAATATTTAAGTTCTTTTAAAAATATTAAAACGTGATTTTTAGTGATTTTAGAATATTTAACGAATCCTTCGGCGTTCGATATCAACAATCTGTAAGATTTAAATTTTTTTTCCAATTCTTCGTAAATTTTATCGGGAATTTTACACGTTTGTTGCCCTTGAAATTTTTTCAAACATTCTTTAAATTTATATAGAGAATGACATCCGTAAGGTTTTTTTTTCACATCTTCTTTTTTAGATTTAGGTTTATCAGTCATCATTAAATCAAACCAATTTTGTTTTATTATGGTTTTTTTAACAACGCTTAAATAGTTTTCCGCTTGTATCATTTCGACTAAATATAAGTATTTATTGATGGACGCCTCAAAACCGTATCGTTCAATTAATTCGTCGTATCGATTTAAAATAGATCGGTGGTACTCGATTAAATATCGCATTTTAAAACAAATAAATTTTTCCTTCGGTTATATTTATTAGTTTTAATCCTAGGCTATATACGAGCGAATACGTCAAATGATTAGAAGTTAACTCATTGAACGCCGTCGTTGAGGAATATGACCGAATCAAAGCGTTAAGGATCATCGATATCTCAAAATACGTTATTTTAACTTGTAACGATAACTTTTTCATTATAAACCCGTATCAAAGGGTAGAGATTACATCATACGTATACGACCTTTCAAGGTCAAAGGCACCGTTAAATTATATACGACCTTGACCTTTGACCTTTCAAGGTCAAAGGCACCGTTAAATTATATACGACCTTTGACCTTTCAAGGTCAAAGGCACCGTTAAATTATATACGACCTTGACCTTTGACCTTTCAAGGTCAAAGGCATCGGTAAATTATATACGACCTTGACCTTTGACCTTTCAAGGTCAAACATATACTCTATCGATACGTTTATCCATATATATAGTTTAACGCTAGAACCTCAGATCATATTCAGGCCTCATAAAGAATGAATATGGGACGTTAAACAATTTAGCTTCGAGCATCTTAGTGTTAAAGAGTTAAAGGATGATAAAATAAACCGATTGAAAAAAAAAATTTTGATCAAAGTTGAGTTTCAGTGATGGAACAAGTATATTTTTTTCCTAGTAAAAAAGAAGGCAAATACGCTTATATAGCCGATTGTCTATGGCAAGGAGTTCCGGCTATTTTTAAAGCTTCCAAACACACAGATTATAGTGTAGAATGCGATTTAGCGGCGTTGATCAGATTAAAATTAACCAATTGTTTACATTTTTGTAAACCTTTGGCCAGAGCCACTCACGGTAAACTGGAAGGAATCGTATTAGAAAAAATAAAAGGAATTTTATTGGAGGATATGATCCACGATAGAACCTTCGACGTCTTACAATTTCTTTCAGCCTTCGATCAAACGTTGATGGCCGTTGTAGCCATGCATAAAAGTTACATTACTCACAATGATTTACATCTTCGCAATATTTTTGCTTCGCCTTGCGAAACTCCGTATTTTATTTATTCCTTCGGAAAGAGAGAAATGTTTTGCGTCGAAACGTTATCCATGAAATCGATCGTCATCGATTTTGGATTATCATCCGTTAAATACGCAGAAACCAGTTTATCAGACGATGGATTAACTTATTTAGGTTATACTTTAAACGGGGATTTAGATTTAAGAAACGATTTAATTCAATTGTGTTGGAACGTAATACGACGATTAGATACTTATTTAATCAAAGAACGATCCGTTCAAAAAAAAAATCTAATTTTTGAATACATCAAGTTTATACGCTACGTTTTAGCCGGTCTACCTGTACCCGTTGATCGAGGCACTTTCGAGGATCATTATTATCCGTGTTTTAACAGACTCATTAAACGCACCGTTCCTTCCAAATGTAAAAAACGTTATTCGGAGGATGATTTAGTAGAAATAGCGCAGATGTGTAAAACATTGATACCCAAACCTTTTAAATACAAAAATTATACTCCGGTCGAAATAACAGAAACATGGGTAAATTTAATTAAAAATATTAATTCGGATCAACCTTTAGAACGAGTTAAAAGTGTTTTAGAAGGTGAAGTTTACGATCCAGAATTTATTGACATATGTCAAAAAGTAGGTCTTTTAGCAGCTTCTATAGCTGCTAAATGCTATGAAATTGTTTACGATCGTCGTAAAGAATATTATAAAAATTTAGATTGGAAAGATGCGACCGATTTAATCTTACATTTACCCGTTAGAGATTTCTGTAAAGCACCTCGGTTGAACGACGCTGTAATAATTCAAGATTTTTTGAAGAGAACCGTAACTCGTACAGTTTTTACCGAATCGTTGTTAAATGCCGTATACGATTTTAGAAAAACGTTAAATTTAATAGATAGCCGTAAAAGATCGGTGGATTACGTCCGATATAAAACGGTGGAAGAAACTAAAAAAATTATTTTAAACGATAATACCGGAGGATTATTTTATTACAAATATAAAAACGTTTAGTTTAAATACGACGAATAATTAACGTTAATATTCGCAATCGAGCGTTCAGTTTTTTACCCGAATATTTTAACGTCGATCCTAAGCGCGTTCGCAATAAAAAAAGTTAGCTTTTTTTATTTTTTAACACAAGCTATATACAAACAACTAAAAGTTAAAATCCTCCGCGCGTCGATGACTTGTTCGGAGTTAACTCTTTGAGATCGTCGACGATCCTAAAATACATTATTTTATACCCGATCTTTCAAGAGTTAACGTATAAGTTATATACGAGTAAATGTAATAGATTAGGTATTAATCCTTTACCTCTGTGTCGAAGGATATTTACCTTTATACGCTCATTCGTATACGGCTTTGGGCGTTAAAAAGTTAACTCCTCCGTACGCAATGTAAACAACGTAATAAAACGCTGAAAAAAATCGATTCGATCCTTTTTACAAACGTAAAATTAGTTTAACGCATCACCGTCGACCGTATGTGGATTAGTAAAAAAATTGATTCGATCCTTCTTACGATCGTAAATTAAATCGGAAAAATTTGTAATTAATTTAATGTATCGTGTGCAATAAATAATTACCCTTTAACTCATCAAACACCGACGGTTTTTGATGACCTTCTTATATACGGATTACGATAAGATGTTGTTCTTGTACAAAAATACGAGTATAATTTATTCGTCGCAATGTTTTACCGGAAGTTCAGACAAAAATAATACGTTTTAATTTATCGGATAAATCAAAATATTTCTTTCTTATAAAGATTAAACAATATATTTCAAAATCGTCGACAATCTTTCGGTTTTCAAAAGGTTAATTCAGACTCTTAAGTCGGTTATATGCAAGCGTAATGAATGATTGAAAATAACTTTTTAATCGTAAATTATACACAAATAATTGCATCAAATAAGTATATAGTTTAAAGTAAAAGACAAGTATTTTTTAACTCTTTCACATAACGCTGATGTGGAGAGTAATCGGGATTAAAAAGTTAATTTCTAATTATTCTCTATATCCACTTGTATACAGGCTTTAGGCGTTAAAGAATTAGCCTTTTGCACGCCACCGACAACAACGTTTGAAATTAAAAAGATAACTAACAAATTGCAACGACGTCGATAATTTAAAATGTTTACCGCCGTCATTCCTCAAGCCGCTAAATTTAAAAATTTAATGGAATTGTTGTTTAACAATTTAGACGCAGTCGTCTTAAAAATAGATCCAACCGGCATTCACGTTAACGAAACTGTAGGTTGCGTCGACATCGCCGTTAAATTACCGTACAATTGTTTTTCCGAATACATTTTTTCAGAATCCAAAGCCGTTTATTTAGGATTGGGCACCAACGTCGCGTACGATTTCAAAAATATTAAAAATAAATCGAAAATTCGGTTTTCGGTCGTACAATTACCCACCGAAATAGAACCTTTGGTTTTAAAAATAGAAACATTTCCGACGGAAGGTGAATTACGATCTTCCATCGTATTAACAGTAGAATCTGTAGAAGAACGCTGTCGAGATCAAAACAGTTTTATTTGCGATGAACCGGACGAAATAAAAATACTGGCTAAAGATTTTGCAGCCGTTTGTAAGTCATTTAAATCAGGATCTATAGCAGTTAGTAAAATGGACGGTTGTTTAATTATGTCCACTGGCGTAGACGGTTTAAAAACAAAAGAATTTGTATTTGGCCAGGAAACAAATGCTGGAAGCGGCGTCGTTCATTTTACTTTAGAAGTTGATAAAATGTTAAAACTTGCTAAATTAGCTTCTTTCGCTGATAAATATATTTCGGTGGAAGTAAAAACAAACTTTTTAATTTTTAAAGCCGTTAACGAATTAGGGGTTATAGCGATAAAATGTAATTCTCGTTAACTTTTTTGAATTAAGCGCATATTCAAATTAACTCTTTAGCGCCTAAGTTATATATCCCGACGTTTGTTATAGAAAATACGATATTTTAGAATGGATGATCTTTTAATTTTAACGGCTTCGGAGGCGTGCAAAAAATTAAAAGACGGTACGCTTTTTGAAACTCGCTGCTCTCGTACAAAGATAAAATTTTAGAGCGGTCGAATCTCAAAAAATTAACCCGTCGACGTCCGTTTTATATAAGACGACGGTTATGAATTAAAAGCCGTGTACTTTCTTATCGCAATAAGTTATATATAAATAACGTTCGGTCGTTTATATATAACTTAAATGTTTAAGAGTACGTATCTTTTAATTCTTTAAACGGTCGCACGATCAAAGTAATACTATAACGCCCGAATGGTTTTTTACTTATGAATACGATCGAGATTCTAGCGGTAAAAACTAAAAATCACCCGTATCAGAATATATTATTTTAACTTATATCAAAGGATTAAAAACCAAAGGCTCAATGACAATTTCAAAATACATTTTTAGCCCGTACTCAATTATTTTAATGCTAGAATGTTTAATTTTTTATTATTCAGACCTTATATTTGAACGTTTCCGGTATTAATTCTTTGATGCCCCAAAACATAAGGGTTAAACTTCGCTTTCGTATTCGTAAGACTCGGTTTTATCTTCTTTACCCTTTCGGATTAAAAAATACGTTAAAATCACGGATACTAATATTGCAAAAGCAGCTATTAAAAATCCAATGACGGTTAAAACGGCAATCGGAGGATTAAAACAGGTTTCTTCATTCCAAGATGTTCGATCGTCGTCGTCGGTTTCTCCCATCACGGAGAGGCAATAACGACAACAAGAAATTCGATTTATTTTAACGGCCGTTTTACCGCGAACGACTTCTATTTTAGATTTACCGCACTCGGTATAACTTATTATAAATTTCCAATCGTTTAAACTTTTTATATCGGGCATTTTCCATCGTAAATCGAAAGTTGTAATATTTTTATTAATCGTTAATTCTATAGGAGGAGGTCTGGCTTTAACCACCGTTTTGAAAACATTTACAACGGGTTTACCCTTTACTACACCTTTGAATAGGATGTAAACAACCTGAGATGCGTAAAGTTGTAAAAAACATTCTGATTCTTGACCGACGGAACACAAAATCGTTGTAAAATTTTTATCAAAGGCGTAAGAAAAAGTTAAATTTTTGACGTCTTTAATCACAGACCAACTGCAATAGCCGTTTTGTCCGGTTGTTACAAAACAACCGACGCTTTGTATCATTTCAACGCGCGGAACAGTAAAAAAAACTGAATCGCTTTTATTTTGACACGTTGTTTTTACTTCTATTCGACGATCCGTCGAATATAACACTACTACGGGGTTGCTTTGCTCGCCTTCGATCGTTTTATAAATGGTCGTGCAATTTTCAACGACGGGAAAATTTATTTGCCATCTGAAAGGATCTAAATTAACTAAATTTACAGCTTCGGTTAAATCGATTGTTAAACAAATTGATAAAATGTAAATAACGATCATTTTTATTTTTAAGATCGATTAAAATATTTTTTGCTTGCCTCGTTCGCTTTTAACCTTTAATTCTTAAGCTACGCGCAAGCGCAATAAACAAGTATATAGCTTAGGAGTTAATTTTTTTAAAACCAAAAGATCGTTGCGATTCTGACGCGTATTATTTTAACGTACGCCCGGTTTTTAATACGGAACGATTTATAAAGCTTACGCCGTATATGTTTACTACGTTTGAGTACGAATCAAGTTTTAACTCTTAAGCGATAGTATATAACTTAGAAATTAACCATTTAACTCCTCTGTACACCTTCGACGCTGTTGAAATTAAGGGTAACCCTTTGAAAACTGAATATGTGTTTAAACGGTATATTTTAGAATCGTTAAAGATTTTTTGTTTTCAAAGAATTAAATTAGATCTGTATTGAATACGTTGCTTTTTATCCGAAATAAAAGATAAAAAGAAACGTATTTGTACTTAATTATGTCGAGGATTAAAACCCGAGTTATATATAAACGCGCCAAAAATTAAAATATTCGAATCAACGACGATCGGAAATAAATTGTATTTTCAGCGTCGTTAATTGATTCAAAACAGCGTCGTATTTTTTGCGATCGTCGTACACGGATTTCATGAAATTTTTTACGTTTAAAGACACTTCTAACAACTGATCCAAAGGATTAATCATGTTTTTTAAATAATATAACCGATCTAATTTCAGATATCTGGATCGCTTTGTGTAATAATCAAAATATTCCATTTTGTCGCCTAATAAACCTTTGCCTTTCAATATAACGTATTCAATACGAGTACCGTTTTCTACGGGAATACCCCTCAATCTCATTTTTTCAGCTACTTTAACTTGACCCGGACATTGCGCAATCTTTAACGCACGTTTTTCGGTTGGGGTTTTGGTCTTTAAAGACTTAAAGTCTCTTATTTTATAAGCTCCTAAATATTCATCATCTTCTTCATTATCTTGCCAATCGTTGATGGATTTGGTGACAACAAATTCTTCTACAGGCAGTACACCTCTGATCACGTCCGAAACAATCGTTAAAATAGTTTCGAATACGTTTTTTTTATGCATAACAGCCAATACCGAACTGTTGTATATATTTTTTAAACATCCGGCGTTGTCTCGACGCGCCAATAAAACGCCTTTGCTACCTAATTTAGGATCTAAGCGACCAGATTTATCGCAAGAAACGTACATGTATCGTTTCTTAGAGAGGATTAAAAATTTGACGTAAACTACATTTTCAAACTCTAATTTCATAGGCATAGGAAATTCTTTAGAAACGCTTTCGGCCACTTCTTCGGCTTTGTTCCACAGCGCTTTTAAATCGGGTACGTCTTTAAACTGAACGTAATTGGAATCGGTATCTCCGTATACTAAAACACCGTTGTATTTAGACTCGATAATAGCGGCTGCTTTTTCAATAGATAATCTTCCCACGCGCGTAATGCACATAGCACCTGGCATGAAAGGTAAATAACCTTTAGAAACTCCCATAGATCCGTAAATGCTGTTAGCTGATATTTTACAAGCTAATTGCCGTTTATCCAGTACGATTTTAAGCGTCTGATCGGTCGTTGTTACTTTTTGAGCTTTAACACGTTTTCTATAATCCAACAAATTGGCAACGATGGCCGGTACGATGCCTTTCTTGTAAATGGATTTGATAAAATGATAATTACGTTTGGCACAGATGATTTTACCTTTACTTTTTTTTAAATCGGCTCGTTTAGAGCGCAAACTTTTAACTTTATCTTCGCAACGAGAAATTAAAATCCGATCGTCTTGAGTTTTACCGGGTTTTTTAGCTTTAATTAACATGGTTAATTCGATAATGTTTTTGGTATATTCTTCTACTTTAGCTATTTTGGGATCGTGGATGCAGTTAACGTGATCTTCCCATTCAAACGTTTCAGTTTGTTCGGTGGGTCTGACGGAAAAGGTGGAATAACAAATGTTTTTGGCGATGATAATGCTGGGATATAGGCTGGAAAAATCTAAAGGTACCACATTCTCATACAATCCAGGTACAGGATCTACTACATAAGCACCTACGTACTGTTCTTCTCCGGCTTTAAGTCTACCTACCACCACATCATTTTGAGAGCAGTAGGCATACAATTGAGAATATACTCTGATTTGTTGACCTCGGGCGTAAAGAGACATGACATCGACGTTACATATTTTAGCTAATTCGGTTAAACCGATCCATAAGTTTAAAACGTCGATTAATTTTAAACATAAAACAGCGTCCTTAACACAATAATTGCCCACTTCTGCCATATAACCTGTTCTATGCGCTTTAAAAATATCTTTAAACGTAATAGGATCTTTACCGGTATTTAAGAAATGATTGGCCACTGTTTCTAATTTATAGTTATCCAGTTTATAATCGCGTTCGATGATGGGTAACAAATCTAAAATGACGATGCCTTCCCAATCAACAAAAATATATTCTTGACATTTAAAGGCAGCTGAACTCCACGAAATAGTTCTTTCTTTGGCCGGTTTATAATACTTACTAATTGATTTGAAACTTTCAACCAACAACCATCTTCGACAGCGTTTTAAAATGTAATCAAGGTCAAATTTTAGTACGTTATAACCTACTAAAGCGTCCGGATTTAAATTTGTTATTGTTTTGATCAAACCTTCCAATAAATTTTTTTCGGTTTCATATTGTAAAACCTCTATATCGGGATTAATTCGGTCATAATCTTTACCGGGTAGCGACAGCAATAATTTACGATCCTCAAAAACCAAAGAAATTTGAAATATTTCATCTCCCGGACGATCTTTGGGAAATTGATCGTCTTCGGAAGCTGTTTCTATATCCAACGCCAGTATACGAATACAAGGAATTTTATCGTGTTCGTAAGGCAACAATCTATCGTATCTGACTGATATTTCTATTTGACAAGAGGTAACGTATCTTGAAGTAGAAAAAACGGTAGCTTCCACCCATCCTACAGCCGGTAATTTACGAATGGCTCTCATCTGCAATGTAGCGTCGGCTTTATCTTCGTGAACCATTATGTTTCTTCCCGTTAATAACGCTATCGTTTGTTTTTTAGCAAATCCATCTTTAAACGTCAATTTCCAAAATCTTTTATCGGTACAAACAGAATATAAATGCGATTTTTCAACGTATTCTATAAAAACATCGTCCGATTTTATCATGGATTTGACGTCAATAATATAATCGACGTATGCGTAAGGTTTGAATCCTTTGACAACCGAGCAAATAGATTTCCCGTCTTCAGATTTACCGTAACCTCTGATCTCTTGAGTCAAATCGTTACACCATTGGAAAACAAAAATTAACATTATTATTTTAAGCCAACGTCTTGAAGTTATATTTTCGTTTTTCTATATTAAAAAGAGTCGGATATGTGCAACGTTAACGCCACCGAAATACAAAAATTGTTCATGGTAAAACCTAGCAAACAAGCGTTGGATTATTATAAATTACCGGAAAGAGCCGACTATTCGACGGCTTATTGTCCGACGTCTAAAAAATCCAACCGTAAATCTAAATCTCCGGAAAAAAAGATGTCTAAACGGCGATCTAAATCTCCCGTTAAAAAATCTAAATCCCCCGGGAGATCCAAATCTCCCGTCAAAAGATCCAAATCCCCCAGGAGATCCAAATCTCCCGCTAAGAGATCCAAATCTCCCAGGAGATCGCCTTCTAAAATGTCAGCGAGATCAAAAAAATCTAATTCTCCTTCTACAAAAATGAGGGGTTCTAAGTGTCGATCTCCCGGATACGATATACCAAAACATTACGGTTAATCAATACGACGATGTACGTTAAACAATATATTTTTCTAACTTTAAAAGCGTAATTAACTCTTTTATTCGAACGCGTGACCAACGATGCGTTTAAATCTAAAAATTAAATATTTAATCGTTTAAAAACTAAATATAGTTTGAAACAATGTATTTTAGGATGTACCGGGCTTCGACGAATTAAAAAATTACTTCGAATATATTAACGACGCATCGATGTTAAAAATATAGATTTTAATTTTTTACTTGTAACAGCAATTTTTCGATACAAAATCACATTAAAAGAGTCATTGTATATGTAAAGAATTACTACTAAAATGTTTAAGCACGAACCGAACGGTTCTTTTAAAATTTATTTTATACAAAGTTTAAATACATTCTAGTATCAATAATCAACCTAATCTTTCACTATACTTACTCGTATATAACAAAGGGATTAACGCTAAAATATTTGAGCTTTATAGAAAATGAATGATTTAATTCTTTGAAAACTGATATTAACGTATTTCTAGATAATAAACGATCATGTAGTTCTTAACCCATCAACCACGGCTGTTTATACGCGTGTTACGGGTAAAAAATTAATTTTTTACGTATAAAAATAAACGATCGATATAAAATTATTACGACGATTTTATGTATTAAGTCTTAAAATAGGACCAAATATTAAATTATATTAAGGGCAAAATTTTAAGACTTAATACATCAAATTGTTTATTTAACTTCTCAAAACCAAAGGATCGGTGACGATCTTGAAGCGTATTAGTTAACGTTGAAAGATTAACCCCTAAGTCAGAGTTACGTAAAAAATTAGAGTTAATTGTAACGACGTATTAAAAATTAATTCGTACGTAAAACGACGTCGAAGTTTTAATTTCCGAGATTCAAAAAAATTTAACGCGTCGACGGTCGACGATTTAATTTAAGAATGAAAAAAATTTGAGTGATCAAAAACGCGCCGTACGTTTTTAAATATCTTACGACGTAAGTTTGAACATTTTTTTTATAGTCGTTCGAATCTTTAAGGGACAATTGAACGATTGCCGGTTTGAAATCGGTGTAATTGTATAAAAGATCTAAATAATCGCTCGTAGTTGATAGATATACGATATAACCGTAAATTATACACGCAATTGGAAATGCAACGACGGGGCCTTTGATTCGGTGTCCTCGAGAAGCATCGACGATTGTTTGAGTTAAAACGGTAAAAATAATTGTCAAAAGTAATAATTCAACGTATATCTTGGGATTATAATTATCCCATATCAATACAATGAACGCTAGGAAAACTGAATTGATTGTATTTAACACATTATTAACGATAAGTATCGATCGATTCATATCAAGATACTTTAATTTATAAAAAATACAAAATCACGAATCATTTTTTTATCGTTTGCGTCGATTATGTAAAAGAAATATATCGTTCGCCGTTGATTATATACGTCAAATTATTTTTAGGACTTCCGAAGACGCGACGCTTGTAATCGATTGTATAAAGCAACACCCGTTAATTCTAAAGTGTCTTTGTAATATATCTTCCCGAGACCCGAGTTTTTAAAATATTACGAGATTTTGTCTTTTATAATCGCCTCCGGGTCTTATAAGATATATTTCAAGCGGATACGTACTTGATTATAATTACGTTTTAATATTTGTATCTTCGGATACGCCGGAAGCAACAAATTGTATTAACGCCCCGTCAAAATCCTTTTTTTACAATACGTTCTTTTAGTTTTGGAAATATCGTCTAAATCCGGGAGTTTTTCCGGTATCCGTAGAAAACCTCGTATTTGATTCGCACGTTGTTTTGTTCCAACCGATCATTTTCTTTTTGTATAAAATAATTGCTTTTGAGCGATGTTTAACCAAACAATTACAAGGTTCTCGGTAGGTTAAATTAATTGTACGCGAATATTTTATCGCTGGTTTTGAAAGAAGCGATTTCTTCCAATCTTATTTACCCCGATAAAACGTAATTCAACAAACATTTCGGTAAATCGTAAATATTTGTGTTTTGTACGAAACCGATTTTTTAAAAAAAAGTTAAAACGGTATAATTTTAAATTTAACCTCGACCCTCAAAAGAGGGGTTAAGGGTATTTATCCTTTAACGCGTACGCTAAAACGATCGGTTGTATTTAAAGTTGTTTGGCTTGTACTCGAGTGTTTTAACGGTCTTCGACCTCAAAGTTAACGTCGATGCTGAAGATATAAAAATTAAAATCCTTTTAAGTTAAAAAATTATTTTAGAAAAGCTAAATGAAATTTTTAAAAACAATGCGTTGTCCTTCCGACGAATGGTCTTTTACCAATTACGTAACTTTAAATCGCAATCGATGTCCGGTAGGTGATTATATAGGCGTTTGTGTTAACAAAGGTGTATTCGCCGTTAAGCATTACCCGTTTGAAGAAGACGTAATAGGATTTAATTCGTTACAAAGAAAATGGCTTAATTTACCGGTGGGTGAAACGATAGAAATAATAGAAAGACGCGTTGAATGTAAATTCGACGAATTAACGGTTGAAATAGATTTTTTGAGTAAAAATAAAGCCGATTCAAAGTTGTACGACGTTGAACTGTTAAGTGCCGATTTTAAACTTAAATTTAAAGATCAACCATTAAACGTCGGTCAAACAGTGGCGTTTCAGTATAATGGTAAACCGTTCAAAATAAAATTAATTTTAACAAAACCTCAGATTTCAGTAGGGTTATTGACTGAAACAACTAAAATTATTCTAAAAAGCGAAACAGTTGTTTTATCAGGTCAAATATCTATAAATTGGAATTTTGAGGAAATGGGTGTGGGGGGATTGGATAAAGAATTTTCTCTCATTTTTCGAAGAGCATTTGCTTCCAGATCAGTTCCGGTAGAAATAACTGAAAAATTAGGTTGTAAACATATAAAAGGAGTATTGTTATACGGACCTCCTGGGTGCGGTAAAACATTAATGGCTCGCTGTATCGCTCAAGCTTTTAAATCACGACCCGTCAAAATAGTTAACGGTCCTGAATTATTAAACAAATATGTGGGTGAATCGGAAGCTAACGTCAGACGATTGTTTCAAGAGGCTGAAGAAGAAGAAAAAAAATTGGGTTTAGCCAGCGGATTACACGTTATCGTCTTCGATGAAATAGATGCTCTGTGTAAAAAACGCGGTGATAACGCCACGCACGACGCCGTAGTCAATCAATTATTGTCTAAAATAGACGGTGTAGAATCTTTAAACAACATTTTAATCATAGGTATGACCAACAGACCCGACTTAATTGACGAAGCATTATTAAGACCTGGGCGGTTGGAATTGAAGATAGAAATTGGATTACCCGATGAAAAGGGGCGTCTTCAAATTTTAAAGGTGCACGTTGCTAAAATGAAATCTCACAACATATTAGCTTCCGACGTAGACTTAAATAAAATAGCCGTTGAAACTAAAAATTACAGCGGCGCTGAATTGGAAGGGTTGGTACGCGCCGCTCAATCGACGGCGTTGAGTCGATGCGTTAACGTAGAAAACGGTACGACCGTAGCAGTGTGCTCCGACTTAAAAGTTCTTAAAAGTGATTTTGAAAAATCTTTAATATCGGACGTTAAACCGGCGTTTAGATCGGACGATTACGATTTACCTTATGGTGTGGTAATGTGGACTGACGAAATTGATAGAATCCTTAATTTAGGTCGATCGTTGATCGCTCGAACACAAGAAAAATCTTCTTCCACCGCTTTGTTGTTAGAGGGTCGATCCGGCTGTGGAAAAACAGCGTTGGCAACGACCGTAGCTAAAGAATCGCAATTTTCGTACGTAAAAATTTGTTCTTCCGATAAAACGGCGGGTTATTCTGAAATTGACAAAAGAGTCATTTTGAAGGAAACGTTCGCGAACGCTTCCAAATTTGATTCGGCCTGTATTATTTTGGATGATGTAGAACGATGGTTAGATTATGTACCCGTCGGACCCAGATTCTCCAATTCGGTATTGCAAACTTTGTTTGCGTTATTAAAAAATTCTCAACGTAAACTTTTAATCATTGTAACCTGCGAATACAAAGATTTTTTGGATCAAACCGGATTAACTGCCGTATTTGATGCTGTGATACGTATTCCATGCGTATCCACTAACAAACAATTGATGGACGTTTTGAAACTTTTAAGCGCTTTTGATGCGTGGGATCGTACGACAGTGTTGGAAGCCGTACAAAATAAAGAATTTGAGATCGGTATAAAAAAATTAATCGCCGCCGTAGAAATCGCCTCTTCTATGCAACCCGATCGCAAGATATCCGAATTTTTAACGTCTTTAGAAACCGGCGGTATTTTTAAATAGTTTATTTCAGAAACGTAGTTATTTTAATCGTTTACCGTCTTTATATACAAATAAAATAATCGTATCCTTTTTAATATTCAACGGCCGTTATATTTTTAAAAACTTAGGTTTAGATAGTCATTCTGAATACAGCGTCTTTGACTCGTTGATTGTCTTTTTAATGTATAAGCAGATTTCATCGCCGGTCAACGCAGCGGTATCAAAGGCGCGCTCGGAGTTAACGCTAAAATGCTTCGAGCGCAAGTCAACTGACTTTTTACAGAATCTCAACGGTACTCAGAATACGTTTAACCCTTTAGCTCTTACGACATACGCGTCTTTTAAAAGTTAAAGAGTTAACTCCTCCACACACATTGGAAGGTACTTCGATGTTGAACGTCGAAGTTAAACTTATTGAAAAGGTAGGTAACGGGTATTTTTAAATTTAATTATAAATAATGCCTTATACACCTTTCAATAAGTTTAAACCTTTAAAAATTGAAGAATCATCGACGATCCTGAAATATATCGTTTTAATTTATACGGTTTCAAAGGATTAACCCTTTAACTCCAAATACGTAGCCGCTCTAGTGTTGGAGAGGTTATATCCTTTAACACCTAAAATCTGTACTTATTTGTTACGCTCGCTCGTAAACAGTTTTAGATGTTAAAGGATCAAAAATTTAATAAAAAGTATAAAATCTAGTATTTCGAGCGGCGTCTAAAGCGTGATACACATCTTGATCGTAATTTTTAATCTTTTTAGTTTTTTTCTTGGGTTTTTGAACCGTTAATAATTTTAAAATAATCCATAACAAAATACTTAAAATCCCTAAGAGAGGATCTTCTCTGAATAATATCAACGCCACAATAATATATAACCATAATTCCGTCATTTTCCTATCTTATATAAAATATGAACCCTTCGATTGAAAAATTTATCGCCGTCATCGACCGTTTGAGCGCCGACGATTCTGAAAAACCTACCTTTGAAACGGTCGATGAATTTAAAAATTATTATAAAACCGTCGATATTTCTAAGTTTTTGGAAGAACTCAAAGAATATTTGAAGGAAAATGAATTTAATTTTAAATTCGAAGCAATGCCTTTGTTCAACGAAATCAAGATTAATAAAACCGATATCGTCGCGTTGATCGATGCAGCCGTTGAATATTTAAAAACGATCGACGAAGCATTCGGAGATGAAACCAAAAGAAAAGATTACGCCGATCGATTAGGTCACCCTCTTATCAAAGATATGCCTCTAAGCATTGATTATTGGGCTAAAGCTAAGACGGAAGATGTACAGTTGTTGGTTAGAAAATACGTCGTCGTACAAGAAAAAGATGTCGACGTTGATACATCCATCGTCGAAGAAATTGAAACTTTTCACAGGTGTTTGGCCTCTATTATCGGTAAACATCAAATTTTGACGGATGAACTTAAAGCGATTAAATCGGAAGTGAGTGATTCTAATACAAATACCGATAACATTTGATTATAATCTCTTAAGGCGTCAATATATAAAAAGTATTTATCCTTTAATATCAGATTTTATCGAGAATAAACGTTAAAAAGCTATTTGGCTTATTTTCAGGCATTCTGCGGTAATATTTCTAAGTTATATACTCGATACTTACATTTTACTTGTATATAACTTAACCCTGACTACGACGATGCATTGGCTTATGGAAGAGTTAAAAGGTTTAATTTATAAAAGAGTATCTACCTTTTAATTCATCCACACGCTTTCGATGCTAATAATGTATCTTAGGGACACGTTTAGATCTAATCTTTTGTGTATTTCCGACGCATTAATGTCGATGATGTTAAAGGGTACCCTTTAACATCTGAAACCGTATATGTGTTTGATATGATCATTCATATACGACTTTGGATGTTAAAGGGTAAATATTTTTTTGACGTAATGCATCTTCAACGACGTTACATCTAGGCCGTATACTCTTTACAGCATCGACGCAAATTAATTTATTTACGACGCGCCTCGATACATATATTTGTTTCATAGGCTCGGCGGTGAATAAATTAATTTATTCTACGTATTTTAATACTCAACTGTTTGACATGACGGGTGGGTTTTAAATATCTATTTTATACAAAACAGAATATAATTGGGTATTTTAATGTTAAAAATATTTTTATGTAAATTTTTGCCAAAGACCTTTTTTAATTCTTGTATAGAGATAAACGGCGATGAATTACTATTTAGACTATCCGTGATATATTTAACGGTAAAATACTCGAGCGTATTTAATCCTTTAACTCGATGTATTAGCATCCGAGGAGTTAACCGCGTTAATGATGCACGGAATTAACGTTAGAATGCCCGAGTATAAACAAATAAGTTTGTTCTCTACGATTTTAATATATTTGAGCGTTAAAAGGTTAAGCTCCATAGAAAATAAATAATAAAAACTCGGTCGGTTTACGCTTACGTATTCTAACGGTAACCTTAAAGTATTAAACCGTACAATTCTCAAAAGGTTAAAACGATGTAAATTTTTAGTTTTCAAAAAGTTAATTCGTAAGCTACTTGGAATACGTATAATAAATTGTCGTTTATTCAAAACGTTTAAAGGTGATTGCCAACAACGTCTCTGTATAAAGGCGATTGTACGTGAATGATTAAGAGTTAAAAAATTAACTTCTCCGTATACCAACGACGTGTTCGGAATGGATGTAGCGTTCATCGACGCTTAAATTTTATAAAAATCAACATCGTCGTTTTGTACTTCAAACCGATTGTCTTTTTACAAATAATGTTCTAAGTCGATCGTTACTTTCAATTTGAAAAGGGGCGTCGATGAAAATTTATTTTTCTAGAAAAATCAACGACGTCGATACATCTTAAAATTGTTCATCATCCTTCAAAATAAATTGGTTTTAAAAAAAATAATTGTGCGAGAAGCGTCTTACAAATTTTTTTTAACCGTTTTCAGATAAAAAGATGTATTTTTAAAAAATCAATTAATTCTTTAACTTTGATCGAGATTAAAGGGTTACATTGACGAATTAAAAGTTAAGAACAAAACTGAATATAAAAATACTTATTTTAAATAAAATAAAATAAAATAAAATGTTGCATCGGTCAATTTTATTTATTTATTGTCTTATGTTATACGATACTCATCAATTAAATTCCAGCTGTATCTCAAATGAAATGGGTGTTACAGGAGACAAAGGAGAAGTTGGCATCAAAGGTTCAAAAGGTGAAAGAGGTCATAGAGGTAATAAAGGAGATAAAGGATTGCCCGGTGTAAGAGGATTCACGGGTGAAGTGGGTGAACCGGGTAAAAAAGGTGAACAAGGTCAAAAAGGATTTTCTGGATCTAAAGGTGATCAAGGGTTTTATGGATTAAAAGGTGATATAGGGAGTAAAGGTGATACGGGACATCCAGGATTTAAAGGTGCCCAAGGAGAATTAGGAGAGCAAGGTCCTCAAGGTAAAAAGGGAAATAAAGGAGATAAGGGTGTAAGCGGTTTAAGAGGATATAAAGGACTCAAAGGTTATTCAGGTGATAACGGTATAACGGGTAGAAAAGGTGAAAAAGGGGAATCCGGATTGCCAGGATTTCAGGGTGAAAAGGGGGATCCTGGTGTGGATGGAGTCACCGGAGGAAAAGGAGAAAAAGGTATTTGCGATCTTAAACAACTATGCTCCTCTTTTTCAACCGAACTCTAATTCAGTCGTCGTCGACGACGCTTGTTTTTACGTATAAAATAAACTTTATTAACGATAAATAAGTTAACTTGTTAATATCCAAGCCGCATTATTTGTTTGATACGTTGAGCGTATTTATCTTTTAACATCTAAACCGTATACTAATAAGTATGTGGCTTAGGTGTTAACGGTAGAATGTAGGATGTATTTGGACGCTGTAAAAATAAGCGCTTACGGGTATTTTAAATATAACTTTTTGATATTACAAAGAAATTTTGTCGTTGTAAAAGGACATTGAGTTTTGAGATATTAATCTTTTACTTCCGATGTATTATAATGAAAAATAAATATCTTTGTAACGTTAGAATGTTTGACCGCGTTTAATTTATACAAAAACCCAAATGTACTCGGGCACTTCTCAGCGTATGTTCAGACTTAACTGATTGACCTTGTTCACCTTTTTTGTGTAGGATCGTATAAAAGTAAACGTCGTCGACGGTTGACGAGTTTAAAAAACTAAAAGATGGTTTGTTTACACGTTCCAGCGTTAACGTCGTAACTTTGACCGCGGTAGAAGTTAACCTTGCAAAACCGACGTTCTGATATAAAAACAAAATTTCATTACCATCTACACATTCAAGTCTCGAAGGTTAGTCTTTACTCGATCGCCTTACCAACGGTGGAAGAGTTAAAGAACGTTTATTTTAACGATTAAAGTCGTATAGTCGTTTGATACGTTAAAATATTTGAGTAATTCATATATCTTATTCCTGAACATTCTAATATTAATCTTTAGGCTACATCAAATATATTCGACGACTTTGTATACGTAATAAATCGTCGTTTATTCAAAATAGCGACGTACTTTATATCAAAATATTAATTCATCGACTATTTATAACGACTGCTTTTATGTAAAATTACACAAACATAAAAGATGTTGATGAGTCAAATACGATTTAATAAAATTGTTCATTTTTGATCGCAAAGATGATAAACAAATTATTTAATTGTAATACCTACCAAAGTCACATCGCCTTGAACATCCATTTTATGAAAATCTTTAGGCGTTTTTCCATTGCGACACGTAAATTCAAGACAGAAAACATCGTTGACTCTAACATGAACTTTATCGCCTGAAAAATAGAATTGAGTGACATAATATTTTTTATCGGTTAGATAAGGAAAAGCTATATCTTGCATATTTGAATCAGCAATTTGCCAACCTTTAACAAAACTATTTCGAACAATAACTTTATTATTGTAACGGGGGTTAAAATGAAACTGAATGTGACCGTCTTGATCGTAAAAATTGATAGAAAATCTGTGACCTCCTTTAATCTTAACGAACAATTTTACGGATATGTAAGATTTATCGGTAAGAGGTTTCTCAAATTTCATTTTATAAGGCAGTTCCAATATAACGTCGCCGTAATTATTTTGAAGATAATCATCCAGATTCAAATCGAAATTACCTTCTCCTATTATGTTTATCCATGATTTAACAATCGATTTAAACTTTTCATCCCCCGTCAAATTGGTCACCAATTGATCTTGATTCATACCTCCCGTAGCAATTAATTTAGTCAACTCTTCAGATTCAAGCAGATTAGTTTTGATGTTTTCCGTCAATTTATCTTCCATTTCAGGAGTCCATTCTCCATTTCCTCTTGAATTATTCAATAAAGCCGTGATTTTTTCATTAGCTTCTTTCAATCTGACCAAAATGTAATTGATGAGCGAATCGTATTTAGAAAAAATAAATTTAAAATCGGAAGATGATTCTTCGGTTGTCATTTTAATTTCAAGCGGTAAAAACAATCGTTCAAACATATTGCACTAACTATATACGTCATCGAATATATATAAAAGTTAATTCGTTCGTCGTCGGAGACGTCTTCCCGCAAAATTCCGTACGAGCGAACGCATCGATGATATTTTATTTTACGGCGACGATGCTTTCGTTATAAATTAAACGTTTAAAATCAAAGAGATCATATTATAAAGTAAAGAGTTAAATGTATCTCGTACAATCAAAAAATTGTCGATCGTACGTTTATTTGGAAAAATAAGATTTTAAATATTTTTAACCCGACGTACGTTACGTAAATAAAGTTCGTTCGATCGACGTACCAGCGAATGATTTGGTTTTAAGTTGCAAAATTAGCGATCGTCGAATACGTGTTTTACGGGCGTAAAAATTTTTTACGTTTAAAACATCGACGACGAATGCTTCGCGCGCTCGAACGTATTAATTATTTGATTCGTAAAAATATTCGATCGCGTATTCGCAAAACCGAACGATTTATTCTTTCGAAAGACGGCCGTACAAAAACAAGATATCATTGTAGTTTACGTACTCAAGTTTCAAGAAGTTATCGGTAATTCTTAACTCATCGACGACGGTCGCAGGTCAATAAATTAAGCAACGTGAGCGTGTAAGAGAATACATAGTTTAACTCTTTACCTTATAACATCGACTCCTTTAATACGTAGTTATAATGGAAAAATCGGTGCTGCGAGTAAAGAGTTAAAAAATAAATACCTTTTAACTCGGATACGTTCGAATTTAAAGGATTAACCCTTCAAAACCTAATACCTCTTATATAAGAACGTCGTTTTATTATAATTTACATGTTCGAGGGTTGGAAAGTTACGACTGAGCGTATTTGGGCTCCGTAGAAAATGAATGTAAAAGTAAATGCTTACTCTCGAGCGTTTTAATGTTATTTTAAGTACGTCATCGACGATGTAATCGAGTCAAAAATACACGAACGATTTAATTCTTTAAAACTGAATATAGAGTTAAAATAATGTATTTAGTTAATTGCGACGTCGTAATTAAAGAGTTAACGTTAATTCTTTGAAAACTGAAAGATCCTGAAATACATTGCGTTAACATATACTTAGTTTTCAAAGGATTAAATAAGTTAAAACTAGAATGTAAAATAAAAATGTATCCTTTTAATTAAAAATGCGATCTAATAAGTCTTCTAAAATAAAAGCGCCTACCATATTTGGAAAAACTCCCGAAATTAATAAATCCGGTAATAAAAAATCGGCTAAAAATTTAAATCAGTCTCAAACTCCCAACGCACCGAGTAATTTTCCTCTTTATGGACCGTCTAATTTTAATTCATTCGGATCTAATTTTGGAATGACCGGCGTTAATCCTTTTGTAGGTCAAATACCTAATTTTGGAACTCAAGCGCCTAATTTTGGAACTCAACCGCCTAATTTTGGAACCGCTAATATAAATCCGTTCGGAAATCAACCGCCTAATTTTGGAACCGTTAATATAAATCCGTTCGGAAATCAACCGCCTAATTTTGGAAATCCGTTCGGAACTCAACCGCCTAATTTTGTAAATACGTTCGGAACTCAACCGCCTAATTTTGTAAATACGTTCGGATTTAATCCTCAACCTACACCGACGACCGATAAAGAGGAAAATTATAAAGATCTGTTGCTTCAAGATTTAAATCTAACGTCGAGTATTTTAACGGACGATGAATCGTCCGACGAAAGTTTTTTATCGGACGATGAAAAACCTTCAACGTCGTATCAACCCCCTCCCAGCGTTATTCCGATAACCGTTCAGGATGCTTCTAAAGCTAAAGTTGTTGTAAAACCTAATACTAAAATTACGCCTGATAAATCAGTTACGGTTAAGACTTCTACTACAACGACCGACGTTACTGCTCCTTCAACTAAAACAACCGCCGTTACCGCTCCTTCAGCTGCAACAACAGGCGTTACAACGGTTACCGCGGCAACCGTTACACCGGTTACCGTTACCACGGCAACCGTTACACCGGTTACCGTTACCACGGCAACCGTTACACCGGTTACCGTTACCACGGCAACAGGAATTACTACGTCGAACGATATTACAACTCCCGCCTCAGCCGGTCTCAATTACGTTCGAATTGAAAATTTCGAGGATGTTTTTGCGAGAATTCGATACATGAATATAGTCAACGGTTATTTAAAAAGAAAACACTCCGTTTTACCCAACTGCGATTTAACGTCCGTGAAAATCATCGCTCAAACTAATCGATTTAAAATGTATCATGTGAAATTTGATTCATTTTATTTCGGATGCAAACAAACTAAATTTAAACCCCAAAAAATAGATTTTTTTAAAGATTTAACGGGTTGGAATAATTGGCCCGTTGATCAAAAAATCAAACCGCCCGAAATAATGGTTCAACGTATACTGAACGATATTTTGTATAAAAAAGAAACTCAAAATTTATTATTATCGACTGGTATGGAATATTTATGCGACGTTTGCGACGCCGAATACGTGTGTTATAATTTTTTTACGGAAGCCGTCGATCGTGTTTTAACCGTATCATTGTTAACAACCATGACGGTCGAGGAAAAAGAAAGCGTATTTGTTCAATTATTATGTACTTTAGCTGTATTACATTGCAAATACGGTATTGTGCATTCCGCCATAAAATTGGAAAATATAGCTTTAAAGAAAGTTGTTGTGCGATCTAACTATTTTAAATATTTGATAGGAAATAGAAGTTTTTACGTAAAAAATACGGGTTACATACCTCTTTTATGTAACTTTGATCAAGCGTACAGCGTACATCCGGATTACGGTTCTTCCGAATATTACGGCATCAGAAATATAATCGTCGAAGAAACGGGACTAAAGGCCGGATGGGGAACTCGAGCCGGTCGAGAATACAGGCAACGTCCTTTGAAATTATCTAAAAGAGTAACGTTTGATACAACGGGTAAATTTATAGCGCTGGAACCAAATACAACTAAAATATTGTGGACGGACGGTCAAGAAGGTACGTTCAACACCGTTTACGAACAAAATAAAGAGAAGATTGATTTAAAAGATTTAAGAAAACATCCGGTCGAAGATTTTTTCCAAGACGTAGACGCTTTATTAAAAATATTTGCTCCGTACGAACGACTTAAAATGGGAAACAGTAAAAATAAAATTTTGTACGGAATAAACGGCTTCAGATATTTATTCGCCGATTTAACCGCGGCGTATCTTTTCCCTGAAATCAGCGATTATGGTTTATACGAACGCGAATATGTTTATAAATTTTAATCGTTAAATTTTATAACGCCGCCTCGATATAAAACGTATTATTTTATCAAATAAAGAGTGATTTATACGGGTTAAATATACTTTAAAAATTGAAGGATCGTCGACGATCCTGAAATACGTTGTTTTTAAAAGATCAAATACTCTTTTAATTCTTTGCCGATGAGGTTGATTTAAAAGTTTATTCTCTATAAAGCTTGAATATTCTAATATAAATTATATATTTTTACTTTTGTATACGATTTAAGTTTTAAAAAATTAAAAACGACGGTTTTGTTTATAACAAAATGCGGACTTCGTTGATCGTTTTATAATTATAATTCACTCGGGAATTTGTCGAGATTGTGAATTCTTAAAAAGTTCGGTCAAAACTAATTTAGAATGTAATTCTCAAGGTTTCAGATACGTTATTCCTATAAGCTATAAAGTTTCTTATTTTATCTTAGGCAACGCGTGCAACGACAATTTATGTTGCATATTTCCGGAAGCTTTACTTTTATTTGGGTCGTGGAATATATTTTTACAAGATCTTTAGAGCAAACATTTAAATCATTCTTTGATAGTAGATTTAATACATGTTTTGGATAAAATAGCCGCTGAAAATATAAATATAGATCATTTTCAAGAAGAGAATGATTTATCGAAACTTCATACAATATTGTTGAGTCCCGAAGAGTTACTCAACGTCACACTTACTTTTTTACATCGGTGGCTCTTTATCGATTGTAAAGGCGGAATTTCAACGTGCGTTCCTTCGTTACATTCGTCAAATCCACCGTCGGCGTAATTTATAAATCGTCAGCGTCGTCGATTTTTTGTTTGATAATTTTACTTTCGCTTTCACTTTACGCAACTACTTATACTATCTTTAATTAATTATATATTTTTAACTCGTCGATTACCGATAACGTCTATTTATATACATAAACAGACGTTGTTATAATTAATGAATTAGATCGACCTTGTTGGAGGCGCTTGAAAGAGTTACCATTTAAATCAGTATACAGTTTTAGAAAACATTGAACGAAAGTACCTTAAGGTAACTCGTCGACGTTTATTTTTATATAATTTTACGATCGGACGTCGTCGATAATAAACAATATATTTTGAACTCGCGGGTAATTTTTAATTATTTAACACTTAAGTTGTACACTTGTTTCATTTATATATAACTTAAGAGTTAAAGGTCGAATACCCTTTAACGCCGACTCTGTAGATAAAAATGACGCTCGAGTATTCTAGCGTTAATTCCTAAAAATTATACGATCGTATAGTTTTTGGGAGTAAAGGGTTAATTAAAATTTTATAGTCGTAAAAACGACTTTAAAATTTATTTTGTGTTTTCAATTTAACACCATTTATCGTAAGCCAAATGTGCGTGAGATCGAGTCAACGCTATAAATTGGTATATGTTTGCTTCTTGTAAAAAATTGGTTATTTTTTTTAAATTATTTTTTTCTCCCGCTTTACAATTCTCAGCGATAAATTTCAAAACAATAAAGTTCATCCAATATTGTTGAGTCCAATCTTTTGATTCTAAGAAATCCAAATAACATAACGCTATACGGTGTACGTGAGCTTTAACGCTTTTTTCTAATTGTTTTAGTTTAGGATGTATACGAATCAAACAATCTTGAGCGAATCTGTCTTTTTGTAAAAAAAAGTACAAAAAACGTCTGATTATATCGGGATCGTTACCTCTTATTTCTGACAATTGGGCGTAACCTTGAGTGTATATTTTTTTATGATTTCCGGCAGAATCAATGTATAAAACACCGGGTGTTTCGTACGGATCACAACCTTCTAAATAGGCGTCTAATTGTTCTTTACTTTCTATTTTAAGAACTTTAGGAGATCTAATGAAAGCGCCGCTGGTTAGTCGTAATCGTTGTTCGTATATATGAGTTCCTTTGTAATATAAAGTGAGCAAAGTTAACCTGGGAATTTTAGGCTCTTGACACACCAATTTTTCTTCCTCTGTACAAGACAACAGAAATACATAACCGTATGTAGGATCTAAATGATAAAGGGCAAATCTTGACAAATATTCTTGATGCGTTTCGGAGGGTCTTAAAGGTTCTTTCCATAAATGACTGACCGCCTCAAAGGCGGTGTCTCCGAAAGAAACAGTTTTAGAAGCCCATTTCATCTTGAAAAGATTAAATCTCTTATTACTAGTTGTAAACCATCGATTGTTGATGTAAAATACATTGATAATTGTACCTTCCGAAAGAGGGAAAAATTTTCCTTCGAACGATACGTCGCACGGTTCCACTCTTTTATTGTAAGGTAAACTAGCAAAAACTAGTTTATTCTTTTTGTAAACCAATCCTCGCAGTTCTGTACGATCATCTTTCTTAGGCGCACAAAACAACCTTAAATCGTTGTGTACGTCTATGGGTTTATAACCTATTTTATTGTAATAAGCCGGCGAATAAAATTTTTGAGTCGTTTTGAACGCCGGTGAATCCATCGAGACGGTTAAATAGGAACTTGTTTTTTCCAAGTCAAGATTCATAAATTTTAAAATAAAAATGTCGACGATCGATCTCTATAAAAACAATTTATATCCTTGGAAAATTATAGGGCCTAAATTTACGCCCTATTACACTTATTTAACGCCTAAACAAGAAGAACAGGGTTTTACAAAACCCATTGATACATCATTGATCGAACGCGTATACGGTCGTTTATTTAAAACAGCTCATTTTAAAAGTAGAGCCTTCGTTAATTTAGACGATAAACAAATGGTATTGGCTTTAAAAGGTCAAGAAGACGACGCTTATTTTCACGAACATAAACTTAAAGCCATGCGTATTAAAATAAGATCGAATCCGGAACTGGCTCGGTTATTAAATATAACAGGTTCTTATACTTTGATTCACCCCGATCAAGCTTTAGTGGGTTTATTAACCCAAGAACGTAACGCCGTTATTCCGGTAGAAAACGACGACGCTATGACGCCGGTTGAATTAAAACGATTGTTTTTGGCTTTAAAAGAATTGTTTTTTTCCGATCACAAAAAATTACCTCCGGACGGTTCTTCTTTGAACGAGTTAAAACGAGCGGCCGTTCCTTATTACGATAAAATTAAAAGCTACGGTTTACCGGCCATACCTTATTACGTATTACAACATCCTAAAAGTATGCCGGGATACGTAGCACGTTTGTACGCCGCCGACGTTTATCAAAAACAACTGTATGAATTTAAAACGGCTTTGATATACGCTCAATGCAGAGCTCTTTTGAGGGAATATTACAACATACCAGAAGATAAATACGATTTTGCCATTGAACAATCGTTGTCGACCGAATGGTCTCTATACGATTTGTTGAACAGAATTTATTACGCTTACGAAAACAATTTGTTAGAACCCGAGGTATTGGCCGATGTTAGGTCATCTAAGCCCGATCCTGAATTGCAATTCATTGAAACATCAGGTTTTATGAAAGATTGGCAACATATGGGAAACAAAGAATTAAAGATGAGCGTACCTCAAGAATTGTGGTTTGAAACCGTAGGTCCCCCTTTCACGATCGACGAAATTTCTTTTCCCAGTTGCATACATTACGCCTATTTTAAAACGCTTCAACGTATGTATCCTAAATTTAAAGCCGATCAACTAACGGAACTTCCGATGGTTAAACTACCTTACTTATATAAAGAAAGAGCCGAAAAATGGATGATGGAAACATTGTTGAATGCCGCGGAAGAAGAATTGACGGACGTTTTAAACAGGCATCCCATTGTTAAAATAGTTTTATACGGCGCCAGAAATTATAACTTAAAATGGATCGATCCTACCGATAAAGTATTAGGTGATAAATTTACTAATATTTATAATAAAGCTAAAAATAACGTAGCTTTAGATTTCAGAAGCGGGTTTGTCGATTCGCAAAACATGACTGAAAACATGTTTTTTACCGAATGGTTTAAATATCGCATCAAACAATACAACACCGACGTTGCGTTGTTAGGAGAATGGACCGCTTATTACCACAACGTCGTGGGTATAGCCGCCGTTCGACGCGCTTCATTGGCCGAACTTAATTATTTACCGGACGATAACAATTTACAGTGGGCTTTGATCGTTAACGAATACTCGACCGAATTTGTTGGAAAATCTATTTTCGATGCCGTGGCTCGAGCGCTAGAATTATGGGAAGAAGCTCGAATAGATGCTGAATCATCTCAAACTACCGCCTTAATTTACGAAAACGCTCAAATTTTATATAACGTCGTTCAAAGTCAAACGGATTTCAACGTTTTTTTCAACATGTTGAAAACAGGTCGCCCGGACTCTTCGCACGTATACGATGTGTTTCGAATAAAAGCTTTGATGGACGTAAATTTTAAAATCATAGCCGATCGATTAAAAAAACCGTTGAAAGACGTGCTAAAAATAAAATAACTGATTACGTCGTATATTTTAACTCTTCGAGGGTCGAACGATTCTAAAATACAGTGTTTTAATTCATACATAGTTCTTAAAGGGTTAAAATGTACGATGACTTAATCTTTTAAAAGTATACGCTCAGTCACTTGTATATGCTTAAGTTGGATGATTTTGATACGAATTTAAATATGCTTGAGCATTTTAGTATTAAAAGTTAATCTTCCACGCGTTTTTGATACATTCAAAGTCAACCTTTTAACGCAGATACGTTTATGCAATTTTACATTAAAACGATCGACAAATTAACTTTGAAAATACATTATTTTAAGATTGCCGATGATCTTTCAATTTTCAAAGGGCTGCGTCTTTTAATTGTTATAACGTTTACTTTTATATAAAGACTTTTAGATTGTCTTGATATAAAACGTATCGCTTTGTTTCGGATAAAAAGCTATTTATTATTTTTATACTCGTATTAATTCATCGACGTTCAAACGTACGAATCTCGTAGAAAATGAGCGATGAATCAAAAGATTTATGTTCGAGTATTTTGTTATTAACTCCCTAACATCTCTGACGCGGTTGGATTTAGAGGGTTAAAACAATATATTTTAGGATCGTCGATGATTTTAAACCTCAAAATTAAAAAATCGTTTTTTTAAATACGAAGGTACGGCGTCCGGATTTAATCGAGCTCGACACAATTGTTTTAAAGATGGAACTGATCGGTGTAAAAAATCAAACCTTAATCGATTTAAAGAATTTATTCTAACTTCCCGATTAAAAATATTTTTTGACGCATCTTTAAAATAAGAGCGTTTAACTAAATATCCGGTAGGATTGTAAACGACTTGATATTTTGAATAATCGGTGTAAACGGTGAATAAATATTGAGGAACTTCTGTTTCGGTGTTATAAATAACACAAGCTTTTTCTTTAATTTCAGTCCATATATCTTTATCAAAACAAGTTTCTATAATTTGATGATCCGTTATAACGTTACCCCAAAATTTATCGCATAAAAACGTTTTAACTTCGTTTACGGCAACATTTAATGGTAATTCAGGCGTCGATTCTATAAAATTGTTTGGTTTATCCGATAAATATGAGGCGTAATATTTTAAAAAGCGATCGATTAAAGGCCAGGGAGATTCTGTGTGCCACAGATTGAATCTGAGTTCTCTGCAGCGGGCGACGTAAGTTCCTTTTACAATTTTAATGCGTAAACGATTGCGAGATCTTACCAATCGTACTTCTAATATGTTCTCGCAGTAAAACCACGGAGAACTGCATAATACGGCGTTGTGTTTAGGTAACGACGATAAATTTAAATCGTCGACGTAACCCCAATATTTTGATCCGGCTTCTTCTAAAAATTTTAACCATGTTTCTGAAAGTAATCCCAAGTTATTTTGTATTCGAGGCGTTAATACTTTTTTTGGAGGTGAAATAAAAAAACATTTATATCGTCTTTTTATTTTATTGAAAGCGATGGAACAAGCTGTTTTAAAATTTATTTTTTCTCCTTTTAAGATTACTTTATCATCGACGAATATACGATATTCGTTGTAAAAAGTAACTAATTCTAAAGATATGAGTTTGTTGGTTTTAGATTTAACGAGTATCGTAAAATCGCTGCCCGGTACGGACGATTTTATAACGGCCATCGCACCGACGGGTGTTCCTTTAAAATGATGTTCGGATCTTCTAGGCCATTGAAAATCAAACAGTTTAAAATCATCGATTCCTATTTTTACTTCTTCGGTTTTAAATGCGTATCGTTCGCAAAAATAAAAAACATTCATCGTTAAACGTTTATATAATTCGACGCTTCGTTTATTAAATTTTTAAATATCGATCGACGGGTTATTAAATAAAGTATCGCGTTAAAAATGTTATTCCATCGAGCGTTATTGTATAAGACTCAGACGCTAAAAGATACTTACCCTTTAATCAAGCCTCATCGGTGATAGGGTTAAACTTACGTCGACGTAACAGCGTTAATATTTATTTAACTTTTTATACGAGATAATATTATTTAATCTTACAAGACCCAAGTATATAGATTTTGCTTTTGTATGAAAACGTTGAGTTTCAAGAAGTTAATCGATGTTTTTGATTATATAAAAGACGTTAACTTTTAATACTGGAATATAAATCGTTTTCTATACGGAACCGGTTTTAAGTTGTTATTAACGTTTACGATTTTTACATTTAAGTTATCGTCGGAACTGTAATAAGTTAACCCTTAACACCTAAAGCTGTATTAAACAAATATATGGTTTTAGGTGTTAAAAGATTAATATACGTTAACAATGTTTTAAATAAAAACAACTTTGCATTTATAATAAACACGTTCCCAAAGACAAATTCCGATGAGTTGAGGATTTTTATATCGACGACCTCTTGAAGAAACGGCGTACCCTAAACACACGTTATTTTTTAAAAAAGCAATTTTAACGTCGGAACCTTTAAGTGTAATAAGAAATTTATTACACATTAAATAATCGCCTTTTTTATACAGTTTAACGTGAGTTTCTAATTTTTTAAAGGGTTTGCCGAAATTAAAAATGCGCGCCGTCATACGATAGTCTTCGACGTATAACTTGACGTCCATGTGAAACCAAGATTTTTTTACACTCAACGTACCGTCGGCGAATGATTCGTTATAACTTGGAAGATTCATTGTTTTTATAAAGTTGATAAGCGCCTAACGTTGCACTGGCAATGATTAACGCGATTGAAGCGTATAAAACGTATTTATAATACTTTTTTGTCACCAAAGTATTAGGCGTACCTATAGACTTATAAGGTTTTACGCCGGTGTTTACTTTTTCTTTTTCCGTCCATTTATTATCGACGTAAGCGTATAATCTTAAAATAGAAGGTCCTAAAAATTGACCGTATAAATCATCGGGGCTTCTGGGTTTATCGGAAGGTGGTTCGTAGCTCCATTCCGTCAATTTAGTTATTTTATTAAATTCAGTCCATTCTTCACCGTATTTATAATAAAATCCAGTATCTTGATCTAAATAATAATCTCCCGATTTAAAATCTGTTTTAATAATAGGAGGGAACCCGTATCCTTGTAAAAATCTGGGAGACAACGCATACGATCCTTTATCCTTGTTTAAAGGTTCCGGAACTTTTTTCAGATACCATATTTCGATCGGGTTGGTTTCGACGTAAAAATTTTTTTTTAGATCGTAACCCTTCCAATAAACCGCGTTATATTTGGTTTGTTTTAACGTTTCCACCGCTTCGGTCAAACTTAAATCTGTTTTGACTAAAGCTTCTTTTTTAAGAGCGTCGCTCAATTCTTCCACGTAACCGTCGTAATTCAGATCGTAATAATTGTAATAATAATACAAACCGACGCAACCTCCCATTAAACAAATAGGAGCTAAAAATTGAACGCCGGCAAATGCAACAGCGCCTATTACTACGGCGGCCGCAATTAAAAAAGATAAACCCGAAGAAACGGCCGAAGCTTTTTGATCAATTTGCTCGACCACGTGTTGAACGGCTTCGTTTTGAGACACGGCGTCTTGAGCACAATCTTGAAAAACGCGTTGTATCTGAGATAAATTTAAATCTTTTATTTTGACTGACCCGCCTACGTTTTGTAAAACAATTTCTTGCGTCATAGCATCGACTAACGAACACGAATCGTTGATGCGTACGGCCGCTTGAACGCAAGCCGTCGCTATAGCACTGACTTGATTAACGGCGTAAGCGTATTGCGCGGCGTTTAAACCGGAAGTAACTGATTTAGCGTTTTGAGCCACCGCCTCAAATAAATCTTGCTGGGCTTTTTGCTGAGATAATACGTTCATTAAACTTTTCACGTTAACGTCAATTTGCTGGACAAAATATACATCTGAAACGTTTACATCTCCGTCTACATCTGAAACGGTAACGATTTGACTGTCGTTCATGTCGGTTACTTGAGCTTTAATAATCTCGGAACTGACTTGAACGTAAGCGTTCGTCACAACGTCGCTGATATTTTTTGAAACAGAAGCACCCATTTTCTTTTTTTTTTATACAATTTAAACGTATTTATTTTTAAATTTAAAATATTCTTTTCGGATACGTTAAATTTAAAAATCATCGAAGATCTCAAAATACATTGTTTCATCGGTACTTAATTTTTAAAATCGACCGTGATTTTTTTAATTTTTAAAAGGTTAAAAAAGTTACTGCATCGAATGCTACATACGGATGTTTCTATAATCATAATAGAAGCAGACTTTTGTAGCATTCGATGAAATTGATCCCAGTTGACATTTACGGCGACGATACATATTTAATTTTTCATCGAAAATATATAAAAAAGCTAGTTGATTTACGTCTGACGCAACGGTAATTTTTAACTCGTTGTTCAAAACTGTATAAAGGTAAAAGTAGTTGAATTAATGCTTCGGGTACGTCAAAAAACAATGCGTTTGAGATCGACCGTTGAGGCTTCAAAATACATTATTTTGATACCGAATAACTAAATATAAACGGCGTAATTTTTTCACTGACTGAATATATTTTAGTTTTACCCCTCGGCGATTGTAACATGTATTGTTTTGATCTACGCCGCTTTTAAAACCAAAAATACTGTCCATAATTCATCGACCACCGTTTTACGCAAAACATATACGCACTTCGGCTTTATAAAAACCCGTTTATCGATCGCGTCAAACGATTTAATCATCAATCGCTTGTTTACAAATATGGTTGGCTACGACGGCGTAAACGTAATTTCCTTTATACTTTTTTAATCTGTAAGCAAGCGGCTTAAAAGATATTCTGTCGTAAAAAGAAAATTTACAACATTCGAAAACGTACGTTTTATTTTTTAAAACGCCTCCTACAATTAAAACATGAGCGTAATCTAATTGAACAAAGATACCGGCTTCTAATAGTTTAACTATGGGATAAAAATTTGTTAAATCGCACGGTTTAACGGCGCTTATTTCATAATTTACCTTCACCGTTAACGTAGACCCTTCGCATACTATAAACGAAGCAGATACGATACGAATTATATCTAAAATGTAACCTACCGGTTTATATATTTTATTCTTTCGTTTAGATTTTAAATAATCTAAACAAACGCGATTAAAATCCCCCTTCATGTCAGAGGGTTTTAAATGTATGGTTTCTGAAATAATCATATCGTTAAATTAAATAAAATACGACTTAAAAAATTCATTTGTTCAACGATGGTCGGTATTTATCTTTTAAGCGTTAACGCGTAATACTCAAACGTATTTGCACTTTTATAGAAAAAACTATTCGGTTTACGTTAGAGCGTAAACAGTCAATAAATAAAACGTAACACTTTAATTTATATGAAACTGAACGATTCTTATATTTAAAAAATATAAAACTTTTTTTTAAGTTTTTATATTTTTTTATCTATGTTCCCGTAATTTTTTACTTACAATTCATCTCCTCTACCACATTGATCGGAGCAATTGCAGTTGCCGGGAGGACCTGGGAGACCTGGCGAGCCAGGTAGCCCTCTGGGACCTGGGTTACCAATTCCTGGAGAACCTGTAGGACCTTCGGGACCTATAGGACCTGGGGGACCTGCAGGACCCAACAATCCAAGTTCACCTTTGGGACCTGGAGTACCACGTGCTCCAAGTTCACCTTTGGGACCTGGAGTACCATGCATTCCAGGAGATCCTTTTTCACCAGGGGGGCCTGGTAATCCATCATTACCCGGGGGGCCTTCAATACCAGGTTGTCCTGGTTCACCGCTAGGACCAGCGGGTCCACATTTTCCACGGTCACCTTTAGTCCCAGGACTACCGGTTAATCCTGGTAATCCAATAGGACCTGCAGTACCAGTTTTTCCTCTAGAACCTGGATGTCCTCTAGAACCTGGATTCCCGTTTATACCTGGAATACCAGGAGGTCCAGCAGGTCCAACAGGTCCTTGCGGTCCAGGTAAATCAATTAAAGTTTCATTGCAAGACATTCCACGCTCTCCACGATCACCCTTCATGCCAGGAATTCCTCTTTGTCCAGAATGACCGTCTCTACCAGGCTCACCAGGATGACCGGGCTGACCATCTTTACCTGGTTTACCTATACAAGAACGGCCTTTTTCTCCCTTTAAACCTGGCTTACCAGTTTGTCCAGGAGGACCTTGAGGTCCTTGCACTCCAGGATGGCCTATATCACCTTGATCTCCTTTACAGTTCAAGGGACAGCTTTCTTCTTCAGATGAACCGGCTATTTCAGGGGCTTGACTTCCTTCAGAATCTTCAAATAAGATTGTGCGTTGACCGGTGACGAGTTGAAACATCACCAAACCGGAAAACATTAATATTTTCATAATAGTAGTTTTCATAGTTCTAGTTATACGATAAAAAAATATATTTTTTTTTTAAAAATATCAAATATCTTTTTTAAACTCATCAAACATCGATACCATATGATAAATCCTTTAAAATTAGTTAAATTATCGTATTTTAATGATTAAAAAATTTTAACCGTTAAATATCTTAATATAACCTAAAACAACTTCTTTAATTCATTTGTTATGAATAAGGGGGACCAAATAGTTCATCCTCAGGTATTTAAAGGGTTAAATATTGATATCAACGATTAAATTACTGTAAATCAACGTACGTTGTTTTAATATACTAAACTACTGTAGCAAGCAAATAGGAAAAAGTTAGCTAGTTTAATACTCAGACATTCTATATTAAAGGGGCCTAAAAAACTGAATATAGGTTAAAACAATGTATTTCAAAATATTTAATGTTCTTTCAATCCTCCAAATACCAAACTTAAATTCAGTAAAAAACCCGGTTTATTTTGGTGTTTAAAAAAATAATTTTTTATATATTTAATTTCGACATAACGCACTTAGACTTGATGTAATCTCTTGGACCTTAAATATACGGACATAATAATATTTTGTTACACAAAAGACGGAGCTTTATATTTTAAATTCATCAACACGCAGACTCGTATAAAAGAGATCGTCGTACGTTAAATTCATTGCTTTGAAATCTAAAGAATTACGTCGTTTTAACTTTTTTAAAAAAGTTAAACTCTATTTTTAAAGCAAAATTACAGCGTTGACAATCCCAGAATATATTATTTTAACTTATATTTGGTTTTTAAAGAGTTAAAAAAATAATTTGTTGATATCTTTTTGGTCAATTTTTATCTTCCGGTATATGATATTTCAAAGGAAATTCTTTATATTCAGAAACGTTGCATAAAACAGCTATACCGGTCAAAAATTTGTTTCTAAAGATTTTCCACGTCGTTAATCCATCAGAACTTTGAACTTTGTAATTAAATTCTAAATCGTCTTTTTCGATATTTATCGGTTCTGTAGTAAACATTAAAAACGCATCTGTTTCATATATTTTAGTTGTATTATAAACACATTTTTTGGTGCATTTTTGAAAATCGTAATAAGAAGGCGGAAGCCACCTCGTTATCTTCCAATCGTCATTCGTCGAATCATCTTTAACAAGAGGGTCCGGATACTTATATTTACACAAAACTAATAAATCGTAAATTTCATAAAATCGCCGCGCTTTAGAACAATTTGTTAAAGGCGATATTTTCCGGATCAAAGGTCTTTTATTGGGAAAAAATTTTACGGTTGTTTCGACGGAAGACGATTTAAAATTTAAATCGAAACAATCGGTATATTCACCTACGTTTAAAAGACCTGAAAATGTTTGAAAATGGCGACTTAAACATCGATGCAGTCGGTCACCGATTAAATTATAAACGTAAAGTCGATCGTTGATTCTGATGGATCTGGGGAAATTAACTAAAGACCAATCGAATCTAAAATTCCAATCTATTCTAATTTTACATCTTTCTATTTCCCAATATGTTTTATTATCTAATTCCAGTTCTCTAAGTTTAGAATGAGGAAGATGGCTTAAAATTTTGTATTTAAGCTCGGTAGGAAGATTATGTATCGATTCAGAAATTAAGTCCTCTTCAATTTCTTCCCAGTCGCTCGGATCAAATTCGATTTCAATCTCGTTCATTGCTGATTTGTATCGTAAAATATTATAAATCGAGTTTCAACTTTTTTTTACGCCGAATCAACCGCTGATATTTATTTAAATATAAACAGTATCGACGATGAACGAGTTAATCCTTACCGTACGTAAAAAACCGGTTTTTTACGATCGGTCATTTTAACTCTGATCAAAGGATATTTACCTTTTAATACTTAATCGTTCGCTACAATCACTTATATATTAGCTTTAGATGTTAAAGAGTCGATACGTATTCTTAAAATATAAGATTTCGTTCTTTATAACAAAAATCGAGTATCCGAAGATGTAACAACGTACGAGCGAGCGGTTTTAAAATGTTAAATGCAGTTTGAAAACGAGCGTGGATAAAATTGTCGACGATCTTTCGATCGTTAACTCCGAGTGCGACGCCTTTGGAGCGGAAGGATTAATTTAAACTACCTAGAACACGCTTTGTATAAATAATAAGTCACTTTTTAAGTTGAAATAAAAAGCAATATACTTTATATCAGTCCAAGGGTTAAATATACTCTGATTTTACAAAAGACGACCGTAAAAAAACTTTAAATTTGAATCGAGATATACGAAGTTGAAAATTTTAGTTTTTGATCGTCGATTCATAAAAAAATTATGATCGAAACGATCGAAAGATGCTATCAAAAAATAATCTCTTATCTCATAGGATTTAAGATCGATAAAGATGTTGTTCAACAATTAAGTTACCCCGTTGATTGTATCGCGTATATCGTAGGATATTCTGCCGACATTAACATAAACGATCTTTTAAAGTTAACATCTAAAAATCAGCAAGCGGATTATGATTTATTGTGCGATTGCATCATAGAAGTGGATGAATTAAGAAAATTATTAACTATTTATAAATGTAAAAAAAAATCTATCGATTCGAACGTGATTTTTAAATTAAAAATATATAACAGCTTGTGTAAAAAAATATTATTTGTAAAATATAAAATAAACCGCAACGTCGAATCAGAATTAATTTTATACAACAAAGACGTAATTCCTTTAAAAAGTTATTCCGAAATAGCAATTTTTACTAAGGATTTATTAAAACTTGAAATGCCTTATTTGTCCGATAAACTAAAGCTAGCTTAACTCGTCGACGGTTGCTTTACGTAAAGCAACCGTCGGTAATTGACGAGTTAATACCGAAACTTTAAATACACCACCTTTAATGTAATAACTAAAAAGTAAATATTACAACTCCTTTCATTAAAAACGAGGTTGAATTAAAATACTTAAGCTCGGTGGAAAACTAATAATAAAAAGCCTTTTGATTTACAAGGAGGTTTTTAGCGTTAATCGTTTATAATATCAGCTTTCATGCACATGTTATAGACGGTCGATGAGTTGATTCTTCCGCTCACCTTTGGGTTAAATGCTTAATTATTTATCGAGCGTAGACGGCCGTTTATATGCGATTTTACATAAAAATAAACGTCGTCTGTAGCTGATGAGTTAGTTATTTATTACGATCAAACGTTTAAATATATTGTAAAACCGAACGTAATATTTTCAGTATCGACGATGCGTTAACGTTGGAGGTACTTGCGGGATATTTACTCTTTAACACCTAATTTGTCAGTACGTTTGTATACGACTTTGGGTGTTAAAATATACGTATTCGAAACAATATTTATAAGCGCTTCAAAATTGAAGATTAAAGAGTCCTAAAAATATTAAACTTACAGAAACGTAAAAGGCTTTAAAACAATACGTTTTAATCACTACAGTATCGGGAAATTTCATACGTTTTTGCGGATCCCTGTCAAATTTTACGATTTTTTTAGTTCCGATCCATCCGTTCGGACCAAGAATATAAATTCTTATCGTATAAGGTCCGTTAAATCGACCGTATACGTCGCAAGCGGTTTTTGGTTTGTTAACGGGTAAATTTTCTCCCCATTCGGTTAATCCTTTTACACACGTTAATTTAATCCATTCGTCAATTTTAAATTTATATATAACACCCGTGGATCGATTTAAATAATAACTTCCGGTTCTTGAGCCGGGCAAATTGTAATCTTGTAAATACAAATGCCTGACGATCTCGTCGCTTTTACCGATAACCGTCGGCTTAATTCTTAAAAATAACGTTTCATTTTTACCTGAAACGGATCGGTGATAAAAAGCTCGATACTTTTTGAAAAATTTTAATTTTTCCACGGCTTTTCCCAAATTTAAATTAAATTTTCTATCGATCGATTCGACGTTTTCTATTTCGTCGACGTATCCTTCAAAATTTAGTTCGTACGAGTCGTAATAGTAATACGAACCTAAACAACCGGCTAAAAAATACACGATGGGAAATTTAATACCGACGACGACGACGGCCGCTAAAATTAATTTTTTAGAAAAAAAACTTCTTCGATTTAATTCTCGAACAAAAATTTTTAAATATTCACTTTTAAAAGCTTCTTCTCGAGCTTTTAAAGAAAAATTTTTTACATTCAAATCTCGAGCATATAAAATAGCGGCCGCGCAGGTTACGGACGCTTCTTCTATTTGATTGATGAAATATATGTATTGATCGCCGTTTAATTTTGTAACGTTTTTGTTGACGCGCTGTAAAATTAATTTTGACACATAAAACAAATTAGTCGTTCGTTTAAAAACTTCGTTTCTTTCGATTAATTTATCGCAAACGGCGGCAATCGCGGACTCAAATATATTTGAAAAGTTCATTTTTTTAAACGTAAAAATTTTAATTCGTGTAAGGTCGTCGATATTTAATTAATCTTCCGCAACCCCGAACATGTAGATTACGGCCTTGTACAAAAGAACATTAGGTCTTTGTAAGTTAATCCTTTAACTCGCCGCGATGAAGAGTTAAATAACATAAATATTCCTTGAAAACCGAGGGATCGTCTATATTACGTTGACTCTTTAACAAGTACGCTACTTAAGATATTTTACCTTTTAATTTCTCCGCCTCTACTGTGTACTCGGCGACGCGATCGAAATTAAAAAGTTAACCCGCGTACGTTCTCGACGGTGAATTTTACTCATCGATCGTTAACTTTTACATAAAAACAAACGTCGATGAGTTGATAAATAACATTGTTTTTATCCAAAATAAAGAATATAAACGCTTTATATCTGGGTAGTCTAAAGATTAAGTACTAACCTCAAGTTTTTTTAGTATCGATCGGCGTTTTGTTTGCGATAAACATTTACGGTCTTAACACTAAAAAACTCAAGTTCGTCTCATACATCGTCGTTGAACAAGATTCGGTTTAAAAACGATCGTAACAGAAATTTATTGTGCGAAAAATAACAACCTTCTATTTTAGATTCCGTCAATGAAAAATTAAATCTCACAATTTTAGCGTCGTAAACGTAAGTCGCGGTTAAAAATTTATTCCATTCGTTCAACGTTTTAGGTACGGTTTTAACAAATAAACATCGACCGGCGTCTATTTTAATTAAAGAACCGTCTATTTTGATACAATCATTATAAATTTGTCTGATCGCTAATACATCGGCCAAAATAATAGGCATATAGTATAAAACTACGATAACGAAGGATTGACAAAAATCAGATTTGGACACTTCAAATTTAAATTTTCTGTTCATTTCAACCCAAATCGTTTTAAACGATTTTTTATAATATTTACAATAATGCATGAGATAAAGTCCGGTTTCAGCTTTTAAATTAAATTTTTCGGTTAACAACGTTAAAATAGGTTCGCTTCGAATAGATCGATCTAATTTATAATTCGGGATTTTAGAAAAAATAAAATCGACAGCTGTTTCTATTCTTTTAACGGATAATTTAAAAAATTTAATTAAATCTTCGGATTCTTCGTACGATAATTTATTTTTACACAACGCAACGCAAGCGTATAAAACAGCCGTTCTCATAGACGGTTTCACATCTTTGACGACGCAAGCGTACAATTTATCGGCTTCTTTCACAGTTTTTAAAGGAACCCACTCCGGTAATTTAATAATTTTCGTTGATTTAACGACCGAATCTTTACGTTGATAATTCAATACCAAATGACAAATGGAACATACTTTATGATGACGAATGGTATGTTGAATAAAATGAGAACAAGATTCTTTTTTATCAACTTCTTGCGATTCTACGTTTAAGTCGACGATGATTTTTAAATAAATTTGTAAATCCATGTCTTATAAGTCGATCTAAAAATTTTTGGTAAAAAAAATTAAATTTAACACCAGAATGTTTGAGTATTGAAAAGTTAACCCTTTAACTCCAATCACATCAGCGCACGACGATCACTCTTTAATTCCTAATTGTTCGGTACATTCATATATAGTTTAGAAGTTAACTCCGACGCGTAAAATATTTACTCTTTAAACCCCAAAGTCATATATTCTCTTTTACGTACATAGAGGAATTAAGGATTAATCCTTAACTCTACACCGCAACAGCAATACGTTTGAAAGAGTTAACGCCTAATTGTTTATTACGGTTACTCGTAACTATCAATTAAACGTTTAATATATAACCCCTTGAGATATGTTAGAACAATGTACTTTATAATAGTTGCGATTTTTTGTTTTCAAAGGATTAAATACAATAACTTTAAAAATTAACGCCGTAAATCGAACGATTCTTGCAATCCGGTATACCTTATTTTAACTTCTGAGCTATATATACGCAAACTTAGTAATCAAATATATAACTTACGAATTAAGGAGTATTTATCCTTTAACTCTTTACACGTATCTGATGCATCGAATATACAGTCGGAATTAAACATAAGCTAAATAGCTTTTTATATGTAAAGCTTAAATATGCAAGCGTTAACTCAGCGCCGGTTAGTTTTATATATAAACGCGATCGAAATTAAAGAAATAATTTATTTACATCTTCGACGATCAATTCATATTCACACGCCTCCATCAATTCTTTAATAAGTAATTCGGGTACGCGATATCGTTCTAAACGCGTCGTGCCTTTTTGACCTTTACCGCCACCGTCTGTTCGTAATCTATGTATTTTTTTATTTGTTTTGGTATTTAAAATTACGTTTTTACAAAAGGATTTAACGCATAATTTTGGAGTAAAATTTATTAAATTAGTCCATATACGAGTTCTCTTTCTATATCCCCAATTGGAATATTGGCAGTAATCAACCGTATAATATATACGATTTGAAATATAATTTTTCATCGCGCCGGAATCTGGGTTTTCTATAAAATACCAAGAAGGTTTTAAATAATCGATGATTTCTAGCGTTTTATACAAAACCGGTAACCCCTTTTCTTCACGTTCCCTCAAAATTCTTTCCATAGAAAAACCTTTTTTACCGATGTTAGACCTTCTTAAAGCGCTAAAATATCTACACGGAGGAGACGCCCATACAACATCGAATTGATTGGGTCTAAAATCAGCGGCGTAGTCCCATTTTAAAATATCTACGTTAAAATCAGAATCTTTTAAATCCACCGATACTATCGTCCATTTTTTATTATATTTACGATTAGTTCGTTCTAACGAATGCGTACCGCTGAATAAATCTAAAATCTTCATTTTTATTATTTTCATCGTAATCTTTTACGACGAATTTTTAAATTTATCATATATTCTAATTTACGTTCGACGTCGAACGAATTAACTTTAACGCTATAACATCCGATTATATTAAAACTCTGTAAACAACCGATAAAGCCATTCGACATTTAAGCATTCAACGGTGAAAGTATACGAAAAAGTTAACGTCGTTTATATAAACGAATCAAGATTCACCGTAAAAGATTAAAATCATACGTTATTTTAAAAATTTAGATTTTGCAAATTATACTCGTTCGGTGTACTTTTACGTATTAAAAGATTAATTTATCAACAATCAATAACCTCGTCTCATACATAGAAATAGACGTCTTAGACGGTCAATGATTTAATAGTTTATATTTTAAAAACGTAAACGATACAGTCAATTTTAAAAAGTTTAAACGTCCGATTACCGACGCTTAAATAATAAAAATTAAAATTAAATCGTCGTAAATTTTATCCTACATCAAAATCGATGGAGGCTTTATTAAGAGAGACTAGAGTAGGAAAAGGGCAAATATTTACTCACGTCTCTATGGACGGTGGTAAATATCTGTTAGATGCGTACAGATATCCGATGTTTTGGCAAACTGTTGTAGATTCTACGCAACCGTTACATCTGTTAGAAACTCGCTACAAAGAAAGTCCTTTAACTTTAGATTTTGACATTAAAGAACCTCGTAAAATTTACGATAAAGAAGTTTTGAAAAAATTACACGATCGAATCGTAAGATATTTAAAAACTTACTTAGGAGCCGAAGATCGCAATTTAATCGGTGTATTTTTACATAAACCGTGTAAATTATTAGAGGACGGTACCGTTAAACAAAGTTTTCACGTTCATTACCCCAGAATCATGATGAACATTGTAGAAATGCAACGATTGACTCAGGAATTAAAACCGGAATGTGAATCAATTTTAAAAAAAGATTATCTAGATCCCAACGGTTGCAAAGTATGTTGGTTTATTTACGGCGCTTGTAAACCTGGAGATGATCCTTATCAGATCAAATACGTCTTTGACGCCGCAAATAAATCGGGCGATTTTCATAAACTTTTAAAAGATACTTTATATCCCAGATGCTTTGGAGAAACAGAAAACCTTCAGGCGTTAATTAGATTTTATCTTACCGTTATGCCTCAAGATAAAGAACCTTATTTAATAGGTTTTAAGAACGTTAAACCCAAACTTATCGATAAAATATTATCTCGTAAAGCGGAAGCTATTTTAAACAAAGAAGTCAGACCTTCCAAATTAAAATATTTGATCGATCTATTACCCAACGAATGTGCCGACGACAGAGACGTATGGTTGGAAACAGGGTTTTGCATATGGCAAGTCATGGAAGGATCGAATGAAGGATATAACATTTGGATTTCTTTTTCTAAGAAATCGGAAAAGTACAATGAAGATGAATGTTTTGATTTATGGTACAGACAAATGAGACCTAACAATTTTACCGTCGCTTCTCTCTATTGGTTAATTAAAAAATACAATTCTGAAGGTTTCGCCGATTACATTCGTTTGTACGAATGCCCCCCTTCTAAATGTTACGCCGATGGTAGTCATGTTGGTATAGCCAAGATCGTTCATCATCATTTTGGATCCGAATTTAAATGCGTTTCTATCAAAAATCACATTTGGTATAAATACGACGGAGTTACCTGGACAGACTGCCACGTAGGCGTAGATTTAAGGCGAGTAATTTCGGATACCAAAGCACCCGTCATTCAAACGATAAATAGACAAATTAAAATTGTAGCTGATTGTTTGGAGGGAGAGGAAACGGATGAAGAATATTGCGAATGGCAAGCGGACTTGGCGTGTTTAACGAGCGATGAATTAGAAAAAATGATGGATAATTTACTTAAAATAAAAAAATCGTTGCGTATGACGCAGTTTAAAAACAGCGTCATGAGGGAATGCGAAGAATTATTTTTCGACCCTTTATTCGCTCAAAAAATAGATTCAGATCCTTATTTAATCGCCTTCAAAAACGGTGTTTTTGATTTCAAACAAAAAACTTTCCGAGCTGGACGCCCCGAAGATTATTGCTATAAAAAACTCAACGTCGATTACGTTGATTACGGCTTCAACGGTTCTTTATCATGCGATCCATGCGACTTTAACGGACCGGAATTAAAGGAAACTTTGATTTTTTTTCAACAAGTTTTTCCCGACATTGAACTCAGAACATTTTTTATCCGGCAATTGGCGTCGGCTTTCGTCGGCGGTAACTCGGAAAAGATATGCTTATTTTGGACCGGGTCAGGTAACAACGGTAAAACCATCACTCAAACTTTGATTGAAAAGATGTTCGGTGTTTTTGCCGTTAAACTCAGCACGTCGGTATTAACGGGTAAGAAATTGTCTATGGGACAAGCCAACCCTGAATTATCTCGTACGGGAGGAGGCGTCCGATGGGCCGTGATGGAAGAACCCGATAACGACGAACGCATCAACGCGGGCGTTTTAAAAAATCTGACCGGCAACGATACTTTTTGGGCCCGAGATTTATATTGCGCCGGTAAAGACACCAAAGAAATCACGCCTATGTTCAAATTACACGTCATTTGCAACAATTTACCGGAAATTAAATACGCCGATCAAGCCGTTTGGAATAGAGTTAGAGTGATTCCTTTTGAATCGGTATTTAAACCCGTTGAAGAATGTCCTGAAACTTATGAAGAAAGGCTATCGTTTAAAACGTTTCCCGTTGACGTTAAATTTAATGAAAAACTGTGTAAAATGACGGAACCGTTGGCTTATTATTTAATATATTATTGGCTAAATATGGATCGTTTAAATTATAACGCTCCTGATAAAGTTTTGAAGGCGACTAAAGAATACAGAAACGAAAATGATCTGTACAAACAATTCATCGATAACAATTTGATTAAAGAGAAAGGCACTATTTTATCAGATAGATTACTCTATATTAAATATAAAGAATGGTTGAACGAAACACATTCTTATTACATCGTTCCTTCCAGAAACAAAGTGATTAAAAAATTCGTCGATATTTTAGGACCTTTAAACGACGGGGCTTGGATGAATTTTAATTTTATATAAGTTTAGTTCGATCTTTAACTTTCAGGCTATTTTGATATAAACATCCAAGATCCTTGCGTTATTGGTGTATTCAGGTTCCAGAAGCGTGTATCATTTTTACGTTGAATAAAAAATAATTTGTTGTTCGTACGAGTACGTCGACGCTAAAATACTCGACCGGCTTTTTACAGCCGTTCTACACAGAACATAAATATACTCTCGGGTATTCTAAACGTTAAATTAACCTTTAGGTTAGACTATATAAAAACCGCTTGAACGAGTCAGCATCTGTAAAAAAGTCAAATAGTTTACGATCGGTTGTTCTAACGGCTAAAAAGTAAATATATAGGTTAGACTATATAAAGTACAACTCTAAAACGTTCGAGCGTAAAAAGGTCTTTCCGCCGTAAGCTCTTTGAAAACTGAATATAGACTAACGCGATGTATTTTAAGATTGTCGGCTATCTTTTGATTTCGAGAGATTTAACTCCGACGAATCGAGTCGATTATAAAAGACTTAATATATAACTTGCGATGTAAAACAATATAGTATCCGTCGTACGTTATAACGTACGCTAACGTAAAAGCGACCGTCGTCGAGTCACGGTGGAATAGTACGTTAACAAACTAAAGCCCCTTCAATCACAATACAGTTAGTACTTAAAGTCAATTAGAACAAGCTAACTCTTTAAAGCTTGAAAGATTGCAAGATCTTTTAACGCCTGAAGAGTAAATATTTTAAATTCCTTTACGTATTTCCGACGCTAAAATGTACCAGATACGTTTGGTCGTTGTAAATTACAACCTAAACATTTACTCTCGATCATTCTAACGTTAAAATACCCCGAATATATTTAAGCTCCGTAGAGAATAAATAAAAAGAAAACCGTTTGATCTGCGATCGGATAATTTATCGTCGCGTTAAAATATTCGAACGCACGACGAATAGCTTTTTAACTAATATAACTCCTCAATGCCGTTGGAGTTAAATCATTTATATTTTAAACGCCGGTGTTTTGGTCTACCCTCTTAAACTCCAAATTTTTAAAATATTAATCCTTTATAACGAACGTTAAATATTGGAAAACTATATTTGGTTTTTACGTTCGAAACCGACGCTCTCGTAATACGTTATTTCAATCTGTACGCTCCCGAAGAATCCAAATTATATACGAGGATGAATGCTTTAACTCATTTGCGTCATCGACGACACAACGGTCTAAAAAAGATGATAACTCTTTGAGGATCGTATAGGTTAAAACAACGTATTTTAAGATCACCGCAGTTCTTGAAGCGTTTGATGTATGGCTCGGGAGTTTAAAAAATTAGTTAATTCGGTCACGATCCGAGAATTAATTGTAAAATTGGATCGTTATTAAAATGATTTATTATTTTTTACCCAAATATCCTTTTGTCGATCCGGTCAACGAAGCGGTTGATCCGTATCCAGGCGTCAATTTTGAAACAGCGTTGAGCGGAAAACCGGAGCTGAAAAGTTTAATCGATCCCCAAGATCCTTTTTGTCATCAAATTTTTCTGGAGCGTTTATTTTCGGATGCTACGCCTTATACCGAATGTTTAATTTTTCATGCGATGGGAACGGGTAAAACGTGTTCGGTTATCAAAATAGCTGAAAATGCTAAAACAGAAGGTCGATTGAGGGGAGCTTTAATTTTAGCGCGAGGTACCACGTTGCTCAAAAATTTTCTACATGAATTGTTGTTTAAATGCACCGACGGTCGTTATGTACCGGATAATTATTCCAAACTGACGGCGTTGGAAAAAACTTATCGAATTAAAAAATTGACCGAAACTTTTTACAGATTTAAAACATTCGAAACATTTGCTAAACAAGTGAATAAATGGAGCGATACTCAAATCAGAACTCGATATAACGATCATCTCATCGTCATCGATGAAGTACATCATATTAAAACCGGCGATGACCGAGACGTCAATTACAGAGCTTTGTTGAGGTTTATGAGGACGGTGAAAAACTGTAAAAAGATACTTTTAAGCGGTACGCCTATGGCTAATTCACCGACTGAAATTTTGGATGTGATGAATCTGATTTTACCGATCGATAAAGCTTTTAAACCAGAAGATAACATATTTGATTCTAAAGGTAAACTACGCAACGAACAATTGTTCGTCAAGCGCATCAGAGGTCGAATTTCTTATTTGAAGGCACCCGATCCGGGTCAAGGATTGAAATTTATGGGTCAACCCGACGGTCGTTTACAGTATTTTTCGGTTGTTTCTTTACCTATGAGCGATTTTCAGAACGCTGCGTACGAAAAAGCGTACGAAAAAGATACTCGAGAACGTAACATTTTTGTCAATTCCAGGCAAGCGTCTTTAGCCGTTTATCCCAATGGATCTTACGGCGCCGAAGGTTACCGAAATTATGTAGGTAAAAAAAACAATTTATTCGTCAAAGAGTTGATCGCCGATTTGGAAAAATTTAGCTGCAAATATAATTACGTGTTAAGGGTGTTGGAAAAATCAGAAAAAGTGTTTGTCTACGGCGAATACATCAACGGCAGTGGACTGCATCTTTTAACGTTAATTTTGGATAAATCAGGTTGGATCAGAGCTTCAGGTTATGAAACATCTCCTCGACCTAAAAGATACGCTTTACTCACCGCCGAACAAAAAAACATACAGCCCCTCATTCAACGTTTCAACAGATCGGACAACGTAGACGGCGATGTAATTAAATTAATATTGGGCAGCAGAGTGGTTTCGGAAGGTGTAACTTTAAAAAACGTCAGAGATTTAATTATTTTAACCCCTCATTGGAATTATACTGAAACTTCTCAAGCTATTGCCAGAGGCTGGAGATCTAATTCTCATCAAGACATTATAGCTAGAGGTCAAGAACCTTCTTTAAGGGTACATCAATTGGTGGCTAGACCTAAAAATGACGTCGGCGTAGATTTAACCATGTACAAAGTATCGGAAGATAAGGATTACGAAATCAAAAAGATGGAGCGCGTCATTAAATCGGCGGCCTTAGATTGTAGGTTTTTTAAATATCGCAACGAATACGATCGATCCAAAGACTACACACGAGAATGTGATTACGACGTCTGTCGATACAATTGTTTGGGTAAAAATCCTCCCTTGTTTAAACAGGAAGACGCTTACGGAAAACCTCCTTGTAAGAAAACCGCCGATCGTGTTTTAAAATTTTTTAAACTCAATTCTAAAACGACCGTCGACAAATTGTTCGATCAATTTCCAGACGCTTCACACGCGGATGTTTTAGGTGTATTATGGTGGTTGACCATTAACAACGTACCCGTTAAAGATAAGTACGATAATTACGTGTATTTGAGTGAAAATAAAAACGAGCTTAATTTAATTCCGGAACCGGTCTATAACGATTCTTCTATGCTGAATTATTATTTTCAAAATTTAATAGCCGTTATTAAAACGCCTTTAGAAGATATCGCCGAACGCGAATCTTATAAAGTTTTACCTCATAAAATCGAGCGTTTATTTTCCCGCTCATCAAAAATCGTCGATGTTTTAACCGAATTGCCTTATTCGGTACAGCGCATTTTGTTAACGGCTTGTTTAAGAGCTCGTCAAAAAGGTTTGACTCAAAACATCGTGATTCGCGACCGAATTATAAAATTTTACGAAGGTTTCTTCGCCGATACTCCCGACGGCGTGATTGCTTGGTTACATGGCGAACCCGTTTTATTAGAAAATGATAAATGGATCGGTTTGAAACCTTTAAGCAGACAATATTATTTACAACGAAAAGATAAATTTTTTAAATCCCCGGTAGGATATTACGGATTGTTTCATCCTTTTACTCACGATTTTTGCGTACGAGACGTAACAAAAACAGCCGATTCTAAAGATTTAAGAAAGATCACCGTAGGTCGTCGTTGTAATGATTGGGACCAAAATATGTTGTTTCACATTGTGACTCGTCTGATGAAAATCAGAACGTCGTTAGATTTTATGAAGGATGTTTCCGACGATGATTTAAAAAAGGCTGTTAAAGCTAAAACTAATTATGTCGAGGACGATTTAAAATCTACAAACGCTATGAAACGATTTTTATTTTGGAGTTCGGATCGATTTAAGCGTAAAGATTTATGTAGGGCTATGGAAAAGTGGTTTAGAGATAATGATTTGATGGAAGACAATTTTGATTGCGGTCATCAACGAAAAACTAGAACTAAATTTGCTAGAAAATGATGTCTCAGATTTTCCGACCTTTAATTCGTATAACCGGGAGTTAAACATCCTGATATACGACGTAATAATTTAAGCGTTTATCCGGATAGTATGAAAGTGAATCATCGACCCTTAAAATGTAAAACGCGTCGTTTTACATTTCCGATAAAAATAAGTTATACTTAAATGTATTCCGAGTAGCCTAAATATTAATTTACCGATCGCCTAATACGGTTAATAACCGATTATTCAATACGTTCGTGCATATGGCTTATAAGAACGAGTATAATTTACCCCTTTGAAAGATCTACGTTAATCCTTTAATTTTGACTGAGTCGCGTCGGAGGCTCTTAAAAGATATTTACTTTTTAACGCGTAATTTTGGATGTTAAAGAGTTAAATAATATATTTTAGAATAGCGAGCAATTTTTAGTTATCGAAGGGCTAAATATAAATTGAACGACGTTTTAAGTAAAATTTTGGTATTATAACGTTAAAAGAATATACTTAAAGGCATCGTTAATATTCGATTTATATGTTACTGAGTATACAACTTCGGGGTATTAAAGGGTCGATATTATAACGATAAATATAAGTCGAACGACGATTCACGTAAAATTTTGGTATTACACCGTTAAAATATATTAAAGGTATCGTCGACGAATATACAGTTTGAGCGTTAACCGTCTAAAAAATAAGAACGTCTCGAAGTTGAAAAATCATCTGCGATTTTGGAACTACCGTTTTAACACTCGGGCGCCGAAGAGTTAGCCCTTTAACATTAAAATACCTAAATATAAATCAAACGAGTTTTAACTTTTTGAAAACTAAGATCGCGACGATCCTCAAAAAGTAAATCATTTATTTTCCACGGAGCTTGAATACACTTAAGGGTTGAGTATAGGTTAAAATAATATATTTTAGAATCCTACGATTAACGGATAAATATATTTTTAATTTCTAAGCAATATCCGTTTACCGCGATCGAAGTTAAATCTTAGATCGATTACTCGGAATACATTTAACTCATTAACCGCCGATGACGGGGGTTTTATGTAATTTTACGTAAAAGCAACCGTTTATGAGGCGGGGCAATTGAATCGTATATTTAATTTTAACGTCATTCTTTTAACTTCCGTCGACGTTAATCTTTTAACATCTAATCGTCGGCTGCGACTTTACGCGTTAAAAGATTATCGGTAGTCGATGAGTTTAACGTTAGAACACTTAAATTTTATCGCTAATAAATATAAAGAACATTTTAAAAGCGATGAATACCTTCGATAACTGAAAAATTGTTGACAATCCCAGAATACATTGTTTTAACTTATATTCAGCCCTCAAATGTTAACTTTAACCGAATCGTCGACATATACGTTAAAATAACCAAGTATAATTGATAAAAGACATCTTGTATCTTAATGTTAAATCAACGCCTTAGCTACATATCTACTTGATGTGTATATAATTTATGAGTTAAAAGGTTGACTTTTACTTTTGCAACAACGATTTATAATGAAGGGTTACGTATAAATAATATACGATTGATTATGCGGTCTAAACAGAAATTTTGTTTAAAAGGATGGCCCTTAATAGAAATCATAAAAGATGGAGGTTCAACGTGGATTTATTATCGAATCAATCTTTTATAGAATTCATGCGTTGCGAAATAACAGAATTTTTAGCAATTCATAAGAACGTTTCTCCCATATTAAAATGGGAAACTTTAAAAGCTTATTTAAGAGGATCCGTTATAAAATTTTCGGGGGGGAAACCCCGGCCAAATAATCGATCGATTGTTTTAAGCGTTCGAGCGATAAAATTAAAAACAGGTAAAATAAGCGTTAACAGAGACGAAATAAACGATGAATTTAAACAGTATTATACTGATTTTTATAATCTTTCAACCGAATCTCCCAATTTAAATTGCAATTTTTGGTCCGATTTAACCATTTTACCGTTAAATAAATGTAAATTGCTGAATAAGCCCTTACACGAAACAGAAATTGTAAAAGCTGTAAGCGAACTCCGGCAAAAAAAATCTCCGGGTCCCGATGGATTTCCGATTGAATTTTATATGTCTTTTATAGAAATCTTAACGCCTCTTTTAAAAATTGTGTACGATCGATGTTTAGAAAAAAAAATTTTACCCGAAACGTTAAATCAATCTCAAATCGTGTTACTTTTAAAGTCAAATAAGGATCCTTTAGAACCATCTTCTTACAGACCTGTATTTTTGTTAAACTGCGATTATAAGATATTAGCTAAGATTTTAGCGTTCAGACTGGGAAAAATATTACCCATCATCGTCGCACCCGACCAAACCGGTTATATCAAAAATAGAAGATCGATTTTTAACGTGAATCGTTTATTAGAAATAATGTATTCGTTCGAACCCAACGATTCACAATGTTTGATCTTAACGGACGCTGAAAAAGCATTTGATTCTTTAAAGATAGCTTATTTACTAAAAACTTTAAGAAAATTTAATCTGGGCGAACCGTTTGTTTCTTGGATAGAATCTTTATACAGTAATCCTACGGCTTGCGTTTGGACGGGAGATCGTCTATCAGATTTCTTTCCTTTAAAAAAAGGCATTAGACAAGGTTGTCCCCTTAGTCCTTTGTTATTTGTTGCGGCGTTGGAGCCGTTGGCTTGTTTTATCAGGCAAAATTCAGCCATCAAAGGCATCGTCAGAGCAAGAAAAGAATATAAAATATCGCTGTACGCCGACGACGTTTTAATATTTGTTTCTCAAGTTGAAGAAACCGTACCGTTGGTATTGAAGATTTTTGAAGAATTTAAAACGGTTTCGGGTTATTCTTTAAATTTAGATAAAAGCAAAATCGTGCCGTTGGGTTTAACAAAATTTAAAAAATCAGTTTCTTTAACCGTATCAACGGACGATTTTATTTATTTGGGTGTAACCATCACTAAATCTAAAAAAGATCTTTTAAGCCGTAATTTAAAAGCTTTAAGACTTAAAAAAGATTTGAACCCTAATTACATTCTATACGTATTACAAAGCATAATACCTTTTATTTGAAACCCTTGTACAAACATTTTATTATGATACACATACTCGGGGTTTATAGTTAACCTTTTAACGCCTAAAGTCGTAGTCGACGATTAGATGTTAAAAGGTAAATATCCTTTGCGTCGGCGGTAACGTAATTGAAGTTAAATTACACAGAAACGGAGTTAATTTGACAATGAATTAATGTTTATCTTTGATATTAAGATTTTAAACATTCTATTTCAACGTCGGACGATTTAAAATAATACAATTTTATTCTTTTAGGTTTTTGTAAAAACAACCACGCAATTTCAGAAAAGCTTCGAAACGGTTTTTTTTCAGCGAATAAAGCAGCGTCGTAATTAAACGGTCCGATGGCAACGTCGTCCACTATTTTAATCGGACAATCTAAGAAGTTTTGTAATAATTTTTTAGTTGATTTATCGTAGACTAAAATGCAAAATTTGTAAGACGTTTTTAAATACAAACTGTAAATTTCTTTGATTCGCTTGACGCGAGCCGGAACGGCGGTGATCGCTTCTATTTCCTCGTACTCTACGTATTCGTCGCTGTAAAGTTCATCTCCGTAAATTCCTCGCGTAAAATAATTAAAGAGTTGATAAATTCGGTAATTAAAGTCTGAAAAACAATATTCTAATAACGCATGTAAAGGAAATAAATGACTTTTCAAAATAAAATTGCGAGCTTTATATTTGTCGTAAATCATTTTGTTTAAAACCTTTAAATGGTAAAGTTCATCTTTTTCAAAATTTTCTGTTATTTCCATGTATTCTACGTTAGTTAATATTAATTTAGGAATTATTTTGGTCAACGCCATTTTTCGAGCGTTATTCAATTCTAAAATATACCTCATATTATTAAATGGTAAATTAGATCTTTTAGATCTAACGATGAACCAAAATACTTTACACCGAAGAGTTCGCAAAAATTTTAATTTAACGGTTATTTCAGCATAATCTATTATTACCAAATGATAATAATCGGTTTTTTTTATATCTTGTAAATAACCTATTTCTACGGTTTTAACAAACGTTTCCGCGTTATATCGCTTTAAAATTTCCCTCCAATGGTATTTTTTATTGGGTAAAGTGATTAATAAAATATTTGTATATCCTACCGATTTAATGTAATTAGCTATTACGAAATACGGATTACTTAATTTAACAATACCTCCGTAAAGTTCGGTGAACATCTCTTTAACAAATTCCATTTCATCGATAAAAGAAACTGATGTTTAATCGAATCTTTAATTTTTAATTCCTTAACGTTCGAGATTCATAAAATAAATAGCGCGAATAATAAGTTTTTTTAGTTGAAACAAAGGATAAAAAAAGTAATAGCTTTTACATCAAAGTTATAACTTTTTATATGCAAATAATTAGGAATTAACCTTTTAAGGTTCGACATCCTCGTACGGTACAAAATTTTATTTTGATTCGCATACTCGGTCTTAAAAGGTCGATGACGAGCGGATGAATTAAACCTTATCACGCAATCTCAAAATACACTATTTTAACTTATTGTTAACGATTTAACGTTAGAATACACGAGTATGTAAAAACCCAAACATCTTATATTTGAATATTCTAACATTAAATCGCTAACCTTTAAACTACTTTGATATTAAACGTATTTATGTAAAAGCGAGTTATTATTTATATAAGATACGTTAAACGTACTTTGAGTAGCCTAAAGGTCAATTATTGACGTATATGTAGTTTAATTTTTATTATATTTACTGATAATTCCCGATTGAGAAAAATGCGAAGCTTTGGAATAACAATTTAATAATTCGTTCATTTCACAATTTCGTTTTAAATCTACTAAATGATGTAAAGCGCCTTTTCTTAATGTTAATACGGGATTAGCCGATGTAGCAAACCAATCCCCGGTATTGGGTGTTATTGCCAAATCTCCTCTAATAGGATCTCCTTGTCCATAATTACGATTGTATAACGTTATGTCTAATTTACGATCTATCACAATGGGGGGTTCTTTAAAATCAACCTCTTTTTTCCTAGGAAACGTAGATTTTACAATAACTTTAGCGGAATCCATCGGTTTTTTCATATTAAAATAATAATATAATAGAACGACGGCGACGCCGACGACGATCAACGAGTTTATCATTTTATTATATCAGCTTTATATTTTAACCCTTTAACACCGAGTTGTACGCTCGCTAGCGTATAACTTAACTCATCGACGTCGACGACGTCCGCTTTATGCATAAAGCGGACGTCGTTAGTTAAAGGTTTAATATTTACTCTTCGGTAGTACATTCGATACGCCGTCAGAATTAACCTTTTAACTTCGATCAAATCGGCGTACAAAGGTTAACTCCTAAATAAGCGACGAAGTTAAACGTTAAAACAATGTATTTTGGAATTACCGACAATCCGTTAGTTCTTAAATTAGACTACTCCAATATAAAATATATTGGTTTTACCCCTTAGTTCAGATTTATCCTTTAATACCTGAGCGCTTGCAAATATATAACTTTTAACACTTAATCACACGAGGCTTTAAGTGTTAAAAGGCTAAAGAATAAATGCGTTAACTCTTTAGACTCGGTGATCCAAAATACATTATTTTTAGTTCCATTAAAATAATATATTTTCGTTAATTAATTTTTAGTTTTAAAGGATTAAAATTTTCTAATTATTAAGGTTAAATTAAACAAGATTTAAATGTTTAACGGCCAATTGATAAGCATCGTCAAAATTTTTTTTTTCTTCTAAATCGCCGCATAATTTATTATAAATTAAAGCCGAAGTTTTAAATCTTAGGTACCGTTTAATAAAGGTTTTAGACGTTGTTACTTTGCACGGCTCTTTGATCAAAGATTTCTCTAAATTTTCCAAATAAGATCGTTGATCGATCGATAAATTAGGCGCTCTTTGAGAAATTTTATAATCACGAGGTTTAAAAAATACTTTAAAATCACTTCCAAACGTGGTTTTTTTACCCGTATCATATAGAAAATTAGTTTTGCAAATGGCGCATGTCATATTATTGCAGCGATCGATTTTATGAATTTTGGTTTTACATTTAGGACATGAAATCATATTATTTAACAAATTTACCGATTCCACGTCTTCTGATTTACATTCGTGAAAAACTGTTTTTTCTAAACGGCACGTTAAGCACAGTATCCTGTTGCATATTTTACATCGATCATTTTCTATCGTTCCGGGACAATAAGAAAACGGACATTTTAAATCATCGTCACCGGTTTGGCTTAATTCTTGTTTGACTTGAGACACGCATAATTTATGTAATTTGACAGCGAAAAACTCTTCGATAAAGTCTTTATAAACGGGAGGAATAGTTTGTAACCAATCCACCTTTTTCATGACCGCCATCGTTTCGATCTGCGTATTTTTTTCTTCGATGGGTTTCTTCAGTCTTTCGGCAAACCTTAAATAACAAGGCATTAATATTGGTTCCGTAGCACTGTTTAACTTATAATGAGAACCGCAATCGCAAACCGGATAATCATTTTTATCCGAAGCTATTTCAGTGGCTTTTTGTAAACAATCTAAGCATACGATGATTTCACATTCTAATTGACAGCGAACGGTAAAATGAATGTTTTTATCTAAACAATAAGAGCAGTCTGACGCGGATGACATCGTTGTCATAAATGTACGGCGTTTATAAAAGAAAATCGTTTTTAAAAAATGAATCGATATTTAAAGAACCGATTTTCGTCGGAATTTGTTTTAATAGGGACGCGACCTTCCTTTAACGCATTCTCTCCTTCAGAATTCGGACCTAATTTATGGTACGCCTTACATACAGCGGCGGCGTCGGCTTCGGATCCTTTATTACCGAACGAGAAAAAAGAATGGGAAGCTGTATTAAAAGGATTGCCCGCTCTTATACCTTGTTCAATGTGTAAAAAACATTATAAAGAAACGATGATCGGGGTAGACTTAAAAAAGGTTGTTCGAAGTAAAAAATCTCTTTTTAATTTTTTAACGGATCTGCATAATACAGTCAACGTTCGTACGGATAAACCCAGATTCAGCAGGGATAAGGCTAAACGCTTATACGGTTATGATCGAGGACCGGGACTTGCAATTTTTGTTGAACGCGACGCCGGAATATTTGAATAACGGTTTCCAATATTCACGAATCGATTAACGCGCTGAAATAAACATGAGTAAATATAATAAAAAACCAGAGTTGGAAGATGAATCTGACGATTTGTTCGACCCCGAAAAGTGGGCGGTAGAATCCGAAGACGAATTTTCCGCTGATGAGGACGAGGAATATCAGGCGGAATTCTATTCCGACGAAGACTCGGACGCTGAAGAAGCCGAGATCAAATTAGCGGAAGAAACGCCTAAGTTCAACAAGGAAGCTCACCTGAAAAAACTAAACGATCGGTACAAACAAAGTTTGATCGATTGTTTTTTGGCTTTAGAAGGAAAGCTTAAATGGACAGAATTCAAACTGGAACCCCCTCCTCCGTTTGAGCCCGAGGAAGTTTGCTGGATCAAAAAAGATCGAGTCAAAGCGCCTAAGGTAAAAAAATGGACTAAAACAGCAGATGTAAAAATCATCATCGATGATGATTTAGGGGTGTGTTTTGTGTGGAAGATTCAGAAATCTAGCAAACCTTGCAAGTATGTGGTTGAAGGTCAAAAATGTCCTTTCGGTCCAGAAAAATGTCATCACAACCACGGACCTCCCCCCACTGAGAAAAAGCCTCAATTGTGCAAGTATATCAGAGAAGACAAACCTTGCCCTTTCAAGGCATATTGTTTGTATCAGCACGAAATCATACAAAAAGATCGTTTGTGCAATTATTACAAAAATCAACAGCCCTGCCCCCATAAAGACAAATGTATGTACAAACACGAAACACTCAAAATCAAACCAGAGCCACCTCATGCGCCTCCTTCTATTGTGATAAAACCCGGATTAAAATACAAACCGGAAGGTCCCGCTATATGCAAACACGCCAGTAAATGCAAAATGAATTTAACGGGAAAATGCAAATTTTTACATTTACGTAAAGATATCAAAAATGCAATGAAACCGTGCCCCAGAGGTGAAAAATGCGATGCTGTTAAAGTATGTCCTAAAAAATTAGTTAACAAGCAAGGACAGCAAATTTCTTATTACAAAAATATAGAAGGAGGCTGCGGATTTGTACACCCTTCAGAAGAATTAGATGCTTTCGCTTACAGAATGACCAAATAATTCTTGAAAATTAAATAAACGCGTCAAATTGGCTCATCAATGCGTTTATTTAACATCATAAAACTTAATTTATTGAGTTTTCTGATGTTTCAACGACGTTATTTTATTTTTAAATCCTTTATCGCTTCCGACGACGATGCGTTTTGGAGTTAATCCGTCGACGCTGGAGCGCCGAAGGATTAACTTTGATTTGGATATTAAACGATTAAAAAAATAATATATCGTAATCGATAAAATATGTTTTATATATTAAAGATTGAATAAATAGATCGCAAATTAAAAAAAGATTGAATCTTAAAAAAGATGTTGATATTTAAAATATTATTAATAGGAGTCGACGTTCTTTTTATTTCGTTCAATATTTTATCGATCATTTTATTCGGATGGATGACGCGCGAAAATCCTTTAGCGGTGTTTATTTGTATTTTAATAATAAACGTATGTTTTATCGTCGCTTGCGGGTACAATATGTACGCCGCACTCTCGTTAAAAAAACGTAAATTAATTTTAAATTTAGTCGTCGTTTGGATTTTATTTTTCGTTTACGTATTTTTATCCGTTTATATTTTGTTAACCAGCGACGATTTAATAGAGCGTTTATATCAGGATCCGATCGTTCGAGAAATATGTAAAAAATGTGATCAGGAAAATTTGATCAAACATATTTTATTTATCGTTTTAAATTTATTTAACGCATTTTTAACCCTTCAAATTATTTTTTCAACTATTATCACCAGTGTAACGTATAATACTCAAAGATCATTTAGATTAACCAATATAATCGCTTAATCGATATTGTCTCGTTGAATATAATTTATATACGTCGTCGTAGGAGATTTTTAAAGAACTACTCGGTAACAACGATTTTACATAAATACGGTCGATGATTTGGTTTTAATCCTTTAATTGCGCGCTCAACAAGTTACTTTTAGACTTGATATAAAAAGTACGTTGCTTTTTATTTCAAATAAAAACTTATTTATACATGTTCCGGATAGCCTTTAACTTTGACCGCGTTAGCGGTGGAATGTATAAGAATAAATTATCTAACTTTTTTCGCCCTTTTCTCAAGGAGTTTGAATACGGTTGGGTAAATATTTGTTTAACGCCGACGTTATCGGAGTTAAAAGAGTATTTATTTTCTACAAAGCTCGAACGTTAAAAATTTGATTTTAATTTCATCGAGGGAAAATTTTTGAAAAATTATGTATCACGTCGACGTATTAAATCGTTTGTTGGTTAAAAATTTTTGCGTTTTAATCGGTAAAGAATTAACCGATCAGGACGTAACGTTTTATACGTCTCAAATGAAACCGTTGATTCAAGATATTTTAAACGTTGCTGAAAACACGTTATATAAGTTTCATCCGCACAATTCAAATTGCGACGTTTTACCTTCAAATAATTATAAATTAAATTTTGTTTCAACGTACGTTAATTTGATAGCGCTTCATAAAACGCTGTTAAAAGAGAGGCCGGAAATTTTAAGAACTTCTGAAAGAACGTTTAAAATGTTTATTCAGAGATTAACTTTATTTTATAACATGATTTTACTTTATACCGTATAAGTCGTTTTGATCTTTTGAAAAATAACGTTTTAATTTTCAAAACGCCGTTGTCGGCATTTATGTAAAAATAACGCGTTTCGGAATTGTTTGGTTTTTAATTTTTAACGGTTAAACGATTAGAATTTAATTCGTACGTGAAGGATAAATATTCTCTACGATCCGTCGAATTTAAAAGATCGATACCGAATACGTAAAAGTCAAAAGATTTAACTCGCCGACGGCCGCTTCAATATAAAACAACCCAGTCAATATAAGCTATATTTAACCCTCGAGACTTAACGTCGGGGTAAAAGGACAAATTTTATTGCGAATCTATATACTCGAACGAAGATGAGCGAGCGTAACAAACAAGTATATAGATTTAAAATTAACTCCGACTGCGGCGTATAAAGAAGTTATGCGTTAAAAGATTTCCTCTTTATACAACGACGTTATGTTTCGAGGGTTAAAAAAAAAATTCATCCGAATCATCGGATGTATACCACCAATCCGACTCATTTGTGCTCCATGAATCTGACTCGGGGGAATCTGAAATGTCTGATTTTTCAGATAAAGCCAACAGATTTTTCCCTTCTTCATTATCCGATTCATTATCGGAAACGACCGGAGGTTGCGCTGTTTTGTAATCTAAATATTTAGGAAAACAATTTAAAAATAATTTACAGTTGAATTGACCTATCGCCGAAGTAAAACCTCTAAGATTTTTATATTCGGCCAATCCGGGTACATCGCCGTACATATTATAAAATTTAGGTTGAAGAACGACTATTCCTGATCGTTCTCCTCGGCAATATAAATCCCAAATCAATAAATATCGAGTTTCTGATCTATGCGTTAAAACTATTTCGGTCAACGTTAATTTGCGATTGCTTATAAACAGCATAGGAAATCGGTTAAATTCATCTAATAATACGTCGGCGTTATTAATTTTTGACACTACCTTTTTAACCCAAGGATGTGATTTTTTGGCTTCTAAAATAATTTTAATTAATCCGTCTACTTGCACTTGATATTTACAGGGTTTAATAATTTTACCGTTGTAATAATTACCCGATAAAAATTCATTTTTAACCCCGTGATAAATGGCGTACCAATTTTTCCAGTTTAAATTTTTATCGATCGTTTTAATAAAATATCCCCTATTCTGAAAAGTTTGAACGGTGAAAATTTTATTTCGATCGGTTTTAAATTCACAGCTTTTTCCGTCTATTAAATCGGATAATGTGTGAACGTATAATCGATCTGTAACCTGAAAACTGTGAGGAGGTAAAATTTTATGTTTCCAATCGACCGAAGCATTCCATCTTAGTTTCGGTTTAATTTCTCTATAAATTAACCAATAAAATTTCATCGGTAATTTTAGATTTAATAGAATTTCGAGGGGTAAATATCCTAATATTTTAAACTTAATATGGTCCGGTAAAACATCCATTTTTATTTTTTAATTTTCATCCGCCCCTCAATAATCGGTTTTAGTTTTTTTTACATCAATTAGCTATAATAATCGAACAATTAGGAGTTAAACAATAAATACCCTTTAACGCCTAATCATTTATTACACTCTCTTATATATGCTTTAAGCGTTAAAAACTAAAGGATAGTTTTGAAATATATTATTTTAACCTTTTAACGCATTGTAGATGCCGCAATTGAATTAAATAATTAAACCCAGTTCATCGGGTGATAAATAACCTTTATCTAAATTTATTAAATCACTTATTAAATCGTCCGTAGAAACAGATTGAGGGGGTAAAATATCGCTTAAGAATTTAAACGGTCTGCATAATAATTTTAATTCGATTTTAACGGAAGGTAAGGAAAATACAAACGGGTTTTCGATAAGGACTAATAACAATAACCTTCGCAAAGCTTTTACGTCTTCCGCCACATAATTTATCGTATTTAATATTCTATCGTTTTGATGTTGCATAAATTGCAACGATTCTTGAGATCTAAATTCAAACCATACGCTAAATATATGAATTTGATCTATTAAATATTGAAGTATCGAATGATCTCCGGCGTTAGTTTCGATGATGTAATCGACGGTTAATCCAACGTCGATGATTCGTCTTCTGACGCTTAAAATTCGACTGATTAAAACGTATGAAACATCCATCGTTTGTATGCACGAAGAACAAAGTTCGCATTCGCTTTTAACCCAACATATAACGCACATTTTTATTTTGAACGTATTTCGTCGGTCGGCCCTAATTATTTATTACGCTCGTAACTTAAGAGTTAAAAGACCAACCTTAACTTTATCGAGTCAAAGAATTTAACGGTTCATTGAAAAGTTTAATTCATTGACCATATACACCGTCTGTTTCATGTAATTTTATATGAAATAGACGTTATAGATAGTCAATGAGTTAAGAGTTAAAACGTAAATTGTTTGCGTATAACTTAGAGCGACGTTAAATCATCGACGTGATTTTTACATAAACACCGACGTCGACGATTTACCGCTAAAATGCTCGAACGTAATCCAAATATCTTTTTTTATTTACGAAACTTGAATACAATCGGGCATTTTAGCGTTAAAAAGGTCGAATACGTAAATATAAAATATTTAAATCGTAAAAAACCCGATGTCCACTCAGTATTTTATATGTTCCAATCCGTTTAAAATAAATCGTTGGTTCAAATCAAAATCCGTGCTGTTAATTACCGATCCTAAATCGGTTTTTATATGGCGTAAAATTAAATCGAATCAATTTACGGTGAAGACTATTTTTTCTAAAAAACCTAAAACCGATTATGACGTTCTTATCGTAGATCAATTTCAGAAACCCATCAAAGACAAATTGTTAACTTACGTACGAGAAATACGAGCGGTTGAAACGTATTTAATATTCAGATTAGGCGTTATGGATCAATTTGATGTGGCTTTAACCGTACTCGCTCAAGATCCCGCTAATTTAAAATTTATTAAGGAATTATACGTTGAAAACGTACGTATAAACGTTGTAACGCCTTCAGAGCCCATTAAATTGGTGGAATTAAAGGATCCAGAATTTTCGGACGATGAACGTTACATGTTTAATACTTTAAGTAATTTATTTAAATACAGAGACGTTTTTATGAGCGAAAAATACGTTAATTCGATATCGGATTGTTATCTTTTACCTTTTTTTATTTGGATCGATGCCGTCGTAACCGAACGATTTTTGTTTAAAAATGATTACGCCGAATTTTTATCCGGCGCAACCGACAAATATTATTTTAATTTTACGTTTTTTAAACAAGTGAAACATTATTTTATTACGCGATTGACGTTTATTAAAAAATTAGCGTCGGAATTAGAATTTGCATGCGTAGTAGTACATTCTAACTTTGTTAAATATCACGTTTCTAAATTATTACCGACCGTCGTCGTCGAAACATCAGAAAATTTGTTGATCGATTTAAAATCGTATAAAAATCTAATAATTGCTCACAACAGACCTTATTCTTCTTATTTAGAATGTTATACGGGTTGTACCGTTTATAAATTTAGATACAGTCGATTGGAAACTTTTTTAAAAAACAATAAATTTATATCCGGAAAATCTATATTTATTTAACTCTGATCAAGCATTCTTTGACGCTGCGGCGTAGAAAAGTAAAAATACCCTTTAACGCGTAATCGTTTAATACATTCATTATACGACTTAAGAGTCAAAGAATTAAAATAACGTATTTCAGGATTATAGACAATCTTTTAGTTTTAAAAGGTTACCGTTAATTCCCTGTGTTATATATTTATTTGTTGTAAATAAGTATATAATTTGAGAGCCGTAACGTTAGAATACTTAAGCGTATTTGGGTTTTTACTTACAAAACCCAGTTGATTTACGCGCAAACATTTAATATCAAAAGGTTAAAATACCCGAACTCTATTAAAAATAAATAATCAATTCCGACCGCGTCATCGGCGAATGAAAAAGTATTCGCCTTTAATTCTTAATCTAGACCCGGTTTTTAAAAATTTTATCTTTTATAACGGTTCTTAGGAAAACTCAATATAATTATTTGTATATAGCTTACGACTTAAAGGATAACAAAAATTACGATAAACCCGATGTTAAAAATCTTATTTATATCGAAAGATCATCGCAAAAAAATAAAACCGTGTACGTAATCGTACTTCATCATTTATATGTGCGAGGTTATAATATACGAATATGAAACGACGTAATTGTAAATTTCACGAATCATCGCGTAATATATGTATTGAAAAACGGATATTTTTATTCACGAATAAATCCAAAAATACGTTAACTTATTGAATGTTGATGAGGTCTATCTTTATACATAAAACAAACCTATCAACATTCAATAAGTTAGTACGACCCTTTAAACCGGCTGTGTCGTTGGCGTATATGCGGAAGAGTTAACTCTAACGCCTAAGCTATATACTTGTTCATTATCCTTACGTACGACTTGAACGTTAAAAATAAATACTCTTTTTCATCGTCGACCATGCGATATGGGTTAAAAGGTTAACTTCTAAGTTACGATCGCCCGAGTATATAGCTTAGAAGTTAGCCCTTCCATATGCCTCTGACGCAGTATATTTTGGTTATAACAAATTAATCTTTAGATATAATCAGGTTTATATAGAATGAACGGGGGACCGTCTTATTCTCGGTGTTAACGTCGAAGACGATTGGAAAAAGTTAAAAAATAAATATTTTTAACGTTCGCCGTATATTTTATTACGCGGATTAAAAATTAAGCGTTTAAAACGTAAATTAATTCGCAAACGTTGTATAATTCGGTGATGGAATATAAATTACGTTCGAACAAAACCGCATTTTCATTTTTAAAAATCAAGTTTAATCCCTGTAAAGCTTCTTTTAAAAGAGATTCTGACGTTCTTTGTTTCGGTATGTATCGAAACAAAAAATTTTTATGCAGAGCGTAAGGTTCTAACGTTTTAATAAGCGACGAAATCAACGCTAAACATTCGACGTCGTATTTTCCGTTTAACAACGTTAATTCTTTTATAGTTTTATTGATAAACATGTCTAAAACATTGACGACGTTTTTAGAACATAAACATTTCAAACAAATGTACCAAAATCCTCGTTCGCAATAAAAACATTTAAACATCTTCGGTTTTTAATTTTCAATGACCGAAAATATTTCAATTGTTTTAAAAACTACTTTAACTCAGTGACCGCCGCTTTTATTACATGAAAGCGGTCGTAACCCTTAAAGATGTATATAACTTAAATGTTAAATATCTTTTAACTCTCGCTCGTTTTCAAACTACGTACAATCAAATATATAGAGCTTAAAGGTTTTAACCCTTTGAAATTGTCGATTATTCCAAAATACATTTGTTTTAATTATATCGTTCTCAAAGAGTTAAGTTTTTTAACTCGTGACCGCCTATATACGTAAAAGCGGACGTTGTAATCGTCGGCAAGTTAATTTTTAAGATATATAACGAACAAATAGACGGCTTAGGAATTAAAAGATATTTATCTGTAGCTCTTCCGATCACCTCAAACGCTAACGCATTGTGAAAGAGTTAACTCCTCCGAGTTTTAGATTTAACTTTTTTAAATCACGTTTTTTAACTTACTAACTAGTTACTAGTTAACTAGTGACTACTAGTTAACTTACTAGTGACTACTAGTTAACTTACTAGTGACTACTAGTTAACTTACTAACTAGTTACTAGTTAACTAGTGACTACTAGTTAACTTACTAACTAGTTACTAGTTAACTAGTGACTACTAGTTAACGCTTAAGTTAAATACGAGCAAGCGTAATAAACAAGTATATAGCTTAGAGTCAAAGAGTAAATACGTTTAACTTCGATTACGTCAATCAGGTGCGCGGCGGAATTAAAGGATATTCACTCTTTGACTCCTAAGCTACATACTTGTTCGATACTTTTGTGTATAAATTAAGAATTAAAGGATTAAGTTGAATATGCTAACATACTTTGTACGTGTAATAAATCGTGTTTATTCGGGATAATGAATAAAAATGATGTGTTTTATATCAAGGCGATCTAAAGTTGACGCAAGAATGTTTGAAACTAAACCGTTTGATTGACGTTAACTCTTTTAAAAATTGGGTGTAAATTAACCGCGCGACAATCCTCGCGGTCTACTAATAACGATTCTTTTTATTATATTAACTCGTCAACTTCCGTGTGAAATTACATAAAATCAAGCGACGTCGATGTTATAAAATAAGTATTTTTTTATTTCTCATTTACTTTTAAAGCTGATTTAACTCAACTTGTAATATTGTTTGTTTCACATAAAACAGCTGTCGTCGGTAGTCAATGAATTAATATTCATTTTGAACGGCGTATACGGTATCGTCTTGATATTTTATTTCTAAATCCTCGCTCAAATTTAAAATTCTAGGACTGGGGTAATTTTGTTCCCATTTAAAATAAGGTTCTAACTCCAACGTGTAATCTTCTTTAGATTTAGTACCTTTAACCGTGACGATGGGGGAGCATTTTTTCAAAAATATATGGCAATATTGAGTTCCGTCGTGAAACGTTATTTTAACTTGGTTTACGGTTTGATAAACATTAACGGGTTTAGTAGTCCATCGGCGCCATAGAACATTTAAAACGGTTGAAAATAACACATACTGTCGTCGACAATCGTTATAAAACGTTCGATCAACGATAAGTTTAAAGGCGAAAGCCCAAGTACAAAATATGGCAAAAAGTATTCCTAGCATTTTATATAACTTTAAAAATACGAGGTCCGACGTCTTCCTCTACTACGATCAAATCGTTTTTTTTAAAATTGTAATACTTACACGCCGGATCTTCCGCTAATATTTTAGGATAATTATTACCTTCTTGAGCGTTTTTTTTCCATAATTTATGTAAAGGTATGATCGAACCTAAATCATAAGCGAATCTAGAAATATGAAATATTTGTAAATTTAATTCGCCGTTAGTTTTTTTTAAAACGTCGTACGTAGCCGATTTAAAATAAATTATCAAGTTTAAACCGACGGTTTTATCCAATGTTCTGAGAAAAGAAGCGGTAATTTGTGCTACAAAATAAATTTTTGTTCCGTCTGACGTTTTATATTCTTGAGAATTTATTTTAATTAATTCGTCGGAAACGTTTCTGGTTTTTAACATAGCTTTTATGTTAATCAATATTTTATCGTTCATTTCTTTTTTCCAATTTAAAAACAATCTTTTATTCAATCTTCAATTAACCATTTAACTCCGATTACGTCGACGATATGTACGCGCGAATTAAAGAGCAAATACCCCGATTGTTCTACGTTTTTAAACATCGATGACGTCGTCGGGTTAGAACCAAAAGATCAGCGACGATCCCAAAATACATTGGTTAGATAGATTAACGCGACGCGCTTTAAAGTCGTAATGATCTTTCGATTTTAACTCGAACCAAACGGTTTCACCGTCGTTCAGTTTCTACGGACCATAAATATACTCGAACGGTCCGGCGTTATAGAGTTAATATCTTGTAACAACAAATTTTTAATTCATCTACGACCTTTCATATAAAAGAGGGCGTCGATGAATTTAAAATCACGTTAAAATAAATTTAAAATCGTCCGTTACAGAAGACGATGAAATTTTAAAATTGGGAAACAGAAACGCGGCCGTTACATCGGCCGATATGTATTTAAGTGATTTACCGGATGTTGTTTGTAAATCAACGCAGTTTCTATAAGTCACCGAATCTTTAATTCGTCGAGACGTTTCTTTCAATCCCTCGTGTTCGAAATAAGATTGAAAATATCTGTAACCTCCGGCGAACATTCTAATAACGTCTTGAACGTCTCCGAAGAATTCGAGGGCCGGAAACGTAACAACGTCGTTTAAATCTATTTCTAAATCGGCTTCTAAATCGTCGGTTGACATAATATTGTCTGTATAATCGCCTAATACAGCCCCTTCTTCGTTGACCCACCTATTGATGGGAGCGTTAAGCGTTAAATATTTGACCGAGTATTTATACGTACTGAAAACGGGTTTAAATTTAACGTTGAAAGGTTTCAGCTTACTTTCTATACCCGCATCATTTCCCCATCCCGGTAATTGACCCGACGATTCTACTTTAAAGTTTCGAGTACCTAAAAACGCATCGAAGGCGTAGCACGGTTTAACGGAAGATGAAATACCAAAATCCGCCAGCATGAAAATATAACCTCTGTTGGGAATGTAAAAAACGCGATTTTCGGTTTCGTATTTGAAACAACCCGTTGCGCGAATGCGTTTAATTAAAATATTTTCGGCTTTAACGTCTTTATGTATCACACCGTATTTTTTATGTAAAACATTCAACCCCATTAATAATTGCGCAACAGCTGAATCTATATCTTTGGAATTTAATTCTTTAGTTATCACCGCTAAATTATTTTCGGCTTTTTCAGTCAACAAATTATAACAAACGCTTCTGACTTTACAAGGTTTACAAAAATACAAACCTAAAACATACGTGAAATTAGGAGCTTCTCCAGATTCTAAAATATCGTTAGTCATGAAACCGACGACCGCTTCCGGCGGATATTGATTTTGGTTCCATTCTTTGCCCACCGTCAAACCTAATTTTTTCAACATAAACGGGGCTATATATACTTCTTTAATTATAAAATCGACTCCTTTCAATCGAGCGTTATAAATATCTCCGAAAGATCCCGAATCTATTTTAATAACGTTTTCCAATTTATCAAAAAAATCGCTATTTTTAACGCAAACTTTCCAACCGTCCGTTATTATTTTCTGAATTTCGTATTTTAAAAGTTTATGACGGGTTAATCGATCGCATAAACCTTTGCAAGGTTTATAAAACGCTTTAAAAAGTTCGTCGCTCATTTTAAAACATATTTATAATTCTTTAACTATTCCGTCGCCGATACGCAAATTAACTCGTCAACCACGTCCGTTTCAATGCAATTTTACATAAAGTGGCCGCGGTCGATGAGTTAACCGTATAATGTTTAAAGCCTTATACGAGCAAATGGCGCAGAAGATTAAGCGTTAAAGGGTAAATCCTTTATCGTCGGTGATCGATTAAGTTAAAGGGTTAACAAAGTTTGTTTTATGTAAAATTATATAAGGTAAATTATTATTTACGGTTAACCGTTTTACAACCAAAAATTGCATGCGATTCTCCGATTTTCAATAGTTAATACTATATTACGTCTTTATAATACACATTACACGTATATATAAAGACGTTAAGTTTTAAACCGACAACGTTGTTTTACGTAAAAACGACGTTAACGAGTTAAAAATATTTTTCAACTTCCTTATTACACTTTCAGGATCAAAGTTAATTTATACCCGCATCCAAAACAACTTTAACTATTTAGTACGACGAATACAAATATTTTACAATCGATTTCGTCCGTATAAGAATTTTTGAACGACGTATTTATACAAACGGGTTGCCGCATTCGGTAAATCGATCGTTTATCGAAAACATTTGCGATAAATTAAAGCGTTGTTTCAGTCGAAAGAACCGTAGCATTACAAGATAATTTTATGTCATATAAAGAAAATATTAAATTCGACGCTTTAATTTATCTTTAATACCTATATATTCCGGTATTTAAATTCGGCTTCTATATAATTTGAAGTGAACGTTATCGACGAGTTAACTTTTCTGATACGTAAAAATATCTTTTAATTCTTTGAGATTGAACCGATCTTTCAGTTTTAAAGCGGTTAAATTACATACTCGTAGCTTAACTTTACGAAACTTAAGTAAGCCGAGATTTTACCCTCTCGCAACAACATTAAGTCTTAAAGGTTAACCCCTTAAATTTAACGACGACGCGTTAAAGAATAGTCGCTCTTTAACTTCGACGTATCAACGATGCGCTCGGGATTAGTTAAAACTCGGTTATATTTTTTAAAATATCAGGAGCCGTTTCGTAACCTTCCCACTTTTTAAATCGACCTTTAGCATCAACGAATACCAACGTAGGAAGATTTATTGTTTTTGATCCTAATAATTTGGGTAATCTTTTAAGTATCGCTCTTTCTTCGACTAAGTCTCCGTCAAAAGCTCGAACGATTATAATTTTAATACCCATTTTACTCAAAGGATACGTTAATTTTTGAATTTCGGGGGCCAGTTTAGAACAATAACTGCATGAATTAGAACCTATCACCAATAAACAAGGTCTCAGCCTGGGTCGAGGTAATCCGTCTTCGGTAAAATCCGAAATTACGGCGTATGAAATCGGGTAAGTAAAATTATTCATTTTTAAAAATGCTTAATATATTTTTAGATTTAGATGAAACATTAGTCAGATCGTTTAGAAAAAGTAAATTGGGAATCGATTATATACAACCCGGGATCTATAAAAAAGGTACGATCCCGCCTCATGCCAAAAATAAAAAACATTTAGCCGTTATTATTTCACAATACGTTTGGAGCATAACCGATGACTACGTAGTCTGTCACAGACCTTATTCAGACGTTTTTTTAAATGCCGTCAACAGTAGATATAATGTAGGTGTATGGACTGCAGCCTCGGCGGGTTACGCCGTTCAAATTATTAAAAATTTAGAATTTAAGAAATTAGGATTATTTTTGTACGAAAAACATTGTCCTAAAGATTTAAAAAAATTAAAAAATCTGGGTTATTCAATGAACAATACTTACATCATAGATGATTTAGAAGAAGTCGAAGAATTACAACCCAATAATTGTCTTCGTATTAAACCTTTCAAAGCAAGTTCAGATCAAACGGAAGATTACGAACTATTAAAAATATTGGTTAAATTAATTAATTTGGAACACCAATCGAAAAATAATTTAACAAATTCAGAGGCCGCGTAGAAAAGTTAAATTCTTTACTTCGCAACGACTTTTCCCGTTATAACTCGTCGAGGACGATATATACGAATAACATATTTTGAGTTCGTCGATAATCTCTGCCTCAAAAGATTAAAAAAATTGTTATCGAGGAGTAAAAAAGTTAATCCTTTAGAATACCTCGATATAAAACGACTCTTTTATTTTGAATAAAAAGAAATTGTTGCTCGCAGCAGTCGCTCAAACTTCATAAATACGTCGCTCGGCTTATACACTTAAGCATCCTATATTAAACATAATCCGTATAACCCCTAATCTCAAATGAATTACAGCTGACGCGGTTAACGTTTAGACTATCTTGATATAAAACGCAGCGTTTTATATCAGATGCGAAACAACTTATTATATATACAAAGTACGTTAAACGTAGTTTAAAAGTTATTCGAATTCTCAAAAGGTTAAAACTCTTTGAATATAGCCTTAAGACCGGCGTATTTTTAAAATTAACGATTATTTTTTTAGTTTTAAAAATATTTGGTTTTTACGAAATACAATATTTTAACATCGACTTCCCAAAATCTAGCGGTTCGGTATTCGAATCTTAGAAAATTAACGTTAAAACGCCGGTTCATAAACTAAATCTTTTCCCTTTGTTCACTCTCTACAAAACCTAAATATACTCGAGCGGACGATCCAAAAGTTTAAAAATTTATGTGCGAAGGCCATCGAAATTCTTCGATCACGTTGAATTTTAATTCTGAAAATTGCGGAAATAAAACAGCCGCCGTTAAATCGGGTAAAATCGCTCTTAATCCGTCAAAAACGTAATTTCTGTTTGGAAAAAAGATTTTAACCAAATCTTCAACGTCTTTTTTAAAATCAAAAGCCGGATAAGTTCTCATATCTGACAAATCAACGGTTATATCAGGGGTTGAATCAAATCCATCTATAAATATGTTTTGATCGCTTTTATTGCGTTCGTACGTTTTATAATCGTATTTTTCATCTAAAATAGGTAAATATTTAGTTTTAAATGATTTTACGATTAATTCGTTACCCGCTTTATTTCCCCAAAAAGGTTCAACTTCAGCCGATACTTTAACGTTTCTTATTCCTCTGTATTGATCCACTCCGTACATTGGATTGAGTATACGAGCGTCGTCAAATCCGACGAACATTGCTAAAAACCCTACGTTCGGTAAATAGAAAGTTCTACCGGCTATTTTATATTTGAAGTAACCTTTGCTCTGTTTAATATCTAAAAAAGCTATATTTTTAGCGCTTATTTTATTATGCAATATACCATATTGCCCCTGTAAAATGGTTAAAGTTAACAATAATTGACACAGCGTTACATCTTTTTCTACGAGAGACATACCGGTGAATCGGTCCGTTAAATTCCCGTCTAATTTTTCTTGAAGATGCACGATCGACCCTTGACACACCACCGACCCGGAAGAATATCTACCGTTAGGTATAAAACTACGATTCATAGCGTCGTTAATCATCGTATGAATTTCGATTACGTAAGGAGAATCTTTTGTTTCGACGCGATCGAATTTAAAATCTTCTTCTTCGATATTTTTTAAACATAAATCGACGGTCAAAGTTTTTAATTTTTGTCGGATCAATAAACTTTTACGACGCCTTTCAAATAATCTGTAAGGTTTTTCTGTAAATAATCTTTTAAGGTCGGCTTTGTTAGGTTTAGAAAACTGTAAAACATTGTTCAACGATTCTTCAGAATTTCCCCATAAATAATCGACCCAAGATTTTAAAAATCCTTCGGGTTCGTAACGTTCCGGTATCTGAGTTAGAGGGTGATATTTGAGAGAATCGGTTCCGGGATAAATTACGGTCGATTCTTTAGGAGCGAGAGTTTTTGTTTCGACGAATGATTTGATTCGGGGTTTTAAGTTTAAATCTATTAAAGATTTATATTTCTTTTTTTCTTTCTTTCTTATTTCTTCAACGTCATTTAAAGCTGGATTATAAGGAGATTTAAAATCGGTTAAAAAATACGACGGATAATAATTTTTAGGACGATCGGAATCGTCGTATAATCCTAAAATATTTTTGTTGACGTAATATTCTTTTTCAGACGGTATAAATTTTACGGTCAACTTTTCCTTCAAAGATAATTCCGGATAAGGTTGTCCGCACTTTTCCGTTAATTCGGAATAAATTTTTTTGTTCGAAGCGATTTTATACGGATCGATTCTAAATTCTTCGCACATTTTTTTAATCGAACGGTAATTTTTAACCTTTAATTTTGAATGCTTTGAATCGGCGTTAGATACGCGTAAAGGAATTAAAACTTTTTAACTCTTTAAAATCATCGATATAATAGACTTTAGAAGTTAAATATCTTTTAACTCTTCAACGCCAATTTGACTGTATACGCAAACGATTAAGAGTTAATTCTTAAAATTATACGCTTGAGCAAACGCAACAAAGAATTAACCCTCTTTCAAGGGTGTATATATTAATTATTTGAAATCGTCGACGATTTCAAATACGTTGTTTTACAAAGGGTTAATAAAATAATATATTTCAATATCGTCGACGATCCGAAAATATATGGTTTTAATTTATATTTAGTTTTAAAATCAAGGACTTCAAAGAATTTAACTAGAGCTATACGCGATTGAATGTTTTGAACTCTTTTTAACTTTGACTGCGTCGTCGGAGTTAAAAATCACCGAATATTTATTTTATATATTAGATTTTAACATTTTAACGGGTACGTTATCTCTTAAATAACCTTCTATGTCTTTAATTGTATATGGGACCGTTATTAAAGTAATATCAGCTTCTTTACACATTATTTGCTTTAATAAATCTCTGTATTTTAATTCTCTAAATTCTCCTATTGTTTTATGAAAAAAAGGTTTATATTTATAATGTTGTTCGCCGTTATATTCAACGGCTAATTTTAATTCGGCGTTATAACAATCCAATTCTAAATTTCTACCCGTTACTTTGTTTAATAAAAATTTGGGTCTGGTTTTAACGAACGACTTTCCGGTTAATTTTTCCACCGTTTGTTTACAAATCATTTCTCCTTTGCTACTTCCAAAGGAAGGCAATGAAATAGCGGTTGATTTTGTTATTTTATTGAAATAATAAATCAACGTAAACGCGGCGCTAAATCCGGCGATAAATTCTATCCAGTATCGTTCAAAACTTTGTTTGATAAGCTGTACGCAGGTTGACATTTTTAAAATCTTTATACTTCGCCGTTCAATAACGTTCGTCTTTGTATAAACAAAATTTTTCCCGTCGTCCGCGATTTATTTAACCCGGAGTACGTTCAGCGTACCTTATACGGGTGTAAATCCAAGATTAAAAGCAAGGCGCGCTTTATATCGGAACAGTCTAAAGGTTACCCTTTGGTGTGGTATAAATTAAAATAACGTATTTTATCCCGTTAGCGTCGAAGAAGTTAAAAGATATTTACCTTTTAATCCCTAAAACAGTTGCTCGTATACGAGTTAATCTATATTTTGGTACGATCGTCTTCGAATAAACTTAAATTTAATTTTGAAATTGCTAAGTCGCTCTTTAAAATTTGTAAATCTTTCGTTATTACGTCCCGACATTTTGATAAATCAGTCGCCTTAAATCCCGTTAAAAACTTTAACAATGCAAAATGAGTTTGTAACAGTCTTAAACTCGTTTGAATAAAATCCATCGATAAAATAGCGGAATTTTCTATCAAAATTAGCAGCAACAATCGCCTCAGCGATTTAACGTCCCGGCTTACAAAATGTAACTTAGACGTTGTTTTATCGTCTTTTACTTGAAGAAAAGGAGGTGAAGCGCTTTCCCATTCTGATCTGATTAAAAATCTGAAGGAGTCTATTTGATCGATCAATTCCGTAAAAATTTCTACTCCTCCTAATTCTATCATGTAATTTAAATTTAAAAAAATTTCGGCGACGTTTTTATTGACGGAGTCAATTTTATTTTGAATAAAATAAGATACGTCGATTGTTTTTATACAAATTTTACATAATTCACATACGCTTGGTTCGTAACAGATTAGACACATGTTCGTTTAATAATTTTAAGTTCGTCGATCGTATAAAAAAATAAATCGCGATCGGTTTATACATACTTATTCGATTCGTATATAATCTTTATGAATCGGGGGATTAACGCTAGAATGCCCGAGCATAACGCAAATGATTTTTTATCTACGGTCTAGCGCAGTACTGAAATATTTGAGTACGTTTTCTATAAAAACAAACTCTTTAAATCCTAAATTGTACCTTTTACAAGTTAAAATAATATATTTTGAAATCTCTCGATTTCAAAGAATTACTCTTAATCTATATTCGTTCGCTTATCAAAAATTCTGTAATCGCGTACGTGCTGTTTTTAAGTAGTTGCAGAAACACGTACAGACGCGATAACCTTCTTTTAACAACGATGTATAAAATTGCGTACAAACGCCTCAAATTTAAAAAATCGTCGATTATCGCGAAACAGGTCAAAGATTAAGACGTAGAAAATTATTCTTATTTTTAAAACAACGTTGATTATTTAGCTCTGTAATTACGGATACGGTGTATTAATAGTTAAATATGCGCGAAGGAGTTAACTTTCCCCGTCATTCATTTTTAACTCGTTGACCGTAACGATGTCTGATTATACGAAGATAAATGCCGTCGGTAGTTAACAAATCGATAGAGCTTGGATATTTCGACGTTATGTTCAACTCATTGAGTACGTATAACGTTCATTTTTATATAAAATAATCGTCGACACAATGAATTAACGTATAAACCGTGCTCGCACGCTGCTTTATGTATTATTTCAATAAAACATAACGCGATTCTATAAATCGACCTTTACGAGTCGTTGTAATTTTTAAGCGTTCGGAGAAGTTAAAGAATATTTACTCTTTATAGGCTACCTCGATATAAATAATAGATTACTTTTTTTATTAAAAAAAAGCAATTTATTATTTATATCGGGGTAGTTTAAATGTTTGAGTCCCATAAGGTAAAAAGTTATTTAATATACACTCGGTATTCTGACGTTAACTTTTAAACCGCGCTTGTGGTTTAGAAATGACGTACTACGCCGAACCGATACATTTGGAATAACCGTTGAGAACTGAATATGTTTAAACGTCGGACCCTTGATATTCCAAACGAGTTTTTTTTAAATATTTTTTAAAATCCCCTGTCAGAGGTTCTAACGTAATAAATTTACAGGGAATAAAGGATAAACTGTTAAAAAGTTGATCTAAACTTAAAGAATCTGCGTCGACGCAAGTTTTATATTTTTCTTTTTTTACGTTTTTAGGAATTTCGGATTGATTTATTTTATCCGAGCAAAATAATTCTATCAACGTTAAACAAGACGAATCAGTTAAAACATAATCTTCCAATAAAGGATAACGAACCGTTGAAATTCGATCCTCTATCAACAATAATTTACGTCGATCGTTGACGACGAGTTGATGATGATATGATTTTTTCAATTCGACGCGTCGAATCATTTTAAAGCCGTTCAACCAGGTTTGAACATCTTGATACCTCATTTTTAATTTGTTTGAGCTTGAAGCTCAAACAAATTTTCAAAAATATCAGTTTTTATTTTTTTGTTTCGCCAAAATCTGACGATACAATTCGTCGTCGTCTAAATCAGAATCATAATCCGATACTTCCGATTCATCCGAACTGAGATAACAGATTGATTCAGTGTCATTGACTTTTTCAGCAGCGGAAGGTTCTTTCAAAGATAATTTTTTAACAGTACCTTGTTGCCCCGAAGATTCGAAAGGTCTTAAAGATCTTCTTTTAGGAGTGCTAACAATAATTTGTCTTGCGGGTCTAAAAAGCGATAAAGGTTCCGTCATTTCAATATCTTCTGTGTGAACTTGAGGTTTGTGATAAATAATCTGATATTTTGGTGCGTAGGGGTTTGGAAAATCCACTTCCATACTATCGTCTACGAACTTAAAACTATTGCTGTTCATCGAGTTAATTTTTATAACCGAAAATTAATTTTCCGTTTTCAAATTTTTTTCATATTATAAAAATGTTGTTATTTATTCTGTTTTTGTTACCGTTTATAACTTATGCAGCAAATAATTGCCCTCCGGGATATCACGTATCTAAAACGTATATAAACAACACGGTCGAGTGCTCGGAGTGTCCGGATGGTAGTTATACCGAACTACCAAATACTATACCAAAATGTATAAGATGCTCTATTTGTTATCATCCCGAGCAAACAGAGACTGCTTGTACCAAAAGCAATAATGCAAAATGTAAATGTAAAACGGGGTACTATCGAGACAATTACGGCGCATGTAGCCAGTGTTCAGATTGTAAACCATCTGAAATGGTAGCCGTTGAATGCGCTTCATCTCAGAATACAATATGTAAATGTAAAGAAGGTTATTACAATAAAAACGGAGTATGTATTAAATGCTCTAATTGTTATTTAGGAGAAGGTGTTTTGGCGCCCTGTACAAACGTTACCGATGTAACATGTGAAATATGTACGGAAGGTACTTTTTCAGATAAAATTTCAAACGCCGACGTTTGTAATCCCTACACCGTGTGTATTTTAGGTTTGGCGGGATTAAATTTTAATGTCACCTGGTTCAATACCGTTTGCATTAACTGCAGCGTAATCGGTAGTTTAGTAGATATAGAAACGTTCTTTACGCTTAATTTCATCCTTCAAAGACGATTTCCGGAAGAAGATTTAAAAAATATATTTCGTTTAACGTACAATAAAACCAGGAACGACGTAGATTATGTTGATCGAGATAATATAGAAAATAGTTTTTCTTACGATCCTAGATTGCCTTATATAATGCAAAAAACAGATTATTTAACGACCAGCGAATTTTTAGCGGACGCTTATAATAAATTGATGCATTTGTGCGATTTAGAAGGGAATTAGACGCCCCTTTAAAGTTCATTAAATACTAATAATGTATTTTAAAATATATAGACTCATATTAAAAACACGGTTTCAGTATTTAATGAATTTATCGGTCGACGGTTTTATATAAAAATTTAATCTCGAACGCGTCGGGATAAAAGAATTAATCCGACGCGATATATCGTAACTCTTTAATTCCAACCGCAACGACGCGTTAGAGTCGAAGAATATTTACTCTTTAAATCAAAGATACGTTTAAGAATCGAAGGATTAAAATTAACTCGTTGACCGCTTTTACGTAAAAGCGGTTGTTATCGCTCAACTCCTACGACGTATTCATCTTTTAATCCCGAACAAAGAGGAATTAACTCTTTAACATCTGTTTGTATATAACTTGGGTTAACTCAATCGCGTCGTTTCAATATTGAGAATATTTACCTTTTAATACCTAAAGTCGTATATTTATTTACTACCCCGTGTATACACGTTTTAGGTGTTAAAGGATTAACTTTTAAGTTGTATACTTATTTACCGCGCTTGCAGCGTAAGAGTTAACCTCCCGAGACTCATAGTTGTTGTACGATGTGTAATCTACGCATTCGGGTTTTAACGCGTTAAAACTATAAACAACTAAATCGTCGATGATTCTGAAATGTATTATTTTCAAAGAATCGATCTCTATCATACGATAAACCAACTGAATTAAAACATTAGTACGGTAGGCCATCTATAAACATTTATGAGTCTTAATTCTTTTAAAACACAGAACCTGATTAAACGAATGGATAGATAAGGAACTATTAAAAATATAAGATCTCTAACGGCCAATTTTAGGTTGACGATATCGGCCGATACGTGAGTCAATAAACCGACGTTGACTTCGGCAAAAAAAATAATCAACCTCCTCAAATCTTTTAAATAGTGAGCTAAATTTTTAATGGACACAATTTCTTTAACGTTTGTGTTCAGTTCTATAAAATTTAAATTGGTTTCTACGGCGTCTAAAAAAATATACGTCCCCCCGCTTTCAAAGTGAAGCTCTTCTAATTCTGCGAGAATAATGGGGGTAATTCTTAGATCTTTAAAATGTTTTTTAAATCCGTTAATCTGAATCGATATTTCACGTAAAAAATCGTAAATCACATTATGTAATATAGATTGACCGGCGCTCGTTGAATTTAATCGACCGATGCAATTTTTGCACATATAATAAGAAGGATCGACGCATATTTTACACATAGTTTTTTGATAATTTGAAAACGTTAATTTATTTTCAATATTACAATTTTAAAATGAATTGCGCATTTTGCGAACAAAGTTACTGGTTTATTTGTCAACCGTGCATCGAATATTATAATTCAACGCCCGAAGGTCGCGATATTTTGAGATTAACTTTTTATACTTTTATAAAGGAAGCTTTAATCAGACTCAACGCCGTTATCAATATGTCTCATAGATTGAATCTGACTAATTTAGCGCACATAGAAAGTTATAAATATCAAAAATTTATACAAAGCGTAGAAGGATTATGGACGGTTTTAGAACCGATCGCTATAGAAATGCCTACTACCATTACCATCCCTTTTGTTCAGTGGACGGCTGATTTATCAGTGATCACATCTGATTTATGTAAATTGAGAAAAACAATTTTAATCTGTTTTCAACGGTATCCTCATTTGTTAGTAACATGTACCAATATAGCTAATCATGTTATGGATCATTGCGGAGGTGTGGTTAGATGTTTTGAAGCGTTTATTCATCCTTCTCCTCTACCTCGATACGATGTATTTAAAGATGCTCGTAAATTAGGGTTCGATTATGTTGTTTCTACGTTTTCGGAAGAATCTAAACATTATCGATGGCAGGAATCCATAGGGCCTATAAAAATTCCCTTCGGATCTTATCAATATGAATCTTTTTAAACAGCGTCGTCGACGATCCCATTTTAATTTACATTCGGCTCTTATAGAATTAACATCCAAAACCTTATATACGGCTAAAAGATTAAGAACTGAATACGGATTAAAATAATGTATTTTGAAACGTCGATGATTTTTTTGGTTTAAAAAAATCGCTCGAACGATTCAGCATCTGTAAAAAAGTCAAATAGTTTACGATCGGTTGTTCTAACGGCTAAAAAGTAAATGTATAGATGATGCGTCGAAAGAATTAACTTTTAGGTATCGGAATACGCATTTAACGATCTTTTATAAATAATAAGTCACTTTTTATCTGATATAAAGGATAAAAAGCGGTATGCTTTATACAACAGATCGTTTAAAAATTGAAAAGGTTTTACACCGAAAACGATATAAACATTTATCGTTATGTCTTTTTATAAAAATCAATTCCGCGTCGAATCCACGCCGTTCGTCGTAGCCAGACGATCTAAAAAAGTGACTTTTAAAACAAACAAGTTAAAATCTGATTTAACTTCTTTCGTTTCTTATTGGTGGGGTTATGTACCGTCGTCAACTATTTTTTGTACGTTGAATCAAGATATATATCCCCCGGGATCTATGGTTTTATCGGGTTCGTTATTACACAGAGGATTGATATCCGTTTATATTAAAATGAAAAATTATTTAACGCACTTAGAAATATACGATGAATACAGAACACCCGCCTTAAAATCTTATTTCGATCAAAATAATATGCTATATCACAAAGAGTTATCGATTTCTTTGTTTATACGCGCTTTAATTAAAAAAATACCCGGCGGTCGATTAATTAAAAATCCGTTTCTTTTGTTACATCCTCGATTGGCTTGCGAACATCCATATTTTTTTATCGCCGGCCTAGATCGATACATAAAAAATTTAGGTTCTCGATGGTGGGGTATTAAATCGGTAAACCAAGTAGAAAATCAGCTTTTGAACAACGCTGAAAAAAAAACAGTCGCTATTTTTATGCCGGAAGCGATCACTTCCGTATTATTAGTAGCGGCCGTTAAAATAGAAGACGATGAAATTTTTTTTTATTTCATTAAAGTCAAAGGCGATCGATACGTTTGTTCAAACGGAGACTATTTTTGGAGCGTCGATTCCCCCGAATTAACGATTCAAAATATTTTAAAAAAAGAAAACGCCGTTTTGATAGATGCTCCTTGGTTTACAACGTCTCTTTCCATCGAACTCGAATTAAACATTTTGAAAGAAATAATTTCTCCTTATTACATAGGAATAATCGAAGGAGATTCGGCCGATTCTAACAAAGAAGATTTAGAAATTCTCGATCGTTTAAAAAAAAATGAAGGAGCGGTCGCTTATCACAACGCGTCGTCTCGATTTAATTATTTATTAACCGTTTTTGCGGACGATTATAAACACGAACTATGTTATTCCACCGTCGGTTACAACGTTTTTAGTTGTAAAAATGGGTTAAGGAGTAATCAAAACGTAAATTCCGTAAAAGATTTATTAAACGATCGCGTTCCTATCGGTAAATTACCCGTTTCATTACAGGACTTTTGTTTTGACAAATTAGATGAAAAAACACAGTCCCTTAAAATTTTGAAGCGTATGAGATTTTAAATTATCAACGTCGTTTAACTCTTTTAAAGCTTAAAATTACGGCGATCGTATAAAACATAATAATTTGAACGAAATACCGCGTGTATAAAGGATGAATACTCTTTAGAAACGCCGTCGATTCAACTTTTTGAAAAAACACATCGTTTTAACCTTTCTAGAACGTATACGTTTTCAAAAGATTAAACTACTATATCCTACGAGCAAAGTTAATCGTTCGCTGTAAGTTTACAATCGTTAAAAGGTTATATCGACGCGTCGAGAATATATAGTAGACGATATATTTATAATTAACTTTTTAATCCCAACGCGTCATCTCCGCCGTATTTATGTTAAAAAGCAAATTTACGCTTGGTTTTTAACCCTTCCATACATCGTCGATAATATAGTCGAAATTAACCCTTTATAATCGTGTATTTTAGAATTACCGCGACCCTCTAAAATTAATATCTGAATACAAGCGTAAGTTAATTCGTCGACCTCGATAACGTTTGATTACACACAATTTTACGTTAAAGGGTTAATCCTTCGACTGCGTTAAGGACAAAGCGATGTCGAGGGGAAAAATTACGGGACGTTCAATTTCAAGCTAAATGCAGGAGCGGAAACCGAATATGTAGCTAAAAAGTATATACTCATTTACAGCGTTCGCTTATACATAATTCAAGGGTAAAAAGGTATTTATCTTTTAACACTTAATCGGTCACCGCGGTTATTCGTATACGGCCTTGAGCGTTGAAACGTTCGAATAAATTTATATATTTCAGGGTCGATTTTGTAATGTAAAAATTCGAAAAACCATTTAACTTTATTTGTTTTCTACAGAGCCTAAATAACGTCCAGGCGTGAACCAAATTGCGTTTTACTTACGAGACTCAAATATATTTGAACATTTTCGCGTTAAAAGACCGACCTTTCAAAGTTAAAATAATATATTTCACGTTTACCGCGATCTTTCAGTTTTTAACGGGTAAGTTAAATAATTTAGATGCGTTTGAATATTTTAATGGTTTTTGAAATTTTATCTTTAAAAATCGATATTGATATATTATTCAAACGATTATAAAAAAATTTGTACGATGTTGAAATATATTTTATTATCCATAAACATCCTTTGCTGTCTGACTCTCGACGGTATCATAAATTTGGATGACGAATCTTCGGGTTCGGGAGAAGAAGAATATCATTATGATTGGCAGCATTGCAAATGTTGGCAAGCAGACGGCGAAACAACTACGGTTAAAGTACCCGTTACAGTAACCACCGTACCTAACGGCACGGTAACTACGACCGTAGCCGGAGCACCCATTACAACAATGGCGACTCCGATTACTACCGATAAATATTACGATTACGACCATTGCGCGTGTTTTGGATCCGATGAAACGGAGGAAGAATCTTCCGGTTTTACAACAAAAGAATCAATCGTATCAACGCGTGTAACGCCCAAACCTAAAACTCCAAAACCCTGGACTCCAAAATCAGTAAATCACCAAGCAGTCGTTACTTCTAAATCAACGACTCAACAACCTACAACTTCAGGATTTACCACTCAACAGCCAACAACACATCATTTTACAACTTCCTTAAAAATAGGCAACGTTTTAACCGTCATTGTTCCAGTTGCATCAACACCTAAATCCACCGAGTTAACCGTTAAAGACGCTAACTTTAAATTAAATCAAGTTTTATCCGGAAGTCAACCTATTTCTGCAACGAGTTTACTTTTAATATTATGTTCAACGATTTATTGGGTTTAATAAAATAAAATATTTAGAAAATATATTCTTATAACGGTTAATTCATTAAAACCTAAGTCGTTTATATAAAATAAATGTATAACACTTAGGTTTTATAATTTAACTCTTTTGAGGCCGATGCGGTAAAAAGTTAAATTATACTTAATATTAAAGTACATCGGATAAATATTCACGTAAGATACGTTAACTCTGAGATTCGAATATGTGACTTATCATAAGATTTTATTTTTATATAAGAACGTCGAATCTCAGAGTTAACCCTTTAGGTTACGCATTTAAATGTAACCAGCAAACGATCATATAAATTAAAGGTTATTTACTTTTTAACACCTAAAGCTACTTACTCGTTTTCTATGTATCGAAGATTTAACTTATCGTCGGTAATCAAGTTAACCTTTAAGCTATCTAGAATACGTTTAATATTAAAATGCTCGAGTTTGACTTTGATACGTTAGCGACGGTCGATGAATTAATGCGTCTCTTATAATAATAAGTCGCTTTTTTTATCCGAAATATAAAACGTCGCGCTTTACATCGGGTTATTTTTTACATACTTCAATATTATATCGTTAACTCATCGATCGTCGTTTTTACATAAAGGCGGATGTTAATTACGCGTTTAAAACTAATACAAAATGTTTACGGTATTCAAGTTCCGGGGGGTTAAAAAAGTCATTTAGGTATTTGAAATATATTATTTCAACCTTTTTAACTCCGATTACGTGTTTATGATCGTTGGAAGAGTCATCCTTTATTTTAAAAAATTAATACGTTGTTACGAGCGAGTAAACTACTCAAAAAATACTTTAATTTTTTACTAATCGGACAATTTTTTAAAAACCCGGCGCGTTACCGAACATCCGTGCAAAATAACTCTCTCTTTCTAAACGCAATCTCGCCGTAGCTTTTCTAAAGAAGACGGAACAGAATCTAAATCGTATCCTTTAACAAATTTTTGGCCCTTGGTTTGTATTAAACATTTACAATGCGGAAACTAAGGATTATCCAAAGATTCCATTTTGTAATCCTCCGTCATGGTAAAAACATCTGACATCGTCGCTGTTGTTAACGTAACAAAAACCAGCTTCGCATAATTTTTCAGGATTATCCAAAGGCCGATTAGTAAAACTATTTAATTGATTAACGGCGGCGGAAGGCAAAAACGTTATAAAATCCCGGTGTTGGTCGTAAGGAAATTATTTTATCGTCGAACCGGTATTAAAATCTCGGTTCTATATTTACGGCGAGCGGTATAAAATTATTCGTCTTAAATCAATTTTAAAAATAATACATCGTTTTAACCCTTTCAGAAATGTATAAAGTAAAACGACGTATTATTTTTAAAATTGTAATACGATTTAAATCTTTCAGTTCTACATAACATATAGCTTTTGATATTAATTTCTTAAGACTCGCCGGTCTTTGTACAAGGACAAAATTTCACCTTAAGGAAGCTAAATACGATAATAAAATGACTTCTCCAACGTATTTTTTGACCGAAGGAAGAATCTTTTAAATCAAAACCGACGCTTCGAATAAGCAATTGGAATTTGTTTAATCAAAAACGATCGATGTTTTAAATAAAGCGGTAAACAAGGATCGAAAAAATTTAAAACGCATTATCGATTACGAACCGAATTTTAAAATCGGTCGAATCTCATGAGTTATAGGATTATTTAAAGACCTTGATTTATTATTTTTATATTTTCGATACTATTTTATTTAACCCTTCTAAAACTAAATAAAACAATCGGTTCAAAAGCATCCGTTTTTCATTATAAATCTGTAGCGAGAGATAGTATTACAACGTAAAGAGTTAACCCCTTAATTCAGATTGTATTAATAAAGTGAGCAAAGAGTTAACGTTTTAACACCCAAAGTCATATACGCAAGCGCTTAGGCGTTAGACTATTCCAACGCAGATGTATCGGATGAGTTAACTCTTTAATAATCGAGGGATCGCTGACGATCTTAAAATACATTGTTTTAAACGTTGAAACGTCCGAGTATAAACCATTTGGCTTTCTACAAAACTCGGCTATTTTGCGTCGATCGAGTAAGCGTTATTCCAACGCTACCGCGTCGTTAACGCTTGTCGCGGACGATAAATATTTTTAATTTATCGTACGAGTCAGAATTAACTTGAATACGTTGATCGAGGGGTTATACCAGTTTAATTTAACCTTGAATATGTGTGTTAAAGGGTTAATTAAATGCAAAAATTTCTTAAAATTTTATTATTAATTTTAAGAATTACGTCGTCGGCGTTTACAATGCATCGACGATAAAATTTACTAATTTCTGGGCTGAATATAATTTACAAGGCCTTAAAAACTCTTCTAATTTAGAGTCTTTGAACATAAAAAAAATTACCGGATTTTCTTTTTTTAAACTGTGAATTCCAATGCCTAATTCAAACCGATCGAACGTTCGTTTTTGAGGACAAAATACAACGTCGTATTGAAACGTTTTATCGACCAACAAATCTTCGGATAATTCGACGGGAATATTAAATTTAGGCGTCAAATATGTTTTATATAGTTGAGTGTGAACGGATACGCAACACTTGTGGTCCGGGAATTTTGCTTGATATTCTTTTACGGCGTCTTGCATCGATTTAATTCTGGTTGAAACGTCGTAATTTACGCAATGAAATTGTAACTTGGAAATAAAGGGTCTTCCCAGCCATTTACCGGTTCCTAAGAATTTAATGACGTCGGTGTACCGATTGCGTTTTTCAACGTAAACGGTTTCGATCAATAAGTCGGTCAACGTTAATACGGGATCCAAATGCAGATCTAAAATACGTTCGTAAATTTGTTGATCGGCTATTTTATACTTATAGGCTAAAGCGTAAGAAACCCATTTAATCAAATACAATTCTTCTTCCGAATATAGAGGTTCCAAATAAGTAAGTTGAATCTTTAATTTGCTAGGATCGTATTGTAACATGGGTTTAGAAATCGGTAAAAAATTATTGACGATGCGGTAGTAAGATTTAAAAATAACCCGTCTGAAAATGAACCAAACTTTTTCGTACGATAAAATCTTTTTGTATCGATTAATCAAAAAAATCTTATCTTCGCAGCCGTCAAACACCACTTCATCCCACATACGATTTAAATCGCGCCTTTTATAAGTTCTGACCGTAACATTAGGATAATTTATCAACGTTGATTCCCACCTATTTAGGTTTTTACCGTCGGTCAGCAACAATATTTTTCTTGATTCTTTAAACTCTAGTTGATAAGGATTAGGTACTATCAAAATTGCTCCGTTATCAGCTGTAAACATTGTATATAGAAAGTCAATTAATTATCTTTTAAAAAGCTTTCGAACCGATAAACAATTTTTATATTAACGTGATCGATATTAATTTTTTGATTTGAGGGGTATCGCTAAAACGACGTAATATTGATTTATTTGGTACGTTTATTTTATTTAAACCGACCGTTAAGTATATTCGAACGTCGTAAAACCGATCGGCGATGAGTTGACTTCCCCGAGACTCGTCCCTGTGCGATGACAAAATCTGCGTGCTCGGGTTTTGGAAAATTGATTCTTTTAACTTTAATTTTGGCGCCGCGTAAATCTTTTAAGAACTAAAACAGCGTTATTTTAATCTGTATTTAACCTTTAATGTCCTCGTATGAGAACAAATTTCAGCGTATTATACGCTTTGGCCTTAAAAGGTCAAGGATATAACGTATTTTAGAGTCGCCGACGATCTTTTAGTTTTAAAGGGCTAAGCTATACGCAAGCGACCGATTAAGCGTTAAAAACGGTTGTTTTTAACGCCCGAGTATAAACCGACGGTTTTTATTTGTTTCTTACGACGCTCAAATACGTTAACTCCTCCGAGGCAGTTAAAAAGTAAATACCCCTTAATTCGTAGACTCATTCGCCTCGCTTATAGCTTAGAAAAGAAGTATTGTTACGTAATAAGGAATTAACCTCTTGACACCTGAGCACGTAGACCCTGCCTTTACTTGAAAATGTTGGTCTCAGGAACTAACAGACTTAATCGAATATTATAACGTTGAGTTTTTAAGATTAAAAATATATTTGATATTTGTTATAAATTTAAAAGCTAAATTGCTATACGAACATGATCGTACAAAAATGTTTAACTTCAAATTCGTCTCAGGATAATCAATGTTTAGAAAAAACTGACTTGACGGATGATCAAAAAAAAATGATTCGAACAACCAATTTTACCGAATCAGAAGTGAAAACAATTACCGAAAAGTTGCTTCAAAACTTTTTTGAAGAATACGCCTCCGAATCAACTAATATAAGCACGTTTGAGAATTTGATAATGAAAATATTAAAAAGCAGAACGAAAGAGATTTTGTTTGAAGACGATGAAAAATTTAAAAAGTTGATCGACGACGCAACAAATTCCGAAATCGTTTGCATAAAAACAATCGCCGATAATATTTTTGACGGGGGTAAACCAAACTGGGATAAATTTTTACGTCTGATCGTTTTCGGCGCGGGAACCTCTAAAAAACTTAAAGAAACAAATCAAAGTCATAAAATAGCGTCTCTGAGTCAATCAATTTCTTCTTATTTAACCGAAGATAATAGTTGGTTTTTAAAACACAACGATTGGAAAGGTTTTATATTGTTTTTTAAAAGTTACGAATGGCAATTTAAAATTTCAAGTTCGGTGCTAATCAGCTTATTTGGATTAGGAATAGCTTTATTTGCGTATTTTATTTTTTGAATTTAAATTTTCCGTCGTATCAAAAATATTTCTGATGATCGTCTTTTACAATTTTATTTGTATCGACGCTTGTTTTTATATCAGCGCATATAAAAACAGATTTAATTTTTTAAAAACCGCTATCGCAATAATATATTTTAAGAGCGGATATAGCCGTAATTTACACCGAGAATATCGCCCAATTTTTTACGAGCGTAATATTTCAACGTAAAAGCGTCGAAACCCTTTATTTTAATTCTTATATACAATTTAGTTTTAACGTTCATCGTATCGACCGTCGCGGCGGTCAACGAGTTAATATTCGCGTCCGTATACTTTCTAAAACCCGATATATTCTTTGGAAGACAAAATATCGTTGTATTTAAATACGTCGATGAATTGAAGGTTAAAAAATTTTAATTAAAAATGAGCAGAGGGTATTCACAAAGATGTCAGGATTTAACTCAAAAATGGGATCAAGGCAGCGGCAGTTGTACACCTTGTACTTTACCGGGTGCGGGTAAACAAATAAATCCAAATTGTGGTTGGGATGATGCAGGGGGAAGACACGACATCCCCGCTTCAAAATGTCCGCCCAGACAATTTAACGACGGTAAAAGTTATTATTGCACACCGTGTTCATCTTGTACTTCAGGATATACATCAACGCCATGTACTACCACTAAAGATACGGAATGCCATAAAATAGTCACCGTCGCTCCTATTACAACGACGCTGCCTCCTACAACGACGACGTTGCCTCCTACTCAATTTCCTATACCTATAGTCTCCAATCAAACATTAACAACGACGGTGACCGTTACTTCTCAGTATCCTTCCTCGTTTATCACTCACACTATTCCTATCAGCGCCGGTACATTTTGGGGTTTGGCTGCTTTATTTATGCTTTTAAAACAATCTCGATCAGTTCGAACAGAACCTTTTCATTGTGGGGGAGACGGAGGATTTTCTGATAACGTATTGATGATCGCCAGTGATTTCAGCGCATCCACAAATTGTACTTTCGCTTTATTAATGAACGATAATTCTTCCACCATAGGCGTAACTTTGAAGCAAATGGATTTATCCGATGATTGTAATCAAGAATACGTCGAACTATTCGACGGGTCCGAATCTAAATCTTTAGGTAAATTTTGCGGTAAAGAAATACCGCCTCCGATAACTACGACGGGCTCTATTTTATTAATTAATTTTATATCTCTATCTTCTTCGCACGGATCCGGGGGATTTTTAGGTCATTATTATCAAATAAAATAATAATTCACCGATGTATTAAAATAAATTTGTTAACCGGTTAAAACTCTTTAACTTTGACTACATCGGTATTGATACGTTAGCGTCAGAAAAGTTAAAAATTTACCCTTTAACACCCGAAGCTGTATAAACGTTCATTCGTATGCAACCTTGGATATTAAAGAGTCAATGCTTAAACTATATAAACAAGTACGTAACTTAGAAGTTAAACTTGTACGGCCGACGCAACCTTTTGAAAACTTAAAAATCATCGACGATTCTGAAATATACAATTTTTAGTTTTCAAAAGATTAAAACAAATTTGATTGTAAAAGAATTACGATCAGTAATTTAATTTACATAATTATGGATCGATTGACGGAATGCCCGTGTCAAAATTATGAATTACCAAAAAAGAATGATATTAGAATGAGAATGGAATCTGAATTTGGTTTAAAAATACTACAAACGCTTAATTTAACGGGAAATCCCGTTAGAACTTTTATAGCGGGTTATCACATTTTTATACGATATAAAGATGAACGCGATAATTATTGCATCGCCGTGATATGTCAAAAAAATTTTTCGATAATAGCCGTTTCACCATTTATAGACACTATATATGTAACAGATCATAGATTAATCGAATATCTGGCTTTTATATGGAATTATGATATAATCAAAAAAAAATCTGTTTGAGCGTCGTCTACGCTCTACAAACGAATTAATTTTTTTACGACGGTAAAAAATACGTAAACGTTAACTTTTTAAAACTAAAAATCATCGGCGATTTTAACCTTTAAAAATTAAACGATCGCGGAGATGTTGAAATATATTATTTTAACTCGTAAACCCTCAAAAATTAACGTCAATGACGGATTAAAGGGTTAACGCGTAAAACCGTATGCCGTTCTTATTTATATACGGCGTTAAAGGTTAATTATTAAGCTATATACTCACTCGCGTATAGTTTAGGAGTTAACACTTACGCTCCGTAGATAATGAATGGAGAAACCAAATGACTTGTTTTTGGGTATTCTAACGCTAAAGAGTTAACTTATATTTGGTTCTTGCTAGGAAATTAAAGGGTTAAAAAAAATATTAAAACCGTTAATATTATCGCTATCAGTAAAAAAGGTTTAAAATCTCTAGATTTAATTAAAGTTATTTTTGAATTGATAATAAGAGGGCTCTTAATTACGGGTTTTATGGGCGGTTTTTCAGATGATTTAATTACCGGTTTTTCAGACTTGGAATAATTTGTGAAATCGCAATTAATTTTACCCGATACATCTTTAACGGATACGTCTCTAGCTTGCATCACTTGAACGATCGATTGACAATAGGAAGTGGGGCAAATGGGTTTTTCTAAATCACTCGATTTCAATTGCGTAGGATCAGCCGCGCAAGGTATGTACCAACAAGCGTCGGAAAAATTTTTGGAAGATTTTATTTTTTGATAAAGGGGATCGATCGCTCGATTAACGCATTTACAATCGGAAGAATCTTTATATTTTTTACAATAATTATTAACGGCTACCGTTTTAATTACGGGAGACGCTTGATTCAACCAAACGGAACACCATTTATCCGTCGATGGATCTGAAGCGCGTGCTAAATTATTTTTATTAGGTTTCATACAATAATTTTCGGCTACGACGTCCGATTTACCGAATTTGTCAAAATAATTCGTGACCTGATCGGTCGTATCTAATTTACTTAAATCGTATTTACATTTAATACCGTTAGCAGATATTTTAGCAACCGACAGTAAAGGATCTTCCCCTTTTGACGATTTTCCTATGTAACAATCTTTTTTAGATACGGGTAAACATAAAGGTTGAGAAGTACATAATCCACCGCAGCAAGACGCGTAATCGATTAACGATTCATTTTCGGCGCATGTTCTTCGAGTTGTAAAAGCGGAACACGAACCGCAAGTGCACGGACCCGTAATCTTTAAACCCGATTTATCTTTTTGTAAGGTGAAACCCGTGACCGACATTTTAAATATTTTATCGGAAAAAATTACATTTTTAACCTTATAAGACCCGACGTCTTCGTACAAAGATGAATCCTTATTGTGCTTTACATATACTAGGAAGTTAACTCGCTAATCGCCGATGATTTTTGTTTTTACGTAAAATTATACGGAAGCTGCACGTCGATGGTCAACGAGCGTTTATCTTTTAACGTTGGAATACCCGAGTATAAGTCAACGTTTATTTTCTATAAATTTTGAACGCTGAAAGATTATTTAATTTACGCTCGATGTTTTACCGTTTAAAACTAAAAATTTGCAAAGATCTTAAATATATTGTTTAAACGTGTGGAAAAAGTTAATCGATTCCCTATAGAACACAGTGATTAAGAGGTTTCTAAGTTATATACTCGTTAGCCCCTTATAACTACCAAATTAACTTGACCGACGATGCGTTAACGGTAAAAGTATACAAAGGAGTAAGAAGGTATTTACCCTTCGATACATTCACCCGTATATGTGACTTTGATGTTAAAGAATAAATGCGACGGACGGCACAAAAAAATTTTGAAAAATATTCGGTTTAATAAAAGATTACGACGAATGATGAACGTAGAATACAACGATTTCGATAAAAAACGTATACATTTTGAAAAACCTAAATCTAACAAATACAACGGTCATCGTATCAACGTACGTTATAAAGAAGACGATGTAATAAATAAATGCTGTTTCAGAACGCCTATTTTATTTTCTTGGGGTCTTCAATCTTACGATAAAAAAGAAGACGAGACAACGGTTAATTATTCGTTCCCTTTAGTGTTATATAATGCGGACTGCGGACCTACGGAAAGAGAAGCTAAATTTATAGAAATTTTACGTGAAATTTTAACCGAATGTAAAAACCATTTAAAACAACAAACCGTTAAAGAAGTCGTTAACAAACGTCAGTTGGAAACTTTAACCAACGATATGACTATCATGTACGAAAATCCACCTCGAGCTCCCACGTTATATCCTAAAATTATATACAGCGGTAAAACAAAACAATTTGTTACTTTTTTTTATAAAAGATGCGGCGGAATAGATCGTAGAATCGATCCTTTTTATGGTCGATGTAGAGTTATCGCTGACATTATCATCGAAAGCATATACATCGGTACTACCGTTAGTTTACAGTTAAAAATTATGAATGTATTGCTGGTGGAAGATTTAAGTCAAGTTCGAGATTCAGTGTTTACTAACATACCTTTGGAAGATGCTGAAGAAGTAGAAAAACATTCTGATAAAGAGTTATCAGACGATTTAGATGATCGGTTGACTTTAACTACTTTATAAATCGTTTGATTAATATTAACTTTGAGCGCATCAAAAAATCGCGTACGCGAAAGTTTATCTTTTAAATTTCAAGACCCGACGGTTGTTACTAAGAATAAAATTTTATATTTTTTAAACCCTCGGGGCTCAAGAAGATATAAAAATACGTCGAGGTAACATATTTATACGACCCTCAAATTGAGACCGAACATCTTCGTATGTAACAAAATCTTATTGTTGATTACAGAACACCCAAATGTATTTAAGTTCCATAGAAAACAAATAATAAAACTATTTAGCTTTACGCACGCTCTTAATTATTTACATATAGCTTAAGAGTTAACGTAAGCTAAATGGTTTTTTTAACCATTTATTTTCTATGAAGACTGAATGTACTCGAGTATTCTGGTGCCGGAAGGTTAAAGATTAGATGAATATCGAGAGATTAAAATTTTGAAAATAATTTAAATCTTTTAAAAAAGATTTAAAATGAGTTTAGAAGAACTGCGTCAAGAAGCATTAAAATTAGGTCGATCAGATGCTGAAACATTGAATGAAACGGCTTTAAAAATATTTTTAAAAGCTTCTAAAAAAGCTAGCGCTATTTGTAAAACAACTTTAAAATCAGATTTAATTAAATTAGCGGAATCGGCGGTTGTGAATCCTCTTAAATCTAACGGTAAACCTAAAACTAAATACGAATTATGCATGGAACTAGAAGAAAAAAACGTTTTATCGACGACCGCAACTAAATCCAAATCCAAACCTAAAAAAACCGAAGTAGAAAAATCTATCCAGGCTGTTTTAGAAGAAGAATATAAAACAAAATTGGACCGTTTGGAAACTTTAATGAAATCTTTAGAAGTTGAAAAAGAATCGCTGGTCGTTCGTGAAAAATTATTGAAAGATAAAGAATCTTTGCTGGATAAAGAAAGGCAAGAACTGAAAGAAAGTTTAACTTCTAGATTGGAAGAGGAACGCAGAGAGAGAAACGAAAGTTTCGTTAAAGTTTTACAAGAAAAAGACGCCGTCATCGAGATTTTAAAAAAACAAAATGAAGAAGAGCTTAAACAAGACGTCGAACGATTAAAAGATACGGAAGCTACGTTATTAAAACAAGCGGAACTTATTAAAGACGCCGAAGATTCTAGAGTTAAAAGAGAAGAAGCTTTAAGAAAACAAGTGCGGCGAAAAGAAGCCGAAGCCGAAAAAATCAAAGAAAAATATGCTTCTAATTTGGAACGTTTAAAAGAACGAGAAAAAACCAACAAAACCGTTTTATTAGAACAATTAAAAAAAGATAAAAAAAAATCCGGTAAATTAACCGACGACGAAGTTAAAGTAAAGGTATATGAAAATCCTTATTTCGAGCGTATGTTTAAAGAGGCGGTGGTTTATCTTTTAGAAACAGACGATCCCAAACTTCACAGATCCGTTACCATTAAAGAAATTATTCAAACCGTAGCCCATCAACGTTTCATTGATTATGCCAAAAAACAATTCAATCTGCAAATGACTAAATTTAATTCTAAAGAAGATATTTTGGATAAAATGTTACAAACGATGATGGAAGCGGCCGATTCTTCCGGCGATCTTGGCGAAGACGGTAAAAAAACGGAAGAAGATGAAGAATTAAACGCTGATTTAGCCGTATTTAACGTAGAAAAAGATGATGACGGAGAAGAAGAAAAGTCGTTTGAAATGAAACAAACCGTATTAAATTGGCCCGTAAGACAGTTAGACGTAAATTCGGTCGATAAATTATTAACCGAAATCCAATCCGCTCGTACTACCACTACCGATTTAGTTAAAGTTCAAAAAATAGTATTTAACGCTTTAGGATTGTTAAATTAACCTTTCAATATTCGAGTATGTAAATTACACCGTCGATCTTCCGAAATATAATAAACGATAAGTCCGGCGCGTTGAACGATTTTATAAAAAAGTTTTTTTAAAATTGAAAATCTATCGTCGACGGTTTAACTTATACTTTTTTAACCCTCCGACGTATCGGAGAAGTTAAAGGGGTTAATTAATCATTTGCCGTGTTTATACGTAATTTAATGTTAGAATAAGCCGATCGGCTTCCCTCTATTCATTATACATAGAGCTTGAATACGATCGAATATTCTAACCTTATAATTTTTTACAACGCTTATATAGCCGGGTTAAAGAATTAACTGATTATATCGTTACAAACATTAAAATCAAAGATATTATAATCCTTTAACCACTAATCGTTCGACGTACTCGCAACCTAGAAGTTAAAAGATTAAAAACGATTTATAAAAAAATTTTACATCTTAATTTTAAATATGTTAATTTGGAAACTATCTTGTTATTTTAACGTTATAATTTGGTTAATCGTTTATTCATTAATTTTTATAATTATTCCGATGTACGAAGTTAAAAACGTTATGAATTTTATTTTAACCTTTTGAGGGTTGTACGGTATATAATAATGTATTTTTAAAATATCAACGATTCCATACTTCTTAAAAAGTAAATACCCTTTAACGCTAATACATCGCCACTGTCGTATTGAGTTAAAAGGTCAACTCTTAAGTTATATACTCATTCACCGTTTTTATATATAACTATGGAGTTAACCTTTTAACTTGTCCGCCGACAAAAGATCTTTAACGCCGGAACAATTGACTCGTATTCTAATATTTACCCTTTTCAAAGATGCGTCATCGTACGAAGAAAAGAATCTTGTTATATTTACGTAGGTTTCAGGAATTAAATGCTTACAGCGGGTATTTAACGTTAAAATAATCTTATAATATATACCCGTAAGATTCGTATTCGTAATTGACGAAGTATAATTTAATAAGCGCTACGACTACAAATTTTGAATTGTATAATACGGCGTAACTAAATCGAGAAGATAATCTCAAATAAAAATACATGGCCGAACTAAATTTATCGTAATCGTAATAAAATTCGCTTAAAGTAAAGTTGGTTTCTATCGAAACTTCAAAATCGTGTATAACACCTACGCATATAGTATCGATAAAAAAAACTATCGAATTTAAACCTTTACAAACCCTACAAAAAATTGGTCTTGAATGTCGATTCAATAAACCTATCGTCATCATCGTATTTTGATTTTCAGTCATTTTTATTAACTTAAAACAACCCTTTAATTTAGAGCGCCTTGATGTTAGAAAAAAATTACCGTCGGAATATCCGATGTTTCGACGTCGTAAACAAATTATTTTATATATAAATCGTTAACCGTCGACGACATCCATTTTTATCTTATTAACAAGACGACGTCTATTTTTATGCGATTTACGTGAAAACAATCGTATCGCAGTTAATAAATTACTTTAAACAAGTCAATCGTTAACCCAAAACTATATATGAACGAATATATAGTTTTGAGAATTAACTTTAAAATACTCGACGATGAATCGTTTGGCTTTTTAAATTCATTCTCTACGTAAAACCTTAATACGCTCAAACATTCCGACGTTAAAGAATAAATATTTTTTAACTCTTAAGTTATATACTTGTTCACGACGCTGTGTATTGTCCGAGAGTTAAAAAATATTTAACCCTTTATCACAACGTCGTACACGAGCGTAGTAACCGATTGAGCGTTGAGGTAAATACTTTTTAACTTTCGTCGACACAATCAAAGTTAAACTATATTCTCCTTAGATTAGTTTTTAAAATATAAAATTTCGTCCTTTATAACGGACGTTGGGTCTTGAGGGAAACTATACGAATGAGCGTTGTAAAATATTAGGAGTTAAAGGATATTCACCCTTTAACGTACGCTACGGTTAACTCAGAACACATTGCCTTAGCCTCAAACGTGTACGGATGATTTAACCTTTTAACGCTTAATCGGTCACATGCGGCTTAGATGTTAAACAGTTATTTTTTCCCGACATCGACGTTTTATATACAATTTTACTCATTGACAAGTTATTTAGCGTAGTTGAATAACAAAATTTAAAATTTTTAAAAAAAATAAAATGAGTTGGTTCAACATATTTGGGTTTAAGCATCCTTTTTTTGACGTTCAAAGATTAATGGAAAAGCGAGAAGATAAATATTTTTTAATACCTTTTCAACTGGAAAAAAGTTTTTTAAAATGTAAAAAATGTAAAAAAAATAATGTTTTATCAACTCACATTCAAACCAGATCCGCCGATGAACCTATGTCATTAGCAGCTACGTGTTATTCGTGCGGTTATAAATGGATAAAAAATTAATTTGACGTACGAACAAAATTTCATTGTAATCTGCGTATTTGTATTTCGAGAATATAACCGCGTCGATATCGTACAAAATTAACCCCTTAACTCCAATTGCGTTGTGTTAGCGTTTAGATGAGTTAAGGGGTATTAACGTAATCGTTTGATACAACGTTAAAGGATTAATGCTTAAAGTCATGAGTGAACAATTAGACGTTAAAGGGTTAACCGATTGAGTCGTCGATGCGATTGTTAAAGGATTAAAACTATATAATATAAAATGGAATCCGTCGAAATTAAAGAATTAGATTTAAATGACGTCAGACCTAATTTAGACAGCATAGAAACAGATATAGGGGGTATGAAAATCATTGTTATCGGTAGACCGGGATCCGGTAAATCAACGCTGATTAAATCGTTGATCGCTTCTAAAAGACATTTAATTCCGGCAGCGGTAGTTATATCCGGATCTGAAGAAGCCAATCATTTTTACAAAAGCTTATTTCCCGAATGCTTCGTTTATAATAAATTTAATCTATCGTTGATAGATCGTATTCACAAAAGGCAAATTATGGCTAAAAATTTACTGGGTAAAATGTCTTGGTTATTATTGATCATCGACGATTGCATGGACGATTCTAAATTATTTTGCGATAAAATGGTGATGGATTTATTTAAAAACGGTCGGCATTGGAATATATTGGTGATTGTAGCCAGTCAATATGTTATGGATTTAAAACCCGTGATAAGATCCACTTTAGATGGTGTATTTTTATTGAGAGAACCCAACATGTCTTATAAAGAAAAAATGTGGTTAAACTTTGCAAGCATCGTACCCAAAAAATATTTTTTTGATTTGATGGAAGAAATTACTCAAGATCACACGGCGTTGTACATCGATAATACATCCATCAATCCGTCTCACTGGAGCGATTGCGTTAAATATTATAAAGCGACGTTAGAAGGCGTCGACGAACTTTTTGGGTGCGAAGAATATAAATCTTACGTTTTATAAACAGGTTGTTTTAACTTATTTGTACAAAGACAAAATCTTGTCTCGATCAAGTTAACGTTAGAACATTCAAGTACAAACCAAACGCCCCCAGTGATTATCTACAAAGCATAAATATACTAACGTTAAAAGTTAATCCTTTAACTTCGACCGCGTCGTCGGGGGCTCTAACCCTTGCGTATGATTTAGGTGTTAAAAGGTTAAGTCGCTACGACGTTGAACGATGCTTAAAAGAAAATTTTTTCTAACGGACGATAGAAAAGTTATATTTTTTTGAATCAAAATAAAACAGCCGCGGCGACGATTCTAAAACGATAGTTTCAAAGTGTATAAACACAACTTTTTAAACGTACAAATCAATTTAAAAAGGGGTTAAATCATTCTTTCGTACATTTAATCGAATCGACAATTATTTTATTGGGACTTCGGCAAACTTGTAATTTAGAGGCGTAAAAATACATCTCTTTGCGACACGTTTATTCAAAAATAACGTCGTCAAAGTTAAATTCGTAAGCTTTCTTTTAAATCCGGAATTAAAAGAAACAAATACTTTAACCGGCCAATTTTTTTAAAAAAATAACCGACGATTTAAAAAGATTAACGTAGACGATTTTAACTTATAAAAGATTAAACGTTAGTTAATTATCCCGATATAAAATACACCGCTTTTATTTCGGATTTAAAAGCGACGGAGTAGTTTAAATATTAACTTCTTATACACAAGTAACCGCTTATATAGCTTGGTATTTACCCTTTCACTTCTCAGTACGCTTTTGACGCCGTTAAAATATATCGTCTCTTAACTTCTAAGTTATATTGACGCAACGAGTATATAGCTTAGGAGTTAATTTTTAAGATATATAAGCAAAAGTAACGACTGAATATATAGCTTAGGATTGAAATTGTTAGGTACTCTAAAATATACTTAATTTTTAACTTATCGACGCAAAGATGTCTGTTTTTACATAAACGTGGCCATCGACGGTCAAAGAAGTTAAAATCAGTCGCAATTTCGATATTTACTCGGCGATCAACGACGTCTGTTTTATGTAAAATCGCACGTGGGCAGCCGTCATCCGCAATCAACGCTCTGTTTTAAATAATAAAACCGTCGGTTTATAATTTTTAAAGGTTTTAAAAATGTGTTCTAATTTAATACAATACACGTTCGGCATCAAAGAAGGAGAATCCATGACCGACGAACAGTTAAAGATTGCTCAAGAAGCATTGGTCGAACCTCTTTATCCGGAATATAATAAAAAATTGAACGATAAATTATCTCCGGGCGATCCAAAATACGCTTTGTTCAGCTTTGTTAAGACACCCGAAATAGATTATGTGGGAGAATTAACGACTGAAAAAGTTAAATTGCGATCGGCGTTACCCGATTTTAATTTCGATCGATTCGATAAGATTTTGACCGTCATGAAAAAAGAGAAAACTGTTTTCGGCGTAGCCAAAATACGAGGCGCTTTTAAAACGGAAAAAGCGGCTCGAGAAAAAGCCTGTAAACTAATTAAAGAATCAGACAGTTTACACAGTATTATGACTTGTAAAATAGGAGTGCCTTTTCCTTTAGTTACTAAAGGATACGCCAAAGAAGTAGAAAGCGTCAATTTAAAAGAAACTTTGGAAACTGTTTTGTCAAAATCTGAGGCGGGCCGCAGAAAAGCTTTGAAGGAAGAAATGCAAGAAGTCGAAGATCGCGCCGCCGCTTTAAAATTAGAAGAAGAACCCACGGATATCGATCGATATATTACCGAACGCGTTAAATCGGCGTGTTTGCAAGAAAATATTCTAGATAACTTAAAAAAATTAATGATCTGCTTCGAAAATATTAAACGTCTAGAAAACCCGCTTATCAAAGAAGAATATTTAACGCGTTATAACGAAGCTCGAAGAGACGTTGGATTAACCGATTCTTTTTACGTTAAATATATGAGCGTTTCGGCTGTTACTGGTTTAAATGCTTGTTCCGAATGTTTTAAGACGTTAAATTATTCCGTAGAATGATAACTTCTCAATTTTAAAAAAGCTATTTAGTTTTTGTTTAATATTCCGGTCCTTTAATTTTGACGAGTCGACGTCGGAAACACTTGGAGGGGTAAAGAATTAATTTTTTAATTCCTCGACGCTACAGCGTTAAAGGCGATATAATTAAAATTAAAGGATTAATTTTTAAGCTATATTCATAGTTTAAGTTTCTGATATCCAAAATAAACGTTTATCGACGATCAAATTTCAATCCGTTTTTGAAATTAAAACTTCTCGATGATATTTTGTTAAAACATAGATTTAATCAAATCCGACCCTCATATTGATATAAAATGTATCATTTTTATTTTAAATAAAAAAACAACATATTATCTATCCGTACAAGGTACGTTAAACGCTTGAATACATTTTGTAAACGCAAATAGTAAGAAGCCGAACGCTTACGCTCGAGCATTCTAACGGTAAGTATATTCCAGACGGCCTAAATATTAAAGCGCAGACGTCTGTTTTATGTAAAATTATATAAAGACGAACGCTATCGATAACGTTTACCTTTATGCAATTTTACATAAACGCAAAAGTCGTTGACGGTTAACGTTAGTTTAAAACGTATTGTGCCTCATAAAAAAATATATCAAACCGACGTTTCGGATTTTTTAAACGGTTTAATTAAAAATGGATCGATGGAAAAATTTAATTGAAACGTTCAATCATCCCGCAGTTCGTCGAAAATATCCTTTAATCAATGCTTTAAAATGCCAAATATATAAATTGAACGAATCCGAAGAATCAAAAGAAATTTGCGAATTGAAAAAGTTTATTACAGAAAATCAACCGTTCCCACCCTGTGTTTTTAAAAAACCTTACTTTAAATCTCAAACGGGTATTATTTTATATTTTCCCAACGTATTTACGTTTCATCCGGATAAACCTTGCCTGCTGAAAGCTTTAGAAGAATTAACGTTAGAATTGTTTCCCGATGGAATACCCGATACAGTAGAACGACGTAATTACGTAGTCGATTTATTAACGGAAGTGGACGATATTGTTAAAGAAAATAACTCCGTTAAAACTGCGCAAAGCGTTTATGAATTATTTGAAAACGATAAAATTAAATCGCTGACTCAAAAAGTTAAAACCGATTTGAAGGAGGGAAGTCTTAAACCTAACGATTTAATTGACGATTTGATTATAATGTTGGAACCTTTACTAGAAGGTGAAACGGCTGAAAAAGAACTTCTTCGTTTGATACACGACGTATTAACTAAATTGAAGAACAAAGAAGAATTGAATTTAAGCGCGATGGCTCCCATCGTTTATAAATTTCAAAATTTATTAACTTTTTAAACGTTCGAGCCTCATATTTAAGAAACCCGGCGACTTGGTACAAGTATTTTATACGCGTCAACGACGTATTCAGAATCGAAAAGTCAATGTACTTCCATAAGCATACTAAGTCGCCTTTATTCAACGTTTTAAAGCCGGGGATCAAAATCCTTTAACTTCCGACGCAGTTGGAGTTAAGGGATTAACTCTTAATCGTTCGCAGTTTAGAAATTAACTTTTTAAAACCCAACGTACCGTACGATGATGAAATCTCATATAATGCAAGTTGTAAAAGGTTAAAATACATTTATACGTTATCAAAAAGTTAAAATAAGACGTTTTAATTTATATTAAAGAAATCTACGCGATAATAAATCGCTTTTTTGAGTTTAAAGAATCGACGTAATATAAAATGATTAAAAACGTCGCTGTTTTTTTCATTTGGCAAGTCATCGGTATCGTCGTTTCTCAACCGCTGATTTTAAGATCCAATAAAAAAACTTACGCCTTATTCGTCATAGTACAAACAGTCGTTTCTTTATTAATATTTGAATACGGTTCTAGATACGCTCAATTAGGTTATTTTAGTTCCGGCACTTTATTATTGACCGAATTGTTGAAAAATTATTTAAAATCTATAACGTTTTAACCGCGACACAAAAAATATTTACCCGTTAACACTTGAAACCCAACGTTCTTGAACAATGGTAAAATCTCACTTATTTTTTTATATATTTAAGTTTTAAAAGATTAATTCTTCTAACACCTAAATTATACACTTGTTCGGTGTATATAACTTACAAATTAACCCTTTAAATATGTGAGCGTTCTGGTATTAATCTTTTAATAACGAGTACTCAGTAATTCGGCGACCACCGCGTTTATATAAAAGCGAGCGTCATCGACGATTAACCCTTTAACTTCGCCGTTGAAGGGATTAAAACATATTTACCGTTCGACGCACCGTTAATGAATTAAATTAACTTTTGAGAACTAAAAGATAGCGCGATCTTTTAAGAAATGGTATAGGTTAAAATAATGTATTTTAGGATCGTCGACGATCTTTTAAAGGGTTATAATAAGTTGAGTCGTTATAGGTCAACGGATTATTATAACGCGTATTTAATTTGTTAACTTTACAATTCAAACGCGTCGGGTTAAAAAGTTAACCCTTTAAGAACCAGAGGAATCTTAATTTGTACCCGTTCTCAAAGGATTAAATTTAAATACGTCAACGACTCAATACGCCTTTGAGAATTAGAGGGTTTAAAATTAAAAAACAGCCGTTTTATAAAATGCCCGACATCAAAATTTTTTCGGCTCATTACGACGACGAATGTAATGAAATGATGGGTTTGACTAAAGATTTTAATCCTTTATGGATAGAAAAATCTTGTTATAAGCGACCCATTATTTATATCGACGATGTTTTAATAGGCAATTTAAACGATTTGTTAAAAATTAAAACGGGTTTGAAGCAGCGTTTGTTTAAATACAACGCTTCTTACAAACCTTTTCATTATTCTTGGGCCGTTGAATTAAGGTCATTGCATGAAAACATGCATTGGACCGAAAAAGAAATCAGTTTAGCCGACGACGTCACGGATTGGAAAACGGGTAAATTGAGCGAAGGTGAAAAAAGATTCGTCACGCAAATTTTACGGTTGTTTACACAATTGGACGTTTCAGTGGGTCAACTGTATCATAACGCTTTCATACCCGTTTTTAAAAACAACGAAGTACGTAATATGTTGTGTAGTTTTGCTTGCCGAGAAGGTACGCATCAACAAGCTTACGCATTGCTGAATGATACGTTGGGTTTACCCGAATCTGATTATTCAGCATTTTTAAAGTATAAACAAATGACCGATAAAACAAAATTTATGAGTGATATGAACGTCGATACCATCGGCGACGTTGCTTTTAGTTTGGTCAAAGCCGTTTATAACGAAGGCGTTTCCTTATTCGCTGCCTTTGTTATGTTGTTAAATTTTCAACGTTTTGGTGTAATGAAAGGTATGGGTAAAGTGGTGGAATGGAGCGTTCGAGACGAGAACGTACACGTCGAAGGTTTGTGTAAATTATTTAAAACCTTGATTTCAGAATATCCGTTTGTTTTGACCGAAAATTTTTATATAAACGTACGAGGTTTGCAACAAGAAGTTTTAACGCTGGAAACCGCGTTCATCGATTTAGTGTTCGTCGAAGACACGCTCAGAAATTTAAAACGTCTGGACGTCGTCGATTACGTTAAATACGTTTTACAACGTCGCACCGCTCAATTGGGGTTATCGAACGAAATCAATTTGAAGAATCCTATTTCTTGGGTATCGTGGTTGATATTGGGCAGAGACGTTACTAACTTTTTTGAAAACAGAGTAACCGAATATAACGTCAGCGGATTAGAAGGCGATTGGTAATACGTCTCGTACATCTTTAAATTATTTAACGTTAAAATATCCAAACGTAAGTCGATCCGGCTTTATAGAGCTTAAATACAGTTGTGTATTCTAATGTTAAATCTGACTGTAACGTTGAAATATCTAAAAATAAATCAAAAGACTTTTTCTTATTCGCCCTTTATGAAACCTAAATACGTTTGATATTCCAGCGTTAAAAAGTATTTTAACTCTTAATCTTTTGATGCACTTACGTTTTATAAACTTCCGAAGGAGTTAAACGATATCGAACGTCTTGTAAAATTTCACCGAAACGTTCGAGGTCGTAATTTCTTCCGAATCTTGGTTTATACGATTTAAAATTTTGTTGCATCGATGAAACTTAAATCTTTGTACGCTTTTTAAAAAGCTTTATCGATCGACGATTCTATCGTTACGTAAACGACGTTGAATATCGCCTTCTTAACGTAAATTCGTCGTTCCGTTTATTGCAATCTTCAAGCGAACGCTTTGATATTTACGTATTCTTTTAATTTGTTAGAATATCACATTTTAAAATGTTTATAAAGGGATTTTAAGTATTAAAAGTTAAAAACGGGTTTACGGATTGTATATGTTAACGGCTATAAACAATGATGGCCTTTGAAACATAAATTTTCTTTGTATAAACGCGAGAATATAACATTTATGTTTAACCTTACCGATGATTCAAAATATATTATTTTAACTCCCAAACATACGCGGGAGTAGTTTAAATGAATTTAACTTCGATCGAGTCGCAGCGACGCGATCGAAGGTAAGGATTAATCTTGTACTTAGTTCTTAAACGGTTAATTTTGAATACGTCATCGGTAACGTATCAATATCCGATCTTATAAAAATCAAAGGTTAAATATTTTTTGACGACGTCCGTCTCTATTAACAAGCTGAAATATCCGATTATATTTATATAAAAAGCCGGTTGGTTTATGTTCGTTAACGTTATAATACCCGATTGTATTTAGGCTCCGTATAAAAAGTTAAATGTTTCAGCGAGGATTCTTTAACTCATAATCGTCGACGTCTCTTTTATACAAAGACGGCCGTTAACGATGTAGCTAATAAATCGCTTTTTAATCTAAAAATAAAGAATAAAAAGCTATATATTTTATATTGGGGTAGTTTAAAGGTTAAAATTGTCGACGTCAGGTTTTTAAACCGCGAGCGTTACAAAAGATTAGGAGTTAAGGGTTGAATACCTAAGCATAAACCAAATAGCTGTTTACATTCATTTTCTACAAAACTCGGACGTTTTTTCCGGTGACCGTATGGTCGCCGTTAAAATTAATCTTTAAGTTACTTGAAGTATATTTAACGTACCTTGTACGGATAATAAGTTACTTTTTTATCCAAAATATATCGAAGTAGTTGAAAAATTAACGTCGGATTAATCGAACGTTTTATATCTTTTTAATTCGTCGACGTCCGCCGAAATAAAATTTTGTTCTTTATAACAAACGTCGGGTCTCGGTTTAACGTAAACCAAATAGCTTTTTTACTTACGGATCTCGAGTATTCTAATTTTAACGGTAAAAATTGTACTAATACGTATATAATAGCTCTTAGGGTTGTCTACAACACAGGGAAACCCATAGATCCGTTTTTAATGCGAATAACGTTATGATTCACAGCCATCGTTAAAAATTCAAACTTTTGAGAATCTTTATAACCGGAAGTATTCGCTCCGTTACCACCAGCCGTCGTTATTGCTTTGGGAGACGTTTTCAATTTAATACTGACGTTGGATAATCGACCGTAATTGGTAGATCCCATAGGATCGACGTCCATCATGTTAAGGGAATAGCAATACATATGATAACCTGTTTCTACGGGGATGGAACCCCCAAAATAATAAGGTTGAATCAAAGAATAATATTCGCTGCCCATTTCATTGAGACGCGAGCTATTTTCATACACCAACGTCACATCTGAAATAGGATCGGCGGCGATGCCCGGTAAATCACTGGCAATTCCCCCGTCAAAAATGACCGGAGAGGAACTGGTATAATTGGATTGTACGGCTTGATGAGTTACGTTGCGTACACCAAAAAAAAGAATTTTGATGGCGTGAGAGAATCGAATGTCGTAATTAGGACTGGGGATAGTTAAAGGTTGAAATACGTGTTTAGGTGCTGTCTGTACTTGCTCTACCAAGATATCTCTGGGTACCGTACCCATCAATCGACGTTCTTCGTTGGTTACCACCACGTTAGTGATCCATACTTGCACGTCTTTTAAATCAGGTTTACCCCATTCTAAATCTCCCGCCGTTAGAGGCATGATGGTAGAATCATTTTTGTTTTGAAAAATAAGCAATTCGGTCCAATCTCTAAGATGAAAGGTTAATCTTATTTCATTATAAGGCAGCGCGGCACTGGGTAAAGCTACGCCGCTGTCTCGGGAAAAGAAATAAGGTAAAGGTAATACCAATACTTTTTCGGGTAATAGACCATTAGAATCAACGGGTTGCGTCATATCTAAAGTATTGCCTATCATGTTGTCGTAACCTACGCGTTTAGAACCGCACATGCCAAAGGCAGACCAGAAATCAAGGAAGTAACTCTCAAATTTTTGAGCCACCAAATCGTTAAATTGAACGGACGTTTGCTTGACCAAATTGTGAAATAAATTTTTACACCATCGAATCGTGCCGTTAGCGTTCATGCGATTATTATTTTTTAACTTAACAGCGGGTATACGCACCGTCATCCAGGCATTGATCACGTAATCTCCGCCTCGAGAAACGTTAACGGAAAATTCTTGATCAAAATTGGGCGATCCAGAACAACGCGTTAAAAGCACCGGCAATTTACTGAACCAAGTACATTTTTTAGTTTCTCGTACAAAATAAGCCACGGCTGAATCACCGCCGTAAAGATGTTTTTCAATAGTATCATAAGTGGCTAAATCTATAAAAGCGCTGGTGACGCTTGAACCCGCTACAGAAGTCATATTCTATTTTATTATTCGACTCGTAAATATTTAACTTTTTAACCTTTTAACGTCTATGCTATATACTTTAATTTTGCTCCGTCGTCGGCGTAGGAGAAATTAACCCTTTAACTCTTCCGCTCGATCAGATTTAAAGGGTTAATAAGTTTCAAAATTTAAGATAACGCGTAAAATCCGCATAAACAGCCTATAAAAATACCTAATCGAGCTGATTTTTCTTTATATTCATCGGCTAAATTAGGAATGGGTATAAAATCGGCGATTAAATACGATACAACAGGAATCCACAGTTTTGATCCTAGAAGCGCCGTAAGACGTTTAAATTTTTCCGTTTCATTATCGGGTAATTCCATTTTATTTAACCGTTTAACTTTAAAACATCATCGACGCGTCGAAATAAAAATTAGAGATGAATACTAAGTATAAGTTAACTTTTTAACGCGCATCTGCAACGTAATTAGAGCTTATACAATATGTAATAAAATCATTCAAATTGTATATGTATACCGATAGCCATTAATTCTTGAAACAGTAATTTAGATGTATAAGGACAATTTTTTGATTCTATTTCTATATCATCGCATTTTCTGCAGTATTCAAAGTCGTCGCTGATGGTTTTACATGTTTTACATACGGGTATGGTATATTTATCGCTCATATCGAATAAAGATTCTTTCAAAGCAGCCGAAGCGCCGTGGCTAAGTTTACACCATTGTTCCATTTCACCCACTTTAATACCTCCGTATCTGCTACGACCAGCTACTGGTTGATGCGTTAAATTATCAATGGGTCCTGAAATACGAGAATGTATTTTATTCGTCACCAAATGCCTCAGTCGTTGATAATCGCAGGGCCCTATAAATATTTTTGAAGAAAATTTTTTTCCCGTTAAACCGCAATACATAGTCGTTTCCCAACTTTGTAAATTTAATTCGGATATTAGTTCGTCGAGTTCCTTTACTAAATTATATCGTTTAAAAGGAGTAGCGTCGTATATTTTTCCTGTTTTACAAGCCGCTAAACCGTAACACATTTGAAGAATATAATTAACGGTCATACGACTGGGAAAAGCGTGTGGATTGATGACGAGATCGGGTACGATACCGTCTTTGGTAAAAGGCATATCTTCTTGTCGATAAATCATACCACACGTACCTTTTTGAGCTGTAAAAGAAGCAAATTTATCACCTATTTCTGGTATTTTAGAAGATCTTAATTTTATTTTAACGACTCGACCGGTTTCTACGGTGTAATGATCCAATAATTCTTCCAAATATCCTTCTTCGTCCGCTTTTACAGCCAAAGATACGTCTTTGTATACGATGATGCCGTCGATTAATTTTTTTGAAATTTTACCTACCAATACGGTACCGGCTGGAATCCATAAAGAATTACATATCGATCCTCTATATTTTTTATTTTTTTTGCCTAATTTAGGATCTAAAACACCGGTTTTACCTAATAAACTGTAATCTAAATCTCTGTTACGCACCGAAAAGTCGGGATGAGCTATAAGTTCGCTGTCGTGTTTAGATTTATATTTTTCGATTTCTACGAACGTTTTATAACACGTAATCACAAATAAACCTCTGTCTATAGAACTTTTATTCAACACGACGCTGTCTTCTTGATTATAACCGTCCATCGTAGACACCGCTACGATCGGTACGGCTCCGTGGCACATAACATCGAATTCGTAACGATCGTAACATACGGTACGAGCCAATGCTTTTTGAGGGTAATCTAAAACGTAAAAAGTAGGATCGTATCGATCTTTACCTCCTGTTAAAGTCGTAATACCAACGGCCTGTTTACCCATATTAGATTGATAGGCTATACGCGGAGACGGTGCGTGATTGTAAAATGGAATCACCGAAGCCATCACGTCGGTCATAACAGAATACGCCGGCGGTTCTTTATATTTTATATGGTGAATTTCTTGAGCGCAGACGCGAACGATTTTATCATCAATCAAAACGGGTCTGAGAAATCGACCCTGATCGCAGAATATATGACATTCTTTAATTTCGGGGGTAAATCTGAAACAAAATACGGAAACTTCTTCCGGTAAAACAGATTTTAAGATTTTAACGATTCGTTCGAGCTCGTCTACGTAACCTGTAATTTCGCCGTTTAAGATTATTTTAAACAAACCCGATTCTTTAATATAAGGTTTTATCAAAGGTTTTATTTGATTTTTTGGGATTCCTTGACTAAATGACGTGGATAAAGCGGTGTTTAATACAACGCCGACTCGTTCACCTTCCGGTGTTTCGTACGGACAGATGAAACCGTAATGAGAAGCGTGCAGGCGACGAATTTTAAAATTTTTACCTTTAAATCCTACCGCATGCATCAATCGCCTCAAATGACTTAAACGAGATCCGTAATTGTGATTGCACAATACTTGTGAAACCCCTACACGCATGTAAGAAGGGGGTCCGGTTTTTTTGACGCTCCAGTTACCGGTGGCAAAACATAAATTTAAACCGTTGGTAATGACGTTGACATTTTTCACCACGTTGATAGGATCTGGATTTTTTAAGGTTTCTAAACTGTTTTTAATCAAGCGAATGTATTGTTTGAACAAACCTTTAAAAAGAAATTCGATCAAAACTCCAGAAGTATCTACGCGTTTGTAAGCTAAATCGTCTTTATCGGTTAAAGCAGCTTCTCCGGCAATAACAACAACTAATCGAGCAATCATATAACCCAAATGACGAGCTACGTTTAACGGAGAATGATCTTCCAAGTGATTAAATATTTCTTTCTTTAATATAGCGTCGACGTAAGATTTTTTATCATCGCATTTAACGTCGACGGGTACGTAATCGATTATGGTTTTGTCGTCGATGTAATGTTCGTATAAAATTGCGCTTAAAGCTTCATAGTAACCGGGTTTACAAGTTAAATCTTGTTGACCCAGATCACACAATATAAAAGCTTCTTTAAAACTCACGCCTAATGTTTTAAACACTGTACCGGCCGGTACAAATTGTTTAATGTAAGGTAACGAAAATTCTAAAACAATTTTACCGTCGGTCCTCGCTTGAATCAACGTAGAACTCCCTGTTTCAGAAGCGCTTCTAAATTCGCAAAGATAAAAACCATCTTCGTATTTTATAACGGGTACGTTATATCTGGGTCTGATATGAGGGATTAACACTCTTTCTTTACCTTTAACGATGAAATAACCTCCCGGATCATTAGGACATAATTCAAAGGTTTGACCTATGTTTTGGTTGGTTAAGCATAATTTACTTCTCAACATCAGCGGTAACGAAAATATTTCTAAAATTACCGATTTACCATTAAAATCTATTTCATAATTTACTGAAATTGAATACGTTAAATCTTTTTGTTTAGCTTCTAAAGGAGTTATTTTAGGTTTACCGTATCCGATGTTTTTAAATTCTATTTTAAAGTCACCGACTTCGACGATTTTATCTTGAGCCACCGTTATCGGGACGTCGAAGAATAAAAATTTATCGTACGATTTGATGTGATGAGTCGTTAAACGTTTAAACATTTATACGTTTAATAGTTAAACATCGTTTAAAAAAATTAAATTTAACGCTTAATCTTTCGCTCAGCGGCGATCCTCGATGCACAACGCCTTTTATCTCAAATTAAAAAATACTCGTACGTAAATTAGATACCAAAAATAATCCCTTCTCTCAAATAGTAAACGGCGAACGTAGAAACTAATATATAACTTAAGAGTTAAAAGGTATTTACATTTCCGAAGCGGTTGTATTTACTTAAAATATATTTAATTCGTCGATCGCGACGACGTTTACTTTTATAGAGAAACGGACGTCGTCGTAGTCAACGAGTTAAATAAATAATAAGTCTCTTTAATTCAAAAAACTGATTTTTATACGCTAAGATGGTACGAGGGATTTTTAAAAACCGAATATTTTAAAATTATCGCGATAATTTTAAAAAGTTAATTCTCCGACGTTAAAGCGTCGTAGCTACGTTCAAAATTAACCTTTTAACGCATACAAGCCTAAATATACTCGGGTATTCAACATCGACTAAGCTATACACAAACGAGGTGAACGTTAAAGATATTAACTCCTTTATATCGTCGGTGACGCGTCAACATTAAAGGATTAATGATCGTAGCTGATTCAAGCAACTAGCTTTTTTATCGTTCATTTCATACAAAACTTAAATATTCACGTTGAATTAAAGGTAAACACCTTTTAACTCTTAACCATCCGCCGTCTCCTTCGTATATAGTTTAATAGTTAACCGAAAAATACCCTTTACTTTTCCGTCGCAACAACGTTAAAAATTAAAGAGTTAAATCGACGATTTTTAAAAACTCCAACATGAACGAAAATTGTCAACAATTTTTTGAAAATCCGTACGTCAATCCTAAAACCAAACGAAAGATATTAAAAAATAAAAGAACGTATAACAATTTAGTAAAAGAATGCGGAGGAGATCCTTGGCAGATTGAAAAAATAAAAATACCTTACAGATACGCCGGAATAGCGGCTTTTGATAAGATTTATAATCCGCCGAATTCTAAATTAAAATTTAAAGACGAAATTAACGTTTCTACAATTTTTAATCCTCGCGTTTACACTTTGAGAAATCGTAAATGTAATAGATTTCAGATCAGAAATTTGGTAAAAACATTGGATTTAGATAAAATTTCACATTGTATGTCGGGAGAAGACCAAGCGTTTGTTGATAAATTAGACGACGTTTGGCCCATTGGATCTGGTTCTTTCGGTAATGTATATTTGGTTAAATTAAAAACCGCTTTTTTCGTGGTGAAAGAAGCGTTGATGGCCAGATGCGATAAAGACGCGCCTGAATCGTGCGGTAAATTTGACGACTGGATCGCCGAAGAAACGCCGTATGAATTGGGGGTTCAAACTATGGTGAATCAAGCTTTAGACGCTCGATACACTCAAAATTTTATTTACACCATCGGCGCCGGCGCTTGCCAAGAATGCGCCGTAGAAATATTTGGTCGTATTAAAACGGGTAAATGTTATACCGTTTTAATGGAACCGGCGGCCTTTTCCTTAGCCGAAATATTGGACGAATTGACTCCGGAAGAAAATTTTAACGCTATGCAACAATTATTAATGGGATTAACCGTTTTACACGGAGAATACGGTATATTACATCGAGACATTAAATCTCATAATATATTAGTGTTACCCGGCCCTGATAAAGGTTATTTTCAATATAAAATAGAAGACAGAACATTTTACATCCCTTGTATGGGTCGAATATATGCCCTGGCTGATTTTGGTGTATCGCAGATTTTAAATTCTGATTACAAGAAAATTAACGCTATGATGGGTACGCGTAATTTTGAAATCGTTAGAAATTCCAACCCCGTTGAATGGGGGGAAACTGCTGGTTTAGAATATGATATGGTACCTTTTTCTACAAAATTAAAACCTAAATTTTATAAAAATAAAGTATATTTAAACCCTAATAAACATTTCAAAAAATGGTGGAAGACGCCTGAAGAAGCTCACGGTTTATACACCATTAATTATTTTACATTGAACGAAGACCCTGAACCGACCGTTAAAGTAGATTTAAATAACACTCGTCGATTTCCCCCTCAAGAATTTGTCGGCGACGTACAAGACGTGATACGAATCTTTGTCGGAGGCCCTCAATATTTTCAAAAACACCATCATCACAAAAGACCGTTTAACCATCCTTTATTTCATAAATTAAAGTATATGACTTTATACGATCCGATATTCGGATTGAATTTATTGTATTTAAATCCTGTTAAATACGTTTATCCCGATGTATTAGTAGCGTTTTTATTTCCTGAATTAAGTAAAATTCAATCGGAAACGATCGATTATTTTACTTGGAACAGCCGCAATTTTACTGCGTCTGAATAAACGAATGTTAATTTTTAACTCCGAACACGGCGAAAAAATTAACCGATTAATACGAGACGCTCACTTTTTAAGTAAAAAATCTAAACGGCTCAATTACAGGTATTTTAACATTAATCATATACAATCGTTTGTATACAGCTTTAAGTATTACAGGGTAAATACCATTTAACTTCTTTGCGTACCTCCGCCGCAATGGGGGTTAAAGGGTTAAGCTTTTAATTCTAACCACGTCGTCGATGACGCCGTAACATCAAAGGCGCTGCGGTCAGAATTAAAAATTAAGTCCGGACGCATCAAAAGCATATGGAAAGTCAACTCTGTGCGGATTGATATAGATTAAAACAATACGTTTTGAGATGTCGATTATATTTTGGTTTTTAAACCCTTTAACTTCAATTTGACACGTTAGTGTGCGGAGGAGTTAACGTTAAAGTATTCGAGTTCTGCAGATAAAGAACCGTTTAAATTCATATTTAAGCGTAACGTTGCAGAATATTTGGTCTTTAACTTTTAAGTTACGTATTTATTCGACGTATACGTAACTTCGGGAAGTTAAATCCAAAATCTTAGACGATCTACGTTGTTTTAATCTAAAAATTTAAGCGTCGATTTTGAAAAACGATCGTCGTAAAATCAAAAAATAATTTTGCCTCGCAATTTGAAAAACGAACTCGAATCATCGTTTTAAGTTTAAAATATTAACGCGATGATTAAATTTATGGTAATCGGAGGTCACGGATTTTTAGGTAAATGCGTGGTCAAACATTTAATTACCCGATGCGTTCGAATAGGAGAAATCAGAATATTCGACGTAAAAGAACGAAATGTTTGTTGGAACGATTCCAGAATTAATTTTATAAAAGGATCCGTCACAAACAGATTAGCGTTAATAGATGCCATGCGGGATGTCGACGTCGTTTTTCATTGTGCTCAAGTTAAAACCGATCGATCCGTTTTGGAAATAGAAGCCGTTAATTATTCGGGTACTTTAAACGTTATAAACGCTTGCTTATTATGCGACGTTAAATGTTTAATTTATGCCGGATCGTTTTGTTTTAATAAATACGGCGATTATTTTTACAGAGGCGACGAATATTCTGATTATTATAAAGTATTTGAAGACGCCTATGCCAAAACTAAACACATGGCTGAAGTTAACGTCGTCAAAGCCGATCGATCTAAAACAGTTTCGGGTAAAGTTTTAAGAACGTGTTCGATTCAGTCCTTCGGTGTTTACGGCGAAGAAGATCGACGATTCAAAGAAACGTTTATTAAAGCGTTCGAAACCAAAACCGTTTTGGGTTTATGTTATGAAAAAACCATTCAACAATCTAGAACGTACGTCGGTAATTTAGCTTGGATGCATGTTACAGCTTATAAAACACTGTATAACAGTAATAAAGCCGATAAAGCCGGAGGGCAAATTTATTATGCTTACGATTATTCTCCGTGCATTTGCCCCGACGATTTTGATTTGTTATTTCTTTCAGAATTTAACGTAAGTCTTAAAACACTACCCAAAAGATATTTAAAAGCTACTGCTAAAATTAATGATTTAATGATGAAAATGGGTAAAAAACAACGATTTGGTTCTGAAGAATTAAAAAAAGCAAATACTTATTGCGTATTTGAAACTTCAAAAGCCAAAGAAGAACTAGAATACGATCCGTTATATAATTGGACGGATAGTAAATACAGTGTAATAGCGTGGCTGTTAACATTAATTTGATCGTCTATTTTATTTTAAAGATACAAAATTTTTACCGTTAAAACGCCCGACCGTAAAATAAACGGTTTTACTTTATACAAAACTCAAATATATTTGAGGGATAAAGAATATGTAGTTTAGAAGTTAAAAAGTAAACACTTTTTAACTCCGAACAAGCAAATAAACGATGTAATTTTATAAAACCGATCGAATTTTTTAAGCGGTTATACGCCTCGAGTTAATAAAATTACTATGGGGAAAACTTGATTCATAAATTCAAACGGGTCAAAGGTAATGCCGTTAAGACAAACTTGTTTTTAAATATTAAAACGAACCGCGAATTGTTTTCAACGATAAATATAAACGTCTATTAATATTAAACTGCATTACGGGCGTTATTTTAATAAATTAATCAAATCGGGTTGCGCCGTGCAAAAAATATTTAAGTCGAAACATCGCTCAATTTTAATCGGAGGCGATACAGCCGTATATCGCAAATTAATTTTTTTTAACGCCGACCGCGATTGGAAAGGTTGTACAAAACTCCTTGTTTGTTTAATATCGTACGGCGTTGCGATTTAACTCTTTCGTCGATTAGATGAGTGAAAGAAGGTAAAAATTTAAAACCGACGCGGTCAAATTTAATTTGAGCAAAAAAATAAAGACTTTAGAAACCGTATTTAAATTATAAAGTAAAACATCTTTTTATCGTATATATTTAACGACGTGATAGCTGTTTACTTTATGTATTGTACGACGATGATAAATAAACGAATTAGTTTTACCTCGCGGTAGTTGAAAAAATTATCGATCAAACAATTTTTAAAAGAACTTCGACGATACGTTTACGATAATGAATTTGTTTGATCGTAACTCATCGGACGCTACAGCGATCAAAGGATAAATACCCTTTAACAACATAAAAGCGTGTTTTTATAATTCAAAAATTTGTCGAATTATATAAAATAACGCCACGTTGATGGATCATCGTTTGACTTTATCGGTATTGAAGAGTTAATGTAAAGCGCTTGACCCTTTGTTTCGGGTAAAAACGACTTATTTTTTGTATACGGCAGTTAAACGTACCCTAGCTTAAAGATTAATTCTTTATCCTACAACACAACGACTCTTTTATTATAAATTTATAACAAAAGAGTCATTGTTACAGGGTAAAAGGCATTTATGGTTTAATACCCAATTATTTGATACACCCATTCATATATAGCTTAGGCGTTAAAGACTTTGTAAATCGTAAACTTGAAGATTTTATTTTTTTATTTCAAAAACAAAAACGACGATGGATGTTTTGGGTAAAAAAAAGAAAAAGAATCATGTCAAGACGCAAAAACTTAAATCGGTTAAAAAAATAAACGAAAACCTTTATCAAAAAGTGTCCGGCGCTTTTAGTAAAGCTAAAGATTTACTGGAACCTTTCGGCGCCTTTGATTATACGGAAACTAAAGAAGGTTTGTTACAAGCGCCTTTGCTAACGAACGATCAAGATTTAATAAAATTGTTTTCTTATTTAAATAAACACGTACCGGCTGAACTGGTTTTAGCTTTTTTTAAAGAATACGGCGGTCGTAAATTAACCGTTAAACCGTGGACTTATTTTAAAAGCGTATTTGAACCTAAATACGTCGACGTTGTCGAAGAATCTAAAAATTTTTTGATTTCTCGTAAAGCCGTACCCGCCAAATTTAAAATTAAACCCATAAAACAAATAGAATTTTTAAGGAAAATGGCAAAGACTGGATCCGTTAGCGAAAAAGAAAAAATATTACAAGATGAATTAGCAAATAAAATCAACGTATTACCTATTTTTAAAGGTAGACCTCAAAAATTCATGACGGCCGAACAATCCATATCGTTGTACAGAGCCGCTCCATGGCTAACGGCTTTCACCGATAAACCGGTGAAAGCTATTTTACTGTCCGCCGATGCACCAGCAAAATACACTATCGATCGTATCGTCGATGATAAAAAAGGTAAAGAATGGTATTTTGCATCGGCGTTGTGGTATAGAGAATCTTGGACTCAAGGTCGTAAATTTATTCCCGACGCAGTAGGTTATTATTTAAAAGATAAAAGCGTATTGATTGAGAATTCAGATATATTTAACGCGTTACAAAAATATGAAACGTCGTTTTTCTCTAAGAAGTCCAGAGAAAAAGCCGTTATTAACAAAAATGCGTTAAAAGCTTTGTTTAATTTTTATTCCAGAGCTTCCGAACGATACGTACAAGATTTAGTTAATTTTATGAGTAATAAATTTAAAGATAAACCAGAAGAATTTGAGGCTAAAGGGATAGCTACGATCACTTATCTATTACCCATCTTTTTCAAAGATAAACAACCTATTCATCAACTTAGATTTTCGAGAGAGCAATACGAATATTCTACGGTATTTAACGTAACCAAAGAACAAGCGTTCGCTGAAGTTTATTGCGACCCCAATCATATCATTAAAGAGAGATTAAATACAGTTATATCGGCTCGTTTAGAAGCTGTTAAAGCTGAATATAAATTACTGATCAACCCGACTCAACGAACTAACAAAGCTACGATAGATTATAGAATACCCGCGTTTGATGTTTTTCCGGTAGAATTACCGTCGGACGATTACGTCGTATTCAATACTGAAACGGAAATATGCGTTTTTATGGATCGTACTACGTTTTTGAACGAATCTGAATTTCATAAAACGGTCGACGTATCTCATTTAAGATTTATTAAAACCGTTAAAGATCCTCAAAACAAACTTAAACCTATAGAAGAAGATCAAACGATAGATTTAAGTTATACAGGATTTTATTTGAAGGGAGACGCTCCGCCTTTGTTAAAAAGATTACCCGATAATTATTTAGCTCCGGGATTAACCGATAAATTACGAAAATATCTGATCGATTTAACCGTTCAAAAAACCTGTCGCGGTTGCGCCGGCGTTGTCGATATAAAAACGGCTCTTAAAACAAGCGAAAATAAACAAGTTGTTTATTATTGCGGAGCGTCTTGTTTATCGGAAGTTGAAGAATAAATTTTTCAACGACGTCGTTGAAAAATTGTTTTAACCCTTTAAAAGATGAAAGCTTGTAGATGATCCTAACATAAACTGTTTTAGTTTCAAAGAATTAATACTAAAATACCCGATTATAAATTGTTTGGTTTTCTACAGAATCTAAATATATTTGGATATTTTAACGTTTAAAACCGAAAGATCATCGGCGATCCATAACGTATTGTTTTTAAACCTTAAGTCATCCAAAATATATTTAACTACCTAAAAACCGATGTTTTTATACGAAGACAAAATTTTACGGGATCGACATTAAAACGTCCGAGTATAAGCTAAATAGCTTTTTTTTATACAAAACTCAAATATATTTGAACGTTCTAATATTTTAAAACTAAAAGATTACAGCAATCTTGTTTTAGTTTTTAAATCTTTAAGTTACCCAAAATATATTTAATCCTTCGACCATCGCATAAAGAAGTTAGCTTTTTGAAAACTCTGTAAGTTAAAATAATGTATTTTAGGATCGACGATTTAAACCCAAATTATAATACTCATTCATTGTGTATAGCTTAGAGTTAATTCCTAATACTCAAAATCATATACGAGTATAACAAAAAGGTACGGCTTTGGTTAATTCATTTATCGACGATGCCGGAGTTATAAGGTTACCGTCGACGTAACTTTTCAAGAACCGAAAGATCATCCGTAAAATAGAAATATATTATTTTAACCCTCTTCTCAAAAATTAAGCGTATAGCTTAGGAATTAAAGGGTGAATATTCTTTAATACGACGCGTTTAAAATTTAAATGATCGTCGATTAAATAATAACTAACGGAACAACGTATTTTTTTTTTGAAATCGTCGATAAAAAAATTATTTCCAAAGATAAAAAAATATTAAAAACGTTTAAAGATACGACTATGATTTTTTTTATGGAAAATATCAAACCGCTGTATTGACAAGCGTTATAAAAACATTCTACGTCGTACTTTAAAACTTCGGCTTCTAAATTTAAAATGACGTTATCTATAACGTCGTAATCGACTATAATGACGCATACGGATAAAGCGACGTAAAAAATAAATAAATACCAAACGATGGCTAAAGCCGTATTTATAATACGTTTTTTCATAGTGTAAATAGCGTATAAAATATAATTGATGGTTATTATCGAACATAAATTAAAAATTGCGATCACGATGAATATTGAATGGGGTCTGCGTCGATAAAATTTAATCGCGATTATTAAAATAATCGCGTTAATAACTTCGAACGTTAAATTTAATATGATTAAAACAGATTTTACGGAATTCATAATTTTTTTTAAAAAAAATGTAAAATTTTATTCGATCGTTTCAAAACGCTTTGACCCAAAGTTATTATTTTTCCGACCTTTCAATACTTAATTTTTGATACGTTTATTTAATCATAGTCGATGACTTTTGTCTTTATGTAAATTTGCGTATAAGCGAAGGTTGTTTGCAACTTAAATTAAAGCATCGCCCGCGATTCTAAAATACGTTGTTTTAACTCGTATTTAGTTATTGAAGAGTCGATAAAAAATTTTTTGATCGACGCGATTAATCCTTTAGCGCGCGAGCAACTTTAAGTATTAAAGGATTAATTCTTTAACTCCAAACGCATCGACGAAGATGCTTTTAGAGTTAAAAAAAATAACTCGTCAACGAGTTAACGGTAAATATTCAAAACGTTGAATTATAAATTTTGTAACAAATCTAAAATTACCTCTTTTTCGGGTACAAAAGATCCTAAAGTAAACAATACAACGTTCATAGCTACGGTTAACAATAATCTGATTTCAACCGGTAATTTAGTTTCTGGTAAAGCATATTTTTCAGCCATTTCTTTTAATAAATCATCGTAACCGGATATATTTTTAATTTGATACTGAGCAAACCCTGCGGCTTTAACGTTGAATCTGCTGAGCATTAATTCGGTAACGCACATAAATATGATGAGATATTTTTTCCAATTAGTAACGCTGTAATTTAGAGTCGTTTCTTCGATTCTTTCTTTTAATTCATCGGCCGTAATTTCGGATTCCTCTTCGGGTAATACAAATTTAGGACGCTCGAATACAAACGGTTTTTTATCGGCGATCATGTTGAGAAATAAATCATTTACAGGTTCAAATTCGGCGTTCGCAAAATCTTTTTTATCGGCCAAAGACGTTTTAATAATTTTTAACATTTTTAAATATCGATTTTTTAAATCCTTTACGTCAATTATTTAATTTTTAATTCGTTGAGTCATTCTCACCGGTTAACCCTTTAACTTTGACGCGTCGGATGATTTAAAAAATATTTATGTTTAACTATCGATCGTATAATTTAGGATTAATCCATTAACTCCTTAATCGTTTGTTACTTTCGTAAATCGAGTTGAAAATTAACGTTGGAATACCTAAACCTATTTAATTCGTATAAACAAAAAGTCATCCGACTTATATTTAGGCAATCACCGATTACTTTTATACTGAACAAACGTCGTCTACAACGAGTCGGAGGACTTTAATACTTAAATCGCGTACAAATATTAAAGAGTTAACTCCTTCGACGTACAGGCGTCGTCGATGACTCGTTCAAAATTAAAGCGTTAAATAAGCTTTAAATTCTTCGGGATTCATATATCCGCCGTATTGTCTGAGAACTTGAAAACCTAAAGCGGGTTTAACGTCTCCGTTAAATAGCTGTATTAATCTAATAGATTCGCTATAAACAGGATCGAAATAAGATTCTTTTATAGCAAAAGACTTGACGCACGATAAACTACAAAATTTTCCGATCGTTATTAATTTATCGCCTTCTTTTCTAATAGGACATTCCTTATTTTCAGATATTATTTCTAAAGTACACCACCAGCATCTTAGCATTTTAATTTATCGCGTCATCTAATAATTTAACCTCTAACCTCAAAGCTACATATCCAAATACAACAAACGAGTATATATCAAGGATCAAATTATTTGACGGATGTTAGATTTTTTATGTATAAACGCAAACTTCGTTGACGTTATCGAGTTAATTTCGATGGCGTCGCTGATATTTACTCTTTAAAGCCTGAAATTGCGTACTCGTTTGCCGCGCTTGTAGTTTAGAAATTAACCGACTCTGTTATAAGAGCGACGTCTTGTATTTTAAAAACTTGGGTCTCGAGAGGCTGTAGAACCGAACGTCAACGCTTCAACAAATTAACGTACCTTGTATAAACATCATTTTTATGTTTATTTCAAATAAAAAGAAACGTTTATACGATGTAATATAAAAAGGTTAAATCGATAAATTTAATAAAATAGAAGGATGAGGATCGTAATCCAACAATTCGAAATCTTCAAATTTAAAATCTCTTAGTTCGATCGATTTTTTCTTTAAAATTAAAATCGGCGCCGGCTTTACCGTTCGAGTCAATTGCTCCTTTAAAGCATCGACGTGATCGAGGTAAATATGAGCGTCTCCTAACGTATGAATAAATTCTCCCGGTTTCATATCGACGGCTTGAGCGATCAAATACGTTAATAAAGCGTAAGAAGCTACGTTGAAAGGAACGCCTAAACCCATATCAGCTGATCTTTGATAACATTGACAGGATAAAACATTGTCTGTGGCATAAAATTGACATAAAACATGACACGGAGGTAAAACGGTTTGATCTATATCGGTTGGATTCCAGGCGGTCATTAAAATACGCCGATCGTCGGGGTTTGTTTTCAACGTCGTTATAATTTTTTGCAGTTGATCCACGCCTTGACCTTCGTAATTTACGTCGCAATTTATGTAACGCGCTCCAAAATGTCTCCATTGAAAACCGTAAACAGGTCCTAAATCTCCTTTGTTTCTGTAATTAAATCCTAAACGATCTAAATTTGATCTGGAACCGTGAGCGTCCCATATACGAACGGACTTCTCCGATAACTTTAAAGAATTTGTAGATCCGTCGAGGAACCATAAAAGTTCTTCCGCTATTCCGCGCCAAAACATTTTTTTAGTCGTAAATAGAGGGAATCTGTTTAAATCATACCTATTTTGTAATCCAAATAACGAAAGAGTATCCGTTCCCGTTCTGTCTTTTTTAAGTTTTCCTTCCGTTAAAATACGTTTAAGTTGATTTAAATAACCTTGTTCATCGATCATTTTGCTAACGCTCAAAAAACTTTTTTACGGCGTTGACTAATTATAAATTAAACAACCGCGTTTGATATAAAATGCTTTTAAGCGTATTTGAGTTCCATAAAAGCTCGCGTATTTTAGCGTTTAAACATCTTACGCATTATGGCGTTACTCTTTTAACTTCGACAGCGTTGGCGTTAAGGATATTAACACTTAAGCCGTATACATCGATGAGTTACGCGCTAGAATCTCTGAAAATAAACCGATCGGTTTATTTTCATAAAACCTGATTATACTTAATCGTTCCAGCGTCGATGTTTATTTTTAACACATAAACCGTGCGTGACTTAGTTATTAAAATACCAAACTCAAACGTCGTATTGTATAAAGTTTGGTATTTTACGATTGCTTCATCCTTTAGTTTTCAAGGAATTAAAGTAATACGTTTTTGTTTATCGTCTATACGATCGACCTTAACTATTTAACGATGAACAACCGGGCGTTAAAAGGTAAATATCTCCTGACGCGGTCGGAGTTAAGAATTTAAAACTTAATTAATACGAGGATCGACGCATTTGCCGACAAACAATACATCTTCTTTTTCGACTATAAAATAATAAAAAGGTCTATCTATTTTTAGAATATGCTCCGGTACAGTCGACGTACAACAATCAGCGACTAAAAGTCCGGTAACAGCGACGGCTTCAGTACCTTCTTCATCGACTTTAATATAAGTTTTTTGTTTAACGTTGACTACGCATAACTCATTATTGTAATTGGGCGTGAACGCTTTTAAATAAACATCTTTGAAAGCGTCGGTTAAATCGTACTCTTTTTGAAACGTAAATTTGGGTAAGGTTAAACAAACAAATTTAAACGTTGTACAAAGTTTTAAACAATCTTCCGTTCCCGTCAATGAAATGATCATGAACGCTTGAGAATTTTTATAAGGCAGCTTAATAACGGAAAGATCTTCTGAAACCATAAAAACGCCTTTGCACATCATAGTTTCAACGTTTACTGTAGAGCCATCACTCAAATGAAACGGTTGCTTGAAAGAATCTTCAAACGGTGTTTTCCAGCAAGCTTTAAAATAAACGGCGTTGGCTATGATAGCTTTAGTGTAAGAAGGTATATCATCGTATATAGTAGTTATTTTACCTTGGGTAGAATCGTTTACCCAATCGTTAATTATTTCTAAGGCGTATCGTTTACTAAAATCAAGCTCCCGAACGTCTTCTGATTTTTTCCAAAAGTCAAAATACATGGGGCTCACAAAAATACGAGTTGAAACGTATTTTTTTACGGCCGAAGTACCTGCAGACAGTGTGTCGGTCAAATGATCCAATCCCATCGGAGACATACACGAATTATTGTTTTTGGGAAGACGATTCAACGTAAAACTTAACATGATTGATTTTAAACGACTGAAATTTTTTTAAAAATCAAATTTGGTTTTAATCCAGCCAAAATTGGAGGATCGTTGATGATTCTAAAACACAATGTGTAACTCTTAAACTAATATACAAACGCTTGTATATGGCTTAAGAGTTAATTTATATTTTAATTCTTGAAACGTTTAAAAAAAATAAGTTTTTACTCTTTAAACAGTCACAAATTACTTTTGTACATTATAACGTATCGTGTGTGAAATTAAACGTTGTTAAGTGTTCTTTTACATTTTCGCATAGTTTGTCCACCGGTAAAGTACCGTCTAAAAATATAGCTGGTTTAGAGCCAAAATAAGAATCTAAAGCTATTAAATAATCGGTCGTAATTTTAGCTTCGAAAGGTCTCCCTCTACGTCCTATACGTTCTAAACATATTTGTATCGGTGTGTTTAAAAACAAATACAAGCTGGGTTCCCATTTGATTACGTTGTATAATTTACGAATAACTTCTAATTCATCGTACGATAATAATCTAATTTTTCTGGCTACTTCGCTGAAGAATAAACAACATTCTGGCGTACGTTCTACGATTAAACAACAATCTTCGGGTAAAATTTTTTTACTCTTTTTATATTGTTCGTATTGAGTCAACATAATGTTGACCTGACTGATAAAATACCATTTATCAGGATTGCTTAAACCGTTATTAAAAATAGGCTGCCATAAATTGATATCTTCCCTCAAAACAGCATAACCTTCTTTTGCTAATTCTTCGATTAAAGTAGTTTTTCCCGAACCGATGTTGCCGCCGATACAAACAATTTTAGACATGTTAAACAAATTATTTATTATTTTTTAGAAACCGAAATTAATTTTTTTTTATTCTTTAACACAAAAATACCGGGTCGTAAACATTTAGCTTTTTTACGTACCTTAAATACGATCGGGCATTTGCGTAACGTTTAAACCATATACCGACGAGCGTTATAAATAAACGTATAGTTTAATACTAGAATGCCAAGATTTAACACCTAAGCCGTGTTGCGATCGTACGACTTAAGTGTTAAAATGTAACGCTTACGAGTACAAAAAACCAAGTACGTAGCTTAAGAATTACTCTTTTGAAAACCGAATTAAGACATATTTTGGGGTTGCGACGATTCCTCGAATTTATACTTGATCCTCGAGGGGTTAACAGCTTATCTCAGCTATTTAAAATAAATTGATTTTTATTTTCCTTAAACCGTCGTTAAACTACTCTTTATGAATCTGTCAACTTTAATAGCGATTAAACACAAAGAAGGATGTTTAAAATCTTTTTTTAAAAAAGAAGGTTATAGAATAAAAGAAATCGTCGACTCTCCCGAATTAACGGTGATCGTCGTAGATTATATTGAAAGAGCCGTTAAAAGTTTTAAATCTAAGTGGTCTAAAGAAGCTAGAGGAAGAGCTTACGCTTTATTTAAAGATAAAGTATACGTTCTTAAAACTAATTTGATCAAAGGATTTGAATTACCCGGCTTAGCATTCGATGAGGAGGACCCCGACGATAACTATTTAAAAATTGCTCAAAAATTTAAAGAAGGCGGCGTTTTAGAAGAATCGTATTTAACTGAAAAAATAGACGGATGTTTATTAACGGTAACGGTTCATCGAAAAGGAACGATAGAATGTGATTTGATGTTTAAGCTTATGAAAAACGCTTGGTACGTAGAAACGGACGAACTTTTGTTTGTCCCCGCCTCACGAAGCACTTTATTTTTGAACGAAGATATGAAAAAATATTTTTTAAAATCTTTTTCGGGGTATTCGAATAAAAACACTGAAAAGGGTTGGGACCAACATAAAGAAACATTTTTAACTCTTGTTTCAACCGTTTATTCAAAATGTGTATCATCTAAAATCGAACCGACGTCTTTAATTTTTGAAGCCGTTTGTAAAACTGAAAGTTTCAAAACAAGATTAACCGTTTCTTATCCCGTCGATCGGCTCTTTTATTTGGGTTATTGCGACGAAAACGTGTTTATTCCTCATTATAAAACGGATCAAAGCATAATTCAACCCGATTGGTATCGCATAAAATCCGTCGAAGAAGTCAAAGATATTTTAACGGGATTAAATTTAAATTTGCGATACAAAGATAAAATTTACCCCGAAGGATTTGTGTATTTAGATCATATTAGATGCGACGATACGCCTTTTTATTGTAAATTAAAGCCTTTAGTGTATTACAAATGTCATAAATTAAAATCCGAATACGTCGCCGAATTGCTCGAACTCGATGATTTTTACGACGACGTTTATCCTTTCGTTAAGGAATTAAAATTTATTTCGTCCGATCGATTGGACGTCGCTTTAAAAAATTACAAAGCAAAAGTGGACGAATATATAGAACCTTTATTAAATCGCTCTATTTCGGGCGATCCAATTAAAGCTTTGTTTTCATTTCGCAAAGATTTAAATTTTCCCTTTTTTACAACTTATTTTCCCGTAAATATGACCGAAAAAGAAATTTTTAATTTTTCAAGAACAACAGCCCTCGTTGTTGATCCGATATCTTTGAGAGGGTTTTTTAAAAAATAAATTTCCGATCGAACCGTCAATATTTTTACCTTTTAATACTTAAATCTTAAAAGGTAGTTAGCAGTTGAAGAACCATAATCGGTCGGTTTTAATCCTTAAAATATATGAACAAGCGTGATCGGAAGTTTAAAGTCATATACAACTTTAAAGGGAAAATACTTTTTAACTCTCTCGTCGGAGTTAAAAATAATATTTTTATATATACCCGCGATGACGAAACAAAATAAATTAACGACGTCTAGTTATACGTTATTATCAACGATAACCTAAAAATTTACGACGCATTTTTTATCACAATTATCCGACGAGTCTGTTTTTTAACTTAACCGCTCGCAGCGTATCGTCGTTTATAGTTAAAATCTTAGTTACAGTTAAATCTGCGTCCTCTCATACCGCAACGATTTAAAACCCAAAAAATACCCGTTCTAATAGGTATTGTATTATCGATAATAAAGGTATAAGATACGTAAACGCCGTAATTATAATTTAATTACTAATTACGGTACAAAAATAAGACGTCGTATATAAAACAGTTTTAAATCCGACGGCGTAAACGATACAATTTTCGACTTTAAATTTTTGAGTCGACATTGCGAAAACGATAAACCCAGATTTTAGCATTGTTTTGAATTTAATCCGTTACCTGACTGGGTAACTAACGCAGCAACTTATGGTGTTTCGTCGGTGCATTAACCTAAATAATCAACTGTTTTTAAATAAAATGTAGATGCTCCCTCGAAATTAGGAGACGTATAATTTAATCCTTTAACGTTTAAATAATATATGTTAATTTAACGCTCGCATCGACGCAACGCTTCGAGAGTCAAAGGTTATTCATCCTCTAACTCTTCTATGCATCGCCTTCGACAATGCGTTAGCGTAAGAAGCGACGGAATTAAAAGGTTAAAAAGTTAAACTTAAATCATTAACTATCAAAAACGTCTACTTATATATAATTTTACATATAAATAAACGTCTTTGCGATCGATGAAAGATTAAAACCAAAAAATTTGATTCTTTAATAAAATTGTAAATTTATAAATCATTGCGGAAATGTGCAGGTTATGCTTAAAAGACGTTACATTTTATATTTGTGTAAACTGTGTTAAAAATAGTTTAAAAACAACTCGAGGAAGAAATTTATTGAGGCGATTGATCGTTGATTCGATCGAACAACTCAAAAAAAAATTAAACCCCGTTAAATCTTACGTTCCTTTGTTAAAACAATACAGCGAGGATATAAAAAAATTATATATTGAACTAGATTGTTACGTTTCCGCCGTCAGATATCTACAATATTTAACTAACCGATTAGATTATTCGACTTTAAACGTTTCTCAATGTTTACAAATTAAATCCGTAAAAATAAATTGGTCGGACGTTTGCGACGCCGTAGAAGGAATTAGAAGATTATTAACGGTTTTAATGAAACACTGCCCTAGAATATTAAACCACGTTGCTAAAGATTTAAAAGAAATAGAAGAATGCGTCGAAGTTATTTTATCGAATTTAAAAATACGTTTTGATCCGTCAGATAAATCAGATATAATCAGGGGAGATATTATAAAAACAGGTTGTTCAGCTATTAGATATTGCGAATCACCCTGGCGAGGTAAACCTTTACCTGTAGACTACCAAGAAATTTCAGATGTTTTAGAATGGGATCCTTTTTATGAGGATTTACCGGAAGAAACGTTAATTTAAAATCTCCCATCGAACGTTAATGTTCAGACGCTTATTTAGTTTGAAATTAAACCGTTAAATCTTTAAAAACTGAAAGATCGTAACAATCTTAAATACGGTGTTTTAATCTATAGTTTTTAAAGACTTAAAGCAGTCAATGATCTTAATACATTGTTTCGAACGTTTAATTTTTAAAAAGTTAAATCATATACCCGAGCAAACGCCGGAAAAAAATTATACCTCTTAGACTTTAAAGCGACAAAATCTCATTGTAAGTTACGTACTCGGGGGTTAAAAGATTAACCTTTAACGTTAGAACAAACGTTTGAGTGTAAGCCCCAAATAGTTTTATTATTCATTTTTACAACGCTTAAATACGCCGACGTTAATCCTTTAAATGCATTAGCGACGGGAATATTTACCCTTTAACACCCAGTGTTTTTACATTCGCTCATCGTCAATGTATAAAGGAGCTACTCCTTTAAAACCGGATTTTGTTTGAACAAACGTATACGAATTTAAAAACAACCGTTCGTTAAATACAACGCGGTAAATTTTTGAAAGAACTCAAAACAGATCTGTTTCATTAACGTATGGCTCGTAAACAAATTTTAATCGGTTTCTTTCGTACGGCGTGTGAGCATTAATTTTATCGTCTATTTATTATCCGCTGTCTCCTAATATTTATAAATTAATTTAGATTTCTCGAGTCGTTTTAAATTTATTCTTAATCTTCGTTAAGCGTTACAAACGGATCGACGATTATTTTTTTCCTTCGTTAAACAAAAATGCACGTTAAGCAGTTCAGTTACGCGGCAATAACCGTGTCAGCCGTTATCGCGGCTATTGTTTTGTTGTCGCAAAATTCCGATCGATGGAAAGGTTTGTTGACGGGAGCTGTTTTAGGAATTTCAAGCGTCAGTTTGTTAATGACCACCGTTTATACCGGCAGTTGAAATCTCTTTTCCTCGTTGAATAAAAAAGTCGATCAAAATGTTCCGTCCTCATGATAAACCTATTTCAAGTTTGTTTTATAAAAGAAAATCTGTCACGTTGGACAATAAACGATCGTTTGCGATTAATAAATCAACCGACGACTACATGGAAATGTGTTTTAAACCTCAATATAATAAAAAAACTAACGTTTTTATTTTAACGCCTCACATCGAAATAGACGCCGTAAAATACGTCTATCCTTTACAAGGAGGGACGTTAAAACTTAACGTTCAATACAAACCCGAAATAAATAAAAACGGATTGACCGATTTAAAAATTGTACTGGATTATCAAGATTCTATTCTCAAAATTGATCACAACACATTTTAATCGTCGATTTCTAATTCGTTCACCGTCGACGACGATCGTCTATATACAAGACGATCGTCGTCGTCGGTGACCAAATTAAAAACAATACAGCGAACGTTTGACTTTTAGGTTGCTCGAGTACGTTTAAACGTACCTTATATAAATAATAATTTGTTTTTACATCTAAAATAAAAGCGACATGGTTTATATAGATGTAGTTTAACCCTTTAGGAATTAAAGATCTCGCGTACGTTATTTTTAACGTATACTCAACCCTTAAAAGGTTAATCCGTGTATAAGTTAACCAATTTTTCTACGACGTTGAATTAAAATATACATGATACGATCGATCTTTAAGATTTATTTATACGCCTTCGACGATGATTTTTTTAACCCCGACCGTGTTTTCTTCGACGTACCAGAGGCGTATAAGGTATTCATCCTTTAACTTTTGAGATATATTCGTTTATCGCGCGTCTTAGAAAATTAATCTTGTAATTCCTAAGATATCGTTTGATGTATACAACTAGTTTAGGGGTTATAAGTAAGAAGTGACGTATTCGGAGCTAAAGAGTTAATTAAACATGCTTCTTGTATAACGTTATAATAATTCATTAAAAGAGTAGCCGTACCCGCTAAATCAGTCCATCCCATATAATTTGGTAACTCATTATCGTATTTAAACATTGTTTCTAGATTTGATCTTGACATATATTCTACGTCGTTTCTAGTTCTATCAAATGCTATACGTACTAATTTTTTAAGTTGATCCGCTGTGTAATAATTGTACGATATAAAATCTTTAGTAAATTTATTTAAATCGACGTCGGCGTTAAAGGTAGTGCAATTTAAACAAAATTTATCGTACCAAGATAATTCTAGATTAAGTACCGTAAACCCTTCAGTACACGTTTGATAAGATTTACAAGGTTCTTCTGAAGAAATAACGTCTGAAAAGGTGTTGTTTAAACAAACTTTACATTCGGTATTCAAATTAGAAGAACAATTTTTTTCCACGCCTTCCCCCAAATAACAAGGAGAACATTTAAGACAATTATTATTTTTTTCATAATATCCGTTTCGACAACCGCATTTTCGATTACTCGTAGGAGTACAAGGAGAAATTTCTACTTTAGGAGATTTACATTTGCTACAACTTCTGCAATTAGGCGCATAATTATCGGTACTCATATATTGCTCTTTTGAACAGTTTGTGCACACTGTCCCTTGATTTAAATTGCATTCTACATCTAATTTTTGTCCCGCTTTACAAGCGGGACAAGTTAATATCGTTTGTGTACCGTTTGGAAACGTTACATCTTTCTTGTAAGTTAAACAGTAAAAAACTGAAAACGTATAATACGATAAAAATAAAATTTTCATATCGAATTTGTTATTTTTTTAAAAATCCGTTATATGAAATTTAAATATCGACTTTTTAATTACGACTGCGTCACCTCCGATGTATCAGCATCAAGGTGTTCAAGATTAACTTCTAGACCACATACTTGTATATAGCTTAAGAAGTAAGGTTAATAACATCTATTTTTACGTAGAAACAAACTTTGTTTTAGTCGATGAGTTAACGGAAACAATATATTTTGAAGTTACTATGATTTTTAGTTTTTAACCCTAATATAACCACTGCGCTTTTATTCGGTTAAAAAATAACTTATTACGCGTATAAAATACGTTAAACGTACTCGAATATGTTTTTAAATATTTTAAGCTATATACGAGTTAACTCCTTAAAGACCCGGATCAAAACAACACATTTTTGGAATCTTTCAATGTTTAAAGGATTAAGAAATTAAATTATTTCGTATAAAATTTGAATATATTCGGTCTAATTTTACACGCGTATTTAGTTTCTTAAAATCCAACGTCCTTGTACAAAAACAAAATTTTATCGGGATTTTAAGAAGTCGATGTAATTAATGGTCAACGATAAAATCGATTATAAACGGTTCGACCGAGTAAAATTTTTGAATCATGTTCAAAAAAATAAAAATTTTTAAAAACGTTTCTAATTTTTATAAATACGAGCGTTATATTTTAATATTCCTCGTAACCAAATCGTTGACCGAAGAAGAATTTAATTATTTAGACGATTTAACAGTTTGCAACAACGTTTATTTGTTTCATTTTAAAAACTTTAAATGGATTTATCTTAATAATTTTTAAACGATCGTTTAACGTATATAAATAATTCCTCGATCGTAATACAATGAAAACCAAATATAAGTTGAAATAGCGTATTTTAAGGGTACCGATGATTTTTAAGCTTCTAAAAAATAACTCCGACGCGTCAAAGATATACGATCGAATCGTAGTTTTGTGCTATTATTCATAAAATGTAATTCGACGTCTTTGCGTAAAAATAAAATCTCATTATAATCTACTCCATCAGGTTTCGGTAAATTAAACACGTTAAAGTGTAAATACCCTTTAAATCTTAAGTTACGCATTTATTTGATACGTCCCTTATATATGACTTAAGTATCGATTATGTAATCAATACTTAACTCTTATAGAAACAAACATCGGTACAATTTTATTAACACGACCGTTATACCAAAAATAAAGTGTATCGGGTCTTTAACGTAGAATATTCGAGGGTAAATCAAACAGTTTTATATAAAGTTTGAATATACTCGGACGTAAACTCTAATATGTGGTAATAAATTAATCCTTTAACGTTTAAACCGCGTCTTCCGAGACTCGGGTTTTTAAATTTTTTATAAACGATCGGCGAGTTTTGGAAGACTATATAACGATCTAGTATACGGTTTAAAGTTCTTTAACCGCAATTGCGTACTGTCAGAGGCACGTAAAAGTATTTACGTATTTTAACACCTCATCGACGACGTATTTGGAATTTAAAAGCCCGATCCTTTAACTCTGAACTATATAAAAGCAGACGCTGTACATGAATAGCTCGAGAGTTAAAAGATTAACTCCGAGACCCAACGTCCTTGCAAAAAAGGGTTACAAAATTTTTGTAATCTACGGGTATTATGAAATTAAGATTGCCGGAAACTCTAAAATACAGTGTTTTAATTTATGCATAATCTGTACAAACGTAAACGATTAAGTCTTCTTTGACGCGAGCGGTAAAGATTAACTTATACGTATCAAATGCTTAAAAACATATTTACATACGTCGTCGATACTTAATAAATTAACGTTAAAACGTCCGAACGTTAGAAAGAACTCCGTTATTATAATTTTTAATTCGTCGACGACGTTTTATATAAAAGCGTAAACGTCGTCGAGTTAAAAAATTAAAACAACTTATTTTAATTTTTAAAGATCTAAATTAAAATAAAAATGGTATGCGGTATATGCTTAGGTTTACCTTTATTAACCGGAAGTTTAATATTTAAAGATTACAAATATTTAACTCTGACGTTGACTTTTTTAGTTTTAATTTTAATTTACGTATACGTAGATTGTAAAACTTGTTCCGTGAAAATTTAACTCAACGACGTACGTTTACGGTCGTACTAAAAATTTATGAGGATTCAATTTGAAACATTCGACGGTTGATTTTTTCGATAAAACTTTACGACCCGTTACTTCAACGTTTCCGGGTTTAATGAGTCTGTTACAAACTTCTACGTTTAACGCGTTACAAGGTAATGATTTAGAAGGTATTTTAACAGATTTTTCAATTGCTTTACGACCGGATAAAATAGAAAGCGGGTTTTTCAGCGATCGTTTCAAAACCGTATTTTCTTTTGAAAATTTTTGAATCGGGGTTATACAACCCGATTGTTCCGTTACAGAAACAAATTGTTTTAATTTACCTTTTACTTTTGCTTCAACGAGCCGTTCTATTTTCTTTTCAACCGGTTGACCGCCGATTGAAATCACCGTTTTGTCTTTTGCTTTTGGTTCGGCGCAAATAACCTTTTCGAAAGATTGCGGTACGCATTTTTCTGCAATTTTTAATCGATTCACGGGATTTTCTACCATCATATAAACCGATCGTTCAGCGTATTTGGGCAAACATTTTTCTTTTATTTTTAATTTTTCAACGGGTTCCGGCACAGCCGTATAAATAAGTTTTTTGTTTTGACAACGACGTTCAAATTCTCCGTGAATTTCGATCGAATTTGTTTTAAGATTAACTTGCCCGGAGATGGGTTCTGTCTTTATTTTTTTCTGAAACGTCGTTTCGGAAGTAACTATTCTATCAACTATTTTTACTTTTTGCGGAGGTTTAATACAAGCAGTTGTTACAGCGGTTTTACCGGCGGTTTGAGAAGTTTTAAGATTCATACGCTGTTTTAAATCGTAATTTTCGTCTTTAGATTCGTATAAAGTACTTGTTTTACCGGCGCAAACGCTCGCTTCTTTATTTTTTGGTTTAACGTTACGATAAATCGTTTCCATGCATTTGATAAATGATTTTTCACCTGATTTAATCGGTAATATCGTAGTTTTTTTAGTCAATATCTTAGACGAATGATTTAAAGATTTAAGAGGTTTTAATGGTTTTACGATACCGTCCGTTTTAAGAACTGATTTTAAAAAAAATTTGTTATCCGAACAAAATTTAACGGGTTTGTACGTCAACGTTTCAAAAACTCGTAAACAAACGGTTTTTAAAACATCAAAATAACGTACGGGTTTTTTTATATTTTCGCAGCGTTCTACTATTTTATCGTTGCGTTTTACGGATAAAGGATGTTCAAGAACGGTCGTCGGTCTACCTTCGCCCGAAACAGATACGCTTTCCTCAAACCCGTTGTACACAATTGTTTTTTGTAAATAACCCGTTTGTAATCTGTGAGGATCGTCTGAATATGATTTATTTAAAATACCTTCCGGTCTGAAATCACCTAATTTTTTAAGAGGTTCTATTTTTTTAAAACCCGCGTGCTTCACCGTCGTCGGACACGGTCTCGGTTTTAAAATACGTTGCGGACCGTTCCAACGTTGCGGATTAACAAAATTAGGTACGTTTTTAGTTTTATCAATCGCTTGCAACAGGGACATTTTATCTTTGAACAAAGAAAATATTCTTGTACGTATTACGATCGGCGGCGACTTACAAAACAATTTAAAATTAACTAAATCGTCGCGATTGAAAGTATACGTTTTCAAAATCTCGATCGTACGGCGTCGCTTATCTCGACTCCTCGCTTAAAGATTAACTTCTCAAGATTCACGTCCCGATAAAAAGACGGTGAGTCTCGGGAAGTTAATTCTAATCGCGTCGACGAAGGAGTTACCGCCGGAATGTTCGAGTGTATAGAAACTAAATGTTTAAAAAGCTAAGTGTTCGGGTATTCCGACGTCGATTTTAAATACGTACGGAGAAGTTAAAGAATATTTACCTTTTAACTTCCGAGTCGTTTACGCTTTTGTTCGTACGTTGAAAGTTAAATTAATAAATCTTTAATCTTAAAAATGATAGATTTAACCATTCAGAAAACTGACGCTCAAGAATTAAAAAAAAAAGAATTTGCCGTTAAATTAGGAGTTAAAACGGAAGATGTAATAGACGTTAATCTTTTTAAACTCATAGATTTTTTAGGGTTTTTTAACAACGGTAAACCGGGTTTACTAAATAAATTATGTTCCGAATATTTTAACGCGTCTCCGTTGAAAGGATATCGTAATAAAAAATCGACCGAAGGTAAAGCGATTGATTCCTTCAAAAAGAAGCTGCCCGAATTTGTGGTTGCTAAAATCAGAGCCGATCGAATTAAAATCAACAACTTCATATTCGTCTCCGATCATTCTAATTTTAAAGAATTTGTGAAAGAAATTGTTTATACCTTGACCGATTTAAAGATACAAGAAGAAGAAGCCGATGACGCTGATCGGATAGAAATAAAAGATTGCATAGAATGCATCGAACGCATCGTTGGATGGTGTTTACATGAAGCTAACGGCGGATTTTTTGTTGATAAAGGTTTACATCCTTTACAAGTCTACGATACATACGATTTTGAATTGCGGAAATTTAATCCTCAAAAATATTTGACCAGATTGAAGAGTAAAGCTTTAACCGTTAAACCGTTAAAAGAAGTAATAAACGTTCATTTATTTTCCATCATACCGGAAACGGAACCGATTTATCTTTCGGAAGATAAAAAAACCGTTTATTTATGGTCTTTTGTCTCTAAAAGAATGAGATATTGGATTAAAGACCCTTACGCTTTAAAATTTTCTTATTTTTTAGCTAAAAATCTTATAATATTTTTAAAATCTCAAACGGGTCCTTTCGTCAAGAAAAATACGATCGAATGTAAAAAAAAATTATGGATCTACGTTTATCAAAACGTTTTAAAATTAACTCGTCCTCGTATAAATTCGTTGGATTATTTTAAAATTTAATTTTGAAAAGCTATAAAACAATCGATTCTTTAACCCTTTATAGTATCGTCGGTAATTTTTTAGTTTGAAAAAGTTAACATAACAATGTTACGACGAATGATTCAAATTATATCTTCCCGAAACTCGTCGTTTGTTATAAAGGCTGAAATCTTGTATTTTAAAAACTCGGATCTTGGGGGGTATACAAACGATCGTTGATATGGTTTAAAAGAAGAATAAATATTTTTTAACTTCTTTAAGCGCCTGCGACGATGCCGTCGGAGTTAAAAAAATTAACCTTTGGACTACTTTGATATAAAAAGCGATACTTTTTATTCTTTATTTCGAATAAAAAGCAACTTGATACTTTTTACAACCTAAAGATTAACGTCGACGTATCATCGATGATACGTTAATGTCAGAAGCCTATAAAAGGGTTTAACGCTCGAGCGTAAATCAAACGGTTGTTTTCCGTAAGAAACTTAAATATTCTAACGTTAACTTATTCGTCGTCGATGACGTTTCTACGTAATTTGTATATAAGCAGACGTCTCAAGAATCGTCGTTAAAACTACGGTGAGTCAGAAGGATCAAAATTAATTCTTCCGACTTATCGTAGTTTTAACTGCGATCTTTAAATGCGTATAATAAGATATCTAACGTCTGAGTATTTTAAATAGACGTATATTTTAACTTTATACGCCTCCGACATTATTGCGTCGGAGCGCAAGCTTTTACTTACAAAACTTAGCGTTTCAGTTTTATCCCTTAACGACTAAGTTGTATACAAACACATCGAACGATTGGGTGTTAAAGGATAAATATCACCTGCTCACTGTTGCGTTAAAGTTAAAAATTACGTTATTCTAAACAAAATAAAACGTCGGTTAAATTTTTATGTAATTTATCGTATCGACTAATAAATCCGCCGGCTTTTAAAGCTGATAAAACATACGTAAAAGAGTTTCCGCCTAAACCAATCCATAATAAATCCGTCAGTTCTTTTTTTGTTAAATCAAATAAAGATCGTTTTACTTTAACGAACGGTACTATTATTTGTAAATTAAATTTAAAATAATCAAATTCGTCGGCCGTTAAAGTTTTTAAACTTTCCACCAATAATTTCTTGAAATCCATTTATTTTTTTTAATCGATTTGAAATTTAGAATTTAAATTCTTTAAAACAATAAACTATAATGAATTGTATTTTCTGTAAACCGGATAAAACAATTGTTTACGTGTGTAAAAATTGTATTAAAATAATAGGAACCGTTTATTTAATTAAAGGATTCGTTCCCAATCTTGTTGGTCGAATAATGGCCGCTTGCGAAGATCAATCTTTTAACAGCGTATATTTCTTCAATCAATGTGTCGTAACGTTGAGATATCTGGAAAAAGAAATTTTAAATGAACATATCGAATTAATGACCGAAAAAGCAACGAAAGAATATTCTAAGAAAGAAACAGCTTTTGATCTTATTGCTTTAAGAAGAACCATTTTATTAATTAAATATAAAGACTCGGAAAATTTAGTTAAAATAAGATTTGAATTGTTAAGATTAGCTTCTGCGTTAAAACATTATATTTATCAAAAATGTTTAGCTTTTGACGGTCAATCAACTTATGATAAAATTTTAGCTAAAGATATGGAGTTTATATGGACGTCTTAAGTCTTTAACACCTGAAACCGTATATGATTAAATAAGTGTACTACTTAGGTGTTAAAGAGTTAACTCTTCAATGTTGACATAATCGGAATTAAAAAGCTAATATTTAATCTTTTAACTCTATAACGTATTTAAGTTCTAAGATTCGCTTATGTTCATGTATTCAACGTTATTGTTGAGGCGTAAGAGTTAAAAGGTTAAGTTTTATACGAGTAAACGTAATAGACGCTTGATCGTTACTGTTTGTTTTATATAAAACAAACGGCGTTGAATTAAATTATATTTATTACGCCGACGATTATTTAAAAAAAAATACGTTTAACGTCCGTGAACTTCTTTAATATGTTTATACACTAAAATTTTTTATCGCAATATTCACATTTATGTAAAATATCTAAACCAAATCTATTTTTTAAATGTTTATTTAAAGTACCTTTTTGACTAAATCTTTTATCGCATATATGACACTTAAACAATCTTATATTTTGATGTATTTTAGCGTGAACCGTTAAATAAGATTTATGGTTAAACATTTTTTGACAAATTTCGCATTTATATTTTTTCACGGTTTTAAACCGATAAAATGATCTTTCACAATCATCTTTAGATTGCGATTCAAACAAAATTTTACACGCGAGACACATTGAAGATTGTAAAGGTTTACAATTGACCGATTTTGTTTCAACGTGCAGGTGCTTATGAAGATCGTTTAAGTCGTCGAAAGTTTCGCCGCAAATAAAACACATATTATTTTCAAATACTGTTTTATGAATAAAAATATGTTGAAAGAGTTCTAATTTACAATAAAATTTTTCATCACAATCTCCGCATTCGTAAGGATATTTTTTTAATATATCCTTGTAATAAACGTTAAATCGATCAACTACAGTCATTTTATACAAATATATGTTAATTAAATCAAAATAATCAAGTTTTGTCGGTAATATTTAAGCGTAGTAGAAAATCATATAAATTAAGTTTAACTCTTAAGCCATATACGAGTAAACATAACGAACGATCGGTTAATCTTTTAACACCCAAAACCATATACGAGAGCGGCGAACGATTAAAAGTTAATATTCTTTAACTCTTTAACGCCTGTCCTTCGACCCTGAATTGTATTATACCGATCGTAAGATTAAAATCTGATTTATCGCAATCAAAAAAACGTTACGTAAATTTTAAAAAATAAATAAAACATCGCGACGATTAATGCGATAAACATTAAAAATATAAAACTTATCAAAACCGTCAGCGAAGTTGTTGTAAAAGCGGGATACAAGGCAGCGACGCCTTCAACAAAAGTTGCGAATAAACTGATTCGAACGAGCATTTTTATTTTTTTGCGATTTTTAAAAAAATGTTTTTAGGTTTTATTTCTTATAATCAAACTATTTTGACGATGTTTGTCGCCGCTGGAATTTTGATCGAAAAAATTCCGTTTTCCGACGACGCAAAATTAATCGTTTTCAATAAAACCGCTTTGTTTTTAATAGACGTTCGATCGGATTGTAATTTTTACGAGGCTAAAAGGTACAATTTATTAAAATTTGACCCGCTTCACTACGACATATCCTTTTTAATGTATTCGGCGGATACTCAATACGCAGAAACATATGACCTTTCCGATACAAGAGTAATTTTAAATGATGTATCGTATTATTTAGACTCGATCAAAGGCTGTTCGGTTCATTTAATAATAACTATAGCTTCTTTGTTATCTACGTTTCTAATTTTAACATGTTCTATTTTAACGGCCGTATTGACCGTTAAATATTTTTACATTAAACATCGCGCCGCATTGCCCAGCGCATCCATCATCGTATTATCAGATTTACCGCCCGTGTATGAGATTTAACTCTTTTTTGAAAACTGAAAGATCGTAACGATTCCGAAAATACACGTTTCAATCTATACTTCTAAATATATTTACTCCGATATCAGAATGCCCGAACGCGTTTAAACTCTGTAACACCCATTCGGTTTACGCTCGGGCATCAACTTTTTGATGTACGCGGGTATATATTTTACGTTAGAATGCCTAATAGCTTTTTTACGTTTGCTCTTGTAAGACTTAAATATATTCGGTATTCCAGCGTTTAAATCTTTACAGTTGATCGTGTCGCAAGAGTTAAAGGGTATTACTTTTAATCGTTCGGCGCCTTCATATACTACGTTGGGTGTTAAAGGGTTCATATATAGTTTAACCTTTTAAGGACTGAGTATAGGTTAAAATAATGTATTTTAGGATCGTCAATAATCTTTTGGTTTTCAACGGGTTTAAAGATTAACTTCGGTTTTCAAACGGTTAACCGTACTCGCGGTTACTTCTATACGTCAAAAATAAAAAAAATTAAAATCCGGAATTGAAAACCGTATTACGAACGAATCTTGTAAATCTAAAATGGAAGATTATTACGAAGATTACAACTCAAGTTACTACGAAGAATACGACGAACGATATGCGCCGTGTACAAAAGAAGACGTTTACGCGTTTCATTCGATTTTCATACCGACGGTTTACTCGTTAATGTTTGTAGCGGGTTACGTCGGAAACATCGCGGCGATCGTAATTTATTGTCGAGAGCCGACGGTAAAAAAAACGGTGACCAACATATGTATACTTAATTTAGTTATTTCAGATTTACTGATAATTAGTACCTTACCTTTATGGGCTTTTGAAGTGAATCATGGATGGCATCTAGGAACGTTCATGTGTAAAATAGCTTCTTTTATTTATACGTTCAATTTAACGTTAGGAGCGTTTTTATTAGTTTACATCTCCGTCGATCGTTATTGCGTCATCGTTCAAAATTTACAGGTTAAAACAAGACCGTTGTGGTTCATCTTAATATGGAGTTGTGCCGCTTTATTTTCTTTGCCGGAACTTATTTTTTCAGCCGTCGAGCACGTTCATTATCATCCTCGAATCGGAAAAATATGTACGTTCGTTTACACCGTCGAATCGACTCAATATTTAAGATCGTCGTTAGAATGTATCGAAATAGTCATTCAATTTGTGATACCGGCGGGCGTTATAATTTTTTGTTACGGAGCCGTCGTGTATAAATTGAAAACAACGACTATATCTAAAAAATGGTATACTTTAAGCATTTTAATGGCTTTAGTTACAATATTTTTTATCACTCAATTACCCTTCACAATTGTTAAGATATATCGTATCGTCGATGTTTTTCATAACATTATTACAACTTGTCGCGACAGTCGCCGATTGGATTATGCTTTATCGACGACGCACTGTTTAGCGTTATTACACGTATGCGTTAATCCTTTGCTTTATACGTGCGTAGGATCGGTCTTTAAAAAACGTGTTATAAATTATTTTGATCGGTTATTAAATCAAACCGACGAAAACGCAGAATTGTAAAATATCTTGATTTTATGTAATTTTACATAAAAATGGATGTTACAATGGTTAATAATCTTTGAAAACCAAATACGGAACGATCGATGATTTTTAAATTTCAAAAGATTATTAACTTTTTTAAATACGACCGTATTATCGATACCGCGTTAAAAGTATACGGGGGAGTTAACCTTTAGGTTATTTAAAAGAGTATTTACATTTCAGCTCTGCAACGCTCGAGCGTATTTAAGCTTCGCGGGCAAAAACCGTTTGTTTATATTTTGCATTCAGAGTTGATTCTTTAACTAATGACGTTGTTTTATACAATTTTACATAAAGACAAATGCCGTCGGCGGCTTAAAAAATTAATTTGCTTGCGTCGCATCCTACAACGATGCGATTGAGTTAACTTTAAGATAAAACAAATCGTTTTTATTTGAAATAAAAACGACCGTTATACAGAATACATTAACTTCTTGAAACCCAAGTATAAATTAAAACAGCATCTACTTTCAGGTTTTAAAGAGTTAAACGTATTCTAGGCAATCTAAAAGTTAAACGTAATATTAACCCTTTGCATTGTAAGTTATATAGTGAATAATACCCTTTAACCTTGAGACGCTGAAGTTAAAGGGTTAAATAACATTTATATGAACGCTCGAGTATATTTAGGTTTTGTATGAAATTAATAAAAACTGTTTAACGTTATAATATGTATTTGTAGGATCGCGACGATCGAGGATTAAATCTTACGGTTAAGTTTTAATCCCGATCTTATTAATATAGTTTGAGAAGAAGGTTTGGATATATGTTTTAAATCTTTTAAAACGTTATCCACGGCTATTTCTACCGTACGATCAAAAATATAGCGACGATTTCGACCTAATCGAGGCGACCGGCTTAATTCACGATATAAATCACGCAATCTGGCGTGAGCTACGCAGACGTTTAAACCTTTTTTCTTTAACGCCTCCGAAGTTTTAAAAAATAATTTTAAAACAATTTCTTGAGAAGGTTCTATAACGGGTAATTGATAATAATTCATTTTTAAAAGTTTAATAATATAAATGGGTTTTTTCCCCGATTCCGAATGTAAAACGTGTAATTATTTTGAACCGTGCGCCGAGTGTTTGTCGAGCGCGGCCGAAAAAGAAAAAATTTATTTAGATCAAACGCTTTTGTGTAAAATATTAAAGTTTAAAACATCCGTTGAAAATTTTAAAAACAACCCCTTCGTTCATTTAAAAGGAATCGTGGCTAAAAATTTATGGCAGTTGCAGTTAGAAATAAAAACTTTAAAAAAAATTTTAAATCCTTTTTATTTAGAAGAAAACGTTAAATTGGCAAATAGTTTTCCATTAGGTTCATACAAAGATCGTAATCCTTTGTTATGTCTTTTACGATGCATCAGAAGCGTGATTAATCTACGCAGATTAATTGTTTGTTTATTAAGTTATAACCCCGAGTTCTTAAAACCTCGATTTAATTTATTATTACGAGTCGTGTTCGAAGATAGTTTTTACGTCACCACCGTCGTGCCCGATTATAAAATTTTTTTCAACGACATTTATGCTTTAGACAGAACGCAATTGGAAAATTTAAATTTTGCCGATAAAATACCCTTTTTTAAAAATTAAATAACAGAATACTCAAGCGTATTTACGGAAATATAAATACATTACTTTTAACACTTGAATATTTAAATTTAACCCTTTAACTTCGATCGCGTCGGCGTATATTTATTTTTAACGTTATACTATGCTTACGGCGTTAAATGGTTTTATCTACGGAGCTTGAATACATTTGAGTATGCTAACGTTAACCGTTTCGATATTTTGAAGTATTAATTCTTTAAAAATTGAAACGATATATTTTAAGATGATCTTTTAGTTTTTTAAAGATCGCGGTACAAGTTAACGCCTGAATACTTAAACGGGGTTTCACCTACGGAGATCGAGCGTTCCGGCGTCGACGCTTTAAAAATATTTATTCCGACTTTAAATACGATCGATTAAGTTTCAACGTTAAAAATTAAACCAATCCTCGACTTTTAGCGTATGATAAGAAGTAATAAGACGTTGGATGATCTTCTATTTGATCTCTGTTAATTAATATAGCGTCGGCAACTAATTTTATATATTTATCGGCTACTTTTTCTAAACCGTCTACCTTAGTAAACCCAGTAAATAACGCTTTTTTTATAATGTTCCATTGTTCAACCGGATTAAGCATAGCGACGAAGGGTAACAAAGAATTTTCTCTGTTGGAGTAATCTTCCAGAAATAAATAAACGTGCGTTTTGTCTTCGACGGTTTGTAATTTTTCATCTTCCTCTTCCTCATCGACATCTTCGTCAAATACAATGTTTCCTTCTTCTGTTAAAACAGGTTCTTCGTCTCCGTAATCTATTTCTTCTTCGCTTTCTTCCAACGGTTCTTCTACAACGACATCATCTTCGACAGAAGGCGGTAAATAACCAAAAGCATAAGGTTCAGAGATAGGTTTAGACTTTGACATTTCTTTTTTTGGTTCCGGAGGGGGAGGTTGATTCAAATTAACAAATTGAGGCGGTTGATAAGAGGTTGAAAACATATTTTTTTAAAGGTAAATAAAATGAGTGAGACCATTATTCCTAACGCGTCCCTGGTAAAACAATTAGCGCACGGCGTGAACCTAACGTTCAAAGATTACGGGAAAGCAAAAATAGGTTCCGACTGCATATCTATTATTTACCCGTGTCTGAATAAATATATGCAAGACGTTACTACGTTGATTCAATGCGTCATGAAATTTTCGGATAAAACTACCATCGATTCAAAAGTATTGGCTATCTTTGGTATGGAATACGTCATCAACGATAAAAAGAAAAAGATTAAAATAGACGGAAAGAAAAATGCTATTTTACCTAAAAACATGGGTAATTCAGATTTTTTTGGAATTTCCCGAGAAGCTTGTTTCCGTACGTTCAAGCATTTTGTTACCGATAATTACAGATATACCGTCGAAGCTAAAGAAATGATCGCGTTCGCCGTATGCAATTTTGTTACAATAGTAGGGCAAACGGCCGCTTTGAAAACGATGAATGATAAACGTAAAATTGTAACGATGGAAGATATTAAATACGCCATACAACATAATAAATAAATTTCATCGACGCCCGAGTCGTATATACTAAAATACCCGAGTCTCATATAAAATGAATGATAAGTCAAATAGTCGACCGTAGATACCGAATTATGAATGAGTTTTTAACCTTTTAAGATTGTATATAAAAGTAATGTATTTTAAGATCGTCATCGATCCTTTGGTTCTCAAGGGATTAATTTATAGAAACTACCTCGATTACATTAAATGCACTTTATATAAATAGCTCTTTGAAAACTGAATATATTTTGGAATTACGGCGATCTTTCAGCTTTCAAAGAGTTTTAATCTTTTAACTCGACGACGTTTGTCTCTATGTAAAATTACATATCGATGAGTTAACGCTAGAATGTTTGAGCTTTATATAAAAAATTGTTTGTCAGACCTTTGGCTAAATATCAAACATATTTCAAGTTCTGTATAAAAAACTAAACGGTTTATTTTAGTATTACACAATCTATTTTGAAGACGTCGACGATTTATGTATATTTTGCAAAATTAACTAACGTAATACGTAAAAACTATTTTATCGATAAATTCTTTTAAAGTACCGTTAAACCGATTTCTGACGATTATTATATTTAAAAACAACGTTGTCGGGTAACGTATCTTTAATATTTGTTTGTATACCCGCTAACGACGCTGCGTAAATCACCGACGCCTTTAAATATGTAAACCGATCTTTTTAAATCTTCGGCTTCGATACGATTAAAAATAAGACGTTTTTGGTGGGATAACGACCGCAACTTCCTACAGGATTGTAAATGAAACGTCTCGTATTTTATTTCATCGTAACCCGTCACGCTCTTTGTAGAATGAGTTTTTGATCGTAAGAATCGACGGTCGTAAACTAACTTTGTATTTGATAACGAATCAAAAAATAAATACAATTTTTAATCGTCGAACCTTACAACGGTTTAATTAAAAAGATCGATGCTAGAGTAGTAATTTGCGTTCAAATAAAAATTATTAAGCTTCGGGAGATTAAAATTGCAATTCCCTGAGGTTTTAATGATTTTTATTTTATCGCTCGGTATAAATTATTCAACTTTAAACGGGTCGTCGCAGTTAACTCATCAACCGTCGACGATGTTTACTTTTACGCAAAACGAGCGTCGACTATACGTTAGCATCGGAGATATTTACTTTTTAACCGTTAGTACGCGGATTAGTTATAGGTTAATATAATGTATTTTAGGATCGTTGACTATTTTGAAAAGGTTAAGCCGCTTTGATATTAAGAACGGATATATTTAAACGCTAGAATATACCCGAGTTAAACAGTTTTTAGTTGTTGAAGGTTATTCTAAACGCGTTTAAAGAAAAAATAAATTTTAACGTCGAATACTCAAAGCCGACCCTTTAAAACTAAAAGATCGTCAGCGATCCTAAAATACATTATATCATTAACCTTTTAAAGCCCGAGCGTATAATTACGCCTAAATTTGTTCTCATACGGGGACGTTAAAGGTTACGTACGGATTAAAATAACGCTGTTTTAGTTCTTAAAAGATTTGCGCCGCGACGAAATTAAAGTTAAAAGAATCAATCTTCAAACGAGCAACCCAATATGAAACACCGCGCTTTTTTTATTTCAAATAAAAAAAACAAAATTCATCGACGGTCGATGAATTAAATAACCTAAAGATTATTAAACGCGCATCAACAATGCGCCGCCTGCTACTAAACGTATTTTGAAGATTAAAGTTCAAACTCGTTTTCGGAATGTGCAATTTCAGATTCTTTTCCTATTAATCGTTCAAATTGATCTAAAAATTGCTTCCTAAACGACGAACCGATGCAAGTATAAAGAATAGGATTCAAGCAAGCGTGTATCAACGCTAAACTTTTTGTTGTCTGTAAGGCGTAATCTAAATTTTTACTTACCGAACAATCTGTTATAAAATGATATAAAACATTAAATATACGATATAATTTAACGATATTATAAGGTAATTGAGTAATAAAAAACACCGTTATTAATCCGATCAAAACGCATAACGCACGCCATTTTTTTAAACTCGAGGTTCTTTGTAATCTCAAAGCGATAGATCCGTAACATATACTAAAGGCTATTAAAGGAATTAAAAATCTTAAAATAATTTCGAACGCTTCTAATCCCGCTTTTACGGATTGAGTTTGTTCAACGACGTATACGGCGGAACAAACAAGTTTTTTCGTGAACGTTTAACACGATCGAAAAAATAAGTTCGGGTAACGAGAATAAAATCGCAAACCCCCAAATTAATACAAACCATATTAATCGTACTTTAAGCCATGTTCCTTCTATAATAACGTAATATCTATCTAAAGCAATGTACGCTAACAAAAACGCGCCGGCTGTAAAATTAAAAGCGTAAATAAAAGCCGTTAATTTACATATTGCTAAACCTAAATTCCATTGATAAGCCGCTTCTACCGCTCTTAACGGTAATGTAAAAAGTAACGTTATATCCGAAACAGCTAAATTAAGTATACAAACGTCCGTAACAGTTTTTAAAGCAATTTGCCTTCCGTATACTATAATCACGGCTAGATTTCCAATTAGGCCTATCAAAAACGTAATAAAATACGTAATAGGTAAAAATATAGAATGAAAAACACGTATGTCGTGTTTTTCACATAAAACATGTTCGTAATCGTATTCATAACTTTCGTTTGAATAATTGTAATCTTCCATTTAAAATTAAATTATAGAATCGGCGATTTATAAAATTTTCAAAAAGCAGACGTTTAATTCTAAACTGTATATAGTTAAACAGTATATATAGATTTGAATTAACTGTTTACTCCGATGTATTAATATCTGGGGTGATACAGTCGAAGTTAACCTTTAGACTACTTTAATATAAATAAACGTTTTTATTCGAAATAAAAACGTTTATTTATACCGGGTACCTTACGCTGTGCTGGAATAATCAAGTTCCGTAAGTAAAAAAGCCAAACGGCTTAGGCATTTTAACGTTAACGCTTAAGCTATATATACACGATCGGTCTCAACGCCAAGTATATAGCTTATGAGTTAACCCTTAACACCTAAGTCTTACATTTGGTTGTTACAACCTGCCTATATATATGGTTAGACGTTAACTCTTTTACCGCGATTGAGTTAGGGGGTAATTATCTATACGTCTCCGCTGTTAATGCAATCGAATTAAAGCGTTAATTACGCTTAGGCTTTAACGGCGTCGATGTTCGGTTTTTATGCAGCGGCGACGCTCAAAAGTTAAAAACAACGTATTTTAGGACGTTCGATTTTAAAAGAGTTAAATTCTTTGTGCGCAAACATCAAAATCGTTCGTATACGACTTAGACGTCGAGGGGTTAAAATGTTTTTTTGATTCGATAAAAATGAAAATATTTACGGCGCAATCTCGAACAAATAATTTTTTTGTGGAAACATCTTGTTTATGTAATTACAGAGCCGGTAAATTAAAAGTAGAAAAGGTACTGTTAAAAACAAAAGATAACGTACATCCGTCTCTTATTTTATTAAAAACTAACATGAATACGGGTCAAGTATTTAAATTCAAGACTGAAAATAGAATGCAGTACGCTTGCGTATTTATTCATAAAACAGATCACCACGGCGTCTACGAAGTCATTAATTCTGAAATATATTTTGAACCTTTACAGTCCGTATTTCACGTAGATGCGACGACGTATCCGGATACAACTTTTGAAGAAATTTTAATATTTTTTAGTTTTCAAATCCGTTAGAAATCGAACGTAGGTTAAATTATTATTTTTAACCCTTCGAATCATCGCCGATCTTTTAATTCTCAAAGATTTTGATGTAACCTGTCTTTTATTTTGAATAAAAACCGATTTGTTATTCATCAAAGTACGTTAATTTTTTAACTCGACCGCGTCATCGACGATCCCAAAATATAACTTATATTTGGTTCTTAAAGAGTTAACTCCTAAACTATACGGCGGTTAGCGTATTGTAAAAGATATACGTAATACTAAAATGCTTAAGTATAAACCAATTGGTTTATAGAACCTAAATACATTTTAGTATTAAGAGGTAAATAATAAATATCTTTTAACGTAACGCGTTAAAATAACCTGTAATCTTTTAATTTTCAATTATCTACGCGCGTATATCGCTTAGATTTTAAAAAGTTAATTCTTCGACGATTCTTTTACAGCAATGTAATACGTTACGATTGAGTCGCGTAACAGAATTAACGTATCGCTTTTGAATAAAAATAATTTAGCCGTACAAAGTACATTAAATGTATTCCGAACGTTAAAGAGTTAATTCTTTGAAAACTAGGTATAAATTAAAATAATGTATTTTAGAATCGTCGCCGATTTTAAAGGGTTAAATCCTACTGCGTCGCCGACGCATTTATTTTTAACTCATAAATTATCGCGTTTGTATATAACTCGGGAGTTAAAAGGTTAAACATGCGTCCAAGATAAATCATTTCTATGTCGTAAATGTTTAATCAATTGTAAATAAATAAAAGTATGATTTTCCATGTAAAAACAATCTAAGCCTCGAGATCCGCCTTTATTGGGATTTCGATGGAAGTCGACGGATAAAGCATAATCGGTTACGTATTTTTTAAATAGTTCTACGGCGTCGTATCGGACGCATATCATACAATTTTCTCCGTACGCTATAACGGGTCTGAACAATATTTTTTTTAAAACGTATTCTCGACGAGCGTCGGCGTACGCTTTACCTTCTATAACGTAATCAAAAGCTGTTTCAGGATTTTTTAATTTATTTTCAACGTCCGCTTTTGCAAAAACAGGATTTAATTGAGGATAACTGCAAAAACCTTTTGCCGTATATATTTCCGGAAATTGATTTGAAATGAATTCGACGTCGGCGTCGACGTACATAATCGAATTACCTTCGACGATTTCTAAATCCAGCGCTTGTAAAATTTTATCGTAATGTTTTATACCGACTATTCTAACGTGATCCATCCAAGTTAAATCGTTCGTATAAACGTGCTTATAAAATTGTAAGGGAACGACGTCTTCTATACATAAAACTTTAAATTTAAAGTTTGTTTTTACAAATTTTTCTGTTTCTACGGTCATGTCCAGTCGAGAATATATTAACGCAAAAGATACATTTTGCAATTTTAATTTTTCAGCCGTTTCAGTCAACGTATCTTGTTGGTTTTTATTCATAAACTGTCTGCGATAACACGTCCAAGTAGTAAAAACAAAGTGAATTTTATGTTTAACGTAATCGACGGGTTTAAATCCGTCAAATTCATCCGACAAGTATTGAACGATCTTATTCATAGATGATTTAGTTTAAAAATAAAAAAAAATCTTTTTTTTCAAGTCTTTATTTTTAATCGGTCCTTTAACAGCGTGGAGCGCAAGTCAAATGACTTTTTTACCGATTGTTTTCTATAAAACTTAAATATACTCGAAATTTTATCGCTCTTTAAAAACTAAAAAATTGCGGTAATTTCAAAATATATTGTTTTAAACTACGTCGGGTCTCGGACGGATTAACTCATCGACCGTCGATAAAGTTCATTTTTACGTAAAGGGCGGTTGATGAGTTAAGGGGTTAACGCATACGATTTAGAGATATTTTTAAGTTATATATTCGTTCGTTGCTTAAGAGCGGATGTAGGTTAAAAATAGCGTATTTTAGAATCATCGGTTTTAAAAGAGTTTAACACTCGGGTTATATACTATTAAGCGTTAATTTTATATCTTCTTCGTACGTATCCGATGCATTTGAAGGCAACCTTTTAATTTCTACGCAATATACGAACGTATTCAACGACCGGGAATTAAAAAGTAAATATCCTTTAACGTTATAATACCTAATTAAGTTTGATCTTCGGAAATAAAACTATTTAGTTTACACGGGCATCATAACGTTAACTTTTAAGCATTATATCTTAGGAATTAAAGGATTACGTCTTAAAATAACATTGTTATTTTAAGACCCGAGCGTACGGATATTATAATGAGATTTTGTCTTTGTACAAAAATATCGGGTCGTGAATTAACTCATCGAAGTCTGGCTATAGGTTAAAATAATGTATTAAGAAAGCGGATAATCCTTATGTTTAGAAGGTTAATTTACCGGTTAAACGGTAGTTGAATTAAACGTTGAGCGTAATCTTTTACACAATGTCGCGAACGTGGTATTATTTCTGTCGCAGGCTACTTGGAAAAAAGATTTTTCAAAACGATAAAAAACGCATTTTTTAAATTTTTCATCGTTGAACAGATAGCTTTCTGTTTGATGGTCCGTTAATAATAAAACAACGTTTTGATAAGATATTTCTGATAAATGTAAAAAATCAGGCGTTATATAAACGGCTAATTTTAAAACTCGATCTAAATATCGTTTAAAATTTATTTTTTTAGTTAAAACACACGTGTTTTTGGCCGAAAATTGTACATTTAATCGAGCTAAATTAATAGATGAAACGGGTGTTTTTATTTCTTGATAGATCAACGGTGTTATAGATCTGTAAGAAGTTGGTAAAGGAATATTTAAATAATAATAATACAACCATCTTACGTAACAAATAGATGGTTTTTGAAAGTGAGCGTTAAATAATTCTTGACACACCCAATATAAAGGATCTATATGTAATAAATCTATAGAATATCTTAATGCGTCCGATACCTTAGAATTTTTATACGTTATCACGCTTAACCCTGTTCCTAACAAATATAAATGAGAAGGTTCGAACGAGTATTTTAATATTTTAAACCGATTTAATTGTAACGGTAAAAATAAAGGAAATTTTGATTTTCTTGCTTCTAAAAATTGTAACGCTCGATTTACGGCTTCGCATTTATTTTTAAAGATAAACCAATAAGTTATCGATTTTTGTAAAGCGTAAATTAATTTGAAACATACGTCGGAGTACGATTCACAGCGATCGAATACGATTAAATCCGGTTTAAGTTTTAGAATTTTTGTTTTAACGCAATTTTTATACGTTAAAAAAATAAAAGATTCCTCAACTTCTTCACCTACGAAAACGATTGTTTTAAAGTTAAATTCTTTTATTTTAGTTTTTACTTCTTTTAAAGAATCGGATCCGATGAAAAGCATTTTACAACTTTGTTTTATAAATTTGTAAAATTATCATTTTGTAGTTTTGATTAATCGGGTATGGGTTAACCCTTTAAGACGTTGACTTATTGAAAGAGTCGATGTTAAAACATAAGCGTATACGATGCAGGGATTATTTTTAAGTTATATACTCGTTCGTTGCTTAAGAGCGGATGTAGGTTAAAAATAACGTATTTTAGAATCAACAATTTTATACAAGATAAAACGTTATCGCAACCAGGTTTCGAATCGGCGACCAGACGGCTTTTTACTTGCGTATACGCGAACGTAATAACCAAAATATATAATTCAAGCGTTAACTCTTTAAAAAATCAAGTCGTATATTAAGAAAACATACTACTTGAGTTTTAAAGAATAAATACTTTTAACGCATCAAAGATGACGTCGAGGTTACATATTATAAATCAGCGATGTTACTGGGCCAAACATAATTTAAACCTTTACTTTTACATAATTCCATGGAAGACGTCGTTAATCCAAAGATGTGACCGTCTTCGTAAGTACCGATTGCGGTTGAAGGATTAGTTTTCTCAAACACCAATTTACATTCTGAATCATATAATAAATCGATATGATTCGGTAAAGGAATTAAATATATTTCAGGATTTATTTTTTCAAAAACAACGGGTCTTTTAGGTTTTTTTACTTTTACAGGCATTTTTTGAGGAGGTATAATATCAGCCGTCATTTCAGCGTCTAAAAGACGATCTACTAAATTAGCCTTGTTTCCTGAAGTTTTTAAATTCATCTTTTTACAAATTTCTTTTAAATTGGCGATAGTCATTGTTTCTAAATCGCTTTTAATCAACTTAGGTTTTTTTACGGCGTTTTCTTCTTCGTCCGAAGACGATAAATCGACTAATAAATTACCCCTTAAAATTAAACTCTTATCGGTCAAATATTTACATATATATTCTTTAATAGAATCGACTGAATCTTCTAAATCTAAATGAGACGCTAGTCTGCGAGATAAATCTTCTATTTGCTTATTCATTACGACGGTTTCTTTGATATATTTGGTTTAAAAATTAAATCAAATTTATACTCGTTTTAACGATCGTATAATTTTTGACTCGGCGACGATCGTCTTAACGTTTTAATGCTTAAAAAGTCACGTACTTGTTTGCTGCGCTTTTACTTAAGCGCAACTTTAAGCGTTAAAAGGTTAATATTAGAACGCTCAAGCGTATTTGAACTCTGTAAGTAAAAAAACCCATTTGGGTCACGTTTGGGCATTTTATAACTTTCAATTACGTTTATCTTTACGTAAAATTGCATATAAGCGAACGTTGTTGACGTAATAATAACATTTTATCTGAAATAAAACGTTTTATATCGTAAAGATTAAATTCATTCTTTTCTAATCCATAAAGATAACAACGCTCCTATTCCGGTACATATTAAAACACATGCGCCGATTGTTTTAATGGCTAAAAATAGTTCCCCCGGTTGAAGAATATAAGGTTCGCCGCATCTTTCGGCCATCCAGTCTTTTTGGTGAAGAGACAAATATGAAAAAACGATGCGTTTGAAAGCTTTCGATCGATCTTTTTTAATTTTTAAATTTTGAGTCATTAATTCGGAAAAAGATATCAATCCTAAAATTTTACCCCAATTAACTTCGTCGTCGGAAAATATGTCGTCGGCTACGGCGCAAATAAATCTAACGTCTTTTTTATTCTCAAACGGTAGTTTTTTTAAAACTCTTTGATACGACCTATCATTGCGAACGAATGAATTTAAATCTTTTAAAGCCGCTTTCTCTATATTACAAAACAAAAACCGATTTCTAAAAAATCGGTGGAAAATTTGAGACGTTTCAGATTCTAAATATCGATTTACAAATTGTCTCTGTCTTTCGTCGACGTACACGGAAAAACTCATGGTCATTAATTTTGTACCTGATTTAAACAAAATAGAATTTAATTTTTTACATTTAAATAAACATATAACGTAACAAGCTGTTTTAGCATCGGAATGATGTAAAAATAGTAAGTAACCGCACGTTTAACTCCATTTACGTCGGAGTTAACGGTAGAACATATTCGAGCTCTATAGGTAAAAAAGCTGCTCGCTTACATTTGGGCATTCTAGTTTTTAAAAGGTATACAACGCATACCTTTTAAGCTATATATTCGATAGCTTTTATATAGCGAAAAGGTTAATTAATTTGAAAACAAGGACCGTTATAACTTAATCCTTTGAAAATTGAAGAGTCGTCGACGTACATTATTTTAACCTTTTAATTCCAAGCGCGTCATCGAAGACGCTTTTTTTCAGGAAGTTAAAGGGTATTCGTCCTTTAAATTCTAATCGTTCGGTGAACTCGTAGCTTAATAATTAATCTGTATTCAGTTGTTAAAAATTAACTCTTAAGCCATATATGGCTTAGGAATTAAACGTTTAACTCATCCGCGTACCTCCGACGCATTGCCGGCGATGCGATCGAGTTAACGTTTAATTCCTAAATTATATATTTGTTAGATGCGCTTGCTCCTAGATTATATTATAATCGTTTAATAAATATACGACGATTTAATCGTTAAAACTTAAGTATAAGAGGTAAAATTTTGTTTTGTACGAAAGCAACGGGTCTTAGGAAGTAAATAACAAATAAAATTATATAATTTATGAGTTAGAATGATTTTTTAATACGTGCACACGAAGATGTTTTTCTGTTTTAAAGGTCATTAAAATATTACATAAATCACATTTAAATCTGTTTTTTAAACTGTGAACTACGGAGTGTTTTTTTAAATAATATTCGTGACTGAAAAATCTACCGCACGGTTGGCATTGATAAGCTCCCTTTTCACTATGTTCTGCGAAAGAGTGTATTTTTAATGCTCTGTCGTTATAAAAGGTTAAATCACATTCATTACATACGTGTGTAATTTCAGTAGTTTTATGAATTAAAAAATGTTTTTCAGCCCTGTGTTTAGTTTTAAATTTTTTATAACAGTCTAAACATTTGTACGTCGGTTCGATAAATAAACCGCAATTAATTTCATGTTTTTCAGCCCTGTGTTTAGTTTTAAATTTTCTAGAGCATTCTAAACATTTGTACGTCGGTTCGATAAATAAACCGCAATTAATTTCATGTTTTTCAGCCCATCCTTTACGATAAAACGATTTATTACATTTTTGACAAAAAAAATTTTTATTCTTTTTAAGAAGTGATTCGTTAAAATTCATAATTCGTTTAAACCATCGATTTATTTTTTATAAAATCAATTTAATCTTTTAACATTAAAATATACAAGTTCCTTAGAAAATAGAATGATAGAAGTTAAATAGCTTACTTTTAATCATTTTAACATTTATTCTTTAATCCTTTAGGGGCTGAATATAGGTTAGAATAATATATTTTGAAATAACATAATCTTTTAGTTTTTAAACGTCGGCGTTTAATATACGGTTTCCAAACAAGCCGTCGATTTGCGATATGTTTATAATTCACCTTTAAAACGCTAGATTACGCAAACGTAAGCCAAATGACTTTGTTTACTTGTAAAGGGTCGGATATTTAACGTTAAAGATTAAATATATTGCGTTTTAAAAATTAGCGATCGAATAAGGGTTTATTTTTAGGTAAAACTCAATTTAAAAATATGAAAATTAAATGTATTTCGGTTTTATTTTTTTCGTCCGATGGAAAAATTTGTAAATAAAATTCCGCTTGAACTTAAATATAAGATATTAAAATTTTTACCTTTTAAAACGTTGATGAGTTTAAGATTATCCAATAGAATGTATTGGGAAATAAATCAATTTGGTCGGTGGAATCCAAAAATAGATTGGCTTTTATATAACAAACCTAACTCGATGCAACTAAAGGGTAAATTATATGTTTATAGTATAATGGGGCCTATGTCTGATTTTTGTTTTCCTAAACATTTAAACGGGTTTTTTGGTACGTTAACCGTGGGTGAATATTTTACAAAAAATTGTAGTTATACCATAATATTAGAGTCTCCTATGTTACAAACAGACTTTAAATTTAAACCTCGTACTTTACGCATAACCGACCGAGCGATTGAACGTAACAGTCTGCAAAAATTTATAGGAAAACCTTTCGAAGGGCTTGAATACGTAATTTTTTATAAAACTTATAAACAATCTACGAATTTGAAAAAATCGTGTAAAAATTGTAATTTTTACGGTGATAAATATTACAGAGTTCATCGATTTACTATGTTTTTAAATCGATTAATTCAAAAGATCGACGACGTTGAATTAATAAATAAAACCGAAAGAATCGACGGTCTTTTAACGTGGTCCGTGATTAAAAACAATAATCCTATAGGAATCGCTGTATTATGTACTCAATAATTTTATTCTTCGAGCTTTAAGCCTCGGATTAACTCGTTGACCACCGACGACGTCCGTTTTATACGATCGACGGTCGATAAATTACCCCTTTAAGAACTAGATGTAGGTTAAAATATATATTTCAAGATCGTGCGATCCTTTAAATAGTGAAAAATTAACGTAATCTATTTAACCCTTTAACTTCTAAGAAAGCACGGAGATATAGCTTAATAATTAACCCTTTGAAAATTAAGTAAGTGTTAAAATTATCGACGATCTTTTGGTTTTCAAGGGGTTAAACCCATTTTAGTCTTTACATTAGAACATCGAATAGTTTTTTTTCTACCGATCCGATCATTTTGACGTCGGAATTAAAAACTATTCAAGGTTAAAACAATGTATTTTAGAATCGCCGACGATCTTTTAATTTTGGAAAATCAACTCCGTACGATGGGGCAAAAGCGCGTGTCAGCAACCAAAATAAACAGTGTACGGCTTAGAAATTAAAAGATGAATACCCTTTAATTCTTCCGATGCGATTGAAATTAATATTTTAAAAGACGGAAATTCTAAAATACATTATTTTAACCTCCGGTCTTTGAGGGTATAACACTCGAATATATATCAAAAAGGTATTCGATTGTGCGTAATTTTATATAAAACAACGGTCGTTGATAAAATACTTAAGTGTGGGTCAAACCACTTTATTTTTATATAGAATACGTTTGAGTATTCCGACGGTAACGTTTTTCATACAAAAACAAAATTGCGCATAATCCGTATATTCGGCTTTGGAAGTTACGCTGCTCGGACGTAAATAAATTACGTTTTATTTCGAATGAAGGATTAAGGTTTTTAAAGAATTAAATCTTTAAGAGCCAAATATATTCAAAATCATCGACGATTTTGAAAAATTAAATATCGTTATATTTACGACGATATCAAAAAATTAAGGGCTTTTTACAATTTCGCACGCTTTTAAAAAAATAAAACGTATTTTTTGTCCGTTACCGTTCCAAAGTTTATCGATAACCTCTAATCGAGTATAATGTAATTGAGAACGGTTTAATTTAACAAAACCGTGCATAAAATCATCGTCGCTTAAATAAAATTTAACGTCGTGAAATTCTTTTTCGGTTAAATCGGACAACGCTTTTACACAGTCTTTTTTATCAAAGTTTAGATCGTTACAGTATATTTTATCTTCCAGCAAAGATATTTTGTGTGCTAACTCCGTTACTTCTTTTTTAAGAATTTCTAATTCTTTTTTAGGATCGTTTAATCCAGCCATTTTTTCGGTCAAAGTTTGAACCGAATAATTAAAATTTGCTTCTTTTAAAGCCGCTTTAAAATATTCTCCGATTTGTTCGATGGAAAATTTCGTTTTTAAAAAAGAAATTAATTCGCATCTGTTATCAACATCGACCGAAAACTGACAGTTTATTTGATTTTTTAAAAACCAACAAAATTTTTTATAATCTTCGATCGATATATTTTCCAGTATATCCAACAAGATTTTTTCCATTGTATTATAACGAACAAATTTAAAAACGACAAAGAAAAATTAATTTGCGATATTCGCTCGGATTTAAAATTTTGCATCGTTCGCCGTTTTTGATTTTTAATCGCTCGATTACGTCATCGACCCGTTAGCATCAAAGAAATTAACCCTTTAACACCTAAAGCCGCACCAAACGATTAGGTTATAATACATTTGAACGCCTCCGCGGTGATCGGAGTTAAAGAATTAAATTGAAATAAATCCTAAAAATCTTTTGACAAAAAATTATAATGTATGAATCTTACAAAACTTTCGCCGAAGAAATATCTTCGGAAAGCGTTTTACCTCATTTACAATCCAAAATTAAAACAACCGCTTTAAACGTTATCGCGGATGCTTTATTTTTAGCTTACGGGGACTACGATATAAATAAACTTATTATCAGATGCGAATTAGAAAATGAAGCTTCCAACTTTTCTAAACATATTTGTTCCGTTTTAGATCAAAGCGATGTGGATGAATCAATTTGGGTCGTTATTAAAGAAATAATAAGCTTTTTGCCGATTTCTATGTTTTTTACGGCTAAATTAAGCAGATTTCAACAAAATATACACGACGTTGTAATACCTGTTAGAATTCAAAAAAAAAATAACTTCGACAGATTTTTTTACATTAATGTGATAAATCAATTTAAAACATCGTTTAAAACTTTACATTCTTTAAAAACGGCGTTTGCGTTCGTTCATAAATTTTTAGAAGAGTACGATTTCCGCGACGGTCAATTTTTTACCTCTTTTACGAAAAACGACGTCGTTAAATTTTGTAAAAACGATCGAAATAAATTAAAAGAATTACAGACGTTCTTAAACGGGGCGTTAAATCAGACCGTACCCGAATACTGGTTTGAACCCTTTGAATTTAAACCGGATTCCAATTTAATTACGACTCAAGACGTAGCAACCATTTACGAGTACGTTAAAGATCGACCTTACGAAGAATTAATATTTTTGTTACTGTTAACCGTAGACATTAAATTACACGGTTTAAACAGAATAAAAATAAAGGATGTAGCCGAAATAAAAAACTATAAAATCAACGTTAAAACTCAAGGTTTCATCGAAAGAAAAAAAATACAGATTTTCCCCATTTGCCCGCGCGTTTCTAAATTAATAGAATTGTATTTATTGGACGTCAGACCGGCTACAGCATGCGAATATTTATTTTTAAAAAGTTATAAATCGATAGCTAATTCTGTCAAAAAATTTATAAAAGACGCCGGTTTGAATCAAAAAAAATTTAAACCGATCGTATTCGGTCGCACTTATACACGATTTTTATCCGAATGCGGAAATTCTTCCGAAGAAGTATTAAATTGTTTACAAAGATTAGTCGAAATGTCTCAATTACGATCACCATCGTAAATTTGTACGGAATAAAATCTTGTTTTTTAACTCTTTAGTACACCTCCGACTTAACGCTGTTAAAATTAGGGGTTAATCCGTGGTTTTGTATAAAACAATATATTTAAGTTTCGGCTCAAACATAAACTATTTAGTTTTAAAACTAAAATACATTGTTTTAAGATTGCGGACGAGCTTTTAATTCATCCACCGTCGATGAGTTAAAAGCTAAAATATACGAACGTATTTAAGCTCCGCGGAAGATAAACGGCAATAAAGTTAGTTGGATCGCACGTTTTTGTAAAATTAAAGTTTTTTAGTCGTACGATCAACGACCGTAAAGATTTAAATTTGAAAACATCGACTCTTTTAAAACCAAAGAATCACGGTTATTTTGAAATGAGATGTTTTAAAAAATTAAACGTTCGATCGATCAAAATGAATCGACGAATAAAACGATACATGAAAAAAGAGTTTAAAAATTTTGATTTTTCTTCTTACAAACAACATATAATCGATTTTGTTTTTACTACTTGGGTATGTTATAAACGACAATTTATGACCGATCTTCAACGACTTACTGTAATAAAAACCGCTCAAAAATTAAACGACCAAAACGTGCCTTTTGTTTTAATATATTCCAGATTAAATATGACGATCGAAACAGAAAAAATGATAAATACGGTTTTTATTAAACCGCTTCATGTTTTGTGTCTGGAAGATGTAATTCATCCTTGTTTGTATCAATATTTTTATAAGCCTGATTTAGGTTTGATGGATCATGTTCGTATAGCGGTTATAAAATATTTTAAAAAATTTTTAACCGCTTTATGTAAATTAAATCCGGATTTATCCGATTGCTTAACCGGAAATTCGATCATGTACGTTGATTCGGACGTAGAATTCATTTCAAATCAATTTCCAAATTTATATACGGCCGAAGGTCTTTGCAGTTATCCTCGATTAAATAAAATATTTGCCGAAGCCGATAAAACTCAAGAGTTAAGCGATCCAAAAAGAGCTTTTAAATATGTAATAACGGGTCAAGCATACACAGACGCTCGGCAAGATTACGCTTTAAAAAACAGATCTTACAAACCAGTTATAGCTTCGGGAGAGAATTGCATGATTTGTGTGAGATACGATGCGATAGAACTTTTTAAAAATCGCGTAAAAGACGACTCGTTAATCGTGGATTTTCATATTAATCCTTTCGAGAATCATCATCGACAAAATTTGGATTCTTTTTATATCGAAAATCATACTTTTATTTATTTACAATTAATTAAACATTTAAAACATCGAAATGATTCTTCGTGGATTATTTAAATCGACGACTGCTATTTTTATGTAATTTCACATAGAAACAAACGTCGTTACGGTCGATGAATTAACTTTTAAGTTATGACCGAGTACGTGACTTAAAAATTAACTCGATCCGTCGGTGCAAAGGGTATTAAACCTTTGAGCTTGGATACGACTTTTTATGAAGTTTGATCGTATCAGACTTATGCTCGGCGTTAAGCTTTTAATCATTGACGATTCGGTCGGTATTAACTTTGATATAAAACATATTTTTTATATCGAATCAAAAAGATTTATTATTTGTACAAGGTACGTTAAACGTATTTTATGTAACCTAAACGTTAAAGAACCGATATCGGAGAATTAAAAATAGAATGGAAACAAACGAAGAAATCGGTCAATTCTTATTTTATTTAAAATATTACGTAAAATCTACGTCGGTCGTTGATTTATTATTTTCGCTGTGCGAAAGAAAATTAAATGTAAAACGACCGACGTACGTAAAAAAAGTTTATTTCAATTTCGACGACGTTTTAATTAAAAACGATTGGTCGGTCATCGATTTAAAAGAAAAAATTATTTCCCTTTCAGACGCATCGGGTTTAATCATTTTATACGACCGTATTTTAACAAAAACGTTAGACGATGTAAATAAAACGATAGTCGTCGTTTGTATATATTTAGCTTACGAGATGATGAAAATTTTTAACGACTTTACCGTCGAACTTATTTTAAACATGGGTCGTATTTTGCAGAATCGATCGAACGGATTTGTATTTAATTTGTAGACAATTAGTTTATAATTCTTTAACCCGTTAACGCCTAATAATCGTTCGTCGTATATAAATTGAAAGTTAATACCGGAGATAATTCATTTTCTACCGAGCTTGAATATTATAATGTTCAAACTTTACGGTGAATAAAAAAAGTCATTCGGCTCACGTTTTATAGCGTTAATACTTAAGCTATACGCAAGTGAGCGTACTCATCGGCGATAGATTTGAAATTAAAGAGTTACCGCCTTTTAATAAAATAATTTAAAACTTTAATACAACTGTTATACTAACTAAATCACTGGTTATAACGTCGTAATTATTGGTTATTTTATTCGGTTTAATCGTACGCGACGTAATAATTTTAAAAGATCGGCTCGACGATATAAATTACGTAAACGCGACGTCCGACGATTCTAAAAATGCGATCGAATTAAATTTTCGGGGTCGTATTTATTTTTATAGAACGATCAACGTTTAAACGATTTTGTAAGGTCCGTAACACGTAGTTTGAGCTAAAAAATTGTAAATTAGTTGTTTATATCGATTGCGATGTACGCAGATTGATATAATAGACGATCGGGGACGTCGACTGTTTCGATAAATACGCGTTTTAAAACGTTTGAAAATATTAAACGCGTATATAAAATAAACGTTCGCTTACAAGAGTTATGTATTCGTTAGAATGCGGTAAATTATCGCGCGTGTTTAAAGGATTAAATAAAACAAAAACCGTAAAATTTATACTAGATTTTTCAACGAATAATTTAGAATCGTATTACGAAAAGAACGGTTGTCTTTTCAAATCTTTAAGCGATTATGAAATCAGAATCGTTTCAAGCGTCGACTTTAATCGAACGTTATTAAACAACGATCCATCAGCGATTCCTTTAACAAGATCAGAATTAACGCAAGGACTTTTGGATTTAAAAAGTTTAATTTCTTCGGGTAAATTAGGAGCTTTATTTAAAAAACACGACGTATTTTTTTTATTCGACGAAACAGAATTCGATCAAAATTACGAAAGTTTTCTATCCAACGTCAGATTAGTAATTTTTTCCTCCCTTATAAAACTAAATTGTAATCGCTAACAATTTTAACTCATCAACTACCAACGGCGTTTGTGTTTTTATGTAATTTTGCGTAGAAACAAACGTCTTTGGCCGTGAATGAGTTAATTATTCAGATTAAAAGTACGCTGAAGAGTTAAAAAATAATTTACCTTTTAAATCTTCAACGCCGTACTCGATGTTTAGGAATTAAAAGATTAAGTACATCGTTTTAACCCTTTAATTCATCGAACGTCGACGACGTTTGCGATATGTAAAATTAATCCTTTTAGCTTCAATTACGTCAGAGACACCGCGTTAGCGTCAAAGGCGTACGAAAAAGTTTACTTTTAAAACCTAATTGTTCGCTACATGTAGAGGCGACGGTTGATGATTTTAATGTCATATTATTTTCCGCGTCGTAAAGATTTGAATCTTCGATCGTCTCAATTTAAATTACGTATATCCGATACATCGTCGGCTTCTATATTTTTTGTTAAATCGACGAATAAATTTGTAATGCTCCCAATTTCAGCGTATCGCAACGATCAAGATCCCAAATATATTGTTTTAGCGTATACCCAAATTTTAACTCGTCGACGATCGACGAGTTAATACTTTATAAACGAGCGTAAATGTTAAAAGACTCATCTTTTAACATCTAATCTATATACAAGCAATCGTATCGAACAATTAGGAGTTAACCTTTTAATACCCAATCGGTCGTTGATCTTGCACAATCATTTGAAACGTTTGTTTGTATATGGTTTAAGAGTTAATCCTTTAACACACAAAGCCGCGTACTCGGTTGCATCGCTTACTTATACACGCCGTTGGATGATGATTTAAAAATTGTATTTTATGATCTTTCGGTTTTAAAATATAAAACAATGTTAAAATTAGGACAAATTCAACTCTAAGTAATCGCTTTGTAAAATTTTATTGATTTGTTCGAACGCGCTGATTAAAGTATACGTTTCATTTAAAACGTCGCTGAAAATTGAAGGGTCGCAATATTTTAATACGGTGTTAACAAATTCGAAATAACTGTAAATTTGTTTCGAATCAATCGCGTCGTCGACTTGACCGGTGTTTATTTTAATTATTTTGTAACGATTCAAAGGTTTATTTTGAGAAATTATATCGCTCAGTAATTTTTTTAAAGAAGAAGAACAAAATTCAACGTCCAAATCGTCGTTTTCTATTAATTGGCGCACGGATGTTAAAACACGTTCGGTGTTGACTCTTATTATATTTTTAACCACGTCGGTTCTTTTCCTAACTCTGATTAACCAAATTAAACATGTTTTACAAACATCGGTTAACTTGCAGTGGCAAATGTTAACGAAGGATTCCGGCATCGTAAATCGATTTATCGTTTGCCGGATCAACGAGAATTCAATAATGGAACGCATTAAACAATTAGCTCGTCGATTTGATCGAGCCGAAGCTTTGTCCGATCGACATAAATTTAACCTGTATTTAGAAATGTATTATGAAACGTTGTTGAGATCGTTTGCCGTTACGGCGTTTAAAAAATTTTTAAAAACCGCCGATCGAGCGTACGAAGATTTATTAATTTCCGAAGGCGTTGAGTTGGAAAAATTAACGTTATTCAACGACCCTCAAAGTACACACCGATTAGTCAACATTTGCGTACGATACGTAAAAATTTGGAAAGCTCAAGGATTGGGTTTAAAACCTATCCCTTATAAATTTTTTAAACATCCCCTCATTTATAAGGTACTAAATTCTCAAATAGAAGGTATAGACGGTTGTTTGTTAACGTCCATCTTTATTGAATTTTGTTTAAAAAATAAATGGGATCCTTATACTTATTTAATAGATGTATTAAGCGAAGAACCCGATTCCTGTCTTACGGGACGATTCGTCAGAATCACAACTGCCTTGTTACCTATAGCTGAAAAAACACCTAAAACTATGTACGAATATGAAAAAGCTAAGTTATTTCATTTTTTAAATTCTAGAACGGATTCGATCGATGTAATAAACAGCGTAAACGCTATATTGAACGATGAAAAAATACGACCTAAAAAATATCTTAAAGCTATATTAAACGAATACACCGGTGTTAAATGGATTTATAGAAAAGGTAAATGGTCCCCTCAATTATTTTAACCGTCGATACGTCGAAGATGTACGGAAGTTAAAAATATCAACGCATGTATCTTATGTAAACATATAACCGTTAATTTTTAGACGACGTCAATATAAATACATTTTTATTCTAAATAAACAGCAATTTATTATATGTACAAAGTACATTAAACGGTCTCTCGACCTTTAAACTACTTAGTATATTTAGTGCGGAATAATATTCGAATGTAAGCTAATCGAGTTTTTAAATTACGCTTGAACATACCGGTATAAATAACGTTTTATTTAGAATAAAAAAAGAGACGCATTATATCAACTCTTTAACTCCGATTAATCACCTTTGATTGTTAGCGTTAAAAAGCACATGAAGGGTTAACTCCTAAGCTATATATAAGCTCGTCAAACAAATATATAACTTATGAGTTGAAAGATGAATACTCTCAGGACTTAACGGTCTTGCGACAAAATGTAATTTACGTACTTAAATTTCAAGAAGTTAACGCCGAAACGTTTGTTGTTACGGATTTAAAAAGATTTATGTTTAGGCTAACGTAGTTCCTTTGATACGAACGCGACGTTAAAAAGTTAACAAAGCGGTGTATTCTAAGCCGTCGTATTCTTTATGTATTAAAACGGCCGAATCATTTTCTGAATTTGTAGTCATCCAACGAGTTAAAGGTTTATTTTTACTCCATAAAACTATATTGGCCTGAAAAGATGGGTCAACAACAATAGGTTTTTTTGTTCCGGGATTATAACCTTCTTTTAACCAAACATAAACTACATAAGAAGCCGTTTCAAAATTTTTACAGTTTTGAATTAAATATGCCTTATTTTCATGTGAAAATAAATAAGGTTTCGTTCTTTCCATCGGTAAAATAGAATCGTAGATTTCATATTCGACAAAGTAACTCTCAGCGTTGACGGGAACGATAAAGTAACGATCGGAAAGCTTAAAATCCACGGGCGTTAAGAAAAAATTAGGGATGGAAGAGATTGTTTTATATTTTTCAAAGGAATTTCTGTCGTAAGAATATTCTAAATAAACGTAATACATCAATCTTCGTATCGTTTCTCTATCCGGAACCACTAATTTATCGTTTATTAAGAATCTGTTAGCGGTGAATTTGGAATTGAAAGGAAAACCGTAGTCGTGATCGGGATCGACGATTAATTTGTTTTGGGCGAAGACGAAGAAATCTTTTTGCGTCAAATCTTTCGATAAATCGCAATTTAAAGCGAAAGATCGTTTAACGTATTCTTTCAACAATCGAGCCGTTTTTTCTGCTTTGGTAAAATCTTTCAAATGATAAATTTTTTCGGTTTTAGATTTTAAAGGTACCAAACATTTGCAACAATCGTCCAAGATTCCTTCGATACGATCCGAATTGACGGATAAAATTTTAAATCGATCTCCCAAAATAGCTTTTATTAAAGCGGGATCTTCTATTTTAGGTGTTTCGGTTCCCGTGTAAATAGGGACATGATAAGGCGGTAAAGGCTGAGTTTCTAAAGCGAATTCTGAAAAAATTAAAACGCGTGCTTTACCGTAAAAATCTAATTTCTGAGCCTTGACGTCCAATTTTTTTAAAAACAATGGTTCAATGACTTTTCCGGCGACGTAAATTTTGTTTAATTCGGATACAAAATCGTCTAATCGTTCCACGAACGAATCTAGAGGTGAAAAAGAAGTTACGCTGTTTTTAATGGGACCTTTACGATCGGGTTCGTTCAAAGCTACGATTAAATCGTATTGAATGCCTCTGGGAGTCTGAGATTTGTAAATCAAAATTACTTGTTTATTTTTAGGTTTAAATCTATAATGAGGTCCTAAACTAGGCCAAGAAATAGGACCTTTTTGATCGAAGCAATAAATATAAACGTTGAAAATTTCCTCCAATAATCTAAAATATCGCTCCAAAGATAAGGCTTCCGGAATTAGAAAATCTTCTTTCAATCGTTCGAATCGTCTTTCTTCTCCGACGGCGTATAATTCTTGGGCGCATACAATAACGTTGGTTTCGTCGATGGTCCAAGACCGCCTGAGAGCGACGGCGTCTTTGGGCATCATTTCTTCTTTATACACCCATTTACAAGCCGTAATAACGGATTCGTCGGTGTAAGTTCCTGAAATACGAACTAATTTTAAATCGGTCAATGATTTAAAAAAATCAATAAGCTGAGGGGGTAATACGTCTATGTAATATTCGTTGCGATCTTCCGTCAAACGGCTTTCTATTTTGACCCTATCAAAATACAGCTGCCATTTACTATCTTTGCGTTTGGATTGATCTTTGGAATAACAGCAAGGTATGTAAGGAAATTTGTCTTTGTTATTTAAATTGTTTACTCTTAATCCCGGATAAGGATGAGATTTATAAGGACACACGTAATAACGCGGTTGACTTTCTCCGTAAACAGGAAAGCGCATAAACGGTACGTCTTCTAAATCGTCTATTGAATCAACCGCTTCCGGGATGTTTAAACATTGCCTGCTGTAAGTGGGTATAAAAATATCGGGCGCTACGTCCTTCAAAGCGATTTTTTTAATTTTCACCGACTTTCTTTTTAATTCAGCTTTCGCAAACGAAGGTATGTACTCTCTGTAAAAATCTATAATCTTATCCTTTTCAGCCTGATAAACAGCTATAATTTTAGCAACAGTTTCTCTGATTTTAAGCGCTTGTTTTTGATCTACGGTTTTAATTCTGACCGTTAAAACGTAATCGCCTTCGCACGCATCCGGATATTGATTAAATCGTTCTACCACTTTTTCTTGAACACTGGCTGTTTGATCTGTATCAGGAAAATGTAAATAAGCCGTCGGTTTCTTTTTATGAGACCGTATGGATTCGTCGATGCAGACGATGCGAGATACTAAATGATGCGTTAAAACTAAATCGGCTAAAACGGGTACGATCATGGTTTGTTGTAACAAAGCAAACACTGCAACGTAACCAACGTCGATGCATTCCGGAATACCCAACTGTAATTTTAACACCGATAAAGCGCGATCGGTAAATTTTTCACGCGTTACATATCGTTTACCTACCGGCAAGTCAAAAGTACCGTATAAAACACCATCTTTAACTGTAAAAGCTACATCGGAATACTTTTTATACGGATCCTTAAGAGGTTTTAACTTAAGTTTTTCAGCATTGACTTTTAACAGAATCGCACCGGTTAAATATTCGCGATCAAAAGGGGCAAATCCTCTTAACGTCTTAACGAATCTGTCCGATAATATTAAAGGCACCGTATCGTCCGGAATTAGAACGTCGAACAATTCATCTTCCGTTAAATCGTATTCCCCCAATCTCAACGTATATCTTATTTTAGACGGTTCTAAATCGGTATAAGAAACGGAAGAATATTTTTTAAATTCGGTTTCGGCTCGATTAAGTTCTTCTACGTCTTCCTTCAACGCTTGTTTTTCGGCGATGTATTTACTTATTATGCGACCGGATTCATTCAACGTTTGATCGACGTCTATTTTTTTAAAAATTTTTTCAGCTTTTAACAACAATTTAAAACCCGGTTCTTCTTTAGCAGCATGAAAAACAACGAATAAGGATTCGCATTCGCTTAAATCGGCATCCACTGATTTGTAAAAAGAAGCGTCGAATTTAAAAGAAGATGTTCCGATTAAAGTTTTTAAAACATCCTTAACAACGTATTCGTGATCGGCGATTAATAAATCTTTAAGAGCCGTAGGTTTTTTAGGTAACCATTCGATAAATTTTGGTAACGAATTTAAATCAAAGGCTACGGATTTAAAAAATCCTTCTAAATTCATGATATAAGGTAATTCTATGACTTTACCGTTGATTTTAGCCATTTTTATTATATTAAAAATGAAATCGTCGGTAAAATTATCGTTTCTGATTTATTGTTTACCCCATTACAAATACGAAAACGTTATCAAATTTATCGAAGAAAATACGATTTGGAAATCCGATTTAAATCGATTCTTAAATTATAAATCTTTAATTTCTTTTTTTAAACAAAATTCAACGTATCGTTATACGTTATCGAAAGAATGCGAACAAATTGTTCCGCTTTATACGGACGCGTTGGGACTCACTCATTTTTTTGACCAAACGTCGCCCGAAACAATAAAGTATCTTTTGAGTAAAATTTCAGAATTATATCGTTGCTCAATTTTGTTCGATGGTTCACCGATTCAAGCGGCCTAATCGTAATTTGTTTATTGTGCCGTTCGTATATAAACGTTGTCGATATTTTTAACTCGTTATATTACGACGATCGAACGTTTAAAAATTAAATACTTCGTATTGATGCGTTTAAAAGAGTTAGAGGATATTTACGGTTTAAACCTTTGAAATCAAAAGGATTATTGTAACTTCAAAAATATGCTGTTTTAACGTATATTCGATCGGAGAAGTAACTTCTCCGAGTTAGAATATATGCGAGTATTGTAGATTGAAAATGTACGTTCGGGTATTAATCCTTTATGTAAGCGTAGCAAACAAGTATACAGTCGCATGTATTGAAGGGTAAATACTCTTTAATTCAACATCGCCGACGGTATTGAGTTAAAGAATTAACTTTAAATGTATCGTATACAAAAAGTTGACCTTTTGAAAGCTGAACGTACGTTAAAATCGTCAACGATCCTTCAGTTTTTAAAAGGGTCAATACAAGTCATATGTTTTTACCTGTAAAGCTATGTATCAAGTATTTTAGCTTTAATTTTTCAGTATTGTTTGGAACGTATTTGAGATTACAACGGTTTTTAATTTCCATCTGATTAAAATTAACCGTCGTAACAGTTGGTTTACGTAAACCAGACTCTAAATTTACCTTTTAACACTTAATCGATCGTTGCACCTACTCATATACGATTTTGGGTGTTAAAAGGTTAACTAACTCTCAAGCATCAAATAATATATAGCTTAGAAATTAATAAGTAAATATCCTCCGTATAACGCATTATCGGCAACGTCGTCGAAGTTAAAAAATTAAGGTAGATAATTTAAAAAACTTTATTTTCTAATTTTTGAATGCGTACGAGCACATCGTCAGTTTTACCGTCTAAATCGCTGATCAATGACTGCAAAGTATCAGTTTCATTTTTATTCACCGTTATTTTATCGGATACTCCGGTTAAAGTAGACTTTACGGCTTCAACGTCTCCCGCAATACTTGTAATATTCTTTTCGTTTTTACCGGAGATACCTTCGATCGATTGAGACAACGTTTTTAAGTCTCCGGTATTTTCTTCGATGGCTTTTATTTTATCCGGTACGCTTTTAAGAGTTTGTTGCAATAGAGTAGCTAAGTCGTGAGCGTCCGAAGCTACTCCCTGTAGCTCGTTCAAACTATTTTCTAAATTAACGAATCGGGTTTTAACGTTAACGTTAACTTCATTTTCTAAAAATTCAACTCGATTAACAAGATCGGTCCAATTCAGAGCTTCTTTTACAGCATCTATGGTGAGTTTGGAAGCTTTATCAACGGCCGCTCTTAATTCGTCGTAATCGGTTTTTAGTTTCTTATACAGATCTGATTTAAGGTTGTCTTGATCAGATCTCAAATCAGTTAACGCTTTAGTTTGATCGGCGATAGAGCCCTTCAAATTGTTTACATCTTTTTCTGATTTTGTGACCGCGTCGGTTATTTTAGACGTAAGAGATTTACTCAGCGCATCGACGGCGGCTCTCAATTCTTTATGTCTGGCTTCAATCAGCGCTTCCAGAGTTTTGAGGGTTTGATCTAAAACGCCAAAGCGATTCGAATGACCTTGAACCATCACGGTCAATAATTCGTGTTTATTAACGGCATCGTTAAGTTCCGATCGAGTACGTTCTATTAAAGCTAAAGCGGCTGTATGGTTTTTAATGGCCACGTCTTTGGCTGTTTCCAAGTCTTCTATTTTATTAGCTTCATCTTCCAATTTTGTTTTCAACGTCTTTAATTCGGCTTCTATTTTATTTTTATTATCGACGACTTCTTTTCCCAACTTTTGAACGGCCGCTTCACACTCAATTTTGGCGTCGACCAACTTCTCTATTTCGTCGTCTTGAATTTTACCGTTCTCTTCTAATCTTTTAACGTCGGTTTTAACGGCTTGTAATTCAACGTATCTCAATTTTTTAACGTCCGCTTCACATTTGGTTTTAACGTCGTTTAGTTTTTTATCTTGAACGGATACATCTTGTTTTATTTTGTTTACATCAACTTTGATTGCCTCAACGTTCTTTTTAAAATCGCCGATTTCATCGCAACATTTTCCGGCTTCATGCGCCACATCGGCGATTTCGTTGATTCTGTTTTTTAATTTTTCTAATTCTTTAGAATCGGGTTTAATCAAAACTTTAACTCTTTCAATTTCAGTTAATAAAGTAGTTTCTGTTTCTTTGATGGAAGATTTTAAATCTTTTTCAGCGACGATTAAATCATCTTCTAATTTATCGGCTTTGGTTTTAACGGCTTTACAAATTTCTTTGTTTTGAGTTATCATTGTTTTAATAACTTTAAAATCTTCGATCGCGTCAATTACAGGTTTTAAATTTTCGATTTTGGTTAAATTTGAATCGGCGACATCGGCGATTTCATCTATTCGAGTTTTCAATTTTGTAAGGTCGGGAACGGATGCTATTTTAGCATTCACCTCTTTCTTGAAATCGTTCAACAGTTTAGTCACGGCGGGTGTCAAATTCTCCGGTTGACTCAAACGTTTGTCTATATATTCTTTTAATTCAGTTAAATTAGAAGTCTCTGCGCCTCCCGGTTTATTTTTCAATTTGTCTTCTATTTTTTTCTTAAACGTTTCCAAATCGTCTTCGATTAAACTTTTGATATGATCCAATTCGTCTTTCAGGTCGGTAGCCTCTTTATCCACTTGAATCTTCACGAGGGGGTTTATAACATTTGTCTTTAAATTACTCACCTGATCTTGCACGACCGTACAAACTTCTCGGTTTTGCTCGGTTACTGTTTTAACAACTACAAATTGTTTGACTAATTCCGTAACTCGGGAATCTAAATCTTTCAAATGATTGGGTTCGGCGACGAGTATTTTAATTTTTTCTTCCGCCACTTCCGATTTATCTAAAGCTTCGTGAGCCGTTTGAGCTAATTCTTCAACTCTGTTCTTAATGAGGTTAAATTCCTTCAAAATTACGTCGAATTTAAGGTTTAGATTTTTACAACATTTTTCAACGTCCGGAAATTTTTGAACGAATACGGTTACATCTCGTCGATCGTTTTCCAGCTTTGTTAACCTGTTTATAACGTTGCTGCTATCAAAACTGAGAATTCTGTAATGAGGAGGGATGATGCGAAAATCATGCGTCATTTTTAAATAAAAAAATAATTTTTACGGGGTTTTTAAAACCTTTTAATCAGACCGCCGTCGTCTACGGTTTATAAAAGTTAATGTTTTATAACACATTGTACGTTAAATAGCTTTATTATTTGTTTTATACGAGGATGTATTCCGGTGTTTAATTTTTAATTCGACGACGACGTACATTTTATGTAATTTGACATAAAAGCAGATATATTATAGACGAACTAACTTTAAACATATCGCCGATCTTGCATCGTTAGAGGCGTACGAAAAAGAAATCGTTCGGCCCTATAATACGTCGGCGTCAGAATTAAAAAATTAAATCGTCGACGTTAAAGGATTCTATTTTACTCTGAGATTTACAAAATAAAATGGAAATATTCGACGAGTTATATTTAAAGAGCCGAGAAAAATGGAATTTTTCTAAGTCGGGGGGCACGACGCTCAAAACATGCTGCGTTCGAATTAAAAATAAACTATATTCCATCTGTTTATATCTTAAATCAAATTATTCCGTGTATTCCCTTCGAACGCATTCCGATTACGATAAATTATTCGCCGACGCGTTAGCCGGCGCTCTTCAACATCATAAAAATTTTTTAGAAAAAACGTTGATCGTCGAAATTAAATCGGCGTCGGAAACTTACGTCGTAGATCCTTCGTTTCCATTAAACGCTTTACCGCAAGATTCTGAATTTGAACTTAAATTAAGTAGAAATAAAATTAAATTTTACGGTATTTTTACAAATTTAACCGTCGAAACCGTGATTAAGATAGCGGTAAAAAAAAATTTAATTTCGTTGGTTCCCCTGTATCAGGATTTAGAGGTGGAAAAATCTTTATCGTCGGAACATCTTTCGTTGGAAAAAGATTTTAAATTATTCAGTGGAGAATTAAAACCTTTGGAATTATTATACGAAATTCATAGAGAATTTGGTATCTTAAATATCGTATTTAACGTTTCAAAAATTATCGTAGATCCCCCAAAAGTTCCCGATCGATTTTTCATCGATCGCGGAATCGAATCGTATTATGAAAAGGAGTTAATTCCTAGAATCGACGAAGACAGTTTTATTAAATTAAAACAAACGTTTCCTAAACCAGGCGTTCCAAAGTGCCCTGTTTGTTTACAAGCTGTAATAGAAATAATATTAGTTAATTGCGGTCATGGTATATGTAAAGGTTGTGTGTTAGCTCAAGTTTTAAAAAACTGCAACGTGTGTCGAACTAAAATAATTTCTATGCACGTTATTTATTTATAAACGCCGTGATTCCAAAAATATTTTAAAAACCAAAAGATCGTTGACGACTGTAATTTATGCTGCGCTTGTTTCTAAATAATTTTATATGTTGTCAACGACCAAATTAATTCTTTAAAAACCAAATATATAACTTTAATTTCAAGTACATATCAAAGATACATCAAAAGCGGTTAATGCTAGAATACTTCAGTATATTTGAGGTTTATATAAAACTTGATTGGTTTGTGTTAAAGAGTATTTATCCTTTAACAACGGACTAATCGGGTATATATAAAAAGTTACTTGGTTTATATTTAAGTATTTTAACGTTAGTTCTAATTTATATATAAATTAGGAGTTAAAAGTTAATCTTTAGATTATATAACATACGCCCTCATTCTTTAATTTCTGATGAAAAGTAACTTATTATTTACATCAGTATGTCAAAGGTATTTTAAATAATTTAAAGGGTAAATATATTAATAATATAGTATCTAGCAACGCATCAAGAAGTTAAGGTTATTGATTAACTACGTCAACGTATAAACGTAGACGAATTAAAAGTTAAGATATACATGAAACAAAATTGTTATCGACGGCGTATATTTTTACGATCCTAGTAAAA